AGTCAAAAATGAAAGTTATTATTTATTTTTTCATACTTTTTTTTTAAATATAAATATTTATAAATAAACTAAAAAGTATTATGGCTAAACAAATAATTAGACTAACCGAATCAGATTTACATAAAATTATAAGAGAATCAGTTAAAAGAATCATCAAAGAAGAAGGTGAAACTTATGGAGACTGGCGTGATGATTATGAAAAGTGGAGAAATCACATTGGAAATAATGATGATGGAAATGAATTATTGAAAAATTATATTGGGAGAGCTAAGTCAGAATTTGGAGGCGATGAAAGCGCAAGAATAAGTGCGTTAAATAAGCATATGGCACAAAAAGACTCTGAAAGAGAACAAAGACTTTCAAAAACTGACCCTGATTTCCTTAATTGGGAAAAGGCTTGGAGTAGAAAATATGATGCTGAAAATGGAATAAATAATAATGTTGATGCAGATACTTTTGATTTCGAAGCAGAAAAGGCAAAAGCAGCAGAGCAGCGTGGAAGAAGAAGAACTAAAAAGCCTTTACCAAATACCGCTAAACAAACTCCATCAAAATTTAGTGGAAAATCAGAAGAAGAACTTGAACAATTAATGAAAGATATGGGATTTGCAAAATAAGCATAAAAAAGGCAGTAGTTTATCTACTGCCTTTTTTCATATTAGTAATGTTTCATAACTTTCTTGTAATACCCAATAGATTTTCTTTTCCATTGTTTTTCGTAGAAGCCGCAATTCCATTGTTTAATTGCTTTTTCTACATTCATTTCGGGATTAAAATGTTCCTGAGTTAATACGAACATTTCTTTTGATTTTTGAACGTCATATCTATCCCTCAAGGTATAACGTTTTTTAGATTTTTTTTCTTTTAGTAAATTATTGCACTCTTTCACTAAAACTGGAGTAATTTGTAGGATTCCGCAGCAATCTCCAATCGGATTATGCGCTTTAGGATTACCTCCGCTTTCAACTTTGATGATTGCGTTCATCACACGTTCCCATTTTTTAATTTGGCTTTCTGTTTGGCTATAAGCCATTGAAGGCATAATTATTGTTATAATTAGTGCCGTTAAAATTGTTTTAATTTTTCTCATCATTTATAAATTTAAGTGAGGCTGAATAAATCCCTTATCCATTGACAGCAGCATACGTGAGAGAGAGCTATCTGCTGTACTATACCTCTTATTAATATTCTTCTAATACACGGACAATGAATAGTTTTTACTAATTTTATGATTATACCAGTCTTTTAAAACTTGTATTATGAATTTGTCTCTTTCTTCCCTATTAGGTAAAATTTTTTTAAATTGGTCTTGAATTATATAAAAGAGTTGAACGTCCGTTAGTGTTTTAACTACTTGTTTAAAATCATCAAGCCATGCAACCACTTGCTGTATTTTTGGCTTACCATCGTCGCCAATGATTGTTGCGGATGCTCTTGAAAAATTCTTGTCAAGGTAGTCTTTTACTGCCTTAACTTTTTCTCCCCATCCGCCAAACATTTCTTCAATGACAGCCTCTTCATAGAGAAGAGATTCTTTATTTTCGTTTATAATGATTTTCTTCATCTTTCAATCTATCTATTATATTATAAATATCATTAGAGACGAATTTTTCATTAAATAACGCATAAAAGGTGGCTTCTGGAATACTAAACAATTCTTTAAAGCCCAATCTTTTCCAGTAGTTGTCAGTCTTCAAAGATTCCTCAACTGCGCACCATATAAATTCATACGCATCAAGAAAATCTTTTTGATAAAACAACATTTTTTTGTCAATGCCAGTTCCTCTTAGCCTTTCATCTATAATAAATGAATGCCCGTTAAGTTGTTTAAACTGAATTAAAAAGCCACCAAGTTTTATATTATCATGTAGTATAGGAGAGCCGACATGAATTGGGAAAATACTGAATATTAAAAATCCGTATATATCTCCATTTCTTTTATCTATAGCTTTAACTGAATTGTCAAGTTGAGCATTTGAATATATTAATTGTCTAATAGCCTCTTTTTGACTTGGCAAGTTGAAGCATTTGGCTAATAACTCAGTTATAACTGGAGCATCTTCGTATGTTGTATTAACAACTTCTATATTTGGTAACAGTTCTTCTCTGGTTAAATCATTGTCAACCAATCTGTTACATAAATCTATCATCATTGCGATAAATGATTTACAAATGCAAATATACATAAAATATATAAAATATGCAAATATTTTACGTAAAAATTGCTTATTTTAACTTAATTTAAGAAAAATGGCAGAAAAAGTTTATTTCTAATTCTGCCATTTTACTGATATAAAATATTTGAAAATTATAGGAATTTTTATTTAATTTCTATGTGATTGTTATTACATGTAGCAGTGAAAGCATATTCCGGTTCATATTCATTTTCAAGAATCATATCAGTTATTCTATCTTCAAGTGTATTTTGAACTATTCTTATTATTGGCCTTGCACCAAATTCTTTTTGCTTCATTGCTTCTTCATGTATATATGAAACAACTGATTCATCGTATTTCAAATCATATTTTATTTCTTTGAGGCGTTTTCCAAACTTATTAATTTCAAGTTTAACAATTTCTTTTAAATTGTCATTTGTTAATGAGTTGAAATAAATAATTTTATCAATTCTATTTAAAAATTCTGGAGTGAATTTTTTCTTTAATTCTTTTTCTATTATTGATTTTTTATTTTTAGATTCATCAGTTACAAATCCAACTCCTTGCCCAAAATCTGACGCTTGTTTTGCTCCTACATTTGATGTCATTATAACTATTACGTTTTTAAAGTTAACCATTTGTCCGGAGCTATCTGTAAGCCTACCTTCATCGAACAACTGTAAAAATATGTTATAAACTTCTTGGTCAGCTTTTTCTATTTCGTCTAACAGTAAAACGCAATGCTGTTTGTGTTTAATAGCTTCTGTTAATTGGCCTCCATTTTCATAGCCTATATATCCTGGTGCTGCTCCTGTTAATTTTGCTACTGAACTTTTTTCTGAATATTCAGACATATCAATTCTTATTAACGCCTTTTCATCACCAAATATTTCTTCGGCTAGTTTTTTAGCAATAAGAGTTTTACCAACGCCAGACTGACCTGCAAATAATAAGTTAGCCATAGTTTTAGTTTTATCTCCAAGACCAACTTTATTTCTTTTTATAACTTTACAAAGTTCATTGACTGCCTCGTCTTGTCCTATTACACATTCTTTTAATTTATCGTCTATATGTAATATTTTTTCTTTATCATTTGTTGATAATTTTGATATTGGAACATTTGTTATTTCTGATATGGTTTTTGAAATATCGTTTGAAAATATTTTTATTTTTTCTTTATCTGAAGAATTTTCTTTTCTTTTAAATTCATTGATGCGTCTTTTAACATCATTTTCTTCTATTGTTATCGCATCTATTTTTTCAAAATCACCATTATTTAGAATAATGTTTTTTTCATCCTCAATTTCATTTAACCTTTTCTTAAGCAAACTAAATTCATCAGATTTAGAATTTTCCAAAGAAACATATGCCCCTGTTAAATCCATGACATCAAAAGCGGAATCTGGTAAACTTCTATCTGTTATATATCTTTCTGATAGTTCGGCACATTTTTTTAAAGAATCATCTGTATATTTTACATTATGAAATTCTTCGTAATATTTTTTACTGCTATTCAATATTTTTATGGTGTCTTCAACAGTGGAAGGCTCTATAACTATTCTTTGTAATTTGTTAGAAATACTAGGATTATTTTCAATGCAATTTCTATATTCTTTAAAAGAAGTAGTTCCGATAACTCTAACGTCACCTTCTGTAAGAATGTCGCTTATCATATTAGATATATCAGTATCTTTGTCTTTGCTACCGCCTTTTAATACTGATTGCATATCATCAATGAAAAGTATATATTTATTGTTTGATTTTAATTCATCGAATAATCCTTTCACTCTTTCTTCAAACATACCTCTGAAGTGCGTTCCGCTAACTAAAGCCATTATGTTTATTTCTACAATTTCTTTTCCTTCAAGTATTGTTGGCACATTTCCATTAATTATTTTTTGGGCTAATCCATAAACAATTTGAGTTTTTCCAACGCCTCCGTTGCCTATTAACACAACATTGTTTTTCTTTCTTCTAGCTAATACTTTAATAATTTGAGATAATTCACTATCTCTACCTACTAACTCGTCTATTTTACCTTTTTTAGCAAGCTCGTTTATGTTTGTTGTATATTTTCCTATAAATTCTCCCGCTGGTGAAACAGATGTAGTGTTTATTTCGCTTTTCAATGGTATTATTTGTTGCTTTGGCTGTTCTTTTTGTGAAAAACCATTATTATTAATGAAATTAATTCTCCTAACTGGTCTTGTTTTATTTTTATTATCTTTGCATTTGCTAAAAATCAGTTCATAGTCAATGCCAACTGTTTTAAAAATTTCTTGTATTTTTATTTCGTTGCTTGGATTTAATATTGAAAGTAACACATGTTCAGTTCCTATTTGATTGGAGTTAGTTTTAAGTGCTTCTTTTTCAGCCCCATCCATTATTTTCGTTAATTCAAAATCAAACTCTACTTTTGTCATTCCATTTTCGCCTTTGATTTTATTAACAATTGGCTTATTATTGTTCCTTAAAACTGATGTATAAATCTCCCTCAGTTCTTCCATGTTATTAGACATTAAGTAATTATCCAAAAACATATTAGCATGACATTTTTTAGTGTCTAAAATTGAAACGATAAGATACTCTGGCGTAAATACTTCTGTTGGAAATTCATTAACAAGAATATCAATCATATAAGAAAGAACTTCTTGTAGCTCGTAAGAATAATTTTTATTTTCTCCCATAATTTTCTTTTATTTAAAATATAGTTTTTTTTTAATAACAATCAAGTGGCAAAATATTTTGTTTTTTGAAAAATTTTATGTATATTTGCAACATGATAATTTTAATATTTTATGGAATTACCGGTATTATATAAATTGAATATTAATAAAAAAATTAATACATGGAAAATAATAATAGAAGAAAATTATTATTGGACTGAGTTTGGATTACTTGATGGAACAATACAAAAATCAGATAAGGTTTATTGTTTTGGCAAAAATAAAGGTAAGAAAAATGAAACAAATGATGAGCAACAAGCTTTGTTTGAAGCAAAGTCAATTTGGCTAAAAAAAATAAAAAAAGAAAATTTTTTTGAAAACGTTGAGAATGTTGCGAATATCACATTTAATCCGCCAATGCTAGCTAAAGTGTATGATGGAGAATATAAAGAAGAAATGAAATACATTCAGCCAAAACTTGATGGAATAAGGTGCAATATTTCTATTGATGAAAACGGAAAAATAATTTCAAAAAGCAGAAAAAATAAAAACTTTTACACAACCACGCATATAGAAAAAGAACTACAAACTTTTTTTAAAGAATATCCTGATGCACATTTGGATGGAGAATTGTACAATCATAGCCTTCACAACGATTTCAATAAAATAGTTTCATTAGTAAAAAAACAAAAAATTAACGAAGATGATAGACAAAGCATCGAAAACACTGTATTGTATTATGTATATGACATTTGGCTTGACTCTTTACCTAATGCAAATTTTAACAAAAGATTCAAAATTGTTAAAGAGTCATTGTTGCATCTGAAAAATGTAATAATTGTGCCGACGTTTAAAATAAACAGTTCAAAAGATATAGATTATTATTTCAATATGTTTACTGATAATGGATATGAAGGGGCAATTATAAGATTAGACAATCCATATGAGCATAAAAGGAGCAAAAACTTATTGAAATATAAAAAATTTAAAGATGATGAATTCGAAATAATAAAGGTTAACATAGGCAAAGCAAAGACTATAGCAGAGAGCATTACAATAAGGCTTAAAAATGGTAATTTATGTAACGCAACGCTTGCATTTAGTGATGATAAATGCAAAGAAATATTAGAAAATAAAGAAAAATACATAGGAAAATTGGCAACTGTTTGCTATTTTGGAGAAACAAATGATGGAATGTTAAGATTTCCGGTTGTTAAATCATTTAATAGAGAAGAGTATGAATAAAAAGAAAAAATATGTGTATAAATCATATGATTATTCATTTTATTATGAGTCTATTGTAACCAAAATTTTTAAAAAAACTATTGGAAGCGAGTTGATAAAAACAACTTTAATGGATTTGCCAGTTGGCAAATTATTTTATTTCGATTTAGAATAATTTAAAAAAATATATAATGTATGGCAAAAAAATTTAATGTTTATTGTAATAATGTTGATAAAACTTGGTATGACAGTTCAAATATAGTGTATACTGAGTGTATTGACAATGATAACGAGCCAAAAACTTTGAAAGTAGTTTTTTCTAATGGCACTCAATACCAATATAATAATGTTAACGTTAATGATTATTTGCTATTAAGAGAAAGTCAATCCCAAGGCAAATCGCTCAATAGGTTAATTAAAGAAAAAAAATATGATTATGTTAAATTAGAAAATGCGGATTTAAATTCTATAGAAGAAGAACTTTTTTTTAGAAGTAAAAATGGTTTTTATATTGAAAATAATGAAACCGGTTTTGAAATAAAAAATAATAAAGATGAAAGTGTATTCAAAATTTCAAAGCAATTAGATAACGAATGTTTTGAAATGGTTAATGATATTCTTAAATCTGTAGGAATAATAACTAAAATTGTTTGATATGGGAGAAATATTACAAGAATGTATTGTTGAGTTTAGAATAGTGTGTGAAACATTATTTTTAACATTTTTAATTCTTAAATTAACAGATGTAGTCGCATGGTCTTGGTGGTGGATATTTTCACCAATATTAGCGGTAATGGCATTAATATTATTTTTTTTAATTGCGTTTATAATTTTCAAACATTATGGAAAAAAACGAGAGGAAGAAACTGTATCAGAAAGCAATTGATACTTGGGGTATGATGAATATGAAAAATAAAAAGAGTTCAAATTAGATAGGTTAAAAAAAGGCTAGAAAAATATTGATAGTATGGATATAAAAACGAATGTTAATGTTATACAAGAGACTACATGGAAAAGGGCATTAAATGCGGCTAGGAGAACAATTGGTAAAGAGCCAATAGATAAAGAACCAAGTAATAATTGGAAGGCTAGTGTATTACTTGCTGAACATTCTCCGATAAAACTTGTTGAATATCTTATTTCATATAAGGATTTAAGGCAATGGGTTGGGGTACACTTATTGAGGCATGATTTTACATTACCATTTATACATTCTCAAAGAGAAGATAGAAGAAAACTTGAATGTGATAGGGATGAATTACCTCAAGGAACTCCAAATGACCAAGATTTTGTTGTTAATGCACAAACATTAAAAAATATTTCTAGGAAAAGATTATGTAATTGTGCTTCAAAAGAAACAAGAGAGGCTTGGCAAATGGTAAAGGATGAAATAAAGAAGTTTGACCCTATTATGGCCGACAAAATGGTTAGGAATTGCGTATATTGCGGCTTTTGCCCGGAACTTAAGTGTTGTGGGTTTGTGAATACTGATGAATATAAGAAAGAATTAGAGGCTTATAGGAAAAAGGACTACGATTAAGTAGTCCTTTTTTTAATAAAAACTATATTTATATATAAATAATATAGTAATAATAAAATAGTTTAATTATGAATATTAAAAAATATGATGAAAATTTCATAGAAAAGTATCATGATGATGCTGAAGATAATAATTATCTTTATGAATATAAAACTGGAGAATTACAAGCAGGAGAAATAATAGGTATGCAGACAATACCACAAGTTTGTAAAGGTACAGTGTATAATTATCCAAAAGATACAACACAGGAGTATGTTCAAATACTTGAATTCATAACAGAAGAAGGCTACCGTGAAACAGATTTGCAATTCCCTATTTGCGATAATTGCTAATTTTTATGAGAAAAACAGTTTATATAGGAGAAAATAAATTAGTAGATTTAAAAAATGCTATGACCAGTAATAATACTGGCCATAGTATTTTCATGTCTGAAGATGTGCCCCCATATGAAGCAGATGAATTTGAAGCTTGTGGAGAGGGTGGCAATAATGATTTTTTCCATATAAGCAAAAAAAAGAAATTAACAGAAATAGAACAAAATGTAATAAATTTGGCGTTAAAGTTAAAGCCAAATATATTTGCAAGATGGGCAGTAGCTAACGAATATTATGCTAAATATTTCGAAAAAAAGAAATATGCCATTGAATATTATAATTGGGTTACCAGAACTAATAAAAGTTTTAGATTAATAGACACTGAAAAATATTTAGCAGAAAATAAAATATTAAGTGAAAATTCTTTTGAATCGTGGTTTGGCGATTCTATATTGATTGATTCAGAAGGTAAACCAATAAAAATGTATCATGGAACTAACAAAAAATTTGATGCTTTTAGTAAAGATTTTATTGGAAGTAGTGGGTCAGGATGTTATGAGGGCTACGGGTTTAATTTTACTCCTGCTTGGAGCAGAGCAGTTTGTTATTCAAGTGGTGGCAATGTTATTGAAGCATATTTAAAAGCTAGCCATCCTTTGAAAAGTAATGAGCATAATATAACAGTCAATCAACTTGTAGGAATTTTAAGGAAAATAGACGAAGGACTTCCAATTACAGATACTTTAGTGCCAAATTATGAATCACCTAGATATGGAGAAAATTGGGATGAGAGATATTACAATAGAGCGGTTAAAGTTGTTGCTAAAAATTTAATTGAATTTAATGAAGAATATGGTGATGCTGGTATATATGCCGGTATATGTGAAAGTTGTTCTGCTGACCCAAAAAAAGTTATAAAGATTTTTGAAGAAATAGGTTATGATTCTGTTATTTTTTTTGAAGATGATGGCAGAATAAAAACAGTGATAGTTTTTGAACCAAATCAGATTAAATTAGTAGGCAACAAAACATTTAATTCTAATTCTGAAATTATGAGCGAAAATTTCAGAAGTAAAAATATAATAAAAGAGTCCCAGGAATCAAAGTCCATTGCAGCAGCAAAGAAACTTGTGATGCAAAGGCTTAACTATAATGAACAAGAAGCTGATGAGTTCATTAGAATTAAACTTAGAAACGACATACCAAGTTTAAAAACGCTACAAGGCAGCAAATTCATCCTTGGTGTGACAAGGATGTTTTGCGATGGTGAATTAATGACTGCTAATGACATTGGCAATCTTAATTCTACACTTAAGCTTGTTGCTTCTGATGCTCACATTAATGAGTATGACAGAAACCTAAATGGGATGTCTTGTCAAGAACTCGTTCAAAGGTTCGCAAAAGCAATGAGCGATAATCTTGAGGCTGAGAAAGCTGAAATCAATCAGATGGTGTTTGACACACCTTCGGATTATGAGATTGTTAGAATTGATTCTTTTGAACAAGCAGAGGAATATGGAGATTACGTGCCTTGGTGTGTAACACATGATGAAGAAATGTTCGATTCTTATACAAGTGACGGTATTAACCAATTCTATTTTTGCTTAAGAAATGGTTTTGAGGGTGTTAAAGAAGTACCATCTGAAGGTTGTCCGTTGGATGAGTACGGTTTGTCTATGATAGCAGTTAGCGTTAATGAGAATGGTATGTTAAACACTTGTACTTGTCGTTGGAACCATGACAATGGTGGTGATGACAGTATTATGAATGCAAAGGAAGTGAGTCAAGTAATTGGTATGAATTTCTTTGAAGTATTTAAGCCAAACAACAAGTGGAAGGACTTGTTAACTAGTGTTATGCAGCGTCTTGAAAATGGAGAAAACCCAAGAAATGTGTTTGACAATGTTGACGATTTCAGTGAAGGTTTTGCTGTGGTTGTACTTAATGACAAGTGGAATTTCATCAATCAAGAGGGTAGACTTATAAGTGACCAATGGTTTGATTATGCTGACACTTTCAGTGAAGGTTTTGCTAGGGTTAAACTTAATAACAAGTGGAATTTCATTAATCAAGAAGGTAGGTTTTTAAGTAACCAATGGTTTGATTATGCTTATTATTTCAGTGAAGGTTTTGCTGGGGTTAGACTTAATAACAAGTGGAATTTCATTAATCAAGAAGGTAGGTTTTTAAGTAGCCAATGGTTTGATGGTGTTGGTTATTTCAGTGAAGGTTTTGCTGTGGTTGTACTTAATGACAAGTGGAATTTCATCAATCAAGAGGGTAGACTTATAAGTGACCAATGGTTTGATTATGCTGACAAATTCCGTGATGGTTTTGCTATGGTTAAACTTAATAACATGTGGAATTTCATTAATCAAGAAGGTAGGCTTTTAAGTGGCAAATGGTTTGATATTGTTGGCGATTTCAGTGAAGGTACTGCTAGGGTTGAACTTAATGGTAAAACATATGAACTTGACACTAGCGGTAATTTATCGTTAATTAAGTCAAAGAATAAAAATAAGAAAATATTAGTTTCTGAAAACCAACTAAAAACAATTAAAGAGAATCTTGATTTGGAGGTTGATAGTTCTGAAATAGATTTGTCTTCTTTTAAAAAGAAACATGAGTTAGTACCTAATATTTGGAATCCTGACGGAACGTTAAATTCTAGAGTTAGACTAAAATTGCTAGATATAGCTGATGATTTTTGGGATTTCGTTAATATAACTTGGGTGAAAAGAAAAGGTATATTTTTAACAGGTTCTATATGTAATTTTAATTGGTCTAAATTTTCAGATATTGATTTACATATAGTTGTTGATTTTTCTGAAATTGACGAAAGAGAAAATTTTGTACAAGAATATTTTAACTCCAAAAAAAATGAATGGAATGATGAGCATTCTAATCTAAAAATTTTTGACTATCCTGTTGAACTTTATGTTGAAAATATAAATGCTAAAACAGAAACTGGTGGGCTATATGATTTAGAAAAAAATGAATGGGTTAAAAAGCCTGATTCTGATAATATAAAACAAATAGGGTTAGATAAATATGAAATTAAAAATAAATCAGCAAAATTGATGACATTAATTGATAATTTGCATGATAAGTGTAACGAAACTGATGATGACGCTATTCTTAGAAAGATAATTATAAAATCTAAAGACCTGTTTAAAACAATAAAAGAAATGAGAAAATTAGGTCTAGAACGTAGTGGAGAGTCTGATTGCCTTAATGTAATTTACAAAGTGCTAAGAAGAACTGGTTATCTTGACAAACTTATCAATTTAAATAATGAACTTTATGATAAGTTAAATTCAGTTTCAATTGATGAATCAACAGAAAAGAAAGTTATAAATCACTATTTTAATAAATTTATTACTTTAAATGAAGAAGTCGTTGCTGATGGAAATGCAAGTCATAACCCATTTAAACAAAGATGGAAACGTGAAAGAGAACTTCTAATAAATTATCTTTGTAATTATGGAGAAATTATGACAAGCAAAGAAAATGGAAAACAATATAAAGTTTTATATGATTCAATGTTGTCAAGCAGATTAGGAATTAATTATTGCATATGTATTCAATGGAATCCTGTTACTATGAAGCCAGGCAATATTATTTATGTAAGGGCATTTGATAAATTTACTAGAAGAATTTTTAGACCTGAATTCGATACCCGTGGATTCGATAACGTAGCTGGTACTAGTGATGATATTTCCTAATAAAACATTATTTTTTAATATATTGTAATATTTATATAAAAATAAGAAAAAAATTATTTAATAATCATGATTAATAATAACAAAGACATGAACAACCAGTTTAGCAGAATGAAGCAGCTAATGAGCTATGGCTTGACAGAAAGCAAGAAACAGCCATATTCTGGTATTGAATATACTAAGGTTGCTGCTGATGGTAAACTATACGGTATTGTACGTGAAGGAACTAAGTTTTACATAAAAGTTTCTTCAAAAAAAGACAATGTATTAGCAGAAAATTTCGAATACATTGGAGGGTTTAGAAATAGGAAAGACCATGAATACTCAAGTTTCGCAAGCGCTCAGAAAAATTTTGATTTTAAACTAAGGTCTTTGGCTGAAGCATACAGTAATGGAAAAAACATCGTTGTTGAGTCGTGGAATCCTGACAGGCAAGAGGAATTAACTGTTGAGGCTACTGATAAGATGAAGAAAGAAATTTCGCGTGAGAGACAAATCATGGAGAATGCAATGAGAATTTTCAACCGTAAGCCGCAGACAGCTATTAAACCTATTAATGAAGGAAATGATTGTTGTGGAAAAGGCGGCGACCCATTCTGTCAAAAAGTTGATAAAGAATTTGTTGATTCGCAAAAAGCAACTATGAATGAAAAACCAGAAAATGGAGGCGATGCTGAAAAAGCAAACAAGGAATATAAGAAAGCAACCACAAAGGGTAGTAAAATTGTAGGTGAAGGAAGTGAAAAGCCATTAGGATGGAACCGTGAAGACCCAGATTATATGGATAAGTCTCATGGAACTGAAATTGGAGACAGTATGCCATTTGATGGTCCTGAAGCAAGAAACATTGATGATGGTGATAAGAAAGTCACACGTTCAGGCGAAGAAAAACAAGGAACTATCCATGAGGAAGATACATCAATGATTTATACTCCAGACAATCAGAATTCACCAAAGCCAGGTGTTGGAGAAATTGGTGATGATAATCCTTTTGACGGAGAAAAAGGAAGACAAATTGATGAGGCTATTGATGATTTAGATGGTGATGCAGACCTTGAAGATGATACTGATGCAAACCTTGGTGATGAATCATTAGATGATGATGAAGGTTTTGATAACAATGAAGGACTTGATGATGAGCCTGAACTTGATGCAGATGATGATGATTTAGACCTTGGTGGAGAAGATGCTGTAGGCGGTGGAATTGAAGATAGAATCACCGCAATTGAAGATAAACTAGACCAAATTCTTTCAGCACTTGGTGATGAGCAATATGAAGATGATGATTTGTATGATGATTCTGGTTTGGCTGATGATGAAGATGGCGATGCCGAATTTGAGCTTGAAACAGATGACGATTATGATGAAGACTTCGGAGCAGATGAGGGTGGTGAAGAAGATTTTGCTGATGATGAACCTATTGAAGATGCCACAGCATTTGACGATGGAACTGAGGTATATGAATCAAAAGCATATCGTGCAATGAAACTTAGAGAATCAATAAGAAGAAAAAACATCATGGAAGGTGGCATGACTCCATTTAAAGATGCAGGTAGAGTTCCATCTGGTAATATGAATAAACTTGATGATTTTGGAAAACATCCTGCTTATCAGAAAGTTGTTATGTCATTGCCTCCAAAAGATTTGCAAGAATTCCCTGAGTATTATGATATGAATGATGAATCTGTTAGAAATGATTCTCCTTATGGAGAAAAGATTGGCGATGGAGCACCATTCGATATTGACCCAGAATCAATTGACAATGCTATTTCAGAAAGCGTTAAAAGGGTTTTAAAAAAAAACAGATAAATGAGAGGTTTGTTCTCAAAGCCCCAAATTCAGGAGTTGGTAATGATGTAATGCCTCCAATGCCACCTATGGGTGGAGGAATGCCCAATGAAGACCCAATGATGGGTGGTGAGCCACCTATTGACATGGACAATACGATGGGAGAACAGGGGGCAGAAGAAGACCCTGAAAACGGACCTGGTGCCGACGTTAAAAAGTATTCTGGAGAGTTGAGCCAAGCGTTAAACACTTATAACGATGAAAATCCAAGTGACGAAGAAAAAATTAACAAATACGCTGCAAATATGATTGCTGCTCAGGTTGCTGATTATCTTAGCGACAAAGACAAAAGAAGCGTAATCAAGAAATTGCAAGGCGATGATGGCGATGCATCAGATGGTATGAGTCCTGATGAGCAACCACAATTTGAAGAGCCTATGCAGCAAATGGAAAATAGAATCGTTAAAGAAATAGCTGATGAACTTTTAAACGGCAGAAAAGGAGCAAGGCGTAGTGAAAGATTTATAACAAATGATGAAATATCTGGAGAAGATAATCCGTTTGTTAGTAAAAGATAAATTAAAAGGAGTGAATATTCACTCCTTTTTTTATTTTCTTATTATTTATATAGAAAAGAAAATATCATGGAAATTGTTTTTAAAAAAAGTCAATTGAAGATTAATGAAGATGTTCTTACTAATACATCTTCTCCAGAATCATTAAATAATATGAAACCTGCTCTTGATGTTTCAAACAGTGAGCAAGACAACGACGTATCTTCTCTTGATAGGGACATTAGCAATACAAATCAATATAATTCAAATAAAAATCCTTTAAGTATAGATACTCAATCATATACTAATAAAAAATTACCTACTGGTAATACCGGTAGTCAAACAATGACATTTAAAAATACTCCTCAAGCCGCGTCTCAAATACAGCAAATGATTAATAGTACGCCGGCAGCCGCATTACCAAAAAAGATAAGGCTACAAAATGGCATTGAACGTAATGCAAAGTTAGTGGAAGTTACTACATTTAAAAAGAAAGAATTGGATAAATTTTTAAAATCGCTTTAAATGAAAGATTTGATTAATGAAGAAGGGCAAGATTTATTAAAACTAGCTCCATTTATATATAAAGCAATTTCAACAAAAAGAACGTCATTGGGAGATAATAAAGCATTTCCCCCATATGGCGATTTTGGTTTTGAATATGATGTAGTTAAAAAGAAATATGGAGAAGTTGATGATAAAATTAATAAGTTGATAGAATATGGTGAAATAGAATCTAAAGATATTGATTATTTATTATCTATTTTAAGCAAAAAGTTTGAAGAATGCAAAAAATTAGAAGAGCCTATTAGGCCTCAGTTACAAAAACTTTGTGAAAATATCATAAATAAGGCATTTTCAGTGCCTTCAGAAACTATAATTTTTAAAAGTAAACTAGTTGGTAAAATAAAGCCAAAAAAAGGAATGAGAATATTGCCTGAAGGAGAAGATGAAAAAAATACTTATGATTTTGAAGATGTTGATGAGGTTATATTAGCGAACGATGTAATATTGAAAAGAAGATTTATAAATTCTCTAATACAAGGGATTTCTTATTGGCTTTCAACAGATATAGATGAATGGTTTGATGAAGTTAATAAACTAAATAAAAAGTTATTGAATTTGTGGCTTCAAATAAAATATATAAGTGATTATCTGTTGTTTGTAAAAGAAGAAAAAATAAGTGAGAAAAACCCAATGCAAATGTCATACGTTGAAGTTACTATTGGGAAAAAAGGTAGAAAAACAATAATAGATGCACAGGGATTAATATTTCCTTATTTATTAAGAGATTCATTTAGGGGTTTTTTAGAATTATTTTCTTCTCATGGCCTTCCTAATGACAATAAAAAAGCAATGTATATTATAAGAAGAGCCGATTTTATAGTAGCTGAACCTTGGGATTTAAGACTTGGAATGGGAATTGTTGACGTGCTAAAAGATAATTTAACAAACAAATATCAAACAGGCTTGTTATATCAAACAAATATGATACCTTTTTTCTTTACATGGTTATGCAAATTAAAAACAGATGAATTTAATGACATAGTACAAAATTTTTTACTTGGCACAAAAAAAGGAAAAATTTTGGCAAAAAAAATTGATTCAAACATTATACATGATGTAGAATATCAAAAATTTAAAGATAGAATACATCAAAAAAATATAGATAAAAGTTTAATTTCTGATGGGTATTTTTCAAAAGAAGAACTTGACAGCTATGTTATTCAAGAAAATGAAACAAATGAAATGATGGCTTATCACGGAACAGGTGCCGATTTTGATAAGTTTAATCATAAAAAATATTTGGATACTGGTGCAGGTTCTCAAACTTTTGGATGGGGAACTTATGTCACAAATGATGAAGAAGTCGCAAAAGGATATTCAGAAAATTCAAAAACTGTAGGCGTAGATACAGAATATGAAATTGAAAACTTTTTAATTATAAATTATAACTATGATTCAGAATCGGCTCAAAGAGAAGCACATGATATTATTGCAAATTTTAGATGGGCTGGTAGTTGGAAAGAATTTATTGAATTATGTGAAAAAGGAATAACGGCAGATTGGAATAATGATGAGCAAAAAGAGAGGGATAAAAGGTGGTTAAATATACTTAAGTCAATAAGAAAAGAAAATGCTTTTTTATATGAAGTTGACATACCTGAAGATAATGGCCAAAATTATATAGAATGGTATGGACAGTTCCCATCTGAATTTATGAGGCGAATATTAAATGGTTTTTTGAAAATACATGATAAATATCTTAATTTAATGGCAGAAAAAAATTATCCATTTAAATGTGATTTATATCAAGACATTCAATGGATGAGGCAAAATCCTGATAGAGCCAATAAAATGATAGATATTATAAGTAATGGAGATTATGAAGATTTTTTTTCATCAAGTTATTACACAAATAAAGCACTGACAGATGGAAAAAGTGTTTATAGAAGGCTTCAAGCAATATTTTTCAATAGTGATAAAGCAGCATCGTTATTCCTTATGCAATGTGGCTTTGATGGTTTGAAGTATCCATCAGGAACAAAATGGCGTAAGCCTGATGGCGCGTCTGAAGATGCTTATAATTATGTTATATTTGATGCCAATAAAGTTAAAATAGTTAATAAAACAAGAGTGTAAACAATAACATATGATAGTCGAATCTGAAGAAATAATTAAAGATTATATAGAATGCTTGCAAGATGAATCAGGGATAAAATTTATTGAAAAATATTTGTATACATTCGATGCTACTAGGGGTAAGAAATTACCGTTTATGTTATTTCCAAGGCAGAGGGTGTTTCTTGAAGCACTTGCCGCAAATAGAAATGTTGTGTCAATTAAACCACGTCAATGCGGAATCACAACATTAACATCTGCATGGGCAACACGTAAGTGCGCTTTGGCTGACAAAGATGCCCCTGAAACCATTCTTTGTATAGGTAATAAACTTGACCTTGCTCAACAACTTATAACAAAAATCAGGGATTTCCTTTTGCAAGTGCCTCGTTGGTATTGGGGAGAAGAATATTATTCACCAGACCCAAAATCAGAAAAAAATCGTAAAAGCATTTTCGTTAAAGATTCAAAATCAGAATTAGAACTATTTAATGGGTGCAGAATAGTAGCTCGTTCATCAGGTGAAAATGCTGCCCGTGGTATTTCAGCAGTATCAATCCTTATATTAGACGAGGCTGCATTTATAGAAAACTCTAAAGCAGTTTATGCAACAGCAGCGGCTACTATGGCATCAAACCCAAATTCTAAAACGGTAATGGTTTCAACGCCTAATGGACATGATGAATTGTATTATGACACATATAGGCAAGCACTGGCTGGAGAGAATAATTTTGTTGCAGTTCAGTTCAGATGGTATCAAGACCCTCGTTATAACAAAAATTTAAAGTGGTTTAAAAAAAATGAGAAAACTGGTGAAACAGAATGGATAGTTGAACCTACTATTGATAAAGAAGGTTCAATTAAGTATGATGAAGAACGATGGGAGAACTTTGTGCAAAAAGGATGGACACCACGTTCACCTTGGTATGAAGATATGTGCCAATCTTTCAATAATGATAGGGTTAAAATCGCGCAAGAACTTGATGTTTCGTTTGCTGGTTCTTCAGATAATGTAATAGACCCAGAATATATTGAAATGCATGAAAGACTTAATGTTCGTGAGCCATTATCAGATATGAAAGACCCTTTAGTTGATGAAACATGGTTTTGGAAGTCACCAATTGAAGGGCATAGGTATATATGCTCATGCGACCCAAGTAGAGGCTCCAGCGATGATTATACTGCCATAGAGATAATAGATATGGATGGACGTGATGAAAATGGAATGCCAATTGTTGAGCAAGTTATGGAATATTATGGTAAAAAACTTGGTGATGATATTGGAGAAATACTTTACAATTATGCTGTTTTGTATAATAATGCTTATGTAGTAATTGATTGTACTAATGGATTGGGTGATGTTCCATTGTTTGTGTTGATTAATAAGGGGTATAAAAATTTGTTTTATGATGATTCTGCTTTAAAAAAATATACTGTTCAAATTAGTACTCAACAGCCATCAAAAGATTATACTGATGTAATGCCTGGCTTCCATATGCAAGGAAATAGATACCCAGTGCTTGCTAATTTTGCCAATATGGTTAGAAATAATGAATTTAAAATTAGGTCTAATCGTGTTATTACTGAATTAAATAGTTGGATATTTAAAGGAGAAGCAAAAAGAATGGACCACCAGGATGGACAACACGATGACGCAATTACTTGTTTAGCAATGGGCTTATTTGTTATGATGTTTTCATATAAAAAATTGGAAAATGCCCAAAATAAAGATAAAGCAATACTTAATGCTTATATGATGGGTAATTCTATAAGCGTAAATCAACGTCATATGATTAATAATAAACCAATTACTCCTAGTAATGGCTTGCCATTTTACAATGATAAAATATTAAAAAAAATAGATGCTATAAATGGTAATTTTATGTGGCTATTTGCTAATTACGGTTAATGTTAACTATTGATATTTATTGTTAATAAAATATATTTTTTTAAAAAAACAAAATTATAATGGCTAAAAATAAATTAACAGTCTTTCAAACATTGGAAAGGGCTTTAAAAGGCAATTTCACATCAGACCAAGGTTTTCAACCACATATTAATTCTTATGACATGTCTGGTGTTAATTCTGTGTTATATAAAACTCAGGATAAGGACGATTATGAAAGGACTAAATTAGAATTACAGCAAAATCAATATCTGAAAGATAGATGGGTTAAAGCAAACGTTGATTTGTCTGTTACGGCATTTGCTGGTTTAACAAACGTCAAATTAATGTATCGTGATGCTGACCTTATGGACTCATTTCCAGAAATTGGTGCAGCACTTGATATTTGTGCTGAAGAGAGCACATTAAATGGGGACAATGGGCAAATAGTAAACGTCTATTCAAAATCAGAAAGAATTAAGGCTATTTTGGAAGATTTATTTGTTAACAGACTTAACCTTCAAATAACAGCACCAATGGTTATCCGTGGAATGTGTAAATACGGTAATCAATTCATGATGCTTGACATTGACAATAAATTGGGGGTTAAAGGGTGGAGGCAATTACCAGTATTCAATGTTGAAAGGCTTGAAAATGGTATAGCAAATCCTTACGGCAGCGGCCAAAGCCTTGCTATAAATAATACCACAACAGATAAGGAAGATTTATCAACTAAATTTGTTTGGTTTGATGAGAATAATTCTCAAGTACCTTTTAGAAATTGGCAGATAGCGCATTTTAGACTGTTAACTAATTCAATGTGCCTTCCGTATGGTACGTCTTTTTTAAATTCAGCCAGACGTCACTGGAGGTTACTAAGCCTTATGGAGGATATGATGCTTATATATCGCCTTGAACGTTCAATAGAAAGGAGAGTATATAAAATATATGTAGGAGCAATTGATGATGCTGATGTTCAAGCATATGTTGAACAAGTCGCTAATAATTTTAAGCGAACTCCAATTGTTGACCCTATGACTGGTCAGATTGATTTAAGGAAAAATATTTTAGACGTTTCACAAGACTTATTCATACCTGTAAGAGACCAATCTGCTCCAACTCCAATTGACACGTTACCAGCTGCCCAAAATTTGACAGCTATTGATGATATTAAATACATTCAGAATAAAGTTCTTACTGCACTTAGAATACCAAAATCATTTTTGAATTTCGAAGAAAATGCCGGAGAAGGTAAAAATCTTGCATTGATGGATATTCGTTTTACTCGTGTTATTAATAGGATACAGCAAGCATTTTTGATGGAGTTAACAAAAGTTGCTAGCATTCATCTTTATCTTTTAGGATTTGAAGATGATTTAGCCAACTTTAGTCTTACCATGAATAATCCATCAACTCAAGCCGAGCAACTTGAAATTGATAATTTGCAGAAAAAAATATCAGCAGTTCGAGACGCAGTGTCAGACCCAGGAAATGGATTACCTGTAATGTCGCAAACAAGAGCATTGAAACAAATAATGAAATGGTCAGATAAAGAAATTAAAGAAAATCTTGAAGAAATACGTCTTGAAAAAGGACTTTCTGCTGAACTTGAAAAAACCACACAGATTATTAAGAGAACAGGTATATTCGACATCGTTGACAGGATGTATGGAGAGCCGGGAGCTGAATACCAAGAAGATGCACAAATGGGTGGGCCTGATAGTGGAATGCCTGGAGGCGGAGGAATGCCTGGAGGCGGTGGTGGCTTTGGCGGAGGCCTAGATGATTTAGGCTCGCCTGGTTCTAATGAACAAGGAGATATACAAGGCGCTGAAGGTTCTGAACCTACAAATGAAATGGAAGGCGGGAATAATTCCGGCGAAACACAGCCAACTTCTCCACAAACAAATGAATTAAAATCAATAAAAAACAAAAAAGTAATATCTGAAAATGCCGTGAAAGCAAATAATAAAGTGCTTGACAATATGTTTGAACAATACATTAATAAAATAGACAATAGAATGAAAAGTATTAAAAAGCCAGAAAGTATTGTGGAGAGAACTGACATTTATGATAAATCACTTTTAATAAACGAGGAATTTTCTAAAATGATAGATTCGTTAAACATAATAGTAACTGAAGAAGAGACTGATGAATAATCAGTCTTTTTCTTTTAACATAAATATTTATTTATAAATTATATCGTAAAATGGACGAAAAAATAAAGTATCAAGAATTATGGATGGCCGCTGTTAAAAAGGCTACTGAAGCAATGAGAAGCGGTGATTTGGAATTATACGACAAATATTTGCAAGAAATGGAAGACGCCGCTGAAAGATATAAAGAGGCGTGTAATTTTTCTGACAATATGATAAACGCCAATTTTGCAACTGTAAATGCTACATTGGAAAGTGTTATGCCTAAATTGATGATTAAAAACAAAAAAGTTTTAAAGGAATGCGTGAACTTAATCAAGAGCGATAAAAATTTACTTGCTCAGTTTAAGTTTTGTAATTCTTTAAAAAAGTTTAATTGTGATACTGATGCCAAAGATTATATCAATGAGTCATTGAATCTTGTTGCAAAAGATATTGATTATAGAACTTTGAAAGAGTCAAACAAAAAACTAGCAAAACTGTTAATAAAGCATAATATTAGGCCAAACGAAATTAGTGAAAGTGAAATGGCTTTCGCTAAGAATTGTGATTATCTTTTAACTCATAAAAAAAATCTTAACAATTTAAATGAATTTACTAATAATCTTAAAAGCGTTAGCGATTACATTGTTGAGAATAAAAAGTTGAATAATAATAAGGTTGATGTTCTTTCAATGGCGGAACAAGTTGAAAAGAAACTTAATTCTTTAAACGAGGCTGAACAAGCACTTGTTAAAGATATTATGATGGCAAATACAAGTATTGCTGAGTCAAGGAGGGAGAATCTTTTCAACAAAATTAAAAACGAATGCATTGAAAAAATCAATAAAATGATTTCAGAAAATGATGGTAGCGAAAAAGAAAGGCTGCTTAATTTGAAAGAAACAATTATGTTGAAAGAATATGATAAAACTAATATTGTTGGGGACATTGCTAAATTATTGGAAATTGGAGCAGTATTAAGCGATAGTGACCACGATAAATATATGTAATTTTATGAAAAAAGGGAACGTTAAGTTCCCTTTTTTTGACTGGTAATAAAAAAATCATATATTTTATAAAAAAAATATGATTAGATTAAATAAAGAAATTAAAATTGATTCGTGTAAAAATATTTGTTTAAAATATGGAAGCGTTAACAAAAATAACCCACAGGTGATTTATATATCAGGTAAAATGTGGATATGCCCAAATTACGATGGTGATTTTGATGATTCTATAAAAATTTTACATTCTAAATTCAAAAAAGAATTATCAAAAATTTTAAGGAGCAGTAGCGTTTTTGAAAGTAAATATATATTAGATTTTGATATAAATTCTGATAATTTGATTGTTAATAAAAAAAAGTTTTTTTCTATAACTTTTTTCATAAAACAAAAAAAAGAAAAACTTTTAAAATTAAATAGCCTGAAAAATATAATTTCTTCAGAATTTAGTTATTTATTTAATGATTTGGAAAAAGATTTAATTGAAAATGAATTTGAAGTTAGTAAAGTTAAATAAATATGTCTATAGAAAATGTGGTTTTATGGTATGAAAAAAATGTTAATTACAAATTAACTAAAACTTTTTTAAAATTTCTCATCAAAACAGGAATCATAAAAGAAGAAATTAATTTAGAGTTGTTAAATTCGTTTTTATTGGAAACATTTGGGAATGATTTTGTCAAAGAAAACGATAAATTTAAAATTAAAAATAACAGAATCCAAATAATTGACAATTTTAAAGATGAAGTTAAAACAAATGATAAAGATAATTCAGTTAAATTAGTGAAAGAAGTTAACAATATAAAAAATAAGTTTAAAATTGAAAGCGTTGGCGGTAAAAGGCTTAAATTAGTTAAGGTTTAGATTATATTTATATATAAAAGAAAATATATGATAATCAAAATAAATGAATCAATGTTTAAAAAATTACTTGAATATGTAGGCGATGAAGAAGAATTTGGAAGATATGATATTTCAAGTAATGATTATATACCTGAGCTAGAAAGGAACAAAATAATTAACAAAAAAACTCATGGAACAGAGTTTAACAATAATTATGAAATTTCTGAGCCTGAATATATTGGCCAAGAAATAAATGACCCGGGGCCATATGCAGAATATAAAAGATACGATTTCAAATGAAAATAGTTTTACACGAAAATCAATTATTGCCTATACGTGAAGCGTTTCAGAATAGTTTTTCTTTTGAAACTCTTTCTTCTATTGGCTTAAATGCTAATATTGAAGATGGTAATAAAATGAGATATGATTATTGCATTAAACATCTAGGCAACCCGGTCGGTGAAGGCACTTCAAGAGCAGTTTTTACATTATCAGATAATTATGTTTTAAAATTGGCGTTTACTAACCCGTCCGCTATAATGACAAGCATGGCAGCAGGAATTGAACAAAATAAACATGAGTATAATACATATAAAGAAATAAACTCTCCTTTACTCCCAAAAATTATTTATTGCGATAGAAATTATTTTTATATTGTTTGCGAAAGTGTTATTCCAGCTGAAGAGATTGATTTTGAAAAGTTTTTGGGCATTCCATTTAGCAGAAAATGGAAACAAAAATCTATAAAAGAACCAATATATGATAAAGAATCTGGTAAAATTAAAAAAGGCGATAAAACAATTGGTTTCAACAAATATTTTAACAATTTAAAAAATTATAATGAAACATATCTTGGCGAAACAGTTTATGATATATTAAATTATATAGACGCAAATTACATTCAAGATGAACCAATGTATGATAGAAATATTGAAAATACTATCAGAAATTCAGAATGGTTAACTGAATTGGTGAGTTTTATTAAAACAACAGGCACAAGTGATTTTTGCGATGTTGAAAATTTCGGAATTGTAAATCGTGATGGAAAGCCTATGATAGTTCTTCTTGATACAGGACTTGATTTAGATGTATGGGAAGATATTTTTGTAAAGCAAAAATCTGATGGCGCATAGTATTTATACCACATAAAAATGCAACCTACAAAGGTTGCATTTTTATGTTGTCTTATATATTTATATATAAAAAGAAATATATAATTATGAAAAATTATTTGACATTGTATGATAATATCGAACAATTCGAATTAGATGAAAATAGTGTAAACTATTGCCATATTATTGATAATGCTGAACTTAAAATCGCTCCTGAAAGAAGGTTAGTTATAGAATTATATGAACCATATTTAAGTGATAACATTGTAACGCTTTTTCATGAAGGAAAAGAAGATTTATTTAGCGAAATAGAAGTTGATGGCAAAAATGTAGAGCCAATAACTAACCAATATAAGTTAAAAAGCCGTAATAACCATGTTGCTAAATATACTTTTGCTGATGAAAAAAATATTGGAAATGGAGCATTTCAATGGTGTAGAAATTTTAAAAGCGTAACAATATCTAATAGTTTTACAAGTGTTGGAGAAAGTGCTTTTTATAAATGTTGGAATATTAAAGATTGTTTTATAGACTGCGAAACAATTGGCAATCGTGCTTTTGATAATTGTAGTGGCATTACATCTTTAACAATAGGTAATAACGTGAAAAGCATTGGTGATGGCGCTTTTATTTATTGCACAAAATTAAAAAATATAGTAATACCAGATAACGTTACAAGCGTTGACAATGATGTTTTCTATGGTTGTAATGGCCTTACAAGTTGCACTATTGGCAATGGAGTTACAAATATTAGCGCTGGCTTTTTACGTAGTTGTTACAAACTCGCAAATTGTACAATAGGTAATGGCGTTACAAGTATTGGTAATGGGGCTTTCCAAGATTGTGCTAGTCTTACAAGTATAGTTATACCTGATAATGTAACAAGTATTGACGAATATGCTTTTGGTGGATGTTATAATCTTACAGGTATAGATATACCAGATAGTGTAACAAGTATTGGTAACTTTGTTTTCAAGAGTTGTAATGCACTTACAAGTGTAACAATTCCAAGTGGTGTTACAAGTATTGGTGATAGTACTTTCGCTAATTGTAATAGTCTTACAAGTATAGATATACCAAATAATGTAACAAGTATTGGTACAAATGCTTTCCAATATTGTAGTGGACTTACAAGTTGCACAATAGGTAGTGGCGTTACAAGTATTGGTAATGGCGCTTTTTACAGTGCTACTAGTCTTACAAGTATAGATATACCAAATAAAGTTACAAGTATTGGTGATAGTGCTTTTTATAGATGTTATAGTATTACAGGTATAACATCTAATGCTATTATAGCCCCAACAATAGAAAGTCAAACATTTGGAGGGCTTAGTCCAAATGGTACATTATATGTCCCTCAAGGAAGTAGTGGATATGATAGTTGGCTAGAAGTATTAGGAGATGGATGGACTATTGTTGAGCAATAATTTTAAAAAAGCGAGATTCAGTTAAGAATCTCGCTTATTTTATGATAGTAAAATTTTGTCAATTTTATTTAATTTTTCGTTTACCATTTTTTTATCTTTTGATTTTTCTTCTACGTATTGTTGTAATTCTTCTTTATGCCCTATATATGCGCCTGGGGTCGAAGGGTCACTCACGATGTCCCAACATATTAGCTCAAAATCGTCGCCTACTATTGTTTGCCCTAGTTTTTGCTCTACTGAACCTACACCGCGTGACGATACTCCAATTTTATATCCATTAATCAAATGATTAGCCGCCATATCTCCCATTGTAGAAACAATTCCAAGTTTCCTAAATCCTTCTGATATGTTAAGTTCAAGTTTTCCGACTAATGTTCTTCCTTCCCAATGTAGTTCAATTATATTATGAGAAATCCTTCCCAAATCAATTGTTGATTCGGCTGGGTGGTTTAATTCCCCATATGCTCTTCTTTCGTCAATTTTTTGCTGATATATTTCTACTTGTTTTTTAAGAACTCTTTCAGGATAAACTCTGCCATTTGCATTTTTAATATCAAACTTTTGAAAAACGGCATCAACAATAAATGGGTAAGGCACATTCCATTCCCCATTTGTCATTGATTCGTATATTTTTTTATTGTTTGTTGATTCTATCATTGATATATAACCATCGTTTTCTATTAACAAACCAGTTCCATATTCGCCTTTTTTTATTTCTTTTAAATCTTTTTTATCCATAATAGATTATATTTTAATATAATATAAATATTTATATTTAAAAACAAATACATGTAAAATGTTTATAAAAAAGGAATAAATTGTTTAAAAATCGTTTATAATAAAGGATTTTTAATAATTTTTCTTTTCTTTAATATATTTATAATTAAAATAATGAAAAATTAATAATTTCATTTAAATGAAAAATAACGGTAAAATTAGAAGCAATTTTGTTAAAGAATCTTTATTAGAGTATAACAACCTTGCCAATACATTAAAAGAAAATACCGAGAGTGCTGTTCGTGATTTACTTAAAGAAACAGTACTTGAGCAATATGCCAAAATCCTAACAGAAGATGAGGATGAGGATAATTATGATGTAGAGGAAGTGGATGGTACTGATTCTGTAAACACAAGCGAAGACGAAGAAGCAGTAGATGATGCTGCTGATGGAATGGACTCTGAGGATGCAGAAGGTGGTGATGAGTTGGAAGATGCTGATATGGAAGGTGAAAATACTGACGATGCCGGCACTGAAGATATTGCTGCTGATGGAGTTGCCGAAGACGAAGAAGGTGATGGATGGTCTGAGTTTGATAAATACAAGGTTTCAGATGACGAGTATGACTTCTCAAATGCGGAAGACGATGAAATCGTAAAGGTTTACAAACTTTTAAAAGATGATGACCAAGTTGTTGTTACAAAAAATGATGACAAGGTTAACATCAAAGATAATGAGACTGGCGCTGAATATCTTATCGACTTAGGCGGAGATAACGAAGCAATTAATACTGGGTCAGAAGAAGTAGATGATACTGTTGATGACTTTGGTGGCGAAGATGACTTCAACGATGAAGAAAGCTTCGAAGAAGATGATTTTGAAAACCAAGAAGATGAAGATATGAATGAATCAAGAATTTTTGAAATCGCATTAAATGAGTATAATTCTAACGTTGGTTATACTGATAACTATCAAAATAAAGATGTGATGACAAATCCTGGAATGTCAGAGCCAGGTAAAAACGTTAATGACTGGGATAAAGGAGTTCCAAAAGACTCAAAAAAGCCTTGGTCAGGCAAAAAAGGAGATAAGAGCGAAAATCAGCCATTTACAGCAGAAAAAGGTAAAACTGTCGAAGAAGAAGATGTAGTAGATGACGCAACAGTTGATGAATCAATTAGTAGAGCAATACAAGAATTGAAAACCAGACAAGAGCATACTGCAAATGTTGGTAGCACTTCAAGAACAGACGGAGATAATGGAAACCGTAGACGTAAAGGACGTAGTTTCCATACTGCACAGAATGGACAGGAAACCGGAACAGGAGATAATCCATATTCAAACAATTCTCCAAAAGATGTAAATGTTAATGTAAAGGTTGAGAGCATTATTAAAAAAGCTAATAAAATTTTCGAGGAAAATAAACAGCTTAAAGGCGCTCTTATGAAATTTAAAAACACATTGGAAGAAGCAGCAGTAACCAATGTAAATCTAGGAAATATTATTAAATTAGTGATGGAAAATTCTACCACTAAAGATGAAAAGAAAGAAATTATTGCTAGATTTGGAAATGAAGCAAAAACTGTTGAGGCTTCTAATACATTATTTGAAAACATTTCACGCGACTTGAAGAAAAAATCAAAAATGAATATTGATGAAAGCAAAGAGTACGCAGTAAATGAAAACAAAATTAATGAAACACAAATCTATCGTTCAAATGATATTTTAAATTCATTAGATTTAATGCATAGAATTTGTAAGTAAAAGATTAACTAAAAATAAATTATTTAAATAATTCATTATGAGAGAATTTTTAACAAGCGGACAAGTTGGTAATATTGAACTTAACGCTCAGAAAAAAATACGTGAGGACATTCAGAATCGTTGGGACTCTCTAGGCTTTACCGAAGGTCTTGATGGTAACATTAAAGAGAATGTCGCTACGTTGTTTGAGAATGAGGCAAAGCACTTGATTTATGAGGCTACTGCTTCTGATAACAGCGGTTCATTTGAAACTGTTGTTTTCCCTATTATCCGTCGTGTATTCAGCAAGCTTCTTGCTAACGACATTGTATCAGTTCAGGCTATGAACCTTCCTGTTGGTAAGTTGTTCTTTATCCTTCCTGTTACTTCAGAAAGAGAATGGGCACTTCCAGAGAGCTATTCAGGCGAAACAGAACCAGGCGATATAGTAGATGGTACAACTGGACGTCATAAAGGTCTTATGGGTTATGACCGCGTTAACCGTAATCAGGGTGGACGTATCGACCCAAGATATTATCTTCCAGATGAGACAATTAACGAACTCGAAAAGAAATTCGTTAAAATCAATCCAGCTATCGAAGCAGGTGAAGACGAGTATGCAGATGGCTATGCTCTTGCACAAGCAGTGAAAGAAGACCCAACAATTCCTGCAACAAACTATCGTCAGGCAGGCCCTGAGGTTACACAGTACTTCCAGAAGAGTCTTTATGATTTATTCTATAATGACTTCCTTTATGACAACTCTAAGGGTAAGGTAACTATTAAAGTTGGCGCAGCTGTTCCTGTAATGCTTACACCAATGGGTATTCGTCCATTTGGCGCAGATAACCTTAACAAATATTTCAAGAGTGGCTTCGATGGAACTGTTCGTAACATTATCCTTGAAGTTGATGGCTTCTCAGCATTTAACGCAGGTCGTTTAACCGGTCCTGATGGAAATGAAATGGATACAGAAGGATTCCTTGCTTCATTGAAAGTTGTCACAATGAAAGAACTTGCTTCTGCTCCAGTTGCTGATGGTTCAGCAGTTATGACTTCAGCTTTCCGTAAGTTTGAGTCAATCCCATTCCGTGTAGTTACACAAAAATATGGTAAAGGTATTGTAGAGTATGATGGCATTTGCGATGCAGAAGGTAAGATTTATCTTGAACTTGACCTCGCTAAACCAGTTGTACAGCAAGCAGGTACTATTGATGGCTATATTGGTGTAGATTCAAATGCTCTTGATGCCGCAATTTCATCAGGTAGCACAGAGGAAACTAAAGAGGCAATTGCTGCATTGTTCAAGGTTGCTTGGGCACAGTATGATTCTCTTGAACTTGAAACTGAAATCGGTGAGGTTTCATTCAAACTCGATAGCGTAACTGTTGCTGTTGAAGAAAGAAAACTTCGTGCTACATGGTCTCCAGAACTTGCACAAGACGTTTCTGCATTCCACAACATCGACGCAGAGGCTGAGTTGACAGCTATCCTTTCAGAGCAGATTGCTGCTGAAATTGACCGTGAAATACTCCGTGACCTTCGTAAAGGAGCACCTTGGCAAGCACGTTGGGATGTTAACGGTTGGAGAAGAATGGCTGCATTCTCTACTAACTACACTCAGAAAGACTGGAACCAGGAGTTATTCACAAAGATTAACCAGATTTCAGCACAGATTCATAAAGCAACTCTTCGTGGTGGTGCAAACTTCATTGTAGTATCTTCTGAGATTTCTGCATTGTTCGATAACCTTGAGTTCTTCCATGTTTCTGACGCATCTGCTGAAAGCGACCAGTACAACATGGGTATCGAAAAAATCGGTACATTGAGTGGACGTTATCAGGTCTATCGTGACCCATATAGCCCTCACTGGTCTATTATCATTGGCCATAAAGGAAAGAGCCTTCTTGACACTGGCTACATTTACGCACCATATGTGCCAATGCAGTTGACTCCAACAATTATTAATCCATTCAACTTTGCACCAGTAAAGGGTATTATGACGCGTTATGCGAAGAAGATGGTCAATAATCGCTATTACGGGCACGTTCGCGTGGATGGACTTGTTCACTGGCCAGTTTCAGAGTTAAGATAATTATCTGATAAACAATATTTTAAGAAAAGGGCAACGTTTTTGTTGCTCTTTTTTTTTTGTTTTTTAAAATATTTTTTGTATATTTGTAAAATGAATACAAAAGAGGCTTTAGAAAAAATTAAACTAGTTCATGGTGATAAGTACAAAATATCAGATTCTTGGGAATATAAAAACGCAAAATCTGATATTATTCTTTATTGCCCTGAACATGGTGAATTTCATAAGGATTTTTATAGACTTGTTAACAAAAAACAAGGCTGCCCAGCGTGTTCGTATGGATTTACTCATAAACCATTTGGATATTGGAATGTTAGAGAACATTGCGTAGAAGAGGCTAAAAAGTATGGTAACAAATATGAATTACAACGCAAAAGTGAAGGCTGTTATTCTGGTTTAGTAAGAAATGGTTGGCTTGATGATTTATATTTTGATAATTCCATACACTACATGAAATATAATGAACCAATTAACTGTGTTTATATTTACGAATATAAGGATTTAAACTCGTTTTATGTAGGTAGAACAAATAATATAAAACGTAGGCATAGACAACATTGTAATGGATACAGGCATAAGGATGGAAGTAGAACTTATGATATAGTACATAAATTCGCTCAAGATAATGGTGTAGAAATACCTGAGCCGATAATATTAGAAGAAAAATTGACAGCAGAGCAAAGTCAAGAAAGAGAAGATTATTGGAAAGGATATTATATAGATAAGGGTTTGAAATGTTTAAACAAAGCAACAACTGGTATTGGAAAAGGCTCTCTTGGGGCTACTATTAAATGGACTTATGAAGAGTTCTGTAAAGAAGCATCAAAATATTCTTATAAAACAGAAATGAAAGCAAAAAATCAAAGCGCATACAGAACTGGACTTAATAATGGATGGCTTAATGATTTTTTTAATGACAAAAAAAGAAAAGACGCATATTGGAATAATTTGGATAACGTATTAAGTGCCGCAAAAGAATGTGTGGGCGCAAGAGATATGCTAAAGAAATATGGCGGTGCATACAATTCAGCAAAGAAACATGGGTGGGTAAAACTACTGGTATATAAAGATAAAGGCTAACCTTAAATGGTTAGCCTTTTTTGTTTCTAATAATTTCATCTAACTTCTTTTTTTCTTCTTCATTACACAGTTCAAAAAATTTTTGATAATTGATTTGTAAATCATATTTTTTGTCTGATACGTCTTTTAATTCATCGAACATATTGCAATAATATGCTTCAAATTGATAATATCCTTTTTTTGTTATTCCTTTTATGATTGCCATGTCTTCTGATGCGTGATTGATAATGTAATCTCCTGGTTTAAAAGTTGGTTCCATAATTAATATTTTTTATAAAATTATAATTCTAATATATTTCTAAATATTTATAAGTAATGAGTTTTATAAAATATTTTTATAATATGTCAAAAAAATATATGAATACACTGGACTTTTATGGTTACAGAGAAAACAATATGATGGAATCAACATTTGATTCATCTTATACAGTAAGTGTATCAGACAAAGATGGTAACATAATAACAATTGAGAAGGGCAATTCTCTTTATGCTTGTGTTAAATTGGCATTTGACACAAACACAGGTATTTTGAGTTTACTTGATGCCGCTCATAATGATTCTGTTCTTGCTGAAGTCGAAATGCCAAATGCTGATTATATCTACAATTGTAGATTTGACGAAGAAAAGAATGCCATTCTATTTGATGTCAAGTCTCTTTATGGCGATAATACCGATACTATAGAACTTGATGTTGAAAGTTTGGTAGAACTTTACGAAGCCGGTCAAGGTATTGAAATTGGTGAGAAAAGCGAAGAAACTGGAAGAAGACCAATTAACGTTAAACTTGCAGAGGAAAATGGTTTACTCACATTAACTGATGAAGGGCTTGGCATTGATGGCAAAGTTGTTACAGAAGATGAGCTTGATGCTGCAATAAGTGGAAAGGCTGATGCTGAATGGGTTGAAGAAATATTATCAGGTTTAACTGGTGTTACTGAAATTATTGAATTGGTCGAAGAACACGAAGATGAAATTGAGAAGTTAAAGAAAATTGTCGGTACTGAAGAAGAAGTTCCTTCACTTTTTGAACAAATAGAAAGCAATAGAGAAGATGTTTCTGAGCTTGATGGAGAAATTGGAGAGATTAGTGGAGTAGTAGGAACGATTGAAAACAATCTTTCAACGATAGTTGGTGATGTAGAGTTGTTAAAAGATAAACTTGATGAAGAAGTGGCAAGAACAATCAGTGCTGAAACAGAACTTAATGAGAAGTTATGTGAAGAAATAGAGGCTCGTAAGTCTGGTTCAGTAGTAAGTGCTGATTATGATTCTACAGAAAAGTTGATTATTTTCTACAACGCGAATGATGAAGTCATTGATTCAATTGATGCTACTGCATTTATTAAAGATGGCATGGTTGATTCAGTGGAACTTGTGAAAATATCTGGTAGTACATATTTACGCATAGTATTCAATACTGATGCCGGTAAAGATGACCTATATATTAATATAGGTGACATATTCAATACTGATAATTATTATACAAAAAGTGAAATTAATGAATTAAAAGATGAAATAATAACGATTATCAGTGACGATGAGGAAACTGTTGCTGTTGCATTAGGAGACCTTAATGTTAGAAAACTTGATATTTCAGCATATACACCGGCTGATTTTTCAAATTATTATACTAAAGGACAGGTCGATACTAAGGTAAGTGATATTAACAATTCAATATCAGCAGTGCAAAGGTCAGTAACAAATCTTGATTTTAAAAAGTTAGATGCTAGTGCTTATACACCAACAGACCTTTCTGACTATTATACTAAGGAGGAAACAAACAATAAATTAAGTAAGAAACTTGATACCAGCGCTTATACCCCAACTGATTTATCTGATTATTATACTAAAGAAGATGTAAACTATAAATTAAGCGAAAAACTTGATACAAGTGCTTATACACCGGTTGATTTATCTGATTATTACACAAAAGAAAATGTTAATGATATAATAATAGAAAATGAAGAAATAATATCTGCTGCGTTGAATGATTTAAAACATAGTAAATTAGACTCAAGTGCTTATACGCCTGTTGATTTGTCTGATTACTATACAAAAGAAGACGTTAATGCAATTATAATAGACGATGAAGAGGTAATAAGTTCAGCATTAAATGATTTAAAAAGTAATAAGTTAGACATTAGTGCATATACACCAGTTGATTTATCTGATTATTATACTAAAGAAGAAACAAACGATGAATTAGATAATAAATTAGACATATCAGCTTATACGCCAACAGACCTTTCGAATTATTATACTAAGGAAGATACAAGTGCGTCAACTGAAATTTCTGACGCATTGGAAGAAAAGGTTAATTATCAAGAGTATATTTCGCATGCCATCAATTCTGATTTGCATTTCAATGGTTCTGAAAAAGAAAATCTTGACTCTCTAGAAGCAAATATTACTGCAATAAGTGGAATTTCATCTACTAATGTCGGTAATTGGAATGATGCATATGATAAAAAACATATTCACGATAATAAATCGTATATTGATTCTATAAGTGGAAATGTTGGGACTATGGCTTATGAAAGCACAAATACATATTCAAGTGCTACGCAAGTTAATACTGCATTGTCAGATAAGGCAGATATTTCAGCAGTTACAGAAGCCATTAGCAACATAACAATTACTTCTAATGCTGTAATTTCTATGGGTAATTATATTATAGCAGAAAGTGGAACTCCAATAGCAGATTCAGATACTCTTAATCAGGCAATAGGAAAACTTGAAAAGATGATTGAAGAACTAAAATTATATATCAATAGCATTAAAGATATTATAATTGACAATGAAGAAATTACAGCGGCTTCATTAAATGAACTTGATAATAGGATTAAACTTTTGGAGGAATAAAAAAATAATTTAACACTTATTGTGATATTTATAATAAACTAATATTGCACAAATCAATAAAAAATATGAAATATTTAAGAAAATTTAATAGCCATTCAGATTATGAGGCGGCTGAAAGTAGTTTAGATTTGCCTAATGTTGCATATTGTAAGCAAGAAGATGATGTTCATTACAAACCTCTTGTTGTTGTTGAGGTGACGGGCGTTACTATTAACAAACAGACTTTAGAACTTGCAAAAGGTTCAACTGAAACATTAATTGCAACAGTGAAACCAGCAAATGCAACAAACAAATCAGTTACGTGGGCATCAAGTAATGAAAACGTATTCACTGTATCATCAGATGGCCTAGTAACTGCTGTAGGAAATAATGGCAATGCAACCATTACAGTTACAACAGTTGATGGAGGCTTCACTGCCCAATGTACAGCCAATGTAGTTGTTCCAGTGGCAGTAACAGGTGTCACACTTAATAAGTCTACTATTAATTTAAGTAGCGGAGATTCTGAAACACTTGTGGCTACTGTATTACCTAACAATGCAGCAAATAAAAATGTAGAATGGGCATCAAGTAATAATAGTGTTGCTACAGTAACATCAAATGGTTTGGTAACAGTTGTTGGAAACCCAGGAGATAGTGCAACCATTACAGTTACAACAGTTGATGGAGGCTTCACTGCTCAATGTGGTGTGACAGTTGATGACCCATGTGCAAGTGAAATTATAGAGACAACATATAGTTATGTTGACCTTGGATTGCCTAGTGGAAGATTATGGGCAAATAAGAACATCGGAGCATTGACTGAAACTGATTACGGCCAGTATTTCCAATGGGGCGATACAAGTGGATACACCGCTGAACAAATAAGTGGTGGCTGCAAGGCATTTGCTTGGACTGGTTATAAGTACAACGGTGATGGAGCAAGCCCATCTGCTTCTGATATGACCAAGTACAATTCAACTGATAATTTAACTGTAATTCAATTATCTGATGATGCAGCAAAGGCTAATATGGGTAATAATTGGAGAATTGCAAGTGAAGATGAGTATCTTGAACTTATAAATAACACGAATTATGAATGGACCACTATTAATGGGGTTTATGGATATAAGTTCATTAACAAGTCAGATTCAACTAAGTATATATTCTTACCAGCTGCTGGTAAAGCTGAAAATGCATCAGTAAATAATACTGAGGTAAGAGGATATTATGCAACTAGTAGTATTAATAGTATACTAGCCTCTAGATGTTTGTATTTCTATATTGATGACTCTTTAATTATGGCAAACAGCAGCCGTTGCGTTGGTTTTTCTGTTCGCGCTGTAAAAACAAGTATTGCTGACCAACCATTGGCATTCACTGCTCTTGAGGATGGAACATTCAAATTCACTGGTAGAGCAGCACAAACTTCTGGAAACAATTTGAGCTATTCCCTTGACAGTGGTGAGACTTGGACAGTGTTGGCAAATGGTGCTGATTCTCCAACCGTGACTGCTGGTAAAAAGATTATGTGGAAAAATGAAAGTACTTTAACCTCTTACGAAGGTGTTGGAACTTTCAGTTCCAGCGCAAAATTTAATGCTGAAGGAAATTTCCTCTCTATATTGAGAGGTGATAATTTTATCGGCGTTCAAAATAGTACTGCCGGTTCACTCGCTAGCTTTTTATTTGATGGGTGTACTCATTTAGTAAGTGCTGAAAACTTATCATTATATTTAGTTAAACCAACATATAGAGCGTTTTATTGTATGTTTAGAGGCTGTACAAACCTAACAACAGCGCCACAATTAATGTCCCTTAATGTTGGTAGCGGGGCTTATGATTCTATGTTCCGAGATTGTACAAGTCTAACGACAGTCCATTCATTACCTGCTATGACAGTTGATTCTAGTGCATACAATTCCATGTTCCTTAATTGTACAAGTTTAACTACAGCACCCGAGTTACCAGCAACTACATTGGCAAATTACTGTTACAATTCTATATTCCAAAATTGTACAAGTTTAACTACAGCACCCGAGTTACCAGCAACTACATTGGCAAATTACTGTTATAAAGGAATGTTCAAAGGTTGTACAAGTCTAACGACAGCGCCTGAGTTGCCAGCAGCAACAGTACCTACTAGCGCTTATACATCTATGTTCCAAGGTTGTACAAGTCTAACGACAGCGCCTGAGTTATCAGCAACAACATTGGGAGATTATTGTTATGCTGAAATGTTCTATGGTTGTACGTCATTGAACAGTATAACTTGTTTAGCAACAGACATTAGTGCAACAAACTGCACATCTAATTGGGTAAATGGAGTTGCAAGCAATGGTACATTCACTAAAGCAGCAAGTATGAATGATTGGACAACTGGTATTAATGGCATTCCTAACAATTGGGAAGTAAATGATTCTATATGACAAATAGAACAGAAATTGTAGTTAATAACCATGTATTATATGGCGATTCAAGTACAGTTAAAATAGATTACTACACACGTAGTCAAGGTAAGTCTGTAAGAAGAGTAATTAATTTCTAAAAAATTAAATAACAACAAAAAAAAAGGAATAACAGTAGAGTTATTCCTTTTTTTACTTTATTTTGAAATATTTATATAAGAATACACGCATATAATATGAAATATATAAGAAAATTTAATTCAACTGAAGAGTATGAAGTGGAAAAGGATAAATTACCTTTTCCAAATTTGTCTTTTGCTCTTGATAAGCCTAGAACTGTTTATTATCCATTTGAGGTAGAGGACAAATATTATGACCCAACATTATTTACTGGCCTTGGTAGAAAAAATCTTAAAAAGAATATCGTAGATGGCGTTAATTTATTAACTCAGGATATGTTCAATGCTTCTCATACTGTGTATATTATTCAGTTTGATTATGTATTGAATTCTAACATTGAAATTCCAAATAACAGCGTCTTGGAATTTAGAGGCGGTAGTATAAGTGGAGGAAGCATTTCATTGGAAAATACTTATTTAAATGGCGATGTTTCTTTTATTGATACTGTAATATCTGGTAGCTGTTCAAATGAAATACTGACGCCTAAATTATTTGGAGCAGTACCTTCTGTTTATGAAGATGAGAGTAATAAATATTTGCACACAAAAGCATTTAAAAGTCTTGCCAATGTAATAGATAATCCTAATACGTTGTCAAGGGTTGTATTTATTCCAAGCGGCCACTATAGTTTAAATGAAAGGGTAATATTTATGTCAAGCTGTAAAGTGTATGGTAATGGTGACACAACAGTAATAGATTGTTACGATGGAGCTGGCGGGCTTGGTTTTGGCTATACTAAAGATGGAAATCATTATTATCATAGTTGTGAGGTTTTAAATTGTACAATTGTGGAAGATGCTTATAAATTTAATGATTATATCATAGTTAATAATTCATCTGAATTAAATGTAGGCGATTATATAATAATAACTGATACAAATGATTCCAGTTTTAATACCTCAAGAAAATATTACAGAACTAGTGAAATATTGAAAATTAGTAACATTGAAGGCAACAAAATAATTTTTACAAGTAAATTATATGGGTATTATTTTGCTGATTTTGGAGAAGGCTATGCAACAACTTTAACACCGCAACCTCAACACAGAACAGTTATTTCAAGGTTTACGCCTCAACAATATAATTTATCTGATTTTATGGTAGTGAGCCATAATCATGATATTTCAAATCCCACAACATATTATACTTTAACAGTTTGTGGATTTAGAGATAGTGTTTTTTCAGGTGTTCATATGGAAAATCACGGAAACTATGTTCCTTGGTGTTTGAAACTTGGAATTCATTATTCTGTAAGGGATTGCGTTGTAAGAAATTATGCTAAATACACTACTGATGGCTATGGGCTGGTTATAAGTACCTCTCAAGAATTTGTTGTTTACAATTGTAAATTCCGTGCAACATCACATGCCCTTTCAACCGGAGGTGGCAGCTCTTTGTTTGATGTTATCAACAGAAATTTCGTATACGAGTGGCTTTATTTTGAGAATTGGGTTTATGACGCAAGTAGTGGTAAAACATATACAAAAATTGACTTAGATGTTCATGCTGATGCTGAGTATTATAAGTTTATTAACATAATGGCCCCAAATTCTACATGTGACACTGGAGGATATAATGTTCTTATTGAGAATTGTAAATTCAATAAAATATCAACATCATTTAATGAGGGCGATTTAACAATTAAAAATTGTGAAATATTTACTGAACAAGATGCAGGAGGGCTTCTTTGGAATAATAATGCGTATGATTACTATAGCGATAACTCATTAGTTATTGAAAATTCTGTTATACATGGTAATATGACACTAGATTATCAAGGTTCAAGTAAAGTTTATAAAAAATTAGTTTTCAAAAACAATAGATGTAAATCATTGCAAATGCGTCATGGACACATTGAAAGCACAATTATTGAGGATAACTTATTTGAATCTGGCGGTATATATAACTATAACTGCTCGTTTGATTTTGTCTCAGTAAGAGGAAATACATTATTGAATGGATTTATATTTATAACCTCTAAAGAGAGCGGAAATTGTATTGTTAATAATAATTATGTTAGAACTGTAGAGCATTCGCAATCAGACAAAGAAACTATTATATTAAGGAACATGAATGGTAGTTTTAATGATAATACTGTTATAAGAGATTATGCATATTATCGGCCACCAATATCAATAACTCAAGGAAATATTATAATAAACAATTGTATTATAAAGTTGAACAATGACGATTTAAATAAAGAGATTGTAGCATCAAACGTTGCAAACGTTGTTCTTAAAAATAATGTTCATAATTCAACATCAATTTCACTAATAAAGTATCCGGATGGAGATTCAAAGAAATATAGTTATGCATTTATTGATTCATATCCTAGCATATCAAATAATTTAGACAGGTTTGATGTTAAAGATTCTATTGGAATGGTAACATATGATAATAGCACAAAGTCATTGGCATATATATCAAGCGTTCCGCAAGGTAACGTGTTACTTAACTTAAAAGTTATAAACTCAGAGCCTGTTATAACTGAAAATGTGTTTGATAGTGGAAAAACATATTATGTTAAGTTCGGCAGAAATAATGTGCATAATATGGTATATTTTTCAAAAACACGTATAATAGTAGAAGAAGATTTACTATGTGCATTACAAAGTTACGGTTCCTACGATGGAGTTTTCCAAGCACCAAATAAGACAGATTATCCGTATGTATATATAACATCATCTTATAACTCAAGTACTGGTGTGTCATTCGATTTCTATGAAAATAGAAATGTATCATCTTACGATGGTGCTGTATTTAATGTTAAAAGAAGTGGCACAACAGCACAACGCCCTATTGGATATGATGTATATGTTGGTTTTATGTATTTTGATACTAGTATTGGTAAGCCAATATATGTAAAAAACATAAACTCTTCTAATTATTCGATAACTTGGGTTGACGCAAATGGAAATGTATGTTAATTATATTTTTTTAGTTTGCAAAAGCATAAAATGAGCAGCAATTAAATTGTCTGCTCATTCTTTTTTGTAAAAACTTATTATTTACCTGTTTATTTAAATATTTATAAGTAATAAGTTTTATAAAATATTTTATAATATGTCAAAAAAATATATAAATACTCTAGATTTTTATGGCTACGGAGAAAGTAATAAAATGGAGCCGGCATTAGGTTCATCTTACAAGGTAAAGGTATCAGACAAGGATGGAAATATCATTACCATTGAAAAAGATGGGTCTCTTTATGCTTGTGTTAAATTGGCATTTGACACAAACACAGGTATTTTGAGTTTACTTGATGCTGCCCATAATGATTCTGTTCTCGCGGAGGTAGAAATGCCTAATGCTGATTACATTTATAATTGCAGATTTGATGAAGAGTTAAATGCAATTTTATTTGATGTAAAATCTCTTTATGGCGATAATACAGATACCATAGAACTTGATGTTGAAAGTTTGGTAGAACTTTACGAAGCCGGCCAAGGTATTGAAATTGGCGAGAAAAATGAAGAGACCGGTAGAAAGCCAATTAGTGTTAAACTCGTTGAAGGGGAAGATTTACTTACTTTAACAGATGATGGACTTGGTATTGATGATTCAGTTGTTACCGAGGATGAACTTTATGCTGCTATTAGCGGAAAAGCGGACATTTCATATGTTAACGAACTTTTTTATGGCATTAGTGGAATAACTTCAGGCATTACTGATATACTTGAAGAGCATGAAACTGAAATAGAAAAGTTAAAAAGAATTGTTGGTACTGAAGAAGAAATTCCTTCACTTTTTGAACAAATAGAAAGCAATAGAGAAGATATTTCTGAACTTGATGGAGAAATTGGCGATATTAGTGGGGCAGTAAACACAATATCTGAAAAGGTAGATAGCATTGAAAATAATATTGATTCATTAAATGATACTGTTAATTCATTATCTGATGATGTTGATGACCTTAGAGAGGCAATAGAAAAAGAAGTTGAAAGAGCAACGTCAGCAGAAACGGATTTAAGAATTTCAGTGGAAGTCGAAGAAGGTAGAGCAATAAGTGCGGAAACTGTATTAACAGAAAGAATTACTGGAGAAGAAAATGCGAGAAAAGAGTCTTCAGTGTCTGATGTTGTATATAATTCTTCAGCAAAAACAATTAATTTCTTTAATGAAAATGGAAACATTATAACTTCAATTGACACTACTGATTTCATTAAAGATGGTATGGTTAAGTCTGTTGCTATTGAAACAGTAGATGACACTACTTATTTGGTAATAACGTGGAATACTGACGCTGGTATTGAAGAAACGAGAATTAATCTTGGAGATTTATTTGATGCTGACGATTATTACACAAAGGCAGAGATAGATTCAAAAATTGACGAATTACATAGCACAGATGATGAACTTGCTCAGGCAAACGAAAGACAATGGAGTGCTATAACCCAAAACAGGGAAGAAATTAACGATGTTGACCAAAATATTCGTTATCTTATTTCTCAAGAAGCAGAATCTAGAGAAAACGAGGATAATAATTTATGGGAAGCATTAAGAACAGAGACAAATGAACGCACTACTTCAGATGCTTCTTTGCAAGCACAAATAAATGCAGAAGCAGAAGAAAGAAGAGCGAAAGACACTCAATTAGAAAACGCAATCGCAGATGAAAGAAGAGAAAGAATATCCGATATTACTGATACAAGAAATCAAGTTATTTCAGGTATTACGAATCTTCAAATACAATTAACTGCTGAAGTACAAAGAGCTCAAGGAGAAGAAGGCAGAATAGACGCAAAATATGATGGTGCTATAACTGATTTAAGAAATGCAGATATAATAATAAACCAACATATTGATGACCAAGATGCTATAATTAATCGTAGAATAGATGGTGTCGTTTCTGACTTAGAAGTTGAACAAAACACAAGGCAAACTGCTGATTTGGAAATGTCAAATGATATTAATTATATCAGGAGAAATTATGCTACAGTAGAATATGTAGATAATCAAGATGATAATTTCAAAGAAGCCGCAATTCAAACATCAACAGGATATGCTAAATCTTATACAGATACTGAGGTAGATAGATTAGAAGTAGCATTAAAAAGATATTGCGATTCAGGGCACACGGAACTTCAGCATGAAATAAGTGATAATGCTACTAAAATTAATGCAATATCAAGCCTTAGAGGAGTAACCGGTAGTAATATAAGTAATTATGACGATTCTGGAAATGGTATTTTAGATGTACTACATCGTGAATTCCACTATCACATTACACATGATGGCTCTATTAAAGAAATATATTACGAAGATGGTAATATAATTATTATATATGAAACACCTTATGGAGAAAAATCAGCAACAATACCGGTTAGTACAGTAGTTGATTTAAGAGATTATTATAAGAAGAATGAAGTAGATGCCCTTCTTGATAATAAAGCGAATGTGACAGATTTAAATGGTGAAATACAAAGAGCAACCGAAGCAGAAAGATTGTTGAATGAAAAAATTGATAATCTTGATATTGATGGAGGTATATACTAGTGATTTTTTACAATTTTTAATATAAATGAGCAAATCTTTTTAGGTTTGCTCATTTTTATATATATTCCAAAATATTTATAATAAAACAAATATCTTATTAAGATATATTTTGTTAAATAAAAACGCTGGTATCCTTACCATTTTTTGAACTCTATAGTTCTGAAAAACAATATATTGAAAGTAAAATAAATAAGATAAATAATTCACATATTATGACTAAAAACGTTAATCATGTTTCTCATAAGAAAAGTAAAGTTAAAAATAATGGCAAGCCTCAATTACCATTGGCTTCTGCATTGACAGAAGGAGAAATTGCTATTAACTATGCTGAAAATGTCGAAACATTATCTATTAAAAACGAAAGTGGAAACGTTGTCACGTTTTCATCAGATGATTATTATTCTGAGCAAAAACTTGGAAGCATGTTTATAGGCGCAAATAGCGCTAAAACCGTAACACAAGCAATAACTTTGCTTGATGAAAATAAGTTAGAAATTAGTTCATTTAGCAGTCACACTGCTGATACTACTGTTCACCTTACGTCAACTGATAAGGCTAATATCGAGTCATTAACGACAAATATTGCCTCTATTAGCGCTATTTCTTCAAGTGATGTGACAAATTGGAATACTGCATATAGTAATAGTCATAGCCATAGTAATAAATCAGTTTTAGATGATATTACATCTACCAAAACAAGCAATTGGGACACTGCATATGGTAATAGTCATACTCATTCAAATATGAGTGCGTTAAATGATATTACGGCTGAAAGCGTTGCAATTCTCACAGGCTTAACCGGGAACGTAGGTTCAATGGCATATGAAGATAAAACATCGTATTCTAGTGCAACAGAAGTGTCTGGCGCCATTAATTCACACGCCACCAACACTGCACTGCATTTTAGCGGAAGCGAAAAGGCTAATCTTGATTCTTTGGCAACAAATATTGCTGCAATTAGTGGCGTAACATCTACTAAAGTAAATAATTGGGATGGTGCCGCAACAAATAGCCATACTCATAGCAATAAATCAGTTTTAGATAGTATTACGTCAGAGAAAGTAAGTGGATGGGATAGCGCTTCAACAAATAGCCATACTCATAGTAATAAAACTTATTTAGACTCTGTATCAGGCACTATTGGCACTATGGCTTATGAAAACGCAAGTTCTTATTCTAGTGCGACACAAGTTAATACCGCATTAACAGGAAAAGCAGATAATGCTTCATTTACTGCTCACACTGCTGATACTACTGTTCATCTTACATCAACAGAAAAAACTAATATTGATTCTTTGGCAACAAATATTGCTACCATTAGCGGCATTTCTTCAAACAATGTAAATAGTTGGAATAGTGCAGTCACAAGTAGCCATACACATGCAAATAAATCAGCATTAGATGCTATAACAGGTAATGTTGGCACTATGGCTTATGAAAGCACAAGCTCATATTCTAGCGCAACACAAGTTAATACTGCGTTAAGTAGTAAGTTAGACTATTCAATGTTTGTTATTAGCCGTGTAACTGTAAATGGAAATATTTCATCAAGTTGTAGTATAACAGGAAGTAGTAATAGTGGTAGAAATGAGACTATTATTTATAATAATTCATCTACTACTACTGATAGAACTGTTACTATTCCGACAACATATAAAACTCCTGATGGGGCTGCTATAGAATTAACATGCCCTGCCGGTGGTTATTGTGAGGTTAACTATTTAAATATTGATGGAACAATATACGCAAGAGGTTTATAATTTTTATTAAAAGATAGATTATGGAAAAATACGTTTATATAAAGAAAAGTATAGCAAAGCATTTCGTTGACTTTGCAGAGCCTCTTAAAGCCGAGGAGTATAATAACCTCGGAGAGACTTATGAAGATTATGAGGAAAACAAATGGGTATTGCTCAGTGATGAACAAGTTGAGTTCTATGAGAATCACCTTAATGCTTCACCTAAAGAGGTATGGGAAATGCAGATTTATGTTCCTGTGAAAACGTTGGAACAAGCTAAACAAGAGAAGATATTGGAGATTGATGAATATGACCATAGCGATGCCGTAAATTCTTTCAGCGTCAACGGTAAGGAAATGTGGATTGATGCACAGATACGTCAACAACTTAGGATTAGCCTCGATGCTTGTAGGGATATGGGTAGGGAGACAGTTACTAAATGGTTTGATGGCATTGAGTATATTTATCCTATTAATCAATGGTATCAGATGCTTGCTGCTGTTGAAGTATATGCAAGTGATGCTTTGAATGTTACAGAGTCTCATAAGGCTGCTGTCAATGCTCTAGAGACCATAGAGGCTGTGGAGAACTATGACTATACAAATAATTATCCGGCTAAACTTGCATTCTAATTATGCTAAGAAGAAGGGTAATAATGAAGAAATGAACAATAAAAAACAATAAACAATGTATATATCTTGTTTAATAGGATTTTTAATAATCTTATTATATTGTATTATTATAATAACTAAAGATAAGGAAATTCCAAATTCAATTTCTCAAATGGTATATTCGCTTGAAGAGAAAATGAAATGGACATTTACTATGGTAATGATGATTGTAGGGTTTATGATTGTTCCACAATTGATGGAGGTCATAAACTCCAATTATGAATTTCTTGGTTTTTTAACTGTTCTTGGTATATTTGGAGTGGGCGCTGACCCACTGGTAAAAGGAGAAAAAAATATAGTACATTATGTGTCGGCAGCAATAATGGGAATTTCATCACAAATTATTGTTCTAATGAATATGCCAAATTTAATGTATATGTGGATTCCTTATGTAATGTATACATTATATGAGAAAAAATCAGATAAAAACATGTTTTTTGCTGAAATAATAATGCTTATTTCATTGGGCATTGTTTGTTTAATTTAGTACATAAAATGATTAGAAGAAGACGATTATTAGAAGCGAAGAAAGAAATGGCATTAAAATGCACTTTTAACCTACCATCCAATCAAATTAGCAATATAAAAATAATGGGTGTTAGTGAGCCATCAAGTGTGGTGGAAAAAATGAGAGTTGATGGCGTTTTTAAAACGCCAAGCAATTATTGTGATTTTTCAGGAGGTGGGTATCATGTTGTTGAATATACGTTAATAAATCCGTCTATATTGAGTGAAAGTTTTTTTGAAAAATGCGAAAAACTTATATATGTTGAAATGCCTGAAACAATTGAAAGCATCGAATCGTATGCCTTTAGCGGATGCACAGGCTTAACTAGAGTGAATAGCAATACTAATGGAGTATGTAATATACCAAGTGACGTAACAAGCATAGGTATAAATGCTTTCTATAATTGTAAAACACTTTCAAGAATAAATATACCAAGTGGCGTAACAAGTATTGGTAGTGGGGCTTTCAATAGTTGTAGCGGGCTTACAAGTATAAATATTCCAAGTGGAGTTACAAGTATTGGACAAAATACTTTCGAAAGATGTAGAAAACTTCCAAGTATTATTATACCTGATAGCATAACAAGTATTGGGGCCAGCGCCTTCACTTATTGTAGTGGCCTTACGAGTATAAACATACCTAATAGTGTGAGAAGTATTGGTAATTATGCTTTCAGTGCATGTACTAAACTTACGAGCTGTACAATAGGTAGTGGGCTAACAAGCATTAATAGTGGAGTTTTTGGCAATTGTAGTAGTCTTACAAGTATAGGACCGGTTGGAAGTGGGGCATCAGTAAAAATTCCAAGCGGCGTAACAAACATTGGCTATGAAAGTTTCAGATATTGCTATGGCCTTACAAACGTAATTATCCCTGATAATGTAAGAACTATTGGTAATTATGCTTTCGATAGTTGTTCTAATATGACAAGTTGTACAATAGGTAGTGGAGTTACAAGTATTGGACGTTATGTTTTTGCTAAATGTATTAACCTTCCAAGTATAGTTATACCTGATAGTGTAACAATTATTGATAACTATGCTTTTTCTAATTGTAGCGGTCTTACGAGTATAGATATACCAGATAGTGTAACAAAAATTAATGAAAGGGTTTTCGAATATTGCTATGGTATTACAAGCTGTACAATAGGAAATGGAGTTACAAGTATTGGCCAAAGTGCTTTTTATGAATGCCACGGTATTAAAAATTTAACATTAGGTAGCGCAGTTAGAAGCCTTAATTTTAAAACTTTTTATTATTGCAGTAGCCTTAGTAGTATAACTTCAAATGCAATAACTGCTCCTTCAATACAAGATGATACGTTTCGATATGTTAAAAACAATGGTACATTATACGTTCCAATAGGTAGTAGTGGTTATGATGTATGGATTAGCAAGTTAGGCAGTGTATGGACAAAAGTAGAGCAATAAAATATGAAATTAATAATGAAATGATTAGAAGAAGACGATTGTTATCCCCGGCTAAAAAAACTGTATTAATAGGAACTTTTAATATAATAAACACCGGCGCCACTAAAATAATAGGTTATGGAATTCCATCAAGTGTAGTGAAAAAAATGAAAGTTGATGGGGTTTCTGAAAAGCCTTCAAATAGATATTCTTTTACTTCAACTGGAGACCATGTTATTGAATATACATTAGTAGATTCATCTTATATACCGGGAAATTTTTTTGAAAGTTGTTCGGCTCTTACAAGTGTTGAAATGCCTGAAACTATAAAAAATATCGAATGGTATGCTTTTAGCGGTTGTACAAGGTTAACTAAAGTGAATAGTAATATTAATGGAGTATGTAATATTCCAAGTGGTGTTACAACTATTGGCGAAAATACATTCATTAAATGTAGTAGCCTCACAAGCTGCACAATAAATAGTGGCGATATTGGAAATAATGCATTTTCTGGCTGTAGTAACCTTAAAAGTTGTACTTTTAATAGTGGCGTTACTAGTATTGGCGATGGTGCTTTCAGAGCTTGTAGTGGCCTTACAAGTATAGATGTTCCTGATAGTGTAACAAGTATTGGTAACTATGCTTTCTATTATTGTAGAAGTATTACAAGTTGCACCATAGGTAGTGGTGTAACAAGTATTGGCGAATATGCTTTCTATAATTGTGGAAGCCTTACAAGTTGTACAATAGGTGGTGGCCTTACAACTATAGGTAATAGTGCTTTTTCTAATTGTAGCGGCCTTACAAATATAGTCATGTCAAGTGGTGTTACAAGTATTGGTAACTTTGCTTTCCAGAGTTGTAATGCACTTACAAGTGTAACTATACCAGATACTGTTACAAGTATTGGTTATTATGTTTTCGCTTATTGTAAAAGCCTTACAAGCTGTACAATAGGTAGTGGCGTAACAAGTATTGGCGAACATACTTTCTATGGTTGTAGTGGCCTTACAAGTATAGATATTCCTGATAGTGTTACAAGTATTGGTAACTATGCTTTCAGTAATTGTAAAGGTCTTACAAGTTGTACAATAGGTAGTGGTGTAACAAGTATTGGTAATTATTCTTTCGAAGCTTGTAATGGTCTTACAAGTATAGATATTCCTGATAGTGTAACAAGTATTGGTACTTATACTTTCTTTTATTGTAATGGCCTTACAAGTTGTACCATAGGTAGCGGTGTTACAAGTATTGGAAATTCTGCTTTTTATGGGTGTAGAGGCCTTATAAATATATTATCTAACGCAACAACAGCTCCTACAATACAAAGTAATACATTCTACTTAATCGCAGAAAATGGTACATTGTATGTTCCTATAGGTAGTAGCGGCTATGACACTTGGATGCAGAGATTAGGAAATTATAGCTGGACAAAAGTAGAGCAATAGTGCTAAAAAAAAATCAATTAAATAGAAATTTATAAAACATTTAAGATATTTATTATAAAAGTATAATAAAGAAAATAAATAATTTTTAAAATATTTTAATTATGGCAAACGCTAGAAACATAAGACTTTTACGTAATGGTGATTTGTATGCATCAGCTAATGCTGCAAGAAATGCATTAAATAACCAAACAATAACATTAGAGCAAGATGGTACTATCATATTGGCTCGTTATGGCTCTTCAGGTACTCCTGAAGAAGTTAAAACACTTGCAGGTTTTGTCTTTTCAAATGTCAATGGGCATTCATTAACGATATTTGACGTCGATGGCTCTGGAGCTGACGTGGATGAAAAAATTCAAGATGTTTATGATACAATAGGCAATGAATTTAACAGTGGGCATACAGTAGCAGATGCTATTGATGAAATTAATGAAATTTTAGGCGAAGGTTTTAATACCGGAAATACTGTTACTGATGCAATAGACGAAATCAATGGTGCTATTGATGAGATTAATGATAAATTAGGCGATGGATTCGACAGTGCAAATACAGTAGCAGATGCTATTAACGATATTAATGATGCTTTAGGCGAAGGTTTTGATGCTGAAAACACTGTTGCTGATGCTATTGATGAATTGAAAGGCAATACTGCAAGCACAAGCGCAGATACTTCTATAGAAGGTGCTAAAAAGTATGCTGACGAAAAAGATAATGAACTTGAAGAAAAATTAAAGGGTAATACTGCAAGTACCGGTAGTGAAGAGTCAATAGCAGGTGCTAAGGCATATACTGATGAAAAGATTAGCGGTTTGTCAGCAACTTCTGTTTCTGCTGATGGCAAAGTTATTATTAATATAACTCAGAACAATGGTAAAATTAGCGCAACAACTGGTGATATTACAGATATAAAGCTTAACAGTTATTCTAAAGATTCTTCAACTGGCGCAATTACGTCAGCCGATACCATTAATTCCGCATTATCAAAAATTGAAAACAGCATTAATGCTGCTGCTGACATTAAAATTGAAAAGGTTACTACTGGTCTTCCTGAAACAATTAAGGAAAGCTATAAATTGCTTGCAAGTGATAATTCACAACTTGGTGATAGCATTGATATTCCAAAGGACAGCCATATTGTAAGTATAAATTATATCACAACAGGAGAACATGCGCAAAACCTTGAATATGTATATGTTGATGTATCAGGTAATTCTCAAACTACATATGTAGATATGTCAGAACTTGTTCTTGAAACAGAGTTTGCAAGTGGTATAACAGTTACTAACCATATCGCTCATGGTAAAGTTGACACAACTTCTGAGAAAGATAGTAACAATGCAGATTTCTTAACCGTAGGAGCAGATGGATTTAAAGTAAATGGAATTAAGGCTGAAATTGATGCAAAAATTAATCCTTTAAGTGGTAAAACAGTAACTGAGATTATTTCTTCTAATTCAAGTATTAGTGCAGCATCAACATCGGCAACTGATGGTACTGTTAAGTATGATGTCGTGACAGACGCATCTAAGATTAAGATGGCAGGCTTCACGGCAGATACAAGTGGCTTTACTGGTATTACCACAGCAACATCTGTTTCTGATGCAGTAAAGGAAATTGAAACATCTATTATAAATAATGAACAAGTTGTATCTTCTTCATTAAATGACCTTAATACAAGAGTGTTGGCTGCTAAGTCTGAAGTTACGTCTAGTAATGATGCAGCAGCTAGTGGAGAAACAGCAGCTATAGTTGTTACAGAGGAAACAGGAAGTGATGGCCAAACAATTTATACTTTACAGTTAGGAACAATTGATTGTGGAACGTATTAACATAAAAAGCCCTATTTTAACAATAGGGCTTTTTCATGAGAATAAATTTAAAATTATTTAAAACTGAGTGTTTATTTGTTTACAGAATTATATGTATTTTGCGAAACAACAACAACTTGTGCTTCTTTTAAATCATCAAGCGTTCTTGAATTTGTATAACTCATTGCTGATTTAAGATAATCTGTCATATTTTCAGTCCATGTTTTCATTGTATAGGTGACTGGCAATGTTTTTTCTATTCCTTCGCTTGTATGCACTTTCTTGCCTTTCATTGCTATTTGTCCAGCTTTTGAAGCCATACCGTAAAATTTTGCTTCTATGCCGCCTATCACCTTATTCTTTTTTTCAATGTTGCGACCGTCTTTTTTCATTTTTTCAACAAAATCATCTGTGTAATCCCCATACCAACAATTATTTTCAAATTTTAAATTTTCGTATCTTTCAATTGGAAATCTTAATTGTAATTTTTTCCCAGTTGAACTATCTTTATCCATTATCTTCATGGCGGCAGATTCTAACATTTTTGAAAATACACTTCCAATCATAACATAGTCGGCCCCTAACGCAATGGCTTTAATTACATCTGAATAATTTCTAATTCCACCATCTGCAACTATTTTCGTTAATTTATTTTTATCAACTCCACGTTCTATAAATTCTTTTTTAATAGCGGCTATTTCTGATATGAGAGAAGCAATAGGATAGCCAACTGATGTGTTACTAGAAGTTATGCAGCCGGCCCCTGTACCTATAGAGCATCTAACATAATCAACCTTGCTTTCAACGCATACTCTGTATGTTTCAGGGTTTGCTATATTTCCAACCATTACTTGAATTTTATCTCCATATATTTCTTTAGATTTCCTTACTAAATCGTAAAGTCTAGCAACGTGGCCATTTGCAATATCTATAAGAGCCTTAATATTATCAGCCGTTACTATTTTCCCTTTTGTAAATTCTTCTTCAAATTCTTGTAATGAAAATGCTGCCCAATATCCATCACAAGAATAATTAATTCTATGCTCAAGAGATTCTGTTCTAGGCAATATTGGAGTTATTTTATTTTCTATGAATTTAGAAAAATTTTCAATGTTAACAACGCTATCCATTGGGGCTGTAAATAATGGCAGCATTCCATTTTCGTTATAAGGGTTGCATTCTGCTCTATGTTCTATTGTTGATAGCATTGCAGGTTTTACCATTATATCATTATAACTGTATTTCATTGCAGCGTTCGTCAATTTTCCCATAATCAATTCCATTTTCACTTTTATAAAAAATGTTTTTTACAATATCTTTTCCTTCAATTTTATGTATGCTAAATATTGTCCTGTCAAATTCTGTCATGTAATTTACATCTTTAATATGAAAGATGTTTTTATTTATTTTAAGTATTCTCCCAACTCTTGTGGCGCAACAACAATCAGTAAATTCTACAATATCTCCAACACATACGTTATGCTGTAAAAAAAAATTTTCCTTTACAAATTCTTTCCATTTTTTGTTTAGTTTATAGAAATACTTTCTTTCTTTAGAATTATGGTCGCCAAGAAAAATAGCACTATGTTTGAATACTTCATAAAAAATCATTTCAATGCCATTTTGAAATACTGAATTACGCATGTCTATTATGTAAGGTGCTATTAGCCTATTAATTTTTATATGATTTAACGAATTACGTTTTTTAATTTGGCATTTTAATGGCCAATAAATACCGTTATCTTTAAGAAATCTGTATAGTAATTGTTCTAGTGTCATTTTGTCATTTTTTTAAATCAGTACTACCAAAAGCGCCGTCGCCTCTTTCTGTTTCTGATAGTTGTTCCCTTTCAGATAATTTAACATTAGGGTAAGGTAAAACTACCATTTGACCTATTTTTTCTCCTATTTTATATGGAGCAAATAGCATTGGGTTTTTAAAAACATAATTCCACGATTCAATGCTTTCTTTTTGTGCATTTTCTACTGATTTTCCTTCATTAATATAATTGAAAAATGAAATAGTTCTGCTTTCAAGTGCTACTTGCCTCAATGAAGTTCTATTTTTATAACAAAAAATAATTTCTCCGCGATATATAGCAGAATCTGCTATACCAACATGATTGCAAAGGTACGCTTCAGTTTTTCTGTTAGAACTTCTTGGAAATAAAAATATTCCATAGTGCAAATCGCTTTCAAAAGCAAGTCCAGTGTGGTATAGATAGCAATCCATATCGGCATTATATTCAACATCAATTGCAGTAAAATCCATTCCAACGTCACCATTATGGGCGTATGTTGGCATTACTGCTCTTTCATCTAGTTTTTTGAATTTTATTTCCAATGGAGATAACCCTATTGCTTCTTTTGCAAATGTTATAAAATCTTTTCTGTCACTTATAATTTCCCTTTCTTCTCCGCTAGTTGTTGGAGTTATTTTTGTAATGATGTGCTTTGTTAGTTTTTCATCATCTTTTTTAGACTTATCTGATATTTCGTTTAAAAAATTGATTTTTTTAAAAATATCATTAATTTTAATACTTTCTTCCATCATTAAGTAGTTTTTATTGTGTTATTTGCCTCAAGATAAACCATTTCATTTGCCTGCCTTATTATAGATGCCATTATGCTTGAATGCCATCTTGCCTGGTCATCACTCAAATCCCTATCATTTATCGTCATAGCTTCTGCTTCTTCTGCTGTAAATTGTATTCCACAGTTTGTTGCTATAATAAGTGAATGTAAACCGGTTCTGATAGATGGTTGTTTTTCAGAATATTTATAAATTATTCCTCTTTTTTCTATTTCCCATTCATTATCATTTTTTTCTAATCTTATCGCCTTTGCTATTTGGTGAAGTAGACAAATTTTAACAAGAGAATTTTTATCAACCTGTAATTCTTTTGGTAGCATTTCGTTAATTTTAATCGCATATGGGGTTAATTTATATAACAAAGTATTTATTAATGCCCCATCATACGCCAAGCCGCTTGTTGATAAATGACTAAACGGCGCATCGGCAATTTTTTCTCCAATTGTATCGGCTAAATTTGTTGTTTCAATTCCGATTTGATTTAACTTTTTCAAATAAAGTTCATAATTTTTTAATTTATCTGCCATAATTATATGTTTTTTAAAAATGAATTCTATTGCAAATATACAAAAAATTGTTAAAAAACAAAAAAAAAGGCAAACTTTTTAAAAAAGTAAGCCTTTAATGATAGGTTTAATAAAATATTTTAATTATGTACAGATTTATCTACAATTGATTTATACAACTTAACTCTTTCTGCGCAAACTGCTTCAATGGAATATTTGTCTTTTACATAATTGTATAAATTATCTTGTAATTTTTTTAGCATATCAGGATTTTCTGCTAATTTATTTATGTATTTTGTCCAATCTTTATGATTTTTTCTTGAATCTACCAATAAACAATTTCCATTTTCGTTTATCTTACCACCAAATTCAATCATTGGTATTGCATCTATTGTATACGCCCCAAAATTCTGTGCAATTAATGCTGTATGCGTAAATCCTGCTTCAATTGTTTTAAGCTGCGATTTCATTTGATTAAATTCGTTTTCTTTCAATGGAGCAAGTAGTACATCTACGTTTTCATAATGAGTAGCATATTCTGTAATATTACGTGTCCACATTCTTCTATACTTTTCATTAACAAATGGGTCATCAACTCCTTTCATGAACCCCATAAGGAAATCTTTATGCTCTTGAGAAAGTCCTTTATAATTGCCTGTAATTATTTTTTCATAGGTGAACCATACACTTTCTTCTGGTTTAATTGGACGTTGTGTTTTCTCTCCAGTATCTCTATTGTAAGTAGTGATAGTTCCGTTTGTATCGAAACCGCATAACACTATTTGAACATTGTCATTAACCCTATTAACCAAATCTCCAAGCAATTCAATGTCTTTTAAATGAGACGAGCCACAAATTATTCCTACTCTCATTTTATCTGACTTTTTCTTCTCCTGAATGTATTGTTTTTCGTTAGGGTTAATTGCATTAGGCAAAACATATACATTTTTATTGTGCTTGCTTAATTCCTTTGCAAAAATAGGAGTTGTTGTCGTAACATAATCTGCAAGTTTTAGGTGGCTAATTATAGGTTCGTGCCATTTTTCTTTTTTTGCAGTCAAAGACATTGGGTGGTCATTTCCTAATTTGTAGTGGTCATCAATATCAATAATTACTGGTATTTCCAAAAATTTAATCATTTTCATAATTTCACAGTTCCTGTCTAACTGTTTATGAATATGAATTAAATCGTATTTTTTCAAATAAGTGTCTAAATTTTCTTTTGGCAAATTGTAAACAATATCAATATCGAATTCATCTTTATAATGTTCCGCAATATAAACATGAGGGTCTACAGAACGGAACTTGCCCACTCCAGTCCTATCGGACGGTATCACTAACATTTTAATTTTTTTATCCATGCTTATCGTTTTTATAAAAAATATTATTTTTATTTGCATAATCAAGTTTTATTGATATATAAAAAGGTGAATCTTAAGATTCACCTTTAATATTTTTTTTAAATTCTAATTTCCCTTCATACAAATTACCAGATTTTGTTACAATTGCTATTTTTTTATCTGTAATTTGTATTGCATTAATTTCATCTAAATTAGGTATTGATTTATTTTCGTTTAGCATTTTTTTACCTAGTGCGTTTACATATTTTTTAACAGATGACTCAACTATTGCCTTAATCATTTCATAATCTATTTTTGAAGTAGTTTGATTTTGTTGAGGTATATAATTTTCTTGTTGGGCTTGTAAATTATTATCAGTTATACCTATTTTGTCAAGAATAGATGTATTAGGATTAAACGCACTTTGGTCTATATAATTGTTACTAAATGATTCTAGTATTTCTTTTGGTAAACTTTTATTGATTTGAGCGTGAGATTGCATTGGTTGAGAAGGCTGAGATTTTCTGCTTTCTGCATATTGTTTCATCCTATTGTCAATATCATTATATAATTTTTCTTCGCTAGTATCATTAGAGTAATTTTCATTTATTTTATTTATAGACGTTCCATTTGAGCCATATGAAGGAGCAATATTTTCGAAACCTGTCATAACAGGAGCACTTGAACTCTTTAAACTTCTGTAAGTTCTTTCCCTGTCTTCTTGGCGTTCTTTTATTATTTTGCTATCAATTTTTGCATCATCATGAATCATTTTTCGTGCTTTATCTTTAATAGCATCAAATTTACTAATATCCATTGCCATTATTTTTCATCATTTTTTTTATCATTATTTTTAGTGTTAATCGGCCCCTGCTTATTTTGTTGCGGGGCTTTTACGCTATTTTGTAACATTAAATTTTTTTGTTGCTCTTTTTCTGCTTCTGCTTTTGACCAAATATCATCATCAAACCTATTAAAATCGTTTTCAGTATCTTTTATGTTTTTAGCATATTGAGCATATTTTTTACTATTTGGCTGAGAAGTGAATACGTTCTTTTTCCATTGCTGATTTGCGTATGGAATTGGCCCTTGATTGTTTTTAGAAGATATTTTAGGCACATTTCTAACAAACTCTCTTTGTGCTTTGACAAAGGATAAAGTGTCATCTAAATCATTGTTAAATTTAACTTGGGAATATACTACACTCATAGAGCCATCACCCTCTTCATTGTATTCAGGTGTGTCATATCCTTGCATTGGTGGCGGTATATTAAATGTTTTATTACTTGGTTGCCAATAATTAATGCCAGACAGTAAAAACATTTTCCATCCTGGTTGCCCTCTTAATGAATCTCCAGATACTTGAAACGCTCTTAATGCTTCATTTCCCGCTTTTGTAAGCCCATAATCATAAGGTTGAATCAAACGTTTTCCTGGCGCGCTATTGTTTTCATCAGAATATTCTATTGTGACATATCTGCGTTTATTAATAACATCAACCACTTCGTTTGACCCAACCGACTCATTTAAAACCTTTTGTAAAATTTCACATAGATTTAATGACATGGTAAATTAATTATAAATGTTTAATTGTTTGACCTATGTAGTACTGACCTTGTGCTATATTTTCAGCAGTGTTAATTAAATCTGCCCCATACTGATTTTCATAGTTATACTTTGAACTGCGTATAGATTTTTCACGGCCGCCAACATCGTTCCTACCATTAATATCATATGAGCCTCCGCCGTTGAACGTGTCAAAATTACTATAATCAATCATGTTTGTTGGCTTAGTACAATCTGGTTGCCAAGCATTATGGCCACCATGACCAGTACCTTTACCCTGAGGGTCTCCATCGCTCAATGCATCTTTGTGAGTTGGGCCATAAGGTCTTAACTCGTTATAGTCACTTTTATTAATTTCATTACTTCTTTCATCAATGCCTCTTTTTTCGAGACAAGATTGACCATTTTCAAATGTTGCCATATCTGTTTAAATTTTAAATATTTTATTTTATATATAAATAGTTATTTACTATGTTTTTAATATGTTATAATATATGGAGTTTTCATCAATGATTTACCAGAAACTGATTGCCCATTAACCTTTCCATACTCTAACACAATGTCAAATACTTCAATTTTCGCTCCATATGCGTTTACGCAAACTTCTTTTTCATCTTTTAGAGAATAACAATTACGATAAACTGTTTCTTTCCAATTTATATCTTTTGGGTCTACCCAACATTTTAATTTTATCTCTGAATGCCCTTCTTTACCAAAACTGTTTCCACAATATGCTTCGCCTCGTCCTTCTTCCCAGGAAAAACAATTTCCTAAATCGTTATATGTATTTTTAAGATAATTAAAATAGTTTTTGCTTCCGAAATAGTTAAAATTAGGCGAATTAAAATTAGGTATGGTAATATTTCTTTCTATGTAAACTAATCCTCTTTCATTAACAATCATATCAGACTCCATACCGTTATAGTCAAAATTTTCAATGAATTTTTCTTTTAATATTTCGTCAAATTTTCTATACCCATCATAAGTTAAAAAATCTTCTATACAGTCTATATCATATAAAATGTTTGTTTTGTTTTTGATATATTTTTCTATTATAGTGCATTCGTCATAATCATTAAATTCTTTTTTATATTCTTCATAACCTTCAAAGAATTCAAAAAAATCTTCATTAAACATTTCTTCTTTATAGCCATTAATAAATGATTCGCACACTAGAGATATAAAAGCATCTACATATTCATATTCATCTATATCATCTTGCATAGGTTCTATTTCTTCTTTTGCACGGTTTATAGCACTTCCAATATTATATTCGTTCCATTCACTTTTAGGCAAAATTCCAGGTGTTCCAATATATTCAATGAAATCAACATAATTTTCCCAATTGTTTTTTTCATAATATGCATTTCCATCGTTATCAAAATTGAAAACTAATTGGTCATGATATTCTTTTAAGCAAAGTAGTTGGCTTTCATTAACTATTATTTTTTTACTTCTTTTTATTGATTCAGAAATTGATGAAAGTGTTTTACTTCCGCCAACTATAAATATAGAAGATAAATCACCTCTTGGGTGAGCAACATCTAGTGCTTTATTGATTATAACAATTGTTTCTTCAGGAGTCATGCCTTCTTTATATTCACATATAACCTTTTCTAATGTCGGTAAACCATCATCTGACCACGCATCACTTCCATCAGGCATACACATCCAATCATAAAAGCCAAGATAATCCATAAAATCATAGCAATTGTCTTTATTTGGCGTTCCAAATTTTTTTATTGGTTCATTAAAAAAGTTAGGATACATTTCAATAGCTTCTTCTAACTCATCTATTGGGAATACCGCAAGTTCAATATGACCAGCTAACTCACTATTAGCCCTTAATTTTGCCGTATTATTTAAAATAATACCAATCCATTGATAAACATATTTTGTTGGAAAATGGATAAATTTACCAAATTTTACAAATTCAGACAATGCTTTTTTATACATATCAGGCTGTATAAGCGGAGTCCAATCCTGTTTTCCATTTGCATCATGAATAAAATCGCATAAAACATTCCATGTGTTGTTTTCCTCAAATGCATCATAATATGGTAGCCAATCATTAGATTCTGTTAGCCTAATAGACGCATTGCCCATTTTAATGTCTTTATTTGTGTCTTTTGGCTTTGCTGGATTTTTTTCTAATTTTGGAACCTGTGGCACACATTTTACTTTTTTGACAGCAGTCCTCATTTTTCTAAGAGTATCATGCGCCCAATTTTTCATGTCATTACCACCAGGTAAAATATATCCTAAATTTTTAGCATTAACATCGTCATCGTTAATACTCATATTTTTATATTCATGGTCTATTTTTTTTATATCAGAAAAAGACAATGTTTTATCTCCGTTGTGTATTTTATCTTTTTTATTAGACCTTTTGTTATAATCATCGTTAACAATAGAACTAGCTCGCTTAAATCCTTTTGATTGTTTATATTTGCCAAAAAGATTTAAGTTATTTTTTATTTTATTAACAAGTTTATCAGGAACCTTTACTTGCCTTTTGCCAAGTACTTTCCCTTCATCTTCTATTATTAGTGGCATATTTTATTTATTTAACGAACAATTCCACCACCCCATCCTGCACCGGTACTTGACCAAGTATTATCAGTTGTAAGGCGGCTAGAAATTTTATCAGCAGTAGGCATTTTTCCATATTTTGGATTGCCTTCATCATCATGTATGGTTGCACTAATACCATTTTCAGTAGTATCACCATATTCTTTAACATCGCCATCCTCAAAATCAGGCGCTTCACTAGTATCTTCTATCAATTTAGTGAATAACCTCATTTGGCATTCAGTTAACTTTATTTTTTTCATTATCACATCTTTTATTATTTATAAATATTTATTGATGATAAATAATATAAATTGTGAATGGCTAATTTAAAAGACAATAATTATCATAATTTAAAAATTAGGGTAAATAAGGACGAATATTGGGACTTTTTCATAAATAAAGACTATTATGGCCCTTTTAAATCAAATAGTAATAGCATGTATGATGAATGTTTAATATCATACATTGATGCTTCATTGTCTGAATGCGTTAGCGGAGATACTTGGATTTATAGCACTAATAAATATAAATGGGAAAGTGCTTATACAACAAATAGTATATTAAATAATATAGGATATACTGGCGTTGATAATGGACTTGTTTCTTACAGAAAAGATAGAATAAGCAATAAAGATTTTTTTAATATATTTACAACCTCTAAATATGAAATTGATGGCGATGATATTAGGCTTAAGTTACACGCTGTTAGTGGCAATACTTTACTTTACGAGTATCCACTGCATGCTGAAAATGGAGTAATAAAATTAAATGGTGGTTTTTATCAAGGATTTTTTAAAACAAAATGCGATGAATATTATATACTTCCATCTAAAATGGATGATAATGACACATGGGAATTTGAGTTTGTTTTAAATAAGTGCGAACTCGAAAAAGAATCAAATAAAACATTAAATGATAAGTACCCAAATAATAAAGGAATATTTTTTTATTTAGGAACGAGAGCTGAAAATAAATGGATATATTTATATGATAAAGAAGATATTGAAGGAAGGGAATCTTGTTTTACTTTATCATATGACGAATACATTGAAGATGCAAAAGTAAATAAAGAAGATTACATAATAGGTAATTTTTATGATTTGGACCCTGAATTTACAGAAACACCTCCACTAGATATTGATGATTATTTAAATTTTCAATATTATGATGAATCATACTATACGCCAAACGAGGAAGAACTGTTTTCTGACAATATAGAATGTGATGGACATAGTATATTAGATGATTATTTGGACTATGAAATAACGCCAAGGACTATAGACGAAAATCTACCTCATATAACTTTAGATAGTTGGTGCTGTGATATTGAAAAAAAGAAAAAAAAGGTAAAGCAAGTGTCATTTTTTAATGCATGCGGATGCGTAAAACAAGCATACGTAAAAGTTGATGTTGAAGATGATTCAAAATTATCTGGATGCGATTTATTTGGAGAAGGTGACTATATTGATGATTTTGATGGACTAGATTATGATACCGATTATTGGGAACCTGAATTAAATATAACAGATTTTGAGTATGAGACAAACAATGGCTTCTTACTTACATCGGCTAATGATTACTATTTCTACACAGATAATAAATTTTTATTGTTCGACAGAACTTCTAAAGGATATACAATAAAAGATTGGGTAGAAGGTACACAAATGATGTATTTCGGCAAAAAAAATAAATTTAAAGATAATTTATTCATATTAATGAATAGAACGTCAACCGGCTATACAGTAAAAGACATTGACCAATTAAAAGATAAAGCAAACAATAAATATGATGATTTATATAATGACATATATAACAATGCATTTGCTTTGAGGATTAAAGATGATGGTTCAATAGGATATAGGTATTTGGTGTTTGATTGCGACGCTAGCAATAAAGGAAAATATACAGTAGAAGAAGGATATTCTTTCCCTAACGTCATAAAAGATTGCGAGTGGCATACTGTACACATCAAGATAAAATCGTTCTTCAGCTGCCTTAAAATATACTTCTACGTTGATGGAAAATTGGTGTATATAACAAAAGGCTTACCGAAATTTAATTTTCACGAATTAAATGACCTTTATGAAAAGCAAGAAGGAGTTCCATTCAATATTTCAATTGGCGGAGGAACACAAGGTTTGGCAGAAACTGTTTTAACTAATTACATGCTAGAGCCAACAAGAGTGTATCCATTAGAAGAAAACTTTGCTGGAACATTTATAGGGTATATGAAGTCATTTAAATTCTATAATTGTGGAATGGAATATATGAGAATATTGAATAATTTTAAATATGAAAAAAATATGTTTAAAGTATGAAAAAATTGATAAGATTAACAGAATCAGATTTACACAAAATAATAAAAGAATCAGTAAATAGAATTTTAAAAGAAGAAGAATACCGCATTCCAACAGGCGGTATGGATGTATACGCCTATGATTATGATAAGGCGCTTGAAAAAGCAAATTCGTTGGAAGATTGGGATAGCATGATGGTAAATAGAAAAAAACGCAGCGATGTTAGTTATAATAATGGAATTTTAAATCATCCACAGCGTAATCAGCCATATGGCGGTTTGGGGGCATCGCAATATGTTAATCCAGAACTTTATTGCAGGAATGATGATAATATACTAGACAGTCTTGAATCAGACGCTGAATACAGAAAAAAACAGCACGGCTTTCCATTTTAAAATAAATGAAGGGGTGATTATTAGTCACTCCTTTTTAATATTCTATGTAGTTGTCAATGAAAAAATCATCTATTATTCCCATTTTTAAAGCAGCTCTATATGCAGTTTGATTTTTTTTGAAAAATTCTGTTTTTGTTTTATATTTTATTGCTTCTTCTTCAATATGCTTATAATTCCAATAGTTTTTTTTATGCTGTTTTTGCTTAACCAACCAGGTCATTTCATCTACATACCCATATTTATAGGCAGCCAGAAAAGCACTCAAATTGTGTTTTTTAAATTCTTCTTTGGTTGAGTATTTTTTAGCTTCTTCCATCATGTTTTCCCTATTTTTCCAATATCCTTTAATATGTTTCATTTTTTTGTAAGGTTTATATTAATAAATAGTTTATAAATATAAACAAAGGGAAAACTTTCAATATTTATAATAAATTAATAAATAAAATAAAAATAATAACATGTCAAAGGGACTTTATTTCTATAAGTTAGTTAGTCCTTACGAAGAAGATGTAACGAAGAATTGCAAATTAACAGTAAATGAAATTGATAGCAATTTTTTAAATCTTAAGGACGTAGATATTAAGAAAGCAGAACTTGATGAAAATACAAAATCTGTTATTCTTACAAGAAATGATGGGGACAAGTTAGTTGTAGATTTAACGCCTATATTGAGTGGCGCAGTTTACGACCTTGAAGTAGTTTATGAGAATCCTTCTGATTCAGGCTCTTGCGAAGGTGCTAATGTATATGTTACATACAGTACTTTAACTAGTGATGATATTAAAACAACTGTTACTGTTCCTATTACAGGGTTAGTTACCACAGAGAACATTAATGAGGTTCTTGGTGGCGGCTTCTTATCTAGTGTTATTTCTGATGGTAGCCTTACAGGAAAGGGTACGATTGATTCCCCATTAGGTATTAGTCCTACTGAGAAAAATAGACCTGCTGTTAAAATTATTGACAAGACAAAAGGAGAAGAACTACCTGAAACTTTTACAGTTGGCACAAGATACGTTACTAAGGAGTACACTAGTGAATTTGGTTATCTTTACAATTATTATGCTGTACAGCAGATTGATGCTAAACTTAAAGCAGAGGGAAGAGGATGGAGAATTCCGACAAAAGCAGACTGGGATTGTTTATTGAATTCAATAGAGCCTTGTGATTATAGAGACCACGATTCAGCACTTTGCCACCAGATACTTGGTAAATATGCAGGAACTAAGCTCAAATCAGCATGCGGATGGTTAGAAGAACCTGATTGCGAATGCAAAGTAACAAAGCCAATGAGAGGCAATTATTGCCCGGATGGGGATGGAATAGAAAGCGACGAAATTGACCCATTTGCAGATGATTTTGACTCTGATGATTCTGTTATTGACGTTGATAATGAAACTGAGCCTGAATTAGTTCGTAAACCATATTGGGGAACTGATGACTTCGGCATGAAAATTCTTCCTACTGGTTATGGCGATGGTGATGAAGTTGAGCATTATTTTAACAAGAAGACTGTATTTTGGACAACAACTCATATTTACAACGATTTAGGACAAGACATTTACGTTAAAGAGTTTGATTGGAACAAATCAGGAGTAATTCAAGAGGCTCAATGCCCAGATGCATTATTTAGCATTCGCCTTGTTAAAGACTATACAGGAAGCAACCATTTTGAAAGTGAAACAATAGATGGTAATAACTATAGAACTATTTTATTTGCTGATTGTGGCACAGTTTGGACAGCATCTAATTTTGCCGGCACAAACTATAATTACAAAGAAGCCAATATGGGTCAGAATCCATATAAGAGAATAGTTTATTATATAAATGTATGGAATGGCAAAGAGTGGGAAAAGAGAGAGTTAGAAGAAGGTGAAAGCATTACCATTATGGAAGGTAATGAACATTGTCAATACAACGTTCAATATCGTGTATATACTGAAGATGATTGCAATCATGTTCTTGTTAATATTGATGATGTTGTAACTGATGGCGTTATTAATCAAATTCTTCCAATAATTGATGAAGAAAGAAAAGAAAGAATTTCTGCTGACACTGAATTATGGGATGCGTTAATGGCTGAAATTTCAGCAAGGACTGAAGCGGATGCAGAAGAAAAAGAAGAAAGAGAAAATGCAGATGAAATACTGCAAGAAGAAATTGATGCAGAAATATTAAGAGCACAAGAAGCAGAACAAGAACTGTGGGACGCAATTAACCAAGAGTCTCAAGCTCGTGAAGAAGTAGACCAGGAACTTTGGGACGCAATTGCGCAAGAAGCTTCTGCTAGAACTGATGATTACTATAAACTTTTGGATGCAATTGAACAAGAAGTTTCTGCAAGAACTGATGCTGACAACGACATTTGGGATGCTATTAATCAGGAAATATCTGCAAGAACAGATGCAGATGACCAATTAAGTGATGAAATTGCACAAGAAATTTCTGCAAGAACTGATGCTGACAACGACATTTGGGATGCTATTAATCAGGAAATATCTGCAAGAACAGATGCGGATAACCAATTAAGCGATGCAATAACTGTAGAAACTGAAAGGGCTAAAGAATCTGAAGAAGAACTCTTTAATGCTATTAGCGGAGAAACCGAAAGGGCAAAATCAGAAGAAGAGAGAATAGAATGCCAGTTAATTGATAACCCTGCTGAACCTGTTAATGAAAACACAAGATTTGAAACCAAAATAATCGACGGAACTGCTTATTATATTTTGCACGTAAATGGTGGCTTAACACTTTATTCAAAATGTGGAACAAATGATATTCCAATTAAGTTGGATGCGGATTTCGGAACTTTCTAATAAATAAAAAATATATTATAGAGCATGGAAAATATATACGATAGATTGCAATTTATAAGGCATGAAGAAGTCTTCCCTACCAGAGAAGATGCTTACAACTATGTTATTAATTATCAGATTATGGGTAATTATCCCACAATAGAAGACCCAACAAAAAATATGCCAACACTTTTTGGTGAACCTATGGTTCTTTTATATGAAAGTGGAGATAATACTAAAGGCCCAAATGTTATTTTAGCAATTGGTTCTGTAGGAAATGGCATACCAGACAATAAGAACAGAACATTCTTTATTGATACCCATAAAACTGAAGAAGAGATAGATGCCCTTAATATAAGAATTGACGAAATAAAGTCTCTTATAGGAATTGGTATAAATCCTATTGATAGTGATACTATAGATATGAGTGCAGAATTTCATACTAGTGGTACTACTATTAGTGGCGATGTTAAAATTGCTGATTATAGAATCGTTGACGGCAAAGCCAATTATAACATAATCCAAAAAGAAGGCAACAAAGGAATTTATGCTTTTGTTGATATGGATTATGACCCAGAAACTCTTGCTATTAAGTTAAATGTTAATGGCGTAACAAAAGAAATTCAATTGCCTGCTGACCAACACGTAGTTAGAGGATGGTATGACCCAAGGGAAGAATCTATTATCTTTAAATTGGCAGATGATTCACAGGTTAAAGTACTTGTAAGTAAATTAATTGAAGAATGGACTGTATTGCCTGATGGACAGACAATCAATGGATATGATATATCCGGCCAAACTGTTAACTTTACCCCTGTTGTATTTACTAAGACACATGTTGGTTCTAAAGCAACAGAACACGAAGGAATATATGAATGGCAAGATGTTCTTGAAGCAGACATTAGACTTGCTGACCATATTACTGATAATATTTTGCATAAAGATAGAACTGGTAGATACCTTTATGTAAAAGGAACTGCTGACAATATCAAATACAAAGATGGCCTTACGGTTAAAGATGCGTTAGATAATACAAGTGCAAATATTTCATCAAGCGCAGGTAATTTAATTTACAGACGCCCAGATGGTATATATGCCACTGCAATGATTGGCTACAATTCAGCAGAAAACAAACTTATCTACACATATTCTGATAGTGAAACAGGTAGAATTAAAGAACAGGAGATTAAACTTAATGGAGTTAAATTACTTGAAGATATTACATATGACCCAATTAAAGAAGCAATTGTTATTAGATATGTAGATTCTCAAGGAGAATATCAAAGAGTCGAAATACCTGTTTCAGATATTATAGAAGAATGGGATATTGAAAATGAAGGCCATAACATAATTTTAGATAAGTTCCGCAGCGAAGGTAAAGGAAAGGACATTCTTACAGCAGACGCTAGAATACATGTTGGCGATAATAATATCCTTCAAGACGTTAACCATGAATTATATGTTAAAGGCATTTCAGAAAATATTAAATATGACGTTACAGGAGATACAACAGTAAAGGACGTTCTTGATGGCCTTTCTTTATCTGCTGAAACACTTAACGCTAAAATAAACCAAGAAGCCGAAAGAGCCAAAGATGCTGAAATTGAAATAAACAACAAAATAGGCAATGGCTTTGATATTAGGAACACTGTAAGGGACGAAATAGATGCTTTAAAGGGTAAGATTGATAACGTTAGTGCTAACACTGCTTTAAAATTAAGCGATGTCATTAACGAAGATAACTCAATAAATGTTGAAACAAGAAATGATGAGTTTGATAATCCTACAGTTAAGGTAATTAAAACCAATTTAAGCAGCGAGGTTGAAGATGGTAAGGCAAACATCATCAAGTTAAATGCTGATGGTATATATGCTGGCGTTGACCTTATTTACGAGTTTAATGAAGAAATAGGAACTAATCAACTTATTTTCAAAACAACAAACGGTACTAAAACATATGACCTTAAAACCAATTCTGTAGTAGATAAAATTTATTATGATTCTAACAGAGAAGCAATTATAATAGAATACACTGTAAATGGCCATAGAATGCCTGATGTTGTTATTCCTGTTGGAGATTTAATAAATGAATGGAGAGTTTGGGATGGGCATGAAGGCGCAGTACAACTTGAAAAAACAAGAATTCCAAGCGGAACATCAGAACAAGATATATTAAAGGCTTCTGTTGTAATTTCAGACCATGATGATAATATAGTCATTAATGATAATGGGGCACTTTATGTATCTAACAGTGGTATTACAAGCAACAAGAATGAAATTGATTCGTTAAAAGAAAGACTTTCAACTGATGAAGAAAACATTGGCATAATAGAAACTGCAATTTCAAATGAAATCACCAGAGCAATATCTGCTGAAACGGTATTGCAAACTAACGATAATAGAATCGAACATTTATTAGAAGATGAAATTAATCGTTCTACCAACAAAGATAATGAGTTGCAAAATCAATTAAGCAACATTGAATCAGCGCTTGAAAATGAAATTAATCGTTCTGAAAATGTTGACAATCAGTTAAGGTCAGATTTAAATACTGAAATTACACGAGCAACAACTCAAGAATCATATCTTCTCCATTTGATTAGTGATGAGGTTGAAAATAGAATTAGTGGTGATTCGATTAATTCAAATGCAATAGTTAGTGAAGAAACTCGCGCTAGGGAAGCAGAAACGAGATTGGAGGCAACTATTAATAGTGAAATTTCAAGAGCTCAAAACGCAGAGGGAGATTTAAGGGAAGCAATCACTGCTGAAACGTTAAGGGCGCAAGAAGCCGATAACGAACTTTATCAGAGGATTTCAGATGAGGTTGTTGAAAGGTCTAATGGCGATGCATCATTAAGTGCTGCAATTATAACAGAGATAAGTAGAGCAACTGGAGCAGAAAACACTATTTCTCAAACATTAAATACAGAAGTTGAACGCTCTACGCAAGAGGATGCAAGGCTTAATAGTCTAATTACAGCAGAAACGGCATCAAGGGAAGCAGCAGATAACGAATTAGAAGAGGAAATTAGGAAACTAGTATTGACATTTGATGATACTAATTCAATTGATTTCACAAAGACAACAGGCAATGTTGTAACTGCTGACGTTAAGCTACAAAGTGGAAATAATATCATAAAAGTTGGAGAAGGCCTTTATGCGACAGTTTCTCTTTCTTATGATGGGGCGAGAAACACTATTAAATTGATAACTTCTAATGGAGAGCAAGAAGCAATTCAATTGAATACTGTTGGAAGCTTAATTGATGGGATGGAATATAATGCTGACGAGAGAGCACTTGTTATTAAATATCATGATGCAGCAGGAAATCCATTACAAATTTCATTCCCTGTAAATCAGTTATTTAACGATTGGGAGGTTGATAACCCATCTGAAAAGAGTGCTGTTGAATTGACCAAAACTTCTCCTTCTGAGCCAGATGACCCAGATAAATTAAAGGCTCGCATCCTTATTACAGATGACCATGACGGCGACGGAAAGCCAGACCAAGGTAGTAATAACTTAATAGAAATAAGGAATAATGGACTTTATGTTGATGGTTCTTTTATAGATTCATATACAGGAGATAGCGAATGCTTGAAACGAGAAGTTAAAGCAGTAGAGAGGGCTATATTTGGCAATCAACAGATAAATGAATGTGGCGATGGATTTGTATATGTTGCGCCAGATGGTACTTATTATATAAACAGTGCAAATACAGTTAATAATGCTACATACATTTTAGACCTATCAATAAAAAGATTGTCTTCATATACTGAAGATATAGATAATAGACTTATTATTGTGTCAGGCAAAACTGATTGCAACGCTGAAGAACTAAAAGTTGTAGAAAACGATTTCCTTGGAATGCCACTTTTACACGCTTGTGGAGAAGGTGATTCATATAGGCCAAATCAAGGAACGTTCTACATATTTAGCGGAACGTCATTTAACGACACTGATATTATATTAGATAGAGAAATAAAACGCACAAATGATGATGTTGATATTTTAAATCAAAAAGTAAATATAATATCTGGCGATGTTGAGTGTCTTGAATCTACAGTTGATGCGATGAATGCAATAACATTCGGTTCAGCTTATACTATGCCTGTTTGCGGAGAAGATGCCGCATATCCAGTATATGATGGGTGCGTAATTAGTGCCGCTACGTCATTCTATGAAGCAGACAAACTTTTAGACCAAGCTGTATGTGAATTGATGGGTAAAAGCACTGTAGCAGGCTCTGATACCCCTTCTAATCACACATCAATTGAAAAGATAGACGATTTAGACCATATTAATGTTGATACTAGACTTTCTCATGGTAGCCTAAATGGTATGTCTGATGATGATTTAGTTATTACTGATGCAAGTGGCGCTTATATAGACCCAACTAGAACAGAATTCACAGATACTAATGCATTAAGAATAATAAGCATTAGTGGAGAATCTGCCGATAGTCCATATAATGGTATTTATTTGAGTAATATTTGGGATTGCGGTTTATATTATGACGAAACTGAAGATGCTGATGCAATAGAAGCAGCTAATGAGGCAGGATATAATACAAATTACAGAACTGATAATGCACCAAGCGCAAGTAATATAAACTATATGAATAACGTCAGACAGAACGATATTTAACAAAATAAAAAAGGTTAGGGAATTCCCTAACCTTTTTTATTCATCAGGAGTTCTATCAATGTAATCATATGATATATCATCAAATACAAGCCCACCAGTAGATGGTGTCATTGAAGGGATTTTAATGAAATGAAATCTCATATCAGTGTCTAAAGATACTACATCTAAAATAGATTGTGGTATTTCTCCATCATTTTCAAATGCTTCAACATCTTTATTTGTTAAATTATTTAAAGCATCAATATATTTTTTATTTTCTTCTTGAAATAATTCATCCTCTTCTTTTTTCTTTTCTTCTAAATATTGCTTAACTAATTCATCCCAATCAATTCCACATTCTTCAACAAAAGGAGGAACTTCATTTATTTTAATCCAATAACCTATTTCTTTTTTCTCAGGCGTCATTAAAGCCTCATATGTGTCTTGGTCAGATTCTTTATTTGGATAACCTGATACTAATTTAGATTCTTCTTCTGTAAAATATTTTCTATCTTCAGGGTTTGTTATCAATATATTATTTCTTATTTCAGGAGAAAAGCAGACAAGTAATGGCGTAATTCTATTGTTAAATTGTTCAATATATTTTTCTGAATTATATTCTAGACCTTCAACATCGCTACAAAGAATTTCCTTTTCATCTTCTATAATATCATTAGGAACTAATTGGCAATTAAGTATTATTTCTTCTTCTTCTCTTATGACATACTTTTTTATTATTTCCTTTTTTATTGCAGCAGAAAGTTCTTTAACTTTTTCAACACCATAATTATTTAATTCTTTTTTAAATAATTCTGTTTTCATTTTGTTGGTTAGTTCTATTTCATCACCATCTTCATTTTTTATGAATTGATGGGTTACTTTTTTTACATCAGAATGGCCTTTTTTCGTTCCTGTGTTTATATAATAAATTGTATCGCTAACGTTAACATTAAGATTTTCTCTTATAGCCAATTCATACCAGGCCTGTCTTGATTTTTTATTACCTGCCTTTGTCAAAGTATTGCAGTCTTCTTTATATTCTTTGATGGTTTTCTTTATTTTACCTTTTGAAGCAATATCTTTAATTGGTATTTGGTAATTATATATTTTTGAAATATATTCATAATAATTTTCTAAAAATTTTGAGCCATTGCCATGAAGAAGAAGATTAATACCATCATCAATAAATTTTTCAAGATACCCTGACATTTTTCTTGATTTTATTGTATTTCCTACTTTTTTTGTTTTTCCGCTTGGCATTAAGTCAGCATAATTTTTTCTCGCAAAATTAATTGTTGCGTCACAAAATTCATCTATTCCTAATCCCATTTTATTTATGCCACCATTATATGCTTTGTTTAGGTATAAATCTTCAAATTCTGCAACATCTGCTTCTACACCAGTGTATGTTTTTCCTTTTATTGTATTTCTTCCTTCCCCATTACTAATATATGGGTGCTCATTAGTATAACGGAATTTATCTTCTGTGGGCATTTGGAAGTTGAAGCCATCGGTGTCACCTACAATTGGATTATATCCCAAATTTGTAAAATGAGAAATCATCAATCTTAATGACATTCTTCCTATACAAGTTGTTTTTTCAGCAGCATCAATGTCTCCAAATGGAAAGACCATAGGACACCCATAGGAGCCGAAAAATGAATTAGCTAGAATTTTAAGAGGCAATTGTTTTTTATCATTAGCCATTTTTTCAGCTTTCCACATTTGTATTTCATTTTTAATGCGTGATTTATCTTCCTCTGTTCCATCGAAAATTTTTAACTTCTTTTCAAGTTCTTTCGCCTTCTCTCCAGCCACAGCTTTAAGGTCTTTATATTTTTCACGGTTTGTAAGAATATACTCTAATAAATATAGCATGATATTATCAATATCAAGCGGAGTTTTAACCCACCATGTCAAATCTATAGAAGGATAAAGAGAGTTATAGTCAAGTTTAACAATTCTATCTACATAGCCCGTTCTAATGAGTCTTGAAAGACCTCCAGTAAACCTTTTATTTGAATCAGATGATGGTACAGCAAGATTATTTTCATAACACCACGCCAACATAATTAATTTCCATATTCCAGCTGTGCCCATTGTACAAGCCCTTGTAAATGTTGTTGGTAAAATTTTAGATACAAGAAAATTTGACTCGTTAAGTTTCAATTCAACTTTATCTGTTTCCCATAAGTCATCAAGCAAATATCTTTCTACAATATATCTACCGCTTGTTGGTTTATATCCATCCAATAAACCCCTTCCTTCTTTTATTTCATACCAATCGCCATCAGATTCTCTAAAGGCATATCTATTTGATATGACATTCCATGTTTTTGTGATAATATTACCAGGGACATATACACGATTAGGCTTTTTTAAATCAAGATATTTTGTAGCATACTTCAAACTTGCTGATTTCATATTTGAATCAAGTGCTTGCGCCCTTCTTACAGCATGTAACGAATCCAATACACTGAATCCCCAAGCGATAGTAGGCCTATAATACTCCATTTCACCACCAAGTTTAAGTATTGATTCTTTTTTCTTTTTATAAATCGCATGTTTGAAATATTTCAAAGACATATCAGCAAATGATGTGCCCAACACCTCGCATCTTACAATAAGGAAGTCCCAGTCAAAATTTTCTGAGTTATGTCCTGCTATAATATCAGGTTTTTCAATTGCTATGGTTTTTAAAAATTCATCAATTGCTTTCAACTCGTTAATTTTCCTTTCTTCCCCTTCTCCTGTGATTGTTATAATTTTTTCAAAGCCTTTATTAGTGCGCATACCAATTTGGTCAATTGCGTGAATTTTTGGATTAAGACCTTGTGTTTCAAGGTCAAATAAAAACCTTTTTAAATCGTCATAATTTTCATAACCTTTGAACAATCTTTTGCCTGTTTGAATCATGTATTGTTCAACAGGTGAAATAACCATAAATTCTTTTGAACCATCGCCAATACCGTCCTTCTTTTTTTCATATACAGGAGTACCCGCTTCTGTGAAGAAGTTTAAAAATTTAGAATAAGGCATCCGTTTTGTTGAATAAAATATATATTTATATCCATTTGTTAATCTTTCACTATCAATGCTATCATCAGTTTTAGTTATAAGTTCTTTCACATTGATTCCAAGTTCTCTCATTTTTCTCCTGAGAGTTCCTCTATTACCTCCAAACATTCTTACGCATGCGCTATTCTTAACCCAAGCAAATGGCTTAAAATCATCTTTTTTCACTCTTTTTTCGCCATTTTCGTTAAGGTAAACAATGTTAACTTTATCTTCCATATAATCGCATTCAATTGTGACTATATGTTCCATAGGGTCGTGTCCACTAAGGAAAGTGTTTACCATTTCAGCTGTTATTTCTTTCATGAAAAATTGTTTTTTAAATGTTATTATTTTTTAAATTTTAAGTTTTCACTTTTCGAAAACATCAATTTATTTGCAAATATATAAAAAAATTTTAAGAAAAAGAAATATATTTATATATAAATTGTTATATATGAATATTAAAAAAAATATTATAAATGAAGTAATAAATAACTATTTAAAAAGTAAGTGCATGATAAAAGAATATAAAAATCCTAATGATGCTGATACAGTTAGGGCTTGTGGAGATATGCTTCAACAGTTGTATAACAACATAATTGGAAACGGAATGTCTAAAAGGGAAATAACTGTTGAAATTATGGCAAAAATAATAGGTGAACTTAGACACCTTGAAGAAATGATGAAATAATATGCAAGAATTTTATATAAACAAAAATTCATTATTACCAATAATTAGGATTGAGTTAATAGAAGACGGCAGGCATGACTATAACAAATTTCATGAATTAATACAGAATAGCAATATTACGTTTACAATGGTTAATAGGGAAACCGGCGTTACTAAAATTGCTAAAGCCCCTTGCTATATTAAAGCAAGAGAAAATGGTGGCTGTGTTGAGCAATATGTTATTTGTTACGACTGGAAAAAACGCGATGTAAATGAAGAAGGTAACTATATTGGAAAGTTTGATATAGAATTTGGAGAAGTAAAAAATGATGAATATGATTATCCAACAGGCAATTTAATCATGCCGATTAGAGAAGAATTGCTAATTGTCATAAAATAAAAAAAGGTGAGATAATTTCTCACCTTTATTGTTCTATTAGTATGTTTTTAAGAGCAAGTTTTCTTTCAACTTCGTTAAAAGTTTCTCCAAACATAAAAATCAGTCTTCCATCTTCTGGATATGTTTCATAATCGTCCAATGATTCATATGCAATTGCAACAATACCATCTAAAGCGTCTTGCATACCAAAGCAACAATTATTTTGTATTAAATCTAATTTTATTTTAGTTTTAACAATATGTATTTCTGTTATATATTCATCAGATGGCATTAAATTATTTACCAAACAGCATGGCTTAAATTCGAAATTTTCCCCCCATGCTTCATCCGGGTTATCAGTAAATAAGAATTCATATCTATAATATCCATCATTTTCCTCTCCAACCAATCTAACAAATAGTAAATATATGTTATTTTCTTCTTCCATTATTCAACATTTTCGTTTTTTTCATCATCTGAACTTATTATTCTTTTTTGTTTCGGCGTTTCTCTTTCATCATTAACAACGTATGGGTCAGGTTCTGGATAAAATTCTATAGTATTTTCTCCTTTTTTAACTTTTCCATTTTCTACTTTAGGATAAATGTTTAAAGTACCAATTTTTTCAATTGCAGTATAAGGAATATCTTTTATTTTATTCATTAAATTTTTGCTTTTATTCAGTGGCAACGAATCAATCTCATATTTTTTCTTTTCAGATGATTTGTTGCAAGTACAAGATTTATCACAACAATTTTTTTCTTCTTCAATTTCAACGTCTTCTAAATTGAAATTTCGTAGCTTAAATATGATAGTTTTTCCTTCTTTTACTTCGTATTTAATCTCTTTAATTTTGTATTGGTTTAGCCCTAAATCAATCATAATGTTATTTATTTTTTTCTGTTAATATTATTTTGTCTATTACTTTTTCTTTATTATGTACTATTTCAAGCATTTTATCAAAATATGTATCATTAAACGATTGATAATACACCGTACAAGGTTTCGTTTGATTCAATCTGTGAATTCTATCTTCACATTGCAAATTATCAGCTGGTACAAATGAGAAATTATTGAAAATTGCAACTGTTGCAGATGTAAGAGTTAGGCCTACCCCTGCTGATATTATGTTACCAATGAATACTTTTACAGAATCATCGTTTTGAAATTTTTCAACTGCTTCATTTTTCTTTTTTTCTGTGAGTTTTCCATTATGATACACACATATATCGCCAAATTCTTTCCTGAATTTATCTATTTCATTGTCATACGCACAAAATATAACAATTTTATGATTTAATTCAATACATTTTTTTGCGAGGCTAATGGTTCTAGGTATCATTTTGTCTGCTAACCATTGTCTCATAAGGCTTGTTTCTTCTAATTTTTTATATTTTTCAGCCCTTTCTTTATCCTCTTGCATTAAAACATATTCATCCCATAGATTTTCATATGATTTCTTTTCATCTGGAGACATTTCGTAGTGCAAATATTTTATTTTTTTATCAACAATTGTTGAAAATTCTTCTTTTAAACGTCTTAAATAATATGGCTTAATTATTTCTTGAAGTTCTTCCATATTAGTGTCTTCGCCAGGAATGCACATTTTTTTACATTTTTTCTCTAAAATTTCATCAAGTTGTTTTTTTTCGTCATTTGAAAGGTGAAACCAATCTGTTTTCCCAACTGATTTACAGAAAAGAGCAGTGTGAGCGTTTCTTTCGTTCTTTTTATAAAATACTTTTGCTCCACAATACCTTTTCATATAATATTGCCAATCTTTTGTTATAGGAAGCCCTATTATTTTAAGCAAATTATACAAATTTTTTGAAGAATTTGTAATCATAGTACCTGTCAACTCAAAAATACCCTTTGGATTACTCCTTTTAATTAGGTCAGATAGTATTTTAAACCTTCCAGAAGTGCTATTTGAGAGCCTATGTGCTTCATCTATTATAATTAAGTCATATTGTGCTTGAAAAAGCTGGCTATCTGCCATTGCTTTATCTATTATTTTCTGACTTCTTGAAACAATTTCCTTTTCTTTATATTCGGCGACAACTTCTCCATCATCATTTACGTTCAATTCCTTTTTTTTTATCTTTTGTATAGGAATTTTATAAAAATTATCTAGAATATCATAGTTAATTATTGTAAATTTTGCATCTTTCCATTTTGAGCCTTGCACAATTGTTATATCTTCATCATCTACAAGTGTTTTTAATTCGTTTTCCCACGTTTTTTTCACAGATGATGGGGAAATTACCAATATGTGCTCAAAATTGCCCTCTAAAGCCGCTAAAATCGCTGAAAAAGTCTTTCCATAACCCATATCTAAAGCAAGAATTCCTTTTTTCCTTGATAATAAGAATTTCACTGCTTCTTTTTGGTGCTCATACACTTCTCTGCCACTTTTTTCTTCATATGGTTTGAAATCCACTTCTAGTTTTCTATAATCTTCAAGCAAAAAGTCTGTTAGAACAGCATTTTTAGGGGCAAATGCCATAATAGCCTTTTCCTGTGACTTTCTATATTTGCAATAAAACAAATAATGTGTTTCTGTGCAGCCAAGATACCAACCAATAACTAGCAGCCTTGGAGAGAAATCAATTTCCCACTTTTCTTGCAGTTTATCTCCCCACCAATCTGCTATTTTAACTAATTTATTAACGTATTTTGGTTCTTTATCGTAATTTCTTAATATGAATTCAGATTGAAAATCATTAAGTGTTGCTGTTTTATATGCATATACATTGTTTTTAAGGTCAATAATATAAGAATTATTACCTTTATATTTTTTTAAAATATCATATGATTTTTTTATTTTATCTAGTGATAACGCCATTTTATTAATTATATTTTATACTTTGTATAAAATATAAGATTTTTTTAAAAACAATCAAGTTTATTTGTTTTAAGTACTATTTATTGTAAATAAAGTGTTTTTTATGAAAATTTTATTGTCAGAATCTCAATTTAAAAAGATATGCGAGGCAATGATGCCAGGGTTTAGACTTGATTATTTAACATCTGCTCAATCATTTAGTGAAAGGAACAAATATTGTTTGAAAATGTTGGGTGAACCTGTAGGAAAAGGTTCAAGTAGAATTGTCTACCAAATAGACGATGAGACTTGCCTTAAATTGGCATGGAATGAAAAAGGTATTGAACAAAATTTGGAAGAAATTTCTATAGCAAGTGATGGGTTTATATCTTATATACCTAAAATATATAATGGTAGTGATGAAGAAAATGGTTTGTGGATTATAACACAATACGTTTTACCAGCAAAAGCGTCAGATTTTAAAGAAATACTTGGAATACCTTTCAGAGACGTAGCTAAATTTGCAAAAAATACAGATGATAGATTTAAATATAAATCAGGGCAATTTTATATGAACATTGCTGATAATATTGTGCGTAAATTATACCAAAAGTATGAAGATAATTATGATGTAATATCTTTATTCAATGATATTAGCGATTTAAAAGCAAATTATAATCAACTTGTTATTGATTTGGCAGCAATACGAAATTGGGGTATGGTAAGAGAAAATGGAAACACATACATGGTAATGTTAGATACTGGTTTTAGCGAAGAAGTTTATAACCAATATTATAAAAGTAATTTTAGATAATATGGCAAATTTACAATTTAACGCAAAAAATATAAAACGTGTTCCAATAAATAGAAATAATATTTTCTATTCTGAAGAATCATTTGCTTTTGAGGGTGCTATCGGAAAAAACTATATTGAACAAGATATGAATCAAACTGCTGTTTTATATCAAGTTGACGCTAGCGCAACTAATATACATGATGTCTATGGAGAAACGCAGTCAGATAATGTTCAATTTAAAACCCCAGTAGAATTCCATTGCGTTTATAAAATTGAACAGCCAGAATTGAAAGCATATGATAAAACGAAAAACATTGGCACTTATATGAAAACCGGTAAGCTGACCATTGGCGTTTATGAAGAAACTTTAAAAGAACTTGGGATAGATATTAAAAAAGGAGATTATATTGGAATACAAATAACCCCTGAACATATGGAGTTCTTTAGTGTGACAAATGATGGAAAAAATAACTATGATAATGCTCATACATTGTTCGGTGTTAAACCTTTATATAGAACAGTGCAGTGTTATCCGGTTGATTCAAGCGAATTCCAAGCATAGTATGAAAGTTATATTAACAGAGGAACAGTTTATAAAATTAACAGAGTCTGCCGAAAATTTGGACTCTCCGTTATATCATTACACATATTTATCTTTTTTGATAGGTATGTTAGAAACCGGCACGTTTGAAACGTCTTACGACGATTTTGATTATTATAGAGCAGATAGACAAAATGGAGTTCTGCGGTGTGGTGGCGAAGATACAAGAGATTATATATCATTTACAAGGGATAAAATGTATAATGTTAACATGGATAAGGGTTTGTATAGTATTCCTTCTTTTAGAGGTTCTTACGAAAAAACGGATTACATAGGCCCACAAGTTAGAATACAATTTAATCCTAATTTTGTAAAAAATGTTAGAAATGGTAGATTACAACCTTATTTTTTTGACAGTTATCCAGACCAAAAGGAAGAAAAACTATATTTTGAGAAAGACACAAAATCAATACCATTAGATACAAAATATATTGAAAAGATAGATATTCTTCTTCAAGTTTTAAGAAAAGACGATATTCCTTTCATTAAAAAATTATTTGATTTCCCTGAAATCGTTGGTAAAACACGAATTTATTATGTTAAATACGCTGTCAGCCAATGGTCTATAGATAGAAGCAATGGCAAAGCGATAAAAGACGATAATTATAAATTGTATATTGAATTTTTAAAAGGCAATGAAAAGTTTTCAACTCCATTAATTTCATTAAAAAATGTTTTACACTATTTTTCTGATGATGAATTAAACAATTATAAAGAACCTTCTTATATGGAAAAATATTATAATGGAAATGTAAAAGATGAAAATGAACAATGGGAATTAAATAATAAAAGGAAAAAATATACTGACAAAATTATTTCATTATATAATCAGGCCACTGATGAGCAGAAAAAAGAAATAAGAAACATATATAGAAAGTATAAAGATAAATTAGCAATGCCGTTATCGTATAAAATTCATGACCAGACCACAGGCTATAAAGGTGATTTTAGTGATGATGTAGGGTATTTGGAAAAGTTTTACGATGATGTTAACGAAATTTTTGAACGTTTTGAATTATGAAAAATATTTATAAAAAAAATTATATGAAAAAGATAATTAGGTTAACAGAAGGTGATTTACATAAAATTATAAAGGAATCCGTTAAAAAAATAATAAAAGAGGCATCTATATATCCAGGATATAATAGCACATCAACACAAGGCATGACACCTATTAATAATAAAAACTATGAGTATGACCCATCAACGTTTACTGGGGTTGACAAAACAATGGGTTATGCACAAAAATTCAAGTATAATGGTGATGACCCAGAATGGTTTAGAGAGACACTAAGAATATCAGATGGAGATGATTTCAATCCAGATTGGATGGAAAGCGCCGGCGTAGATTTTGAAGGGGATACAGCTTTCGATGTTGATTCTTTGTATAATAGTATAACGGAAAAACTCATTAGCGCAGGAGTAAAAGATGTTACTGAAGCACATAAAAATGTTTATCAAAACGCATATGGTGGCGGAAACTACGATGATGAAGAATATTATGTTGTAAATCCTGAATTTGTAAAACATTTTTTAAGTGCAAGTGGAGAACAGCGTTTACATAAACAAGGATATGTGTATAATTGGTTTATTGAATTGGGTGATAGAACATTTTGTTCAAGACATAATTTTGATGATGAAGACATTGCACAAGAAAATTGCGATAAATATATAAAATTAATAAACAAGTTAGGCGGAAGTTGTGAAGCGTGGGTAGATGGAATATCTTTAGAAAACGGAAAATATATAATGGATACATGTTTAGCCTATGAAAATTTTGGCGGCGGAGAGCCTTTTTGGATGGATTAATTAAAAAAATATTAATTATGATTAACGAAGCAGATATAACAAGAAGGTTTAGAAACCTTGTTTCAACAGCACAACTTGTAAAAAAGATTGCTCAACATGGGTATTTCAGTTTTAAAAATATTGTAAACGAAGCCGTTGATGAAGATTATGGCCAATATAAAATGCCAACTATTAATGATATAGAAGGAGAAACAATGACAACTATATATCGAGTGGCTTTTAAATATCAATTGGACAGTATTTTTGAATTCGGATATAATAGAGCATTTACTGGTTCAAAAGGTGGCAATATGTATGGAGCAGGAGTTTATTGCACTTATAAGTTAGAAGATAGCATACATAATGTAAAAACAAAATCAGAATACGGCGATTGTATCGTTAAAATGTTTTTAATAGGCGGCTTTGATGGGTTTATAATATTTGATGAACGTAATGCAAGGCGTATGTATGGTAATTTTTGGCGCATTAAAGACCAATTAATTCATAGATATGGAGTTGACAGTTTCGAGGCTGAAAGAATTGAGAGACGTTGTTCTTCATCAGGAGTAGATTTATACCACGGAAGAACAGCTCCTGCCGCATATACTTTTGCGTCTGATTATAAAAATTTAATAAAAGAAAAGGGGATAAGAGGCGTCATATATAAAGGTAATAGAGACGGACATTGTGTAGTACCTTATGATTTTAGTGCAGTAATACCTTATTCTGTGTCATTTGACCAAGGTAAAACATTTAAAAAAATGTTTAAGCCGGAAACATACCAAAGAATGCATGATAGTATAGATGTGCAATTTAGATATGGTAATAGATATGCAAAGGTTTTTGAAAGTGTAAAAGGTTTTACGATGGTTCAAAAAAGAGACGGTAAATATAATTTCATTGATAATAGTGATGATAAAGAACTATCTCCAATATGGTTCGATGAAATATTAAGCAAAATAAACCCTAATAATGGAACTTTTGGCTTTAGATGGGGAGGGCATGATTTTATTGGCTCTATAATGTCGCCACAAGGCTCATCAGAAAAGGGGTGCATAATGGATGATGGACAACCTTATTGCGATTTTTCTGATTTACCAGAACTTGTTCAAGCGATAGAAAATGGAGAAGAGTAAAAATAAAAAGAGTGGTTTTTCCACTCTTTTTAAATTGTATATAGCTATTTTGTTTAATAGTTAACATGTATATGGTTCACTTTATTTTACCATTCTATTGAACAAATCAACAAAATCATTTTTAATTTTTCTTTGTTCTTCAATTTGTTCTTCAGGTAAGCCATATTTTTTAATTGCCATGTTAATAATATCATCTATCGTAAATTCTTTTTTATTTTCCATTACTTCAAGTATTTTTGATTCTGAAATTTTCTTTGCCATTGTTGGTATTATTGAGTTTGTTATTGTAAATATTGACATTACATCATTATCGTTATACGTAATATTACCACCTATACCTGTTAAAATTTTATGATTTGCTTCATTAATTCCTGAACTTATAGCGACTATCAATGTTGATACTAACGCAATTCGTTCTATATCTTGAGGTTTTACATAACCAAGAGATTTTGCCATTACTTTAGAATATTGATAAGTTCCATCTACAATAAATTTTTCATCAGATACATTTTTTAAAGTTGGTATGTTTTTCTTTCCGCATAACCATTCTATTATTCCTTTCCTTTTTTTCATTGCGGTGCTTGAACTTGCTGATGGCTGAGTCTGTTGCTGCGTTTGAACACTTCCAATTTGGGCTTTTAATTCATCTTCTTTAGTTTGAGCAACTGAATTAATTTCACCGGTTAAATTGTTTATTAACCCCATGTCATTTGTGAAAACATCATCTTTCGGGTCTGATGGCGGTATTGTATCTGCTACGTCATACATTATAACTTTATAAAATCCACCATTTCCTTTGTTAGCATCCATTTCAATGCTTCCAATTGTTTGTACTGAATTTTTAGTAAAATCTTTAGCATCTTTCATATCTTGGAAGCCATGTGCTCTAGCAGAATTATTCCTTGCCGCCCAAGATGTATTTCCATAATTTGATGATTTAACAACTATGATTTTTTGCGCCCCAGGTTTAATTTGCCTGTTAAACTTTAAACGCCAAGTTTCTGGTGTTGTTACAAAACTAGCCATAGGGTTTTGAGATAAGATGCTCATAACGTTTTTCTTACTAAGTACATGCCCATATTTTTTAGCGCATGCGACTGTAGTTTGGAAATTAAGAAGCGTTTTTCTAAAGTTAGGGTCTTGTAACTTTGTAAGCATTTCTTTCCAGTTTGAGGCTATGTTAGCATTACTATTTGCAATGTCTGCTTCTGTTGGGCATTGTGCTATTTTATCCATCAATGAATCGCCAAATGAATCAGCTGACGTGTCGTTATATGTTCCTAAACTTTTTATGCAATTAGTTATTTTGTCAATAAATGTTGTGCCTAATTCGTTGATTTTATCAATGTTTATTTTTAAAATAATACCTTTATCATATTTAGGATGCGCAACAGCAACCATTATATTATTAGGAATATTCGCAGCCCATGAATTAATTAATTGTTGTCTGTCTGTTGGGTTAATTCCATCAACATATGCTTCAAGATATTCTTTTTCTTTACCTGTAACTTTACTTCTCGCTTTTTTAGCTTCGCAATGACTAATTCTTATAAAAGATTTAGATGAAGTATTATTATTAAATTTGTTAAATTTTTTTGGTAGTGCCATAGTGCATTTTGTATTTTAATTAATTATAAATATTTATAAATAAAAAAAACTTTGATAATTTAAGTAATGTAATTATGGTACAATATAATGATTTAACGCAGCAAGAATCTATTAAAAATATCAGTAATTTATTGAATGAAGCTGATGTATCAAGAAGGTTTAGGAATTTAATATGCACATCAACACTTGTTAAATACATCGCTAAGTGTGGGTATGAAGGAAAATATACAGAAGAAGCGTTATATAAAACGTTAGAAAAGTGTGGTATTAAACCTAAAACTTATCGTGGAGGTAAACCATATTTCAATAGGAAAAATGCATGTAATTGCGTTGAAAAACACATATTTGATATAAGAGATATGGCGGAAAAAATGGAACAGTATAATCAACCAAAAGACGAAACTGAATGGAATGTTGGTTATGGCAGGGGCGATATGAGTGTTGCCTCTAGAGAAATGTTGGCTAACGATGGTGTGTTTGGTTCTGATGAAAATGAGTTGTATAAAACAAACGAAAGCAAAAAAATTATCAGAATATCTGAAGATAAACTAAAATTGTTTACAATAAATGTTAAGCAATTAGAAGAAGCCTATGATTGGAATGCATGGGGTTCATTAGAAGGCGGCATCGGTAAAAGACCGTATCGTAAAACAGCAACAGCAGAAATGCCAAAGAGAAAGCCAGTAAAAAGTTTTTACGACGCAAAAACAGTTAGCCAAATAGGTAAAACATTAAGAAAGGCATGGGATTCTTTAAAATTGAGGGCAATAATAGGCTATAATAGAAATGTTACTCGTATATACGGACGTGGTAACGCTGATGCTATTTACAATTTTTTTAATGATAATGGAGAAAATATGTTTGCCAAATTTGCAGAAAAATATAACACAATTTCAAAATTAACAAGCGATATTGAAAAGTGGGCAAAGGAAGGCGATAGAAACGGGGTAGATTATAGATTACGTGATTTGCCTAAAAATTTAGAAGAACTTGCTATTATGTTAAATGGGCTTTTTAACAAATATAAAGAATTGAAAAGAGTTCGCCAATTCAGCCCAACTTTAAATGGTAATGCAAATATGGTCGGAAATATGATAGATGGATATAAAACAACTAATGGATTATCTGATTTAGTAATTGCAAAAAGTCCGGCAGAATTATCAAAAATAACAAGCCAACTTAATACTTGTGCCGAATACATTAGAAATATGTGGGGAGATAACCTTGAAGGTGGAACAGTTAGGGATGGCTCAGATAGAATTGTACGTTAATAGTAAAAAACAATGTTAATTCAACCTAAACCATATATGGATAGATTACGACTCAGAAATCACGCTGTTGGAACTGAGCGTAGAAGAAATATGTCCAAAATTGTTTTGGAAAATCAAACATTTTTTCCAAAACCAGTAGAGTATGTAGATATAGATAAGGCTTTTTTTGATTGGGTTGACAAAAAATTAGATGTTGTTTACAACGGCAAAAAATTACCAACATACAAATTATTTAGTAACCAAAAATTAAGCGAATATTCTCAAACTTGGGAAAATCTTGATGAAACAGGTAATATAATAATGAACTTTAAAACAATAACACGAGAAAATAACCCTCAGCATGGAGAAAGTCAGGGTGGCAATTATAATGTTCCCGGTAATCGTGATTATCCAATGTTTTATGTTCCAATACTGCAAGAAAATGGGGAAGAAGCTTATGACCTTTATTCAATGAAACAGCCTTTGTCGGTCAATTTTATGTATACTGTATCAGTTATATGTAACAAATATGAAATTTTAAATAAGTTTAATGAATTAATGCATTATGAATTCAGTGCATTAGAATGCTATATTTACCCTAATGAACACCCAATGCCTATGGTTATTGAAAACATAACAGACGAGTCAGAGTATAGCATAGATGATAGGAAATATTATTCTCAATCGTATCAAATTAAACTTATGGCTTACATAATAAGGAAAGAAGACTTTAAAGTTAGTAAAGTTCCTTCTAGGTTTATTGTTAAAATAAATGATGTTAAGTCTAAAAAGAAATACAAGAAAAAAACTTTAAATGATTGCTGGCTTGGTAATTTAAACAATTTACCACTTGAAAACGATGATAAAAAAGGTATAGAAAATGAATTACCAAAATTAGAACGTTCGTCAGCATTTGAAAAATGCGAAAAACCTATTGATTTAGCACCACCTCATAGAACCCCATCAGTCATAGTAGAAGAAGAAGTGCCTGAATGCTGTTTTAAACATGAAGACCCATATATTCACAAAAAGATAAAACTTATTGCAGATTTTCCTTATTGCGAAGAACATACAGTTACATTTACAGCAGACACAATCATAGATATTGATGAAATAGAAACAAATAATGTTCACGATTTCATTATAAAGATTAATGGAAAAGTTGAGACTTTTGAAGATGAAGTAAAGATAAATGTAGGCGATGAAATTTTTATTAATATAAGTAGAGAAGATGAATATGGAGATTCTTCATTAACAATTGTAGGAAGCGACCCGGAAACTGTTATTGATACAAGAATAGATTATGAATCAGAATTGGACACTCCAGTATCAGAAGAAGATATATACATAAATAAAGGCAATAATATAGCAGTTGACACGAATAAATGAGAAATGCAGCCATAAATGGCTGCATTTTTTGCTATCTATATTATTGTTACTTCTGTTACTATTGTTTTTGCGCTATTAACAACAGAAGCCCTAAGTTTTATTAATTGGCTTATAAAAAATTGTTCTTTATTAGCGAAATCAGAAAGGTATGAATTGTAAATAAAATCATCAAAATTTTTTCTTTCTCCATTCCCAGTTTCAAAAACTAACTTATATTCTATAAAGTAGTCATCAACCTCAATATAATACGTAATTTGCTTTTTCAAAAATTTGTTCCATTCTTGTTTTTGAACTTTCTTTTTTGATTTTACAGCAGATAGTATATTAAGCCACAAATGCTGATTATGAGGTTTTTGAGTACTCTTTAATAAAGAATTAAAAATAATTTTTTCCATATGACAACAATTAAAACTTTAATAGATATTGAAGAAATTCTTCTTAAAGCAGATAATGATTTAAGATATTCGTATTCTTTAAATGAATTGATGACAAGCGAAAAATATATAAAAGAGCTAGGAGAAATAACTAATCTTTTTTTTGCTGTTCAAATAGAATATGGTAAAATAAATGATGAAAAAAATAATGATTATAAACAAAAATTGGTTGATTACCATAATAAATTAATTTCTGATGAACTAGATGTAAATATAGAAAAATATGTTGATTTCATCAAAAAAATTGAAAGCAAAATAAAAGATAAAGAATATTTTGATAAAGCAAAAAATATACTGGCTTTTAACAATTAAGCCAGTATATTTTTATACAAAACCTATTTTCCTTTGTTTCTTTTCTGAAAAATCATTTTTCTTATGAGCATTATGAGCATCGGCAAGAGTCATAGGCTCTTTTGCTTCAGGATATATTGCTTTTGTTTTTTCTAATGATAATTCTTTAAATTCGTATTTTAAAGAAAGTCTTCCTTTCCTGAGAAGCGCTTTATCAACCTTTTCCAAATCACAATTGAATGTACAAATGAATTTAATTTTCATTGATTCTGCTATTATACCATCAGTTAGATTTAAAATAGTACCAATTGATTCATTTACACTATCTTCTCTACTTGATAACAATTTTTCACAATCTTCAAACACTATTACAGCATTTTTGTTTTCCTGTAAAAACTCCAAAAACAAACCGTCACTTATAGATTCACATACAGATGTGTCAACAAATATAAAGTTTGTTTCCCTGTTATCGTTTATTAAAGATTTAACCAATGATGTCTTGCCGGTTCCTGGCTTTCCGTAAAGCATAATAAGTCCTGCATTTTCATCCCTTATGATTGAATTCATTTCTTTGTAAGGAACATCATCATTATAGTTGGTATCAATATTACTTTTCCAATCGTTAAATTTACAAACAGTTGTGTCAATTGAATACTGGCCTCTATATGCTATCCTATAACTATTTTCATCGTTAATTACATTTTTAATAACAAGAGAACCTTCAATCAAACTGCATACAGTTTCTAAATCATCACGATTTGTTGCAATGCTAATGTCATCAATCGCTCCATATCCGGAGGTGTCAGCGTTAAGTTTTAGAATAATCTTATCTCCAACTATGAATATTTGACCTTCGTGAATTTGGAACTTAATACCATCAAATGCTGCAACTAAATTTTTAACTGTTGGTGTTAAATCAATAATGTTGTTTCTACCATCCGTCATAGGCTCTTCAGAGCTAACAACTTCAACAGCAAAACCAGTTTTTTTCTTATTGAAATGATATATATAACCAATATCATCAAAAAGATAAGAGAACAATCTGACTTTTGTTATTCCCTCATAACTGTCTATAGACATATCGCTAATAAGTTTAATTAAGCGAATTTTAATGTGTTCATCTAACATTTAATATATTATTTGTATTTATAGTTAAACTCGATGCAAATATACATAAAAAAAATATAAAAAAAAACTTTTTTATGTTAAAAAATATTAAAATATTAGATATTAAATATTTGTTTATACGTTTTTTTTACATTTATTAATAAATTATCTAAAACTATCAAATATTTATTATTAAATAAAAATAATAAAATATAAAAATATAAAGAAATTATGGCAGATAATGCAAGAGGAGTTCATGTCTCACCTGGAGTTTATTCACGTGAAATCGACCTAACATATGCTGTGAAGAGTCTTGGTATTACAACACTCGGTGTTGCTGGCGAAACAATGCGTGGCCCAGCATTCCAACCAATGCATATTGAAAACTGGCGCCAATTTACTGAAGTTTTCGGTGGAACAAGTACAGAAAAATTTAAAGGAAGCCAATATCCTAAATATGAGTTACCTTATATTGCAAAGTCATATCTTACTGAATCTAAACAATTGGAAGTTGTTCGCGTTCTTGGACTTAGCGGATATAAGGCTGGACCCGCATGGGTTGTAACAGCTAATAGGCCAAACGCTAATGGTGAAACGGTTAAAAAAGATATGGTTGTTGCAGTTCTCCGTTCAAGAGGACATTATGAAAAATACCATAAGTTTGATGTAAATAAAGATTCATGCGAATGCCCTTCAAGTGCATATGATAAATTAATATATGAAGTTGGAGAAATAAAAAGAGAAAGCGGAACGTGCAATGTTTATGGCTATAACGATATTGTCAAACTTAAAGCCTATAAACCTTTGTATGCAGCAGGAAATGAATGTACAGGCTATGAAATAGACGGCATGGCCAGTGATTTCAAAGTAAGTTCAACAAATTATGGAAGATTTACAATTTATGGATTGAAAGGATTCCAATCTACTGGTACTACAGAAATTTCTAGCGGCAATTCTGATTATTTTGAGTATTCTGTTTCTTTAAATCCTCATGATAAAGATTTTATTTTGAAAGTTTTAGGAACAGACCCTCAAGATGGCGATGCACCATTATATGTTGAATCATTGTATGATGTTGCACTTGCTCATGGTATTATGGATGGAATTACTGAACCAACTTATATTGACGGTATTAATCAAAAACTTACATTCTATAATGTATACGACCCATCTGATTATTGTGGTTTAGAGCCTATAAATGGTTTACTTAGGCTACAAGAATCTTCTTTACAGAGAAAAAATGTTGGTCAGAGATTTGTTGCAGATTGCAGCACAGTTAGCAACGAGGATTATAAAGGTGATGTGTACATTTATGCTCACCCATATGATTATGAGACAGGATTACCATTTACATTTGATAATTTGTTTAAAACAACCGCAACTGCAACAGAAAATAAAGATAGTTCTGGCTCTATAACATCATATACTGTTACAGTAAATGGTAATTTAGATACAGAATTTGTTAGTAAAAATTTTGGCGATGCTTCCGGCTCTGTATGTTGCATTTATGATGATGAAATCAAAAAAATAGATGAAATTAATTTTACCGGTACCGGAACATGCGCAACAGCAGAAGAAAGCGGCACTACAGTTGAAGCAATAATCGCTGACCATTTTACACCTGAAGGGTTAATATTATCAATAATAAATAAAGACCTTATTGGACAAGTATTTACAGTAGCAAGATATGTCGATAATCAAGGAAAAGTTCATTATTTCTACAAATACTATCCTGAAGCAAATGTAAAAAAATGGGGAGAAGACCATAAAAATGTTGACCTAGTTCCTATAGTTGATAAGTTGCAATCAGGTAGCGAATCTATTACAAACAAAGATTATAATGATAAGGGAGAATCCACAAGACTTGTTATAGTTAAAAATTTAGCCGATAACTTGTACTATAAATTAGTGGAAGATGAAAATATTGAGAAATCTGATTGTGGCGGAAAAGATGTAAGGTTTGTAAATTGCGACCTTAACAACTATGCTTCTCCGTATAGATACGCTTCTACTCCTTGGATTGTTTCTAACCTTAAGGGAGATTACAATCATATAGAACTGAATAAGTTGTTCAGATTCCATACTATTTCTGATGGTACTAATTCTAACTACGAAATCAAGATTTCTATAGAAAATATTAGGCCTGATGAGGGTGTATTCGATGTAGTTGTAAGAGATATAAATGATAGTGATGAATTCATTATGCCACTTGAGAAATTCTCAAAATGTACATTAACCCCTGGCGATAGGAATTATATTGGTTATAAGATTGGTACATTTGATGGAATTTATGAAACAAAATCTAAATTCATTACAGTAGAGATTGCTGAAGGAACTGCTGTTGAACATTCTGCACCTGCTGGTTTCTTAGGATACCCAATGGCTCATTATGATGGTTTGGAAATTGTTTCTCCTAGCGAAGAAAATGAGAAAAAAGTTGATGGCCCAACTATCAAGTACAACTTGTACTACGATAATGATGTTAAGAACAGAAAACAGTATTTTGGCTTATCTACAAGAGTTGGTGTTGACGTAGACACATTCACATATAAAGGAAAAGCCGCATATATTGATTTACCAGAGATGTTAACGCAAGGCTTCCACCTTGACTCAAGACTTGACAAGTCTAATTATAAAGGAGGGCATTTGCCATATATTACTGTCGATGGAGAAAGTGGCTATACATTCGATGCAGTATCTGTAAACAACAGAACATCAGTTCTTACTGACATTCCAGCCATTGGAACTGAAGAACTTATGAACGGTTCAATTTATGAATACGTAAATCTTCGTAAGTTCACAGTTTATTTCTATGGAGGATTTGACGGATGGGACATTTATAGGAATCAGAGAAGTAATACTGATGACTTTAAGATGTCTAAATATCTTGGAGTGTATGACAATAACAGTGGAGAAGGATATTCATTCAATAGAATTGATGACCCTGATGGACTTGGTTTAAATCAAAATGGTATTACATCTGACTGGTATGCTTATCTTGCAGCATATAGACAGTTTGCTAACCCTGAAGCTGTAGATATTAACGTATTTGCTTCTCCTGGTATTGATTATGTTAATAACAAAACTCTTGTTAATGAAGTAATTGATATGCTTGAAGAGGAACGTGCAGACTCAATCTATGTTGTTACAACTCCAGATAAACCAAGTGGTGCAGCAGATTTCGTAGACGAAATGTATACGCCTGACGATGCTGTTTATAACCTTGAGGATACTGAAATTGATTCAAATTATACTTGTACATATTATCCTTGGGTTAAATATCTTGACCAAGATAATAACCAGTATATTTACTTGCCTGCGACAAAAGACGTTGTACGTAATTTCGCACAGACAGATAATCAAACATTCCCTTGGTTTGCACCAGCAGGTCTTGAACGTGGTGATGTTAATTGCGTAAGAGCACACTTCATTACAAAATTAGCTGACGAAGATGTACTTTATGAAGGAAGAATTAACCCAATTAAGACATTCGCAACAGATGGAGTTAAAGTTTGGGGACAGAAAAACTTACAAGTACGTGAGTCACAACTTAACAGAATTGCAGTTCGTAGACTACTTCTTAGAATGAGAAAACTTATTGCAATCGCTTGCAGAAGTTTGATATTCGAGCCAAACGACCCAGTAACAAAGAACATGTTCTTGAGCGCAGTTTCTCCAATTATGGACAATATTAGAGCGAATAGAGGTATTTCAGATTATAAGATTGAAGTAAATGATACGCCTGAATCTCGTGACAGACGCGAATTACCGGCTAAGATATATTTCAAACCTTATAACGCATTAGAGTACGTTGTTCTTGACTTTATACTCACGCCAGAAGGTGTTTCATTTGATAATATTTAAAAACAGCATTTTATAATTGTTGTGGGTTAACTCTCGTTAGCCCACAATTTTTATTTTTCTTTTTTTGAAAATATTTATTGAAAAATAGTATACGTTATGAAAAAACCTAGTAAAATTAAAACAGTATCTGCCAAAAAGGCATTTTTATTGCCATCTTCTTTCGCGGCAATAACTCTTTTTGGCGTGGTTTATTGCAAATCAAAAGCAAAAGCAGATAAAATAAATGAAAGCGATAAGATAGATAGTCAACTTGAAAGTCATGAAACAATACATGTTAGGCAAGCAGAGAGTACAAAAAATTCTTGGCTTTTGTTTTATTTAATTTACATTTGGCAATGGATTAAAAATTTACAATTAATTTTTATAGATTCACACGCTCCTTATAAGTTCATGCCATTTGAATTGGAAGCGTATAGGTATCAAGATAATTGGGATTATTGTTTTGGAAAATGCGAAAAATGGAAAGAATATAATAAATTGAAATTAAAAGAAAAATATTATTTAGCAAAAAAGTATTATAGTAATAAAACATATTTTCCCAGTTTCATTTATAATAATGTGGATGAATTTTTAAATTGATATAAATATTTATATAAAAAATATTAACATGAATAAAAAAAATAATTTTGTAAAAGATTTGCTTAAAGATTTAAAAAATACTTCTAAATATCTTTCAGAAGCATATATATTTGATGGCCAAGAAGGAGCGCCAGAAATACCAGGAGAAGAGCAAGAAATGTATCGCGGAGAACACCAAGTTGCTGACCCAACAGTTCCACAACAGCAGCCACAAGCTGCGCAACAAGGAGATAATGCGGAGGAACAAGCAATGCATGCACAAGAAGTTATTAAGCACGAACCAATTATCGGAAGAATAAGAGAAACTGCCATAGAAGGATTGAAAAAATATTCTGACAATCCAACATCAAAACTTTATGAGTTCTTTAAAAAAGTGTTCTTGGAAAGCGATAAAGTTTTAACAGATACAGGAAGCAAAAATTAAATTAAATTTATTGCTGTAAAAGATAAATATTAATGGGAACAACATACTTGTTTATAAAAAATGCAGCCATTTTTGACTGCATTTTTTGTTTATTGGGGCCAAACCATATATAATTGCCAAAATTTTAAAAAAAGAGAATTTTTTTGTTGAAAAAATATAATATTATATATTTATATTAAATAATTAAAATAATCTAGATTAAAATATTTATTTACAATGAGTGATTTACTTTTGAAAATGCCATTGAATTATGAGCCACTCCGGAAGAATAGATGGCTATTTAGATTTCCAGCAGATTTGGGAATTCAAGAGTGGTGGTTATCAAGTGCAGCTCGTCCTTCAATAACACAGGATGAAACTCAAATACCTTTCTTGAACACTTCAACATATGTTGTAGGTCGTTATACTTGGGATACAATTCAGGTTACTCTTCGTGACCCAATCGGCCCTTCAGCATCACAGGCTGTTATGGAATGGGTTCGTTTACATTCTGAATCTGTAACTGGTAGACAAGGCTATGCAGCCGGTTACAAAAGAGATGTTGAACTTGAAATGCTTGACCCAACCGGTGTTGTGGTTTCAAAATGGATTCTTAAAAACTGTATGCTAACTACAGTAAACTTTGGTGACTTGGATTATCAGTCTAGTGATTTGGCAACAATTCAAATGACCCTGAGGTTTGATTATGCTATATTAGCGTATTAATCTGATAATCATACTATTAGTAATTTTGGCGCGCTTTATGTGCGCCATTTTTATTGGCAATAATATAGCAGTTTGCACAACTAATTCTTAAAATGCAGCCATTTCTGACTGCATTTTTCATTTGCACTGATATTTATTATAAAATTATAGTAATGTGAAAAAGATTATAAGATTGACGGAATCTGACTTGCATAGAATAATAAAAAGGTCAGTTAGCAAGATATTGAGAGAGGGCGTATTAGGAAACGACTGGCGTCAAAATGAAGATGATGCATTAAATAACTACGAGCCATTTGAAGACCAGATTGATAGATATGAAGCTGAAACAGAATTCAGAAATCAACATAGTGATGCATTGGGTTGGAATGATGACGAAGCAGAAGGATATGAGGAAGACCCTGATTGGCATAGAGATGATGTTAGCGGGTGGAATGGAGATATATCTGATGGCGATTTATATAGAGGCACATGGTAAAAATAAAGTAATCTATATAGATTATATGATTGTGGATGCGGAGTTTATGTTTACAAAAGGAATAAGTAAAAAATGCTTATTCCTTTATTTTTTTTAATAAATGGCTATTTTTTAAAAAAAATGAACATATTAATAGTTAATTATAATACGCAAAATCTAACTAATGCTTGTATATTAAGTGTTTTAAAAACCACTCCTGATGTAAACATATATGTGTTTGATAATAGTGATATTGAACCTTTTAAAAATAGTTATGATAATGTAACTGTAATAGATAACACTAAAGGAGATATTATTAATTTTGATAAAATACTTAATAGTTATGATAATAAAACAGAATATGGTGCTGAAAGTGGTTTTGGAACTTTGAAACATACTATGAGTATTGATAAATGCTTTGATATAATAAATGATAATTTCATTCTTCTTGATTCTGATGTGTTAGTTAAAAAAGACTTGACGGAATTGTGTGACGAAGGCTGCATATATGTTGCTGATGAAGAAATAAACGGTAAATCAAAAAAAATGCGTGTATCTCCACATGTTTGTTTTATCAATGTTAATGCATGCAAAAAGTATGGAATAAGGTATTATGATGAAAAAAGAATTGTAGGTTTATCAAAAGAATCTGATGATTATGATACTGGTTCATCATTTTATTTTGACTGTAAGGGGCATAAGTCAAAAAAAATTACAGAAAAAAATTGGATTGTTCATTACGGTGCCGGAAGTTGGGTTAAGATGACTAAATTAAAAAAAATCAGTGAAGATGAGTGGCTAAAAAAATATATAGATTTATGGAGTGATAAAAAAAAAGTGAATGAAAGCAATGTTGACATTTTTATTTGTACTCATAAATCATTTGAACCAAAGGTTAAGTCCAGTAAATATAAAATAATTGATAGTAGATATATAACTGTTGATTTGCCATTGAAAGATGATTTTTTTAGCGAATTTTACCAATATAAATACGTTAATGATAATATTCCTCTTGAGAAATATGTTGGCTTTTGCCATTATAGAAGGTATTTCAGTTTTTTTGATGATGTGCCTGATTTAGATTATTTATTTTCAAAATGTGATATTATTATAGGCAAACCAATTAAATATGATTTTTCTATAAAAGAACAATATGAAAGATGTCATAATATAGAAGATTTATACTTGATTGGCGGTATTTTGACTGACAAATATCCTGAGTATTCAGATGTGTGGCATAATTTTATTAATGGTAACACATTTATACCTTATAATATGTTTATAATGAAAAGTGAAGATTTTAAAAAGTATTGTGAGTTTATTTTTACAATAATGGGAGAATATTTAAAAATTGTAGGCGTTGATATTTATAAAAGAATTGAAAATAACAAAGAACATTATTTGAAACATATTAAAGATTTACCTCAAAACAGTAAAAGCTGGTATCAATATAGAATAGGAGGGTATATAGGAGAAAGGCTAACAAATATTTTTATCATTAAAAATTTTAGTAAAGCCATGTATTATAAAGTTATAACTACTGAAGATAAATATAAAACTGACAAATAAAATATTAAAAAAAGGATATACGTATGGATAACAAAGAAATTTTATATGAAATATCATTAAAGTATAACACATTAAAAATGTATGAAAGTACTATAGAAGAAATGAAAAAAAATAACATTTCCGGAAAATCTTTAGACGCTGTTATCTTTGAAAAAAACGTCGTTGAAAAAGAACTTATTGATTTATTGAATCCAAACACTCCTACTCCTGAACATGGATGGCTTAAAAACCCATCAATAAGTAATGGCAATGAATTTATTCAAAAATTGCAAAAAAAGGCTGAATATAATAGTTTATATGATATTAGGAAAAATTTTTTTGATGATATAGTTAAAGAGAGTGATAATTCTATTGCTAATGATTTTTCTAATGAAATAAATTTTAAAAAGCCGACATATGCTGAAATACAGGAAAAGATTTCAGATTCTCAATGGATTAGTATGTCTAACTTTATAGTTAATTTTCCTAAAAATAAGGTTAATATTGACGAATGGAGGGTATCTAGTTTTTATTATACTTCAGGAGATATATATGTAATTGTTAATGATTTTGCTGAAAAAAAAGATGATGGTAAATATGTTATTTTATCTCAAATAATAGAAGATTTATATGTTAATAGTGAAGATGTAATTGGAAATATAATTCTTGATGTGGTTAACAACAACGGAGATACGTTATATAGCATTAATTTTTCAAATTGTAAGTTTAGCGATGCTTCTCCGGATTCTTTTACATATGAATCAACAGAATTAAGAAAAATTAATTTGCATTTTACTTATGATAATTTTAAAATAATTCCTCCAACTGAAAAATGAGGCAACCCATAAAAAAAGGAAAGGTTATTGATGGTAAAAAGCCCAAGCCAAAAAAAAGGTTAATTAAACCTAATGGCAAATTAGAAAAAACTCATCCTAAGTTTGGCACATCAAAACTCGAACAGGATTTTGCAGAGCAATTTTTAGACAAACTTGGAGTTGAATATATATGGCAATTTGAAGCAAAAGATATTGGTAGGTTTTATGATTTTAAAATAAAAAATGGCCCAATAATTGAAATAAATGGCTCTTATTGGCATGGCGACCCTAGGTTATATGAAGAAAAGGATTTGAACAAAACTCAAAAAAACGCAAAAAGAATTGATGAGTATAAAGAGAAATGGGCTTTAATTAATGGAATACCAATTTACTATATTTGGGAAAAAGACATACGTGAGAACCCATCAAAGGTAATGTTATTTTTGAAAAAAATATTGTACAAATCTGATATTAAAAAAGAAAAAAATAAAAGGCATAAAAACATTTTGAAATAAAAAAATTATCATGAAAGTTACATTGTATTTAAAAATAGAAAATTTTGATGATGGAGATTTTGATATGAATGACGATTATTATAAATCTGATGAAGATTTTTTTAACGCTATGGATGCAGAAAATAGAAAATATTCAGGCGTTACAAAAGATGCATTATGGCACATTGGAATGAAAAATAAAAGTGATGCAACCAGTTTTGGAACTTTATCAAAATCTTCTAAAAACGCAAAAGAAAATATTTATAAATCCGAAGCATTACTTTTTGATGAAAAAGGAAATGCTGAAACTGTTGATAATTTAATTACAAATTGTTTTTCTAATGATGTTGTTGTTAATATTATAAAATTTAATCGTGAATCTATGGACGAAGAGTTTGAAGAAGATTATAATTTTTGGATTAATGACCATGAAAATATTAATAACCCAAAATATAAAGAATCACTTGACGAAGAAAAAATTTGGAAAAATGAACCAACAAGGACGTTTTATGCTGAATTTTTAAATAATGCAAATGAAATTAAATACGCTGTTTTTGAAAATTGTAAAATTTTAGAAAAAGGTGATGAAGATGAATATGCTATATTAGCAGAAAAAATAAGTTTAATAGAAAAAATATAGTTATGCCAGCAAAGAAAAAACTAACGCCAGAACAAGAAAAAGAAATTAAGTTGTTGCAAGCAAGCAACGAAATGTACGAGCGCGCTAAAGAAGAAACAATGTTGAGGGGCAATAAACAGTCCGTAAAGCGAATAGAAATTGCCCAAGAGGAAGTTCAGCAAAAAATGAAAAGTATTATGGATGGTACTATTAAAAACATAGAAATTCCTAAAGAAGATTTACAAGAAGTAATTATCGAGCATAAACCGATTATTGAAACAGAAGAAAGCATAAACAATTTAAATGAACCTTCTTTTTTGGATTTTCCATCTAATAAAGAGACAGATTCAATTTTTGATATTTTGGAAAGCCATAAAAAAGAAGAAGAATTGAAGATTAAAAAGCATAAAAGGCGCGAAACAGAAACATATGCTGAAGAAGAATTGAAATATGGAGAAGAAATAGTAAATCCAACCAATACTACATTCAATAATACAGATAGTAATGCTCAATATGACGTAATTTCATTGCCTAGTAACGGAGAATGTTATAAGAGTAAAATTGGAAGAGTACCAGTTTCATATCTAACTGCATATGATGAAAATATTATAACATCGCCAAATCTTTATAGGGATGGACTTGTTATTGATTATTTGCTAAAGAATAAAATAGTTAACAAAGATATTAATGTAGAAGAATTAGTTAGTGGTGATGTTGATGCTATTGTATTGTTCTTGAGAGCGACAAGTTATGGCATAGATTTTCCTGTATCTGTATCAGACCCAGAAACTGGTGAAAATATAGAAACAACAGTTGATTTAACAAAAATAAAATCAAAAGAATTTAAGTTAAAAGGTGATGAAAATGGGCATTTTACATACACTCTTCCTAATTCAGGAGTGGAAGTAAAATTTAAATATTTAACAAGAAAAGAAGAAAACGATTTGAGGCTTCTTTCAAGAATAGAAGGGGAAGGCGCAGCTGCTTTAGACTTAAGGGATTCAAATAGGGTTATCAGCGGCATTTTAAAATCTGATACTGTTCTGGATAGCAAAGAAAAATCTGTAATACTTGAAGCAACAAGAAAAATAGATGAGTGGGCTAAAAAAATAGAAAGCAAAAATAGTAATAAATTCAATAAGGCAATTACCAATAGAATGGAAATGCAAATTATGGCTATAAACGGAAATTATGATAAAGAATACATAAGAAAGGCCATATATAATATGCCGGCTAATGATTCACTTAAATTAAGAAGGTACATAATTGAAAATGAGCCTGGTTTGAATTTTGAAGTTGAAATAGAAAGACCTGAGAGTCTTGGAGGTGGCTCATTTAAAACCTTTCTTGAATGGAACGATATTGTTTTCTGGAATATCGCCTGATTCAGAAAGACTTCTTAAAGAAGAATTGTTTGGGTGCTTCAAGCATATAAAAATACCTTTTGACGAACTTTTAAAAATGCCAACTAGAGATAGGAAATTTTATATTTTAAAGCATAATGAAGCAACAGATGCTGAAAGACAAGAATATGAAAATCTTCAAAAAGGTGGAAGCACAAAAACAGAAGCAATTGATGCTTATACAGATATTGACCAACAAAATCTTAAAAACGCTACTAGTAGATAATGGGAACTTAAAAAGAGTTCCCATTTTTATTTCAAAAAAATAATATATATAGTATTTATAAGTAATTAAATAATTGCATAATATTAGTTTCTATTAAATATGTCACCATTAATAGCACAATTGGCAGCAAAAGGAGGAAAAATAGGAGCATTGGCAAACACTTATATGGAAGCCAGTGCGTGGAAAGATTTTTTTAAACAAATTTCATCTGATGCCACTTCCATGTTTAACAAGTTAACCGGTCAATGGATTGAAATGCAAGATATAGCATTCCAAACCGGACGTTCTATGGCCATGAGCCGTGAAATGGCTATGCGTTATGACCGCCAATTAATGCAAACCACAAAAGAGTTAGCGAGACAATATGGCATAACTGCAAAGGAAATTGCTGATTTCCAAAAATCATATACAGAAGCCACGGGACGTAATATAATGCTAACTAAGCAGCAAACGGAATCAATGGCTGCTTTGCAGAAAATAGCAGGAGAGAATGCAGGAACACTTATTGATGAGTTTGATAAAATTGGTGTTGGCATTGAAAGGGCAACTGCATATACTGGGAGATTCCAAGAAAGGGCAAAGGCATTAGGCGTTAGCCCGGCGAAGGCAACTAAGATGATGGCTGATAATATTAAATTGGCAGCATCTTATTCATTTAGAAATGGCGTTTCTGATATAGAGAAAATGTCATTGAAAGCATCATCCATGAGAATGGATATGCAGGCTGTTATGAACGCTACTGAAAAGTTTGCAGATATTGAAGGTGCTATAAGCAATTCTGCAAATATTCAGATGCTTGGCGGAAGCTTTGCTAGAGAGTTCAGTAACCCTATGGGCGCTATGTATGAAGCAATGGCTGACCCTAAAGCATTCCAAGATAGAATCCTTAGAACAATACAAGGAAAAGGTAAATATGATACGAAAACAGGAGCAGTAACATTTGACCCTGTTACCATGCGTATGATGCGCGAAATGGCCAAAAATCTTGGAATGACAGTTGACCAAATCACAAACCCTGCAATGGCTCAAGTTCAAAATGATAAAGTAAAACAAGAACTACAAGCAGCAGGAAAATGGGATAAATGGTCTGATATAGAACAAGAAGCAATACAAAATCTTTCTAGAACTAATGTAGATTTAGAAACAGGAAAACATCAAGTAGTATATAGGGATGTTAATGGAGAAGAACATAAAGTTGACATTGAAGATTTAACAAAAGACCAACTTAAAGTAGCTTTAGACCAACAGAAAACAGAAGAAGAACTATTTGGCGACGTACAAGAAATTAAAGAAATACTTCAAGACACTTTAGGTCGTGCTAGGGGAACAACATCAACAAAGGAAAATATTAAAGGATTTGGGGAAGAAATAAATTCTTTTATTGCTCAATTCCAAAATATGTGGGCTGGTAGTTTGTCCGGTTTATTAAATGGTCAACATTTTATGCCTTGGGATGCTATTAGAACTTTAAGTTGGCCTACAGGACAAATGGATGTTGGAACTCACGCCACTGAAGGTTTGTGGGAAGATTTTTTTAGTGGGACCGGAAAATACTCATTCAAAGAAGGAGGAATTGTTAAACCTGTTAAGCATGCATCATTAGGGACTATAATTCCTGGGAGTTCAAGGATGGGTGATAAAACTCCGATAATGGCTAACGCCGGAGAAATGGTTTTAAATCCTCGTGAACAAAAAGGACTTTTTGACTTACTTAAAGATATTGCAACAACTGGTTTATTAGCATATGGAGGCAATAAACTTGGCAAAAGAATGGGGATGAAAGGAATTGGCACTAATTTAGCTATTGGCAATTTATTCTCAGGAATGAATATGGGTGTCGGTAGTATGTTAGGAGCAGGCGCAGGGTTAATGATGAGTAATAGAATGATGAGAAGCATGATGCCTATGGGAATGGGCATAAGCCCAGTTGGTAGAATGGAAGGCTCTATTACACTTATGAATCCTACTGTATTAATGAATGGCCAAACTATCATGAATGGCAGTATTAGAAATGGAGAAATTGTTGAGCAATTGGAAAACGTAGCAGAAGCAGCAGCTGACGCAAGTAAAAAAACAAGAGGATTCTCATCTAGATTAATGTCTCTTGCAAGAAGAAGAACAATGATGGGTGGCATAACAAGGTTTATGCTACATGCAGATAGAAAAAGAAGAGCATTTGGAAGTAGAATATCTAACGGTTGGCTTGGACATTTTTACAGAACTAGAGCAGCTGAAGTAAAAATACTAAATGCTAAAGCATTAGATAAACTATCAGACTTAAAAGTAGTAAAAGGTGCTAAAAACCTTAAAGCAGATATTAAATCTTTGTTTGCTTCTCCTGTTGTTGAAGAACAAATAGAAAATGCATCTATAGAAAATGGCGCAGCAAATGTTAAAAATAAGCCAAAAAAAGGTAAAAATGCTAAAGCCACAAAAACTCTCAAAGATGTTAAAAAATCAAATGCAGTGGCGAAAGCAGCAAAGGCATCAAATGAAACAACAAAGGCTGTAAGTAAAGTAGGCAAAACTATTGGAGGAATAGGAAAAGTAGGGAAAATATTAGGCAAAGCAGCCGGCCCAATTGGTGCTATAATGGCTATAGGTAGTGCTGTTGGAGATATTTCATCTGCATCAAGCCAATATGATGCAAAAATTGATGAGATAAACAATAGTGGAATGTCAGAACTTGACAAAGCTCGTGCCAAAGATAGAGCATCTAAAGAAAAGAATGCAGGTTATGGAATTTCTATAGGAGACGCTGTTGGCGCAGCTGCCGGTGCAGCATTAGGTTCTGCATTGGGTCCATTGGGCATGATTGCCGGTGGTTGGTTAGGAGAAAAAGCAGGAAGTTTTATAGGAAAAGGAATTGGAGGATTATTTGGTGGCGGAGAAGAAAGGAAGTTCAAAAAGGAGCAAAAAAAACTATTTGGAGAAGAAAGAATCAAATCAAACGGAGAGGCTGTTAAAATATTAACATCAATAGACCACAAACTTTCTATTATTTCAAGTAAGTCAATAGGCGTTACAAAAACTCATTTAGCATCTCCTTCATTGCCGGACATTGGTAAAAAAATATTTGGTTCTGCTACTGATGAAGTTACTAATGTTATCAATAATGTTAAAGAATCGTCAATAGTAAAAACTTTTACAAGTCAGGCTAAAGAAAAGATAAAATATTTGTCAAGCGATGGAAGTTTTTTTCAAAGTAAAAAATCTCCAATGGACGAAATGTATTCTGCTATGAAAACACCAATTTTAAATGATAGATTGAAAAAATATGGTATAGATAATAATACAATAAATTCTATAGCAGAACCAGTTGATTCATTAAAAAAAACAGCACAAAAGCAAGTAATACAGAACATTGATAATAAAATAGCAAGTCCTACAGTACAACCTATTGAAAGGCTTAAAACAAGTTTTTCTTTAGAGCCTTCTTCAACAAAAGTACAAGCAATACCTGATAAAACTACATATTTAAGAGTTAATCCTTCAAAACAAGAAACAGTAAACGGTAATTCTGTTAATTTAGGAAAAGGCGACATAAATTTAAATGTTAACGGTACTATTAAACTTGAAGGTGGCAATAAATCTGTTGACCTTGATTTAAATAAATTATTGGATGACCCTTCATTTAGAAGACAACTTACAGATGTTATTACTAAAATGTTAAATGAAAATAGCAATAGTGGTAAGAGAAATATGGAGTCAGAAAGAAATAATATGGCAAGAATATATAATAGGTCGGGCAGTTAATTTTCTATTTAACATTTACAAATTAAAAATATATTTTAAACATTATGGGTTTTTTAGATACAACATCAAAGATTCTAGATACGGCTTCAAAAGCTTTAAATGAAGCAGCATTTGGGGATATTAGAAATATCTTCAATAATGGAGAAATGTATACTTTTATGATGCGCCCTATAGGACTATATCAGAAAAGTTATGGGTTTATGCTAAATCATATATATAGGAATATAGGAAACACTGAATACACATTTGATGGCTATAGTACACAAGTTGGAGAATTAGCCAATCCATTTTATAATACTCTTACACGTATTCCCTGGTTTTATTTAGATGATTTTAAAAAAAGTACTTCTAATTATCTTGAATATATAAGGGAAACATATGGGGCAGCGCTTAGTGTGGAAAACATAAATACAAATGATATATTCCACATAAGTGACAAAGCATCAGAAGTTGGGTCTGTAGATGGCATATATGCTATTGATAATATGGTTAATGACGGTCAATTATTGCCAAATAAAAATGGAACCGGCGCTGATACACATATGGCTATTGAAAGTGGTTATTATAATAAAGAAACGCTAAAGAATGCTGTTGTAACAAATAACACTAGATACGAATATGGTAATAATATAACATCAAATCTTGGCGATTATTTAGGATTAACTGCAAATAATGTCACTAAAGAAAAAACATATTATGCAAAAGTAGATACAGAAACAGGAAGATTAGCAGATGGAGTATTTAATCCTTTATCTAATGTTGAAGGACCTATAGGAAAAAATAATTGGGGCAAAAATATTGATAATTTAAATGGAACTAATGGTTTTTATGATGGCATTTATAAGGCAACTAGTAAAAAATCAAAAGGTTTTTATAAAGAAGCAATATCAAAAAACAAATATTATTTTAATGTAGAAGATTCTGATGCTAATACTTATTTTTTAGATACTTCTATAGTACCTTCAATTGATGAACAAAATATAAGATATATATTTAAAACAGTTTCTGGTGAACATTCAAATGTTAGTGATATAAAAAATGGTGGCGTATATGTTTACACTGAAAATGAATATGGGGTTTCAACTAATATTACGTATGCTAGTTTTAACTCAGGCACAAGATTTAGTAGATACACTTCTTACAATACAGGATTAACAGCAAATGATTTATTAAAAAAGACTAATGAACGTTTTAAAAAAGGCAATTACAAAACCATAATTGCAAGATTCCATACTGATGCAGATGAAGCTGAAAATACAGATACAACACAAACTGCTATAAGCGAAAAATTTGGTTTGTCACATGGAAGAAATCTTTTAAAAGTCACACCTGATAAATCTGAGGAATATGATAATCCATATTGTAGGGTGTGGACTTTCCATCATCAATATCATAGATTGGCTGATGCTATAAGGCCGTTACCATATACTGCTGAAGAACTATATAATAAGTATAATTTTAGTGCATTTACTGCTGACCATTCTGAAAAGGGGTTTGAAAACGGTAGAGTAAGATTAAAAAGATTTGGCACTTTAAATAAGAATAATGGACTGGTAAATATTACGCCGATTGAAAGTGGTGATGAAAAGAAAAGGGTAGACATAAAAAATTGTATGTTTTCAATTGAAAATCTTGCATGGAAAGATGCTTTTAGTACTGATGCTACGTCAAGAAAAACTTTTCAAGCAGGCGGCTTATCTCCAGAACAAAAAGGCCCATTTGGCGGAAGAATTATGTGGTTTCCACCTTATGATTTAAAATTTAATGAAAATATTAGTGTTAATTGGAATGAAACTAATTTCATAGGGCGTGGAGAAGGCATATATACATATACTAATACTACAAGAAGTGGCAATTTAAGTTTTAAAATATTGGTTGACCATCCTTCTGTTATAAACTATTGGGAAAATAGAGGTAAAAGTTATAGCAATTCAGTAGATGAAGTTAATGACCCAGAACAACAGTTATTAAGATTTTTTGCAGGATGCGATATGTTAACAGCAAAATCAGGACCAAATCCTGAACCTCAACCTGTGATTAAAGAAAATGCACTACCTTCTCCCGATACACAAGTTATAAAATTTTTTGTGTTTTATCCAAACAATTATAGTGGCATTTATGATGATACTGATTTTGCAATGAAATATTTGACAAATGGTTTGGGAGCAGGTAAAATTAAAAATAATAGCACAGGTAAAACTGTAGATTATAATGTTCCTTATACAAATGCAGAAAATGGTTTTGGAGGATATGAAATGATACCGGGTAAACCTATCAGTATAGTTAAAACTCAAACAGATAATAACCCTCACATAGCAGATACAAATGTTGGTAATACTGAAGTAAAACTTTACGTACAAGAAGGTGATAACACTAATACATGGTGGCAAAGGAAATGGTATTATAGAGTAGATAAAACATATAAAAATCAGCTTCTTAAAAAAGAAAGTTATATTGATAGGGAAAGCTATGGCTTAAATTCTACGGTAGGACTAACTAAAATAATTGAGCATTTTGGAATTAAAGATAGTAACAACGTTTATAGTTTTGCTGACGTTTATGCTGCGCTTGAAGGCGGAGAGGCTAGAACTGTTTTATCCGGTTTATATGATGTATCGAAGGTGAATGAATTCATAAACGCCATAAAACAATATGGTATTGACCATGTTGAATGTATAGGAAGAGCATCTACACAAGGCCATAGCAATTTAAATGTTGATTTACAATTAAACAGAGCAAGGAATGTACAAAGATGGCTAAGTAAATGTTCATATTTTGATGCAAATAAAATTTCAGCAGTTACAGGTGGAACTGGTGGCGATGGCGTTGGCATTAATTCTGGTGATGAAAGCGCGATTTCTAATAAATTATGGCGTTGTGCTGAAGTTAATATATATTTGAAAAAATCAGCATCTAAAACTGTTCAATCGTCACTTACTGAGAGGCAAACAAATATTAAAGAAGAAGAAGGGCATCCAGTTAATATATTAAACACTCCTCAAAATACAATTTCTAATTCTCAAAATATGGGAATAGAAAGAATAAAAAATTTTAATGACTTATCAGGAAACAAATTAATAGAAGAAAAGGTTATTAAGGATAGAATAACAAGTATTAGATTGAATAATTTGAGCGACAATATAAATGGTTTGGCTTTAAATTTAAAAAACAGTGTTAGAAATGGTAATGTTAATGTAAATAGTGTATTTGATGCTGTTGCTGATTTTTCTGAACATTCTAAACATTTCCAATATGACAGTTTAGGGTACATAACAAATGGATTAAGAGGCAAGAGTACATTTAATTATGCCCTTAATGAAATGCACGATAATTCAGCCCAAGATGAAGTTGCAGGATATAACAATACTGTTAGTGATAAAACAGAAGTTGCAACTGTTAATGGCAAAAATAATTATTCTACAAGAGAGGGTACTAACAATAATAGTGTTACTAGGTATGATAATGAATCAAAGTTCTTCTCTATGTTAGAAAAAGAAGAGCCATTTTTACATCATAAGATAAGTGATAAAATTAAATATTTTGACCCTGCTTTTCATTCAATAAGTCCTGAAGGGTTTAACGCAAGATTAACATTCTTACAGCAGTGTACAAGACAAGGGCCTACTATTGGAAGTAGTGATAATTATACAGAAAACAACACTGCTAATAATTTGGCTTTTGGAAGGCCCCCAGTATGCATATTAAGAATTGGTGATTTTTACTATACTAAAATATTAATAGAAAGTATGTCATTCAATTTTGACCCTTTAATGTGGGATTTGAACACAGAGGGTATTGGAGTTATGCCAATGATTGCAAATGTTGATATTAATTTCAAATTCATTGGCGGAAGTAGTCTTGCCGGTCATATCACAAGGCTTCAAAATGCTCTTTCGTTTAACTATTATGCTAATACTGAGGTTTATGATGATAGGTCTGAACTTGCTGATTATGACGAGAATGGTAATATTGAAAGATTAGGAGTGCAAAATTCAAATAATTAAAAAAATATATTTATGGCAACATACGACCGTTATTATAAATTTAGAAGGGATGGTAAAATATTACATGTTCCTTTCATAGAAATACCTAAAAGGGAAACTGATTATTACACATATTATGTTGCTGGTAAGACAAGACTTGATTTATTGTCTTACCAGTATTATGGCGATGCCAATTATGATTGGCTAATAATGCAAGCTAATCCTGAATATGGCTCATTAGAGTTTATGATACCAACAGGGTCTAGGATTAGAATACCTTACCCTTTAGAGAATGTTATTGCTCAATACAATAACGATATAGATGTTTACGAAGAATTATATGGTTTAACAAATTAATTAAATGAAAAGGACTAAAGTAGGTAATATAGAGAATAACATTATATATGTTGAGCCTAATTATGTGTTTTCTACAGAGGAATATGGAATAAATGGGCTTAACACATATGAGTTTGCGCCTCCGCTTGAAGATTATAGTATTTTTGTAAATCTTGAAGTTGAAGTAAGAGGTAGAAATGTACAGTCTAGTAAATCATCTAATAATAGAAAACTTATATTAAGTTTTGTAACAAACACAGATGGTTCTAGTGCTGTTAATTTCATGCAAGGTTCTAAAATTCCTATAGGAGAAAAAGGAGCTTCAATTAATTCTTTAACTACTAACTATACTGATATATTTCTTGGAGATTTAAAAAGAAACGGGCCTTCAACAGAAACATTCGGAATACAGTCAATTGATATTTCTTATAATTCTTATATGGTTCCTGAAGTGACAATTGAATTCATAGATGTTCGTGGAGTTGCACTTTTTGCACAAAAAGAATATTATGAAACCAATAAAAATATAGATGAAGCCATAAACAGCAATAATAAAGAAGATATTGCAAATACTTTTTTCCAATGTTTTTTTACTTTCCCATATCCTAAATTTACTATATTAGTGAAAGGATTTTATGGGCAACCAGTTTCTTACGAATTAACTTGTGCTGATTTTAGAGCCAGATTCGATTCTAAAACAGGTAATTTCGCATGCACTGCAAAATTTGTAGGTTATCATTTTTCATTCCTTAATGACGTAATGATGAATGGTATTGTGGCAGCACCTTATTCTGATTACATAGGAGCAAGTTATTGGGAAGAAAGGAATTTTAAACTTATAGGAAACTCAGGCCAAGAAGTTAACTTGCCAAAAATAGGCTGGTTGCTCAATAAAATGAAAGATATTGAGGCTAATGCTATTAAAATGGCTCAATCAGACCCGGCAGCACAAGAAAAAATAGAACTTGATAATAAAACTAACAGATACCAAAATATTGAAAGCGCTTATAATAAATTTGTTAACGAAATAGATAGATTAGTTTTAGAGAAAAATGAAAGAGAAGATTTGTATTATAGAGTTAATACAGATAACGGTGCTTTAAGAGGCGCAGTAATGCTAACACCTACTGAAAATGGTAAAGAATTTAGAGTGCATTTTGCTGATATATCAGGCCAAATAAAAGGCGTATATGATAGGCTTGAAAGTTTATTGGACGAATATAATAACGAATTTCCAAATGAGAAATTACCAAAACCAGACAGATTTTATGATAGCACACCAAGTCTAAGAATAACTGACCAAGGAAATGATGGTACTAAAGCCACAATGTATATTAAGGGTAATGAAGACATTAAAAATGACTACAAAAATCTTTTTGATGCTTTCAAAAAAGGCGTAGATGACGGTAATTTACAAGGCTATAATCCATTATTAGATTATCGAAGTGTTTATTATTACAAAGATAATAAATTCGCGTCAACTCTTGAAGAATACAAAAAAAACAATGCAGAAAAAACAACAGATGTAGAGAAAAAAATAGAAAAAATAGTAGACACTGCTATATCTGAAGCATTGGGTTTTCATCCAACTGTAGAAAACATGACAAGAATTGTAATGGCTCATTTTGAGACATTCGCAAGAATGATATTTAAAACTGCACAAATTATTTGTGATGAAAAACCATCTAGAACAATTAGGTCTTTAGGAGTTAGCGACGCTCGTGATATTAATGATGTGCCAAATAAAGGCGGAAGTTACGATATTGTTGTGCCTCCATTCCCTAAAGTAGTCACTGAAGTCAAAAGAGAAAACTCAACAATTAGAGAAGAATCTTGGGTTGGAGATTATCCTGGAGATTTTAGAGAAAAAGATTTAGTACACGGCATTATTAATGGAGTTAAAGAGGTTGCAAAAGACATTGCCACATATGAATCAACAGGAGATACGCCTTCTTATGGCGGTTCTGAAACCTCAAAAAACGCTGTTATGAGATTTCCACTATCACCAATTGATATGGTTGCAGATAGTAATCCTTATTTATCAGGTGGATACGACCCAAATGATGTTTCTTCATTGTTAGGACTTGTTGCTTTGAGAGCAATAAACATTTTTGGAATGACCAATTTTAAAGATTGGGATTCTAATGCCAAGACAATTGGAGTAGCAGAAGCATATAATTTCCTTGATGACCATAAACTTAGTAAAGAAATGTTACAAAAACTTTCTAACATTTCTGGCGGCGATGTGGTATCTATGCTACAAGGTAATAGTAATGGTTTAATAAAGCGTCCTGGAGACGGTACTAAGCCTTGGCCTTGGAGTTTAGAGGTCAACATAGGAAAAGATGGTATAATAGCCTCAAATGGCGATTTAAACGCTTGCAGAGTTAAGGCTGAGAAAAATGCTAATGGTACTGAGGTAGATGGCTTTTCTGTACCTTATCAAAGCCTTTCTTGGACTAATTACAAAAATGAAGTTTTAAGTTTTAATGGAAATAAAGCAGCTTGGTCTAACAATTACATTAACAGCAAGGGGTATGCTAATTTAACTAAAAATAATATTTTCACATTTGATACAAATATAAGTAGATTTTCTGCTATAGCAGAAGACCAATTAAAAGGATTAGATGGAATTGATGTTTACCAAACAAAATTCACAAATGAATGTAAATACGATAAAGAAAAATACGAAAAAATTTTAAAAAATGCTGATAATGTTATTTCTTATGTCATAGAGAATGCTTCTTCAATAGTTCCTTCTGATGGCTCATGTATGCTTCCAACATCAAAAAATGTATTTTCTAACAAATCTTTCGAGCATGGGTATAATTTAGATTATTTTAATGATGAATATCCCGGAGAAGGCTCAAGTGGACAATGGTGGTGGAAAGATGGATGGAAAGATAAAGATGGAAATGAAGTTAAAAGAAAAGCATCTGATGGATACGAAAAGTATTTGGATGTGTTAAACTCAAGAGAATTTACATTTACTGAATTTCCTGGCGTTAATAACGATTTAAGTATTTTAACAAGAGGACTCAGCAGTAGTCCTGCTAATTCAATTTTTGGAGAATTGCTATATTATAAACAAAAAAGCAAAAAAGATAAAGCATTATTGTTTTTAGCATCTCTAGGCTATGCTTTCGATTATAAAAAAATAATAGAGGACTATATCACAAATGATGATGTTACAATGTGTATTATTCCTTTGCCAGCAATAATGTTTATTGGCGCATTACTTTGGTCTGATACAGAAAAAAGTATAGTAAAACATTATAATACAAACTATTATAAAGAATCGTTAGAGTTATTAAACAATTTGAGGGGAGATGTAAAAAGAAGATTTATTGAAATTTTTGAAAATTGGGTTTTTGATGGTGTTGAAAACGATTCACTTTTACGTTCATTTGATGAAATGAGAGAAGGGTTGGAGTTATCATTTGAACATAAAGATAGAACTTATAGTGATTTTTTTAGGCTAATTCCGGAAATTGAAGATAAAGGATTGTTTGGAAATTCAAGAAGCGGAAAACTTCGCTATTTAAATGAATCATATGATTCTATAATGGATTTACTAAAAGGTGAATTAAAAGATGATTTTTTTAGAAATTATATTACAATAGATGAAGATGTATGCGGCAGTTCAGAAGATTTTACAAGGGGTATAAGATTAGGCAATAGGGATGGCGGACCAAGTTCTGTTCACGCCATTAATTTTGCTTTAGCCGGATGTGTTTTTTCTAAGAATAGTAAATATTTTAAAAACAATTCAAACACAAACGTTAATGTAAATATAGGCACTTTAGAATCGTTTTTTGATGGCTTTTTAGAAAAAATACATGAAGAAAACATATATGAAAATAATGAAACTAATTCACAAATATCACAAGCAAAAGAGCCTGATGACTCTAATACCGATATAAAAATAGGTATATACAGGTATTGTAAGATGATATATGATAAATGGCTCGCCGGGTTAACTGATGAGGAATTTGAAGAACAATGGACTATGAAATCTTTTTTTTCAGGAGAAGATAAGTATTTTTATTTCATTGATGCATTTTATAATATTACTGATTTCATACCAATCAATATTGGAGATTTTTGTGACCAAATAGTAAGTTGTTACAGGGATGACCAATTTTCATTATTATCGTTTTTATCTAGCGTATATGCGAAGAATAAATTTAATTTCTTATGCGTACAAAATTTTATTGATTTAGGTAAAAGGGAAAACATGGAAAAAATGTTTGATACGGTTCCATATACAGAAAATTGGAGCATTAAAAGACATCCTAATTTCATAGTTATGTATCCATATGAATCATCTAATTATCTTGATATTGAAAATGGAGAATATGAAAATGATGGCTTTTTAATTAATCAGCCTAATAGTGTTAGAAATAAATGGCCTGAACCTTTAACTTCAAGGAACGCTAATTCAAGTATAAGGTATAGTATTCCTGCATTTGGTGTGTCATATGGAAAAATGTATCAGAGTTATTTCAAAGATATAGATATATCTATGGATAACCCTACAGTAACTGAACAATCTATAAAGGCTCAATTTGCTATAGCTTGTCAGAATAATACAGGAGAACAAACCGGTGACCGTGCTAAATTGTACACATATGGTCAAGATTTATATTCAATATATTCAAACAACTCTTACACTTGTAACGTTACTATGATGGGCTGCGCTTGGATTCAGCCACTTATGTATTTTGTTTTGAACAACATACCAATGTTTAGAGGAACATATTTAATAGAAAAAGTCACCCATCATATAGAGCCCGGAAATATGATTACTAAATTTATGGGGGTAAGAATGTCTAACGTTTGCACAAGAATAGCTCGTGAAGAAGCAATAAGAGAAAGGAATAACCAAACAGGCAATGGAGAAGCCAATGGCACATATACATCAGTAAGGGAAAAAATGGCAAGCGTAGATAATGATTGCCCATATAAGGAATATCCTTTAACATTTGATGAAGGTTATCTTGAATTATCTGAAGATGTCGCATCTAACGCAAATCAAATAATGAAAGCTATTATGCTAAGAGGCTATACTAAAGCACAAGCGGCAGGGATAGTTGGAAATATGCAAGTTGAATCTCCCGGTTTAAACCCAAAAACTGTTGTTTGCGACACATCAGGATATTTAAGCGGAGGATTGTGTATGTGGCACAAGCATTCTTTAGCTGCTTTAATTAATAGAGACCCTAAAAATGTATCACAAGTTGTTCATGGGGAAGGTTATCCTTGTGATAGTACCGATAAAAATGAAATATCAGCAAACTTACCTGATGGAGCATATCAAGTGAAATTCCTTTTAGACTCTTTAGAAGAAAATTCTTATCTACTTATAAATAGAAATGTTAAACCTTTATTAGAAGCAGAATCTTCCCCAGAAGGAGCAGCGGCTGTATTTGCAGACAAATTCGAAGCTTGCGGCGGGTGCAGTAATACTAATAGCAAAACTGTCAAAGAAAGAATGAAAAATGCCAGAATGTTTTATGATAATTATAGTGAGCCTAATGCGCCTAAAATTGAGAAAAACTCTGACAATCATATATCAGATTTAGCTAATGGATTTTTACACGCTTTAAATAAAACGGCAGCAGCATCTTCAAATTCAGTAGAAATTGGAATTGATTCTAAAAAAAGTAATGGAGATACCATATGGTTGACTAACGCGAAAAATAGTAGTGATTTCAGTTCAGTATTAGATATGATATTATCTGCATACAGTGAAAAAGTTTCTAACATTAATTGGATTTTACCAGGTGATGGACAAACTCAAAATTCTATACCGTCTGCTTATTTGGTTACAGTTAAAGAAGGAAGTAAATCTGTTAATATAAAAGTAACATCTGAAAACTATCCAAATACTGAAATTAAACCTAAAGGCAGTAATGCGGCAGGAATACACATTTCAAAAGGTAATGATAATGGAGGTATTCATCAACATTTTTGTAAGGCGCTTGTTAAAGCATATAAATCGCCAACAGAAGAACTTAAAAAAGACACTAACAATAATATTGATGATTATAATGCATTGTTTATTGATGAAAAATATAAGTTACAAAATTGTAATGAAGCAATGGCAAACGCAGGATTAATTGAAGGAAGTACAGGTGGAGAAGAAAATGAAACCGGCTATATTGGTGATTGGAATGTTGGTTTGTTTGTACAAAAGTTGTATTATTGGCAGGCTAATATATGCGAAAAAAGAGAAGATGGTAAAAGAAAAAATAGAGTAAGTAGAAAGAAAATATGCTCACCGCATTCTGAAGACTGCGGTTGTGGATGGTGTACAGGAGCAGTTAATAGAGCATTACGTGATTCTGGTTTTGGAGATAAATATTGGGCAGAATTCCCTTGGCAAGTATATGAAAAAATGAAAAGTGAAAATAGTGATTTTGTAGAAGTAAGGGGTGCTCAGTCTGTTACCAATAAAACTGAATTCCAACTTGGAAAAATTAATAAAGGAGATATATGTGTTATGTGGTCTAAAGATAAATCTACACATTTCCATACTTGTGCATATGATGGCTCTAATTGGTATTCTGATTTTAAACAAAATTCATGCAACGTATATAGAAGCAGTAATGCGTGTTCTATGGAATGGCATCTTTTCAGACACAAATAATTTCCTTTTTTAAAAATTTTCTTGTATATTTGTTGAAAAACATAAGAAAATGAAAAAATTAGGATATATTGTTTCCGATAGAAAAATTAATAATGCAAAGGATTTCGTTGAGGTGGTTAATGATATTTCATTAGTGGACTCAACGAAACCTGTTTTATTAGTTGGCATCGAAAATGCCAAGAAAAATATAAAAAATTTTTCTATTTTAGAAAAAAAAGTTAATGATAATCTTTTTTGGACATTTAAAAAAATAGAAAAAAGGGTTGACTTTGAAAATGATATAAATTATTTTTATAAATATATTATATATAATATTACTAGTAATATAAAGTATTATTATATTAATATATTAAATTTAAAATATAATAAAATAAAAAAATTATATAATATATTATTTTCTAGTGAAAAAAAATATATTTATATTAGTAATAATATGCTTTATGTATTATATAACGGAAGCGTTTTAGGTATATCAATTTCAATTCTTGAATACATTAATATTGATATTAAAAAATTCTTTAGGAAATTATATTCAAATAAAGAAAATATAATTTGTACAAACGCATCTGAATGCGTAAAAAGCATTAAGTCTGAAATAGGAAATAAAAAATACGTTATACCGTATTTTATGTCAATACTTTGAAATAATGTTAACAAAAAAAGGTGTTATAATAAGTACATTTGTAGCAAAAAACAGAATACTTTCGTTTTTAGAAATGCTTAAATACAAATTTGGGATAAAATTAGATAAAACTTTTGTATATTCTATAAGTACAAATGAAAAAGAATATCTAGTCACATTCAAAACATTTAATAAAAATAAATTTATAAAAAAACTTCCAAATTCAACTATTATGCATGTAAAAAACGGATGTTTGTTCTCAATTAATGCACTTAACAGGTTGATTGAAATTGATAATAATTTTGATAAAGATAAGCCTTACAATGAAGTTGAAATAGATTGGGATTTTTATAAGGATAAACTTATAATTTTAACAAATGGTATTCTAAATATCTACAGTTTGTCAAAAATAGAGGATAAATGCTCTTTTTTGGCTTAAAATGATATTTATATATATAAATTATTAATATTATGGCTTTTATAATTAAGAAATCTCAAAGCGTCAAACCACAGCAAAAAAACGCTAGCAGAAAACGCGAAGAAATTATTAAAAAAGAAACAGTTAAGCCAATAGAAAAAAAAGAGGCAACTGTTGAAGAAAATAAAGACAAAAAAAAAGAAATAATTAAAGTTATGGATAAAATTTCAACTATAGAATCAATAGTAAATAACACCCCAAATAAGGATGTTAAGAGAATAAAAAGAGATAAGGGATTAATAGAAAGAACAGAAAGTTCAAAAACAATTTTAACTGAAGATAATAAACAGCTTTTAGTGGATTAATAGCATATAATAATGGCAAACTACAAGTATTTAAAAGAAAATAATCTTTTTGAGGCTCATATGAGATATATGAGAGCATTGGGAGAATCATTTGCGCCTATAGAAGAAGCTGATAATGACCAAAACCAGCAGCAAAACCAACAAGGAGCAGGAATGCCACCGGCACCTGGGTCTGACCCAATGGGTGGCGGACAAGACCCAATGATGGGTGGAGTTCCCGGTGGGGCAATGCCTGGACCTGACCCTATGGCAGGAGGAGCACCTGGTTCAGATAACGGTGGTATGCCAGACCCAAATGCAGACCCAAATGGAGCAATGCCTGGTGCTGACCCAATGGGCGGTCCTGACCCTATGGCAGATGAAGGGATAGAAGAAGACGAGCCTAAAGAGGATGATGAAGTTATTGATGTTGACGATTTAACTGATGCACAGGAAAAGGTAAATGATAAGGTAAATTCTGTTGGAAGAGATTTAGGAAAGGTAGACGCTAGAATAGAAAAACTTATAGGCGCAATAGAAACATTGCAAAGTATGTTTGACAAGAACAATCAAGAAATTGCAGACCTTAAAACAGAATTTGAAAAGAGAAACCCAACGCAGACAGAAAAGTTAAATCTTCGCTCATTAGATTCTTATCCATTTAAAGTTAGGCCTACTGATTATTGGAAAGATAAAGCCGAAAATAGTAATTACTCTGCATATGCAGATAATCAGGAGCCTACAACTCAAGAATATGTAATAACAAATGATGATGTTGATGATTTTAACGAAAGAGAAATAGCAGATACTTTTTCTATTACAGATGATTTGGAACAAAACATAAAAAAAATATTTGGCATATAGTAAATGAAGATTATAATTAATGAAGAACAAGTAAAATTTTTAAATGAAGACATAAGCACCATTGGCGAAGTTTCTTATAATTTAAAGGAATCTATTGCTATATGGTGCTTAATGAATGATTTTAGGTTTTTTATTCCTAACAATATTTTTGGCAGCAAAATAAGTGTTGCCAATAGCGAACAAATTAATAGGGAAATTTGTTCTGATATTATGAATGGAGAAATTATGCCGGCAGATGATGAAAAAGAACTGTTTGGGCATAATGATTATGATGATTTTGAAGATGGTGACGATGAAAGAGAAGAATTTATGAACAGCAATAAAATATATAAAGTTCAATATGGTGAAGAAGAATATTATATAGAAGTTGCTAGCGATATATATGAATATAGTGGAGAAATGATTTTAGAAAAATATATTGATAAAGAATTAGATGATACTGTATGGTATTATGATTCTATTGACTGGTTTTTTAAAAAATTTAAATAAAAGTTTTTATTTTTAACATTTTTTTTGTATATTTGTAATATAGAATTTAAGTGCCGCATGGCACATTTTTAATAATTTTTAATTTATGGAAGAAAAAGTTTTAACAGCAAACATTGATGCAGATGCTGTAGCAGAGCAGTATGAAAAAGAACACACAACTACAGTTTCAACAAAAAAGAAAACAGAATTTAATGAAAAAAATTATCTTCAGGCAAGATTAAAACCTGGAGAAAAATCAAAATCTTTAACAATTAGGTTATTACCTTTTTCCACAGAAGGCGGTAGCCCTTTCAAGAAAGTTTTTATTCATACAGTTAAAGTCAACAAGGAATTAAGTCCCGGAGGTTGGCGTACTTTCGTATGCCCCACTAATAACAAGATGGGCGATAGATGCCCATTTTGTGAAGTTTCTGCTGAAGCTAAAAAATTGAGATTTGAAGCATCAACAGAAATTGAGAAGAAGAAATTTGGTGACGTTGAATTTATGAACAGGGCAAAGGCTGCATGGATTGTAAGGTGCGTTGAAAGAGGTCATGAAGATGATGGGGTTAAGTTTTGGCTTTTTAATGATTCTAAGTCTCAAAAAGGCGTTTATAACGACATTATGAACATTTATTTTGAAAGGAAAAAAGCAGCAGAGAGAAAAGGTAAAGACTGTAATATATTTGACCTTAATGACGGCAAGGATTTAATAATTACTCTTTCAAAAGATGAAAATGGTAAAACTGTAACTAAGGTTGTTGATGATGACGAAAGAACGCCGTTAAGTGAAAGTTATGAGCAATCAATGGCTTGGATTACTGATTCTAAGCAATGGAACGAGGTATATACAGTTAAACCATATGAATATATGGAAATAGTTGCAAAAGATGGAGTCCCGGTTTTTGACAAAAATAAAAATAGATACGTTGATAAATTTGAAAAAATAGAAGAGGACAAAAAAGCAGCAGAAGAAGAACTAAAAGAAAATTTAACTGAGCATACAAAGGATTTTTCTGATTTCCCAAAAGAAGAGCAAAAAACAGATGATTTTGGAGGTATAATAATTGATGGCGAAGATGATTTGCCGTTTTAAAAAAAAATCATTTTAGATGAGTAAATTGTATTTCTATTTTGGGGTAATGAATTCATCAAAATCTTTAAGATTGTTAGCCACAGCACACGATTTTGATGAAAAAAATATACCTATATTAGTATTAAAACCATCTGCCGATACAAGAGACGGGAAAAATATAATTAAGTCAAGGGCAGGGCTAGAAAGAGAATGCGTTTCAATAGATGCAGATGTCAACATATTTGATATTGTTAACGATTATAAAAAAATAGCAATGGCAACTCAAGCTAGGGGAATAAAATGGATTCTTATAGATGAATGCCAATTCTTAACAGAAGAACAAGTTGACCAATTAACAGATATTGTAGATTATCTAGACATCAATGTAATATGTTATGGTTTGAGAACTGATTTTAAATCGAAATTATTTCCGGCTTCAAAAAGACTTTTTGAATTAGCAGATGATATTGAAGAAATAAAGACTACATGCGATTGCGGAGAGAAAGCATCCATAAACGCTAGATTTAGTAAAGATGGTAAAATAATAACTGAAGGCAGTCAAATTTTAGTTGGAGGCGATGATTTATATCACGCGATATGTAGAAAAGATTGGAAAAATCTAATAAGAGAAATTGTAAAATAAAAATGTTATGAAACAAGCAATAAGGAAAAAGGTTTTTACAAAACCAAGTATTGATGAATTAAAATCTGAAATGGGCTTTGAAACTAAAGCGTCAGATGAACCCATTAAGAAAAGCGAACTTAAAATGTCTAGTGCTGAGAAAGAAACAGAATTTATAATCTTGCCTAAAGCATTTGAAAACGCACTAAAATTACCAGGAATACCTAAAGGCTACCTTACTATAGCAACAGGATGGTCTAATACCGGCAAATCTACTATTAAAAATTGTTTAATTGCTGCTTGTCAAAGAGAAGGCATTGTTCCTGTTATTTTTGAAACAGAAGGAAATTTTGATTGGAAATATGCAATAGATTGTGGAGTAGAGGCTGAACCTATATATGGAAATGTGTTGGATGAAGAAACCGGAGAAATAACCGAACAAATTATTAATTATAAAGGCTTCTTTTACTTTTTAGACAATAAAGCTTTAGCCGAAAAATATGGAAAAATGGATTATTCAGCAGGCAAAGAGGGTTCTAAACAAAGAAAAGAGGCTGTTTTGGAAGATATAGCATATTGTATAAATGATTTTCTAGATAGGCAAGAAGATGGTAGATTTCCATATCCATTATGCTTCATATGGGATAGTATAGGTTCAATTCAATCATTTAAGTCTTACACTAGCAAAAGCGGTAATAATATGTTTGATGCAGGTGCAATTTCACAAGCATTCAATAACATTATAAATAATAGGATTCCTTCTTCAAGGAAGGTAAGTGAACCTTATACTAATACGTTTTTTTGCATTAATAAAATTTGGAATGATTCTATGAATGGAATGCCTGGAGTTCCTTCTATTGAATTAAAAGGAGGAAAAACTATGTATTATGGCGCAAGATTAATAATGCATTTAGGAGGCGTTGCAAAAGCAGCAACAAAGGTTTTAAAGGCTACGGCAAAAGGAGAAAATTTCAATTATGGAATTGTGACTAAAATTAAGGTAACTAAAAACCAACTTCCGACTCCTTACAATGTTACCTATGAAGGTACTATGTGCTGTGTACATAATGGAATTATTTCAGAAACTGATATTGATACTTATAAAAAAGAAAACATTAAGTTAATTCTTGAAAATTTAGAAAAACAAAGGAATAAAGAAGATAAAACAATAGTAACAGAAATAACAGAAGCAGATTTACAATATTCTGAGGAAGAAACATTAGATGAATAAAATGGGCGGTTAATACCGCCCATTTACATTGAATATAAAGTTAATTCAGTGGTTTTTATTTTTTTTTTAAATATTTTGAATTAGCCCCTATGTTGCATAGCTTTGTTTTATTTTCTATTTTTTCTTTGCTTAATATTCTTGACCTGAGCTTTTCTATTTTTTCTCTGTGTTTATTTTCAATATTTATAATTTCATTGTTAACAGAGTTTTGCATATTTTTTTTCGTATGCTTAGTTTTCCATAAAAACCATTTAGAATTAAACAATTTCTTATCCAAATATTTTACCTTAATATCAGGTAATTTCCAAGAAACATAATTAAATGACAATTGGTCTCTGTGAGAGCCATTTTTAATTTCTTCCCACCATTTTTCCATTAATTTTATGCAGTCTTCATTGTTGTGCTTTCTAAGCAAAATGCCACTTTGAAGTAACCCATTTTTTTTGGGAAATTTTTCTTCTTTATAACGATTTATTTGTTTTTCAGTATTTTCTTTTGTGTCTTTTTTTAAAGATATTACTGCTCTTTCTTCGTCATAAATGCATTTTCTAGATGGATGCTCAGGAACAAAAACAGAGCAACCAATTTCGTCATTTTGTTCAATAAAATCGTTTAAATCATTTTTAATCTCTATATTACCATCTACCCATATTGAAATATCGTAATCACTAAGTAATAAATGAGGGAGGGTTTTTACAAATCTTTGTTTTTTAACTTGTGATAGCTCATCAGTTTCATTTGGTAATGGCTTTATTTCCCACACATCACTTTCTATTGCTAAATCATCAGTAAAACAAATGTAATCGAACCCTTCAGTTACGTATTTAGGTTCTGTTAAAGTATCATATCCTCCAGTTATACAAGTGTATACGACTTTTTTGTTTTTTTCCATAATATTTTTATTGCCATCCCAATATTTTTTATTAATTTTTAACCAATCGTTAGGCGTGTAATTATGAACATACCCTTTTTTAACCCAAGACCCGTGTCCATAATGTAAAGCATATTCATTTATTTTAATATCTTTATGACTTAAATTTGATGTATTTAAATAAAATGATGCACCAGTATCATATCCATCTCCACCTGGTATACAATTAAGCCCGTGCATTTTTTTTTCATTAAAATACTTTACGTTTTTTTCATTGCATTTTTCTACATTAATAAAACACAAGTAAGGTAAAACTCTTTTAATTGTAGAATTTGGCTGTGCCTTTATTTCCGCACAGTAAATGTAGTTATCATCAAATAAATCAGATATGTCTTTTTTTATTAGCACGTCAGAATCAATTAAAAGGAAATTTTGGTTTATAATATCAATACATTTTTGAACTGATACGCAATGTTTTGCGCTACCCCAATTATTAACTTTGCCATTGGAAAATTTTTTCTTTGGGTATTTTTCTAGCCACTTTTCGAAATCAATTATTTGCCCTTTAGTATTGTCTAAAATAGTAACATTATCAAATTTGGCAGTGAATGGGTATTTGTCGCTATTATCAAATATATAGATAATAGCGTTTTCGACAAATTTATTTATGCTCATAACCAAATGCTCAGTAAGAACAGGAGTATTGTAATGTATTATAACAATATTTTTTTTCATATGCTTATTTAAAAGTCATCATCGTCAATTCCAACGAAGTTAGTTATATTATTTGTTTCCTGATTATAAAATAGTTCCGGTTTACAGTTTATTCCCTTTTCTATTTTCTTAGTTTCTTGATTTATTTCATTCATAAAGAAATTAAGTTGCCTATATTCATCCATAGGCAAAAGCTGTGAATACAAATCTTTATTTGTTTTCATAACATTAGTTATCTTCATTCTAATGTCATCATATTTCTTTTTTTCATTTGAGAAAAGAGGATTGAAAAAGAAATCATTCCATATTGCTGGGTTTTGGAACAATTTTAAAACGGTTGTATAAAAACAATGGAATTCATCGCCCCCTTCGCCACTATTTAAATCAGAATATTTCCAATCAGGCTTACCATTTAAAGATGATACCCATTTTGGGTCTAATAAAAGAGAATGTAAAGGCCCATTCAGTCTGTCGCCGACATATGATAAATTCCTTAAGAAGCCTCCAGAACCAAGCATGAAATTTTTAAATTTTGAAATATATATAAAATATTCTTGGCAATTTTTATCATAACCGGTTTTTTTCCAATTGTTCCATGCCTCATCAAGTTCGTAATCTTTATATCTGTCTGTGTGAAGATTTTTAATTTTATTTATGCTATCTATATACGGCTTATAGTTTATAGAACGTGCGCCATTGCCAAATACTGGGTAATTGGCTTCATTTAGCATTTGTAAAAAAAATACGTCAAGCTTTTGCTCATTTATTTTAATTTTCATGTTGTTTTAATTTTTAAAAATCGTCATCTGAATCATCAAAAGAAAATGTCATTAATGAATTTGTATTTTGGTCAACAAAGGATGCTAAGTCATCCAATTCGCATAAATAAGTTCCATCTTCATAATAAACATAAAATTTTTTATTTTTATCATCAAGATGTAATATCAATCTATCCTTACCTAGTGTCACTAAACAATTACCTTTATTGTTGAAAGTTTCAGGGGCCTCATTAAACCAAACAGGACTAATTGGGCCTTCTTCAAATGGTTTGCCTCTAAAAAGGAAATTACATTTACCGTCTTTAACAATACGTGCAAAATTATTAGTGTAATGGAAAGGCATTTCATCTAATGATTTATATAGTTCGTAATTTCGTTTTCCTAATTGCCATTTTATATCAACATCATTTTTTGCGTATTTGTCGAATGTTTTACCGCCGCTAAATGGTTGAAATGTTTTACCTCCGTCTGTAGTTATAGCAACAGGATATACGTTTTTAAAGTCTTCTATTAGGCATACATATCCATCGTTATGGCCAAAGAAAATATAGCCATTTATACAATAATACAAACTAGGGTGATTATTTTTTAATGCATGTATTAAGTGCAATGCACATGTTGAAGTATATAAATCTCCTCTTGTATTACATACCTTATCGTAATCAATATATCTTGAATTTCTTAATTCTTGATACTGTTCAGGCGTGAAAATTTTTCTTAATTGAAAATCAATATTTGTGTTTTTATATACTTTTAACGCAATATCATTATCATATATTATGAAGTTTCTAAGACTTTTTACTTTCATTTTAAGCAAGCATCCGCCATATGTTCCATTTGTGTTCTGATAGCCGGCCGCCAATTTATATGTGCTATACACTCCTGCGCCATACATATTGCCGCCATTAGAATCAGTAAATATCCTTTCAAGTCCCGCTTCCCCTAAACCGTCTAATGATTCTGCTTTTGTTCCATGATATACGTAAAATCCATCATGCTCAAAATCTTCGGTTAATATTTTTTTGTATGCTTCGTTAATTAAACTCATTTTAATAACTTGTTAAAATTTCTTATAAACGTTTCCTTTACATAATTTAATTCGCCTAATGCTTCTTCCTCTGTGTCCGGCATCATTTTATATTCTTCTACAGACATTCCTAATTTGTCTAACGCCCAAACAAATAAATCGCTAGCTGTGTCTTCAGCAAGTCCAACCATAATAAAGTATATGTTTTGGAAATCTGAAATAACTGAATTGAACATATTTTTATTAAAAGACCCGTCTTTCTTTTTAATGATGTTCATATTATTTGCTATTATTTGCTTAGCTTCATCCATAAACATGCCAAACCTCATAAAAATCAATGCTTTTGTTAAATCCGCATATATTTTTCTTTTATTGGCTGCGTCTCTAATTGCAGTATTCCATCCTGTATAATTTTTACCTCTCAAACGCCTTATTGTTTCAGATTGGTCAACAAGGTAAGAAATACATTTTGATAAGTTTCCTCCATTTGCAGCATATTTTTCCAATTCAGTATCTCCAACATTTGCTGCGAAATTTGCAATATTTGATAATATGGTTTTTTCATCAAATTTATTGGAGTCGTCATCAGGCTTTAATACATCAAATCTTGATGCATCATCATCTTTTTTTGCAGCGGCATTAATATTGGTGATTGATTTATTATTCACAATTGCATAGAAATCATAATTATCTTGCATTCCCTGTATTAATTGCGTTTCACTTAAATCATAATAAGGGCCATCAACATTAAATTTACCGCCAGTGTTATTATTACTATCTCCATAGTTAATGTCATTCATTCCTTTTTTAACAAGTAATCTTGACATCGCGTTACTGTCATAAGTTTGTTGGTCAACACCAAACTTATTCATTGCAGCAGACTTACTACCTTTTTGCGTATTTGAAGGTCTAACTGCATAAATAGGCTTTGCCCCTTGAACAGGCTCTCTGTTAAATATTCTCCATTGTACAGCAGTAGCTAAGAATCTAGGAATGCCTTGATGACCACTTTTTAGCCATTGAGTTAAAATCATTGCATTGTTCAATGCAGAGAAACTTATAATTTTTTCATAATCATCAGGGTCAAGTCTTCTAATCGCTCCAATAGAATTCAAATATTGCATAAAGTTTGGGTCATTAAAATTCTGTTCCAAAGCTTTCAGAATATCGTCAATATAAGCACCCCTATCTATTTGTAGTTTGCTTGATAAATCAGATGTCACAACATTATTTATTGTTTGCTCCACTTGTGCTTCAAGATTAGGTAAATCGTTTATATCATAAACATATCCGCCAACTTGTTCAAGCGCAGATAGTATTTTTGAAAAAGCATTTTTACCATAAATGAATTTTTTATAATCATCTACTTTAACTGCCCTGACTAGTGAATCTCCATCTACACTTAAACCCTTTGCGACACCTGAACCAGCAACAACGTTTGCTGTTTTATTATCGCAATTAAAATAGAAAAAAACCGTTGGAGTCAAAATGGCCTTTCCATTAGGGTCAATGCCTGTTTTCGTGTTTGGTGAATATTTCGAACCAATTGTTAATAATTTTGCCATATAATATTTTTATTTAAGGGTGTCTTCTGTTATTATTTTGTCCTGATAATCTTGCAAATCTTGCATCTTGTTTTCCATATCCTTGTGGCTTTAAAAACGCATATAAAAGAGTGGATTTATCAATTTCAAGACTTACCTTAGCGTTCATTTTAGCACGTCTTCCGAGACCTTGTAAATTACCAGTTATAGGAGTAAAATCTAGTTTTTTAGCCGCTTCTTTGTCAGGTAATATAATGTGTATGCCGTTATTCATACTTCTATAGGCAAATAATGGTTTAATTCCTGCTTTTTGTATAATACTCATTGTCATATTTATGTCATTTTGGTCAGCAGAATCAACATCAACAAAACATATAGAACGTTCAGGGCCCTCTAAAACTTGGTCAAATGACCTACCAGCGGCTATAGCCATAGCAGTTTCTCTATTGCCACGAACCCTTTTTAAATAATTTGATGTATATTTATCAATAACAGCTTTTGAACGAGGATTAAGGAAAATGCAAGCTCTTGCCCTTTCTGATGCACATAAATATTTTATTTCTTTTTCAGCAGCATTGAATTCATCAATACTTTTGAAAAAGTAATTTTTTATGTATTGAGCAGCATTTCTTGGAGAATGTTGACCGGGATTGTCTTTATCTCGTTTCATTAATTGAACAAAATAAATAGTATCACCAGGCTTGTCAAATTTAAGCATTTCTCTTATATTGTCAAAATTGTCAATCTCAACAGCACCATTTGAAAGCTCAATCCTATCTTCATCCATCATTTCATTAATTGATTGCCTTAAAGCATTTTTTATAACAGATTCACTAATTATTACGTTTCTCATTTATTTTTAATTTTTATATAAATATTTATATGTAATTAATAAATATAAAAATTATGACAATAACTGATGAAATAAAAGACCTTTTTCGTAAAGTGCGCACAAGCTGTGGAGCTCCTATAAGGCCAGTTCAGTTGGAAGATGAACAATTATGCGACCTTCTCGAAATGTGCGTTGGAGATTATGCTTCTTATGTACAAAATTGGGTAATCGAATCTCAATGGCTTAATATGATGGGAAATAATCAATTATTAGATAATCCAGCGGATTTGGCTTTTGCATTAAGTACTAGAACTTTAGATTGGAGTCGTTCGTGGAGTGAGTGGTTTTCTAAGGAAGTAGGACTCCAGCAACGTGGAACAAAATGGGAATTAAAAAAAGATTTTTTCACTATTGAAAAAGGAAAACAAGTATATGTCATACCAGCAGGTAGGGAAATAAATAGAGTGATGTATGTGACTCCTTCAACTACAAGGGCTGCTTTGTATGGAAACATTGGAATGTTAGATAGTGGAATTGCTGGAGGATATGGCCAATATGGGACATTTCAAAATGGAATGGGTTTAATAGGCTTTTATGTTGGAAGTGCATATGACACAGCACTTATGGCAGCAGATTTAAAATACAAAAATTCTCTTTTACGTGGAGATTTGGCTTATAAAGTAACGGCAGGTCCTAATGGAACTCATTTAGTTCATTTGTTGTCCACTCCAGGTTCTAAGAATGCACTAGGTGGATTATCAGCAGATGATTCATATGGATGGGGTAGATTCATAAATTGTGTTTGTTGGTATACGTACTACGACGTTTCTACCGGTGAAGATGGAAACACAACTGAACAATGTATGCTTGACAATAAAGATACTTTATTGATTACTCCTGACCAAGTTCCATTGAGCAAGATGCATTATGAATTGCTTAATTATCCAACGCAACAGATTGTTAGAAGATTGTTAATAGCGGAAGCTAAGATATTGTTGGGTAATATCAGAGGTTATGCTAGTGGTGTAGTTAAAATACCAGAAGCAGAAATGCAACTTGACTATTCAATGTTGTTAGACCAAGGTAAGCAAGAAAAAGAGGCTGTACTAAGCGAATTAAAGGAGCGTTTAGATAGAATGCTTCCTTGGAATCAAATGAAGAACCAAGCCGATATGAACGAAAGCCTTATGAATGTTCTTAAAATGAAAGCTATGCCTTACAGTGGAATAATGGTAAGATAATTTTTCATTTTACTTATATTTATTAAGAAAATAAATACGTATTATAATATGAATAAGAAACTTATAAGATTAACAGAAAGTGACCTTCACAAAATTGTGAAAGAGTCAGTTAGGAAAGTGTTGGCAGAAGCAGACCCACGCTCATGGGATGCGGTTGCAAGAAGATATGACCAAACAGACCCACAGAAGGCTGCGTATGCAAGACAACGTGGAGTTCAACAATGGAATAAACAGTTCGGAGGCGATGTGAGGATGAATAATGATGGAAGCCTTGAAGATGTTGGAGAAATACATCCAGTTCCATTTCGTGATTCTGAAGTCAATGCCCCATTTAGTATGAGTAGATTTCAAAGTGATGTAGTTTCAAATGAACCAAAATATAGTGGGTGGGGAAGAACAAAATATACTCCAAATATGGATGGGACATTTGATTTAGAGCATAATGACTACACAAGATTATCAAAAAATGGTATGGAAAGGGAATTTGATGGTACAAGAGTAGCAAAAGAAAATCCTACTAAAGTAAATTATCAGCAAGACGTGCCATTTGGTAATTATAGCAGACGTTTTAATGTTGCAAGTCAAATGAAAACAGGTAATGGTGTTTACGACAAAACAAGAGGTGGATGGCAATAATTAAGCAGCCACAAGTCCAACCTTAATCTCATACCACTTACGAACTAAGCCAATCGACTTGTCGAACATATGGGCGAATCTCTCTGATTCGCTCATTTTTTTATGTTCTAACGATAATTGGGTCAAACCATATATAATTACCGATAATTTTGTTTTTTTAACATTTTTTTGTATATTTGTAAAAAAATATATACATGATTAATAATAGAAAAAATGATATGGTTATTGAAAGAGAAATAGCCGTGTTTTTAGACGAACATCTTTATAACAATGTTGATGTTTTTACTGAGTTTGCAAGAACTGACACATTGGATGAACAGATTGCTGGTTCTGACTTACTATTATCTACTGCCAATGGGAAATTAAATAGGTCTATAGTTGACGAAAAAGTTGCAAGTAGATATGCAAACAAAAATTTGGAAACATTTTCGCTTGAACTTTCTTTTTTAGGTAAAAAAAACGAAAAAAGATGTGGGTGGCTTTTAGACGATACTAAAAAAACAGAATATTATTTGTTAGGATGGATAATAGAAGCAGATATACCTTATATAGAAAATAAAAAGAGATATGATACCAACCAAATTAATAGGAATAACATAAAAAAACTTCAATGGGCATTAGTTAAAAGAGATAAAATTGTTAAATTCTTGGAAAAGAAAGGTTGGACTATTGAAAAACTTGCAAAACAAGATGAAAAAATAAGGAAACAAGGGTATGTAGCGACAAAAGAGTTTATAGATGGGATTTCTTTCAGGTATAGTGACGCTTATATTGAAAAACCAATTAATTTATTATTAAAAAAAGAAACATATTTGGAATTAAGTGAGTTAAATGGAATTGTTTATGGATAAATTTAATTATAAAATTTACGATTATTCAAAAATTGGTATACCTAAAGAGAGAGTTTTCTATAGAAGGGCATATTCTGAGTGGGAAGTAGATTATTTGAAAAGGAATTGTTTTAATAATTTGTCTAATCAACAAATTGCGGAAAAACTAGTAGAATCTTTAAAGGATAATTTATATAATAATGGGCCTTGGGTTTATAAAGATAGCCCAAATTTTGATTTTGAGTGGGAAATAATAATGCCGGAAAAAACATTTAATTTTCATGATACAAGTAGTAAAGAAAAATAGAGCAGACGCAAATGGCGTTAAATCTGAACAAAACATTTATACATTATTAGTTGATGGTAATTCATTGCTTAAAATGTCTTTAGTTGATAAAAGAATGAATTCAAAAGGAGAAGAATATGGGGCTGTATTTTTATTTTTGAAGCAATTAGGAAATATTTTACAAAAAAAAGACTTTAATTTTTGCGTATGTGTATGGGATGGATATAATTCTGGTGTTTTAAGATATAATATATACAATGATTACAAAGCAAACAGAGACAAACATTACGAATTAGCTTCAGGCGTTTCTGATTATGACAAAGCAATAAATGATTATGTCAAAAAAGTTTTGAAATATAATAAATCTAGCAAAAAAGAAGTAAAAAGGATAGAAACTGACGATGAATTATTTCAAAGGCAACGTGAGATACTTCAAAACATATTAGAAAATCTTTTTGTTAGACAATTTATATATGATGAAGTAGAAGGCGATGATTTGATAGCATATTATGTTTTACATAAAAAATCAAATGAAAAAATTGTAATTGTTAGTGGCGACAGGGATTTGACACAGTTAATTAATGATGATGTATGCCAATATATTCCGTCTCTTAAAAAATTTGTAAGCCCAAAAAATTCAATTGAAGAGTTAGGAATTACTCACGAAAATACACTACTTAAAAAAATACTATGTGGAGATTCATCTGATAACATAAAAGGGATAAAGGGGATTGGTGAACAAACTCTTATTAAATTGTTTCCTGAGATAAAGGATAAAAAAACCACATTAGAGGCAATTGTAGAGCGTTCAAAAGAGATACTGGAAGAGAGAAAGGCTAATAAGAAAAAACCTCTTAAATCGCTTGAAAATATTGTTAATTGTATAACTGATGGAATTCAGGGGGAAGACATTTATGAAATAAATAAGAAAATAATAGATTTATCAGAGCCATTATTAACTAAAGAAGCAATTGATGGGCTAAATGATGAAATGTATGCTCCTATGAATGTTGAAGATAGGGATATAAAAAACATATATGAGATTATAGAAGGAAATGGTATGAGTGATTTATTAGATGAAACTAAATTCGGAAGTTTATTTGGCCTGTATGAAAGAATTATTGTAATGGAAAAAGAGTATTTTTTAAAAAATGTGAAATATTGAGTTAATTTTTTTTGTTTTTTAAAAAAAGTTTTGTATATTTGCTTTGTTAAATAAAGTTAAATTTATTTATGGACAGAGAAGAAATATTGAAAAAATATCAAGAAACGATTTCTTTATTATATTATAGGAATCCAAGGTTTTCTTATCATGGAGATTTTATCACTAATGAAAATGGAAAGATAGCGTTTAGGCTTATATATTACGATATTATTGATTCAGGTTATTATAAAAGTGAAATATTTAAATACGTTGATACTAAAGAGAAAGCGGTTGAATATTTTATTTATATGGCGCAGAATAGATTTTTTTAAAAAATATGTTTAACATTTAATTTATTATTTAGTTTATGGCTAATTTAAAAGAACAAAGTTACAAAGAAGAAAGATTTGAGTTTGCACTTTATGTTAACAACAACATCATTTGTAAAAGGAATTTTAAAATCAATGATTTCATTGAGCATAGTATGGAATCTTTAGAATTTAAAGAGAAAGTAGATGATATTGTTAATATGGTTGACAATGATTTAAAATCTAAAAGTAGAGTTTATACGTGGTATTTCTTTAATCCTATGGAGCCTGAGTTATTTGAAGAATATGCAGGAAAACTTATTGAGCCTTGGGAGTGTACTTTTAAGTTTGAAGTATCTGACAGAAAAAAGGTAGTAATAAGTAAGATTTGGGATGGGTACGCATATCCAAAGGCAGTTAGGGATAAAGTGGATATTAGCAACAAAGCCGTGAAGATAACATCTAAAGATGGAAGAGTTTATACTTACGACAAGGAATCGTTTTTCAAATCTAATGAAGATAGGCTATCATTTGAGCATCAGGTTTTAAAAGGAATGATTATGGATAAGTCTGATTTGTTGGCGCAAATTACAAAGCAAATTTGTGAAACATGCTCTGTACATGATGATATGTTTAATAAGATTGGTGACTACACCATGACAGAATATTATGGTAAAGATAAGGATGGCAATCCTGTTTCTTATAATTTTAACATAGAAGCACAGAATAGGAAACTTGAAAGAAAGTGGATGAAACTTTCAGCAGAGAACGCAAAAAAGAAATTAGAGGAAGATAATAACAATAAATAAATTATGGCAAAAGACGCACAAACAAATAAGCTTGGTTTTCTTGGAGAAGATTTTCAATATAAATTAGTCCATGAGTTTATAGAAGATAAAGAATTTTTCAAAGATTTGTGCGACATAATAGACCAAAACCTTTTTACTGACCCCAACCTTAAAACATTGGTTGGGGTTATGAGAGAATATTATAAAAAAGAGCAAGTGCCAGCAAATTATGATATTCTTAAAATAGCACTTGCTAATAAATCTCATAATGAAACTGAAAAGGAATATTATGATGCCATAATTGATAAAATTCATGGATTATCTTCTGAAGGTTCTAACTACATAAGAGAACTTGCCGAAAAGTTTTTCAAGCAGCAAAATATGATTCGTGTTGCTAATGAAATAATAAAAATAGCTGGAAAGGGAGATATTGAGAATTATGATAAATGTGTCGATATTTTAAATAAAGCATTAATACAAGGAACAAATGAAGATTTAGGATATTGTGTTTTTGATAACGAAAATGAAACATTATCTGAGGAATATCGTGTGGCCATACCAACAGGAATAGGCAAGATTGACGAAACGCTTGAAGGTGGACTTGGAAAAGGAGAATTAGGAGTGATAGTTGGCTCTTCTTCATTTGGTAAAGCCCAACCACTTGATGCTAGAATATTAACTCCAAATGGATATAAACTAATGGGAGAAATGTCTGTTGGCGATTATGTAATAGGTTCTGACGGCAAGCCTCATGTTGTAAGTGGTATATATCCTCAAGGTAAAAGGCCAATATATAAAGTTTCATTTTCAAATGGCACTTCATGCGAATGTGATATAGAACATTTATGGAATGTAAATTCTCTCTATCAAAGATGTGGTAAAAAATATGTCGCAGGAATTTCCAAAAACAGAGACGATAAAAGATATGTTCCTGACCATTCATTTAAAACTTTGTCTTTAAGAGAAATATTAGAAAAAGGACTAATTAAAAAAAGTTCTTCAAGATATAACTTCAAGGTTCCTGTGGTTAAACCTATTGAATTCGCCGGACAAGAAACTAAGTTTGACCCATATTTAGTAGGCTATTATATTGGTGATGGTTCTTTTAAAAGAGTTGAAATAACAGTTGGAAAAGACGATAAAGAATGTGTTGAATCAATTTTGAAACCAATTTTAAATGAAGATTTACATATTTTTTATAGAGAAAAAAGAAGCATCTATCAGTTTGATATTATAGGGCAAACAAAAAAGAATTTAAAAGAATGTTTTTCTACAGAATGCAAGTCAGATGGTAAATTTATACCTAGAGAATATTTGTTTAATTCTATCGAAAAAAGAATTGCTGTTTTACAGGGTATAATGGATTCTGATGGCCACGCAAACAATAATGGTTCTTGCGAATTCTGTAGTAAGAGTAAACAACTCGCATTAGATGTGCAATTTCTTGTTCGTTCCCTTGGAGGTTTTGCAAGTTTAATAGAATCAAGTTCTTCATATTTTTCTAAAAAATATAATAAGAGAATAGATTGTGGCAAACGTTATAGGGTTACTATAAGTATGTGTAACAACTCAATTCCATTATTTAGAATGGAAAGGAAACAAACAAGAGTTAAATATCGCACACGTGGGGCTGATGCTTTGTTTATGACAAACGTTGAATATGTTGGAGAAAAAGAAGCACAGTGTATAATGGTAGATTCTGATGAACATTTATATGTTACAGAAGATTTTATTGTAACGCATAACACATCTTTGACCACAGCCATGTCGTCATTTGCTGCTACTTATCGTTCTCCGCAAAATAACAATGATGGGTATAAAGTTCTACAAATTGTTTTCGAAGACAGAGTTAAACAGATTCAAAGGAAACATTTTGGAAGAATTACAGGTTTTGAAGCAAAAGATTTATCAAAGCCGGGAATCATAGAACAAGTTAGAGAACAATTATCTAAATATCCTGATAGAGATTTATTGCAAAAAAATTTAAGGATAATAAGACTCCCAAGCGGAGAAAAAACTGCTGATGATATTAAAAGGCTTATTATTAAGCTTAAAAATAGTGGCTTTAGCCCAGACCTTGTTATTGTTGATTATTTCGAATGTTTACTTTGCAAAGGAGACTCAAGTGATGATAAATGGGAAAAAGAAGGAAAAACCATGAGAAAGTTTGAGTCAATGGCAGGAGAACTTAATATAGGAATTTGGATACCAGTTCAAGGAACTAAAGATTCTCTTAATGTGGAAGTTGTTACGATGGATAAAGCAGGAGGCTCTTTTAAGAAGATTCAAATTGCGCACATTGTTATGTCAATAGCAAGAACTGTTGCAGATATTGAAGAAAGTAAAGCAACAATAGCAATATTGAAAAATAGAGCAGGAAAAGCAGGAAAAGTGTTTAATAATGTGGAGTTTAACAATGGAACTTGCAGGATTAGTACTGATAATGTTGATGAATTTAATGGCTTGTTGGCGTTCAATAAAAGCAAAGAAGAAGAAACAAAAAATATTCAAAAAACAATAGTTCAAGCAATAGCTAATAGACAACAAAAATAGAAAAAATATTTTTTTAGCGGAAAATATTGGCTGTCATAATGTTATGCATGACAGCTAATTTTATTTTAATAAAAACTAACAATTTTATAAAAAATTAACATATTTATTCTTACATCAAGATGATAAATGGTTAACCGAAAAATGTAAAATAATGAAAATTTAAAGTTTTGCTTTAATGGAAGTAAGAAAAAATGACAATTCTTTTGAGGATTTTGATGCCTCTAAGATTAAACGTGGCATTTGCGAAGCATATAATGCTGCAAAAGAAGTTTGCCCGGATGGACTTATAGAATCGTTGGTAAAAAATTTATTTATTTACGACAAAATCAGTTCTCAAGAGATTAGAAGGCAAGTTGAAGAGGCTCTAATGTCTGTAAATAAGAAAGTTGCTAGAATATATATCAGAGCATATGAAGAAGAAGAAGGGAAAAATAAAACGTTAAAAAAAGATAGTGATTTTATAAAAGATTACATTAACGCATCAAATGCTTCTACTGGTTCCAAATATGACTCAAACGCAAATGTAGAAAACAAAAATGTTGTAACTCTTGGTCAAGAGCTTCATAAAGGTAAAAATATTCAGCAAAATAGATATATAATGCATAATAAGATTAAAGCGTTATATTCAAAAAGACTTGCAGACCAATATATTAAAGACCTTGAAAGTCATATACTTTATAAACACGATGAAAGTGGTACACCTGGATATCCGTATTGTGTTGCAATAACAATGTATCCATTTCTTATTGATGGCTTAAAGAGTTTAGGCGGTCAGTCAAATGCCCCAACAGACCTCAAGTCATATTGTGGAGAGTTCATCAATTTGGTTTATTCCGTGTCATCACAATTCATGGGGGCTGTAGCTACACCAGAGTTTCTCATGTACATGGATTACTTCATTAGAAAAGATTATGGTGACGATTATTTGAACAAATTAGGAGAAAAAGTTGAAATAAATAGAAAGGGAAGAACACTTGAGCAAGTAATAGAAAATTGTTTTCAACAAGTTGTCCATTCAATGAATATGCCGGCTGGTAATCGCGGCTACCAAACTGTTTTTTGGAATGTTGGCTATTTTGATAAAAATTATTTTGAAGGAGTTTTTAGTGGGTTTAAATTTCCGGATGGAACAGAACCAAAGTGGGAAACATTGTCTTGGCTTCAGAAGAAATTTATGAAATGGTTTAACGAAGAAAGAACAAAATATATTTTAACATTTCCTGTTGAAACGATGGCAATGCTTACTGATGGCCATGATATAGTTGATAAGGAATATGCAGATTTTACAGCAGAAATGTGGTCTGAAGGTCATTCATTCTTTTGTTATTTAAGTGATTCTCCCGATTCTTTGAGTTCGTGTTGCAGACTCCGAAACTCTCTTAAAGACGGCGAATTAGACGATGAACACAACCATACGACACATCAATTTTCTATGGGTACTGCTTCTGTGGCAACCGGTTCTAAATCTGTTATGACCATTAACCTTAATAGGGTCATTCAGAATGCTACAAGAATTTATTTCAAAGAGATAGAAAATATTGATATTGAAAATGGTGGGCAAATAGATATTAAAAATGTTAAAGACAAAAAGTTGCTTTATTCATTCATTCAGGATGGTATTACTGAAATAACGGAAAGAGTTCATAAATATCAAAGAGCATTTAATGAAATTATAAAGGATTTTTTCAACGCCAATATGTTAGATGTTTATAGAGGTGGTTTTATAAATATGAAAAAACAATATTTAACTGTAGGCGTAAATGGATTAACAGATGCGGCAGAATTTCTTGGTATAGAACCAAATATTAACGATGATTATAAAGAATTTGTAAATACTGTTCTTGAAACAATTAATGTTTCTAATAAAAAGGATAGAACAAGAGATTGCATGTACAACACAGAATTTGTGCCAGGCGAAAATCTTTCTAATAAAAATTACAATTGGGATAAGAAAGATGGGTATTATGTTTCACCAAAGCATATAATGTATAGCAGTTATTTCTTTAATCCTGAAGATGATAGTTTATCATTACTTGACAAAATGAAATTGCACGGAAATGATTTTGTTAAATATCTTGATGGGGGCCAAGCTGCGCATTTAAATATAAATGAGCATTTATCATTTGACCAATATAGGCAATTATTGAGAGTGGCTTCTGAATATGGCTGTAGTTATTTCACATTCAATTGCAGAAATACAGTTTGTAATGATTGTGGCTATATAAGTAAAGATACATTAGATGCTTGTCCAAAATGCGGAAGTAAAAATTTAGATTATCTTTCCAGAATAATTGGGTATTTGAAACGTATAAGCTCTTTTAACGAAGCAAGACAAGTTGAAGCAAAAATGAGATATTATAATAAAGAATAAGTTATGGTTAAAAAAGTTTTAAAAATGTCAGCAAGCTGGTGTATGCCTTGCAAAGTTTATTCAAAAACGTTTAATGAAGTAAAAAGTGAAGAAAAATACAAAGATATTACTTTTGAAGAAATTGATGTGGAAGAAAATGAAGATTTAGCAATGAAATATGGCGTTAGAGCAGTACCGACAACAATTATACTTGGCGAAGAGGATAAAGTATTATCTATGTTTAATGGCAACGTTCCAAAATCGTTTTTAGAAAATAAAATAGAGGAATCGAAAAATGGTTAAGTATTATAATGCTATGGTGGTATTCGAAGAAATACCAAATGAAATAACATTGGCTATTAATATTACCAATTGCCCCTGTAAATGTTCAGGGTGTCATTCAAAGTTTTTATGGGAAAATATAGGAACTGAACTTACAGTAGAAGAGCTTGATTTGTTAATTGAAAAAAATGACGGTATAACTACAGTATGTTTTATGGGTGGCGATGCTTCTCCTGATACAATATGCGCATTAGCTGAATACGTACACGAAGTTAAAAAATTGAAAGTTGGTTGGTATAGTGGTAAAGATGAATATTATAAAAATATAGAATTTAATTGGTTTGATTATATAAAATTAGGCCATTATGATGAAAAATTAGGGCCATTGAATAAAAACACCACAAACCAAAGGTTATATAAATTAAAACACGAAAAAGTACAAAATGATTCAACCGGTGATAAATTAACTAATGTAAAACGTATTTTATTTGAAGATATAACTAATTTATTTTGGAAAAAGTGACCATGTTTATGGCCACTTTTTTTGTTTTCTATATTTATTAAAAAAACAGTAATATGAAAAAGTTAGTAGGTTTCTTATTAAGTATTTTAATTTTATCTTGTACTCCCAAAAAAATAATCACTGATGATGCAAAATATGGCGTTATGATTAATGAAATGAACGGGGTTTATTCTGTTGTTCAATTTGATTCTATGTGCATTGCAGATGCATTGCCAAAAGATTTTTCTAAATGGGAAACTATTTTTATTGTAGATTATGAAACAAAAGAGAAGTACACATTATACCTTTATGTGAAAGAATATGGTATGTCAGAATCTGTGTATAAAGTAGAAAGTGTTTCTCAGGATAGCATAAAAATAATTAAAAGAGTAATTTCTGAATAACTATGAATTATGGTTTTATACCGTCAAAAATAGATGGAACTGAGTTGGAATATAAGGAAGAAAAAGGAATGAAGATTCCTGAGTCTTATAATTATAAAAAATATTTACCGAAGGTAATTAATCAGGGTTCTAGGCCAATATGTGTTCCTTGTTCTATATCTGCATATATAAATTGGAGCAAAAATTTAGAAACAGGTGATAATAAAAAAGATAATAATGTTAATTTGAATGAAATATATAAAAGCAGAAGCAATGATGATGATAATGGTATGTCGTTCAAAGATGCATTTAAATTTTTAAGGCACGAAGGGGTTAATACAAGTAGTGGTATATATAAAATAAAGCGTTATGCTAAAATAGGCTCAATATTGGCTTTAAAACAAGCATTAATTGCTAATGGCCCATGTGTTGGTGGCTTGCCTGTTTACTGCACATATAATTGCGAATTTTGGTATAAAATTCCCAGGGAAAGTTTTAAAGGAGGCCATGCTGTTTCTATTGTTGGCTATAATGAAAATGGTATAATTATAAGAAATTCATGGGGAGAAAGCTATTGTGATGATGGGTATGCTGTAATACCTTACGATGAGTTCCAAACATTTACTGAGTTATGGACAGTATTTTAATGGGTGGCGTTGCTACCCATTTTTGTTTACTAGGAAATGTAAAAAACTATTTTTTAAATAATTATATAGTAAAATTATTTTAATGGCTAAAAAACAATTTTTTAATATAAAGTATCCTTTCACAACGAACGATTATCAAAATTTTTTCGTTGATGTTAACATGTCTGAAAAGGATAAAATAAGAAGTCAAATAATGCATGTTGTATTTACTCCTAAAGGGCAAAGAATAAGAAACCCTGAATTTGGAACTGACCTTATTAAATATATTTTCAGCCCAAATGATTCTCAAACATGGGAGGGCGTTAAAAATGAAATCATTTCTTCAGTTCAAAGGTTTGTGCCTGGTTGCGTAATAAATGACATAAGGGTTGTTCAAAGCGATGATGAGAGGGCTGAAATTTTTGTAAGGATGGATTATTCTATAAAACAAGGTAATAAAATAACTAATGACAGCATAATAACTCAAATATAATGGAAAAAAAAATAAATTATTTATCAAAAAACTTTGACGATTTTAAGTCGGAATTAATAAATTTTAGTAACAAGTATTATCCGGAATTATCTGATAGTTACAATGATTCAAGTGTAGGCGCTTGGTTCATTGATTTGGTTGCTGCTGTTAGTGATAATTTATCTTATCACATTGATAGAATGTATCAAGAGACAAATGTTAATAGCGCAACTTTAAAGAGCACAGTATTAAATATAGCTCGTACAAATGGTTTAAAAGTTCCTGGCCCTAAGGCAAGCACTTGTGAAGTAGAATTAAGTTGTATTCTTCCTGTTGGAAATATAACAACTGGAAGCATATCTCAACCTAATTGGAATTACGCCCCAATAATTAAAAGGAGCACTATAGTGTCAGCAGGAAATCTTAATTTTCAATTAATGGAAGATGTTGATTTTGGTGAACAGTTTAATAGTGAAGGATATTCAAATAGAACTTTTGTTCCGATGAGGGATAGTAATAGTACTATAACGGCATATACTGTTACTAAATCAACTTTAGCTGTTAATGGTAGTACTAGAATTTATAAAAAGGTAATTCTTAAACAAGATTTAAAACCTTTTATGGAAGTTGTATTACCTGAAAAAGATGTTATGAATGTAGAATCAATAATTTTTAAAGAAACTTCTAATTTTAAAAAAGAGCCTGAGGTTTCTGAATTTTATATTGATGCTGAACAATATAAGATGACTGAAGAAGCTGCTGATACGTTTAGGTTTTTCGAGGTTAATTCTTTAGCAGAACAGTATAGGTTTGCGACAGAAACAAAAATAGATAACGGTATTTTACAGGATTATTTTAACCCTGAATGGTATGATGATTATACAGAAAGTAATGATAGTGAAACTGGGTCAACAAGAACTACAAGATATTATAGAGGAAAGTGGAAGCCAATAACACAGAAATTCATTACTGAATATACAGACAATGGGTACATGAAAATTATTTTTGGCAGCGGAGTATTATATGATGAACTTCCTAAAGTTAAAGAAAAATTTTCAGAGAGGATTATGTCTAAAATCATTAATAATGATATGCTTGGAGTATTGCCAAGAGAAGGATGGACTATGTTTGTTCTTTATAGAGTAGGCGGCGGCGTATCAAGTAATATAGGAGTTGGTGCTATAAATTCTATAACTCTTACCGTAGCAGAATTTAAGCAAAACGTTACTGATGAGGAAGACTCACCTTCTATAAGGGGTCAAGTGCTTAATTCTTTATCTGTTACAAATACAAGCCCTGCTGTTGCTGGTAAAGATGCGCCATCTAGCGAAGAAATAAAGTATCTTACAAAATATAATAATTCTTCTCAAGAAAGGTGCGTTACATTGAAAGATTACAAATATAGACTTATGATGATGCCTCCTAAGTATGGAGCACCTTATAGGGCAGCAGTAATAGAGGATAATAATAAAATAACTATTAGTATATTAGGATTAAATGCTAATGGTAAATTAACTAAAGAATTGCCAGAAACGCTAGTAGAAAATATAGAAGAATATATGTCTCATTTTAGAACCGTTAGTGACTATATAGAAGGTAAGAGTGGAAAAATATACAACTTAGGTTTTTCTATAGATTTATTTGTCAGTAAAACATATGACGCTCCTACTGTTTTAAGTAATGTTATAGAACGAATTAAAGATTATATGTCAGTTGACAAACATGATATGGGAGAAGATATTTTCCTAGGAGACCTTGAAAAGGAAATAATGCTTGTTGATGGAGTTGTATCATTAATAAACTTTGATGTGTATAGTTTATATAACGGAGCATATAGTTCAGACAGATGCCCTTATCCAGAAGCAGATGTTACTGGATTGTGTGCAACTGCTGCTGTTGGTGTTTTTAAAGTTGATAACAGTGCTGATTCGTTTAAAATAAATCTGGATGCTATAGACCATGTGTTGTATAGTGATTATAACAGTTGTTTTGAAATTTTCTCAGATTCAGATATTCAAATAAGATGTAAATTGATATAATGAATTGTAATTGTAAAGAATTAAAGAATGGAAATGATATTGATGCGGAAATTATAAAACGAATTGAAAGTAAAGAATTAACATTTTTCACAAAACTTACTATAATTTACAATTTTTTAGAATTTTATTTTTATTTCGTCGCCACATCAATATTAAATTTTATGGCTACAGATAAGTTAGAGCCAAGCATACCTAAAAGGTTACTTAAGAAGTATAAAAGCAATGGATAAAAGTTATAGAATTAAAGCCAATGTTGGTATTGACCAGGTTTTAAATGTTAACCTTAAACAAGATATAGATATATATGAAGTACTTTCGCTTAAATTAAAGCAAGAGAATTTATATAAATTACACTCTGCTGATTATGGTGTCATAGTTGGTAGAGTTCTTGCTAATGATGCGTTTGGAGTTCCTAATGCAAAGGTAACTGTGTTTATACCTTTGTCAGATGTTGACAAACTTAAAAAGGGTATTAGAGACATATACCCATATGATTTTGTAACGGACGTTGACAATAGAAATGTAAAATTCAATGCTTTACCTAACTATAAAAAATTTAGTTGCCATCAGGAAGTAGGTTCTTTCCCTAAAAAGCAGTTAGTTCTTGATGAGGACACTGTATTGGAAGTTTATGACAAATATTATAAATATACTACTATTACAAATAAATCTGGAGACTACATGATATTTGGTGTTCCAACAGGCGAACAAATTTTGCACGTAGATGTTGATTTATCTGATATTGGTATAATTTCTCAAGAGCCTAGGGATTTTATTTATAAAGGATATTCTATTGATTTATTTGAAAGCCCAACTCAATTTAAAAAAAGTACTAATTTAGATGATTTGCCACAGATTCAGACTCAAAATGTATCTGTGACTATATATCCATTGTGGGGTGATAAGACAACAAATGAAATAGCAATTACAAGAAAAGATATAAATTTACAATATAAATTTGAAACCACTTGTGTATTCATTGGCTCTGTCATAACAGATAATGGCCCTAATAGTATGGGGCATAGTTGTATTCCTGATGCAAATGTTGGAGAAGCTGGGCAGTTATCTCCAAGTAAGGGTAATATAGAAATGATTCGTAAAACCGTTGATGATAAAATTGAGGAATATCCTATAAAGGGAAATCAATTAATTGATGGCGATGGAACATGGTGCTACCAAATACCGATGAATTTGGACTATGTAGGAATGGATGAATATGGCAATATCGTGCCAACTAACAATCCAAATAAAGGTATACCAACTAGAGCAAGGGTAAGATTTAGATTTACATTAGACGAAACAGGCGAAGATGATTTAACAAGGCATAAAGCAAGATATTTAGTTCCTAATAATCCTGATATGTATGAAGGCCATCGTGAACCACATATGTATGATGATGTGATGGATAAGGATTTATATTATGAATTTGGCACTTTAACGCCTGAAGATTGCTTTAGAGATTTGTATTGGAATAAAGTTTATTCTGTTAAAAACTATATACCAAGAATACAAATGAGTAAGCATGAAAAGTCAGAGAATTATTTGGCTATTAAGGGTGTTAATAAAAAAGATGCGATGAAAAATAACCCTATACCTTTTAACAAATTAAATCTTAATATGAGCATACCTGCATATTATATGATTTATAGGTATAGTACTGGTGATAAAGGAGTATCGGGATTTTGGAGATTTTTAAGAACTTACTCAATTCTTTATAATGTTGATAATGTTAGAGAAAGAATAATAGAAGATTTAGATGCTATTGGCCTTGATTTTTATAATGATTGGCTAAATGGGTGTTTATATTTTCCATCTTGGTTTTGGCATATAAGGCAAAAGAAAAAATATAAAAAAGGAGAATCTGAATATGATAGTGTTTTTTGTGAGTGTAAGAATGTAGCTGATGATAATATACCTGATAGACTATATCTTTACAATAACTGTTCGTTAGTTTATGAAAACGACAATATGGTTATTAAAACATACAATAAAGTAACTGACAGTTATTTATATGATTCTTTTTATGACTTGTATACTGGAATACCATTCGGAAGCAAACAATTTTTTAGCGGTATCATTAAAAAAGTGAAAAATAAGGATGGAGCATATGCATATTATTATACTTTTGGAAATAAATTAGAAAATGATAAAGTTGAAGGTAATCCAGACTTTAATAAAAAATTTCCTGAAGAAATTAGGCCTAAAGATGGGGTTTATTATTATAGGTACGCAAGGCTTTATTCTACAGATATTATTTTACTTGGTAGTTTAAAAGATTGTGACTTAGATGGTGTTCCTAAAGTAAGTTATTCAATTCCATCCACAACCTCTAATATACCACCTATGGGTAGATATAAGCCTCAAAGTGAAGAGGTGCAAGGAGAAGCGAAAGAACAAGAACCGGATTACGATGCTGAAGATATTGAATCTAATTTAGTATCTCATAATGGCATGAGCTGGGGTTCTCATTGGAGGTCTAAGGGCGGTTTTTGGCAACAAATAGCTAAAAGCATAGTAGGAGGGTTTCCTACTTATAAATACTATTTAGGAAGTGGCTTATTTTTTGGTTTATCAATACATAAAGTGTATCATGGAAGTGACTGGGCTACAATTGGGCTTATTGCCACATTGGGAGCATTTGGGGCACTTTTAAGTTCTATTTTTGGAACAGGAAGGCACCTAGATAGAATTGACATTGTTCCGTATAGTGATTTGAAAACTTGTGTTAACGCTGAAAGAATAAGTGAACTTGGAGTTACGTTGGATAGTGAAGTGAATATAGAATATGACAGTATTGATGATTCTTCTGGGTATAGTTTTGTGTCTGAAATTGATGGACTTATAACAAAGCGAGAAATAGAAGATATAGATACAAGAGCATTATTTGCTACATTGAATTTCAATAAACTTGTAGGGACTTCTGAAAATTATATTACTGGTTATAAAAAATATGATTTAAAATATTTTTACCCAACAAACTTTGACGGAAGAATGGGCGATGAAATACGTTTAAAGAATAAAGATAATAATAAATTTAACGTAAAATCAGCAATATCAGAATATTATACAAATAATGTTACAACAGATGATAGGAATAAAGATTATCTAGACTTTAGATTTGGCAATAGAAAAGAGAAATACAATCAAAATTATAGAACTCTTTCCGTTGGGTTTGATGGAAAACAAAGATGGGTATCGCCTTCGTTTAGTGACTTTGTAAAAACAGTAAAAAAAGTAAGCAATGATGAATATAATGAATATCGTATTGGCGATGGTTTTACTACTATTACTCGTTTTTGCAAACCAAAAAATAGGCATTTTTATGGGTATTCTAAAAATACTGATGCAGTTTATCCTTTGAGAAAAAACCGTTTATATTTTGAGGACTATCCTTATTCATTTCCGTTATATGATAATTCTTTTTATTTTTATTTTGGTATGAATCAAGGTAGTACTGCTATTGATAAATTTTATGAAAAATTTTATTCAGAATGCCCTGATAAAAATACCTCTCCATTTATTATGAATGTTTCTACTACTGCCGCAACTGCTTGTAATAGTAAAAGTGGTTCAATAAGGATTAATGTTGAAGAAATTAATATGCCATATTCCATTTTTCTATGGCATGGTGATGAAATTAGTGAAGAATATAGAGGCTTAAATGTTTATACTCATACATTTACTAATTTATCAAATGGCGAATATAGAATTGATGTAAAAGATGTATACGGAACAACTTTATCTGAAAATGTTGTACTTAAATATCAAAAAATATCCCTTAAAACAACTGTTGTTAGAGGAATAACCACGGAATATATAAATCAGGATTGTGAAGAAATATGTTCAAATGATTATTATGGTAAGTTAAGTATTGATTCTTATATTAATTACGGAACCAAATATAATGCAAATTTATCAAAAATAAGGGAAGGCATTTATAAAATTGGCGATGGGCAATATGGAGATATTAGAATAGAAATAAAACCAAACATCGGTAGCAATTTTTCAGATTATGTTTGTAAAAATGAATGCGGAAAGCCTGAGTTTGAAGGCAATGTGATAAACATTAGCAAACCAGGCACATTTACTATTAGTGTATATGAAATGTGCAATGAAGAAATATCATCTAACATATCTTATTATACAGTAACAATACCTGACACTAAGGGTCTTGAAATGTATATTAATGGAGTGCCATTGAAATATATTGTAGGTAGAGAAGAAGATTTATTGCCTTACAACAAATGGTTTCATAATAATGGAGAACGAGTAACAGGAGTAACAGATACCTCAATAAAAGGATGGTTTGGAGTTCATAATCCTAAGTCATACGATGAACTATTTCAAACGCCACTTTCTACAGATGCAAATAAATTAACATGGTTAATTGATATTGTTAATGGAGGAAATCTTGATATAATTCATGAAAAGTTCAATTATATGTTTAACCTATCAGAAGGCGCATATGTTACTGCTAATGAACAGAGTTCGTTCGTAGTTAATATTGATGGTGCTTCTGGTGAATTGTTATTAAGAAGTGCCGCCCCGGAATATAGTAAATTTAGCGAATATAACACTGAAATTTGCCCAAATAATTGTTTTAAAAGTTATCTAACTAACGAAAATAAAGAAGTTATTTGTAATGAATTTAATGCAAACATAGTTTCTGAAAATTATAGGTATGTTAATGACGATAAATTTCCAACAGGAAATCCAGTTCCAAATGGATATGATTTCAATCCAAAATATAAAGATTCATTAGATAAAGCAGCAAACTATTTTGCTGGTTTTTCTAATAATGCTAATATTGTGCAATTAACAGAAAATGAATGCGAACAGAGAACTGACTATAAGCCATATCAAGTGATACCTTATAAAGCGCATGACCTTTATAAGGAATATGGAATGTGTGTTTATGACGAAAAAGATGACATTTTGCAAAAAGTGTATACTCCTGACAATTCATTAGGTACTAAAAGATATTTCAGAACAGAATTTATCGACAGAAGGTTTGATTATGATTTTGTGTATATAACTGGAAGGAAGCCCAATCACTACGATGTTGAAAATTACGAATATGAAAGTGATGGTATTTGGAGAATGGCAAGAATTTCTGCATTAACATATAATGGTATAGAAATGGAATATGATTCTTCAAAGAATATTATTTCTAGTAATAGTATTGATACAGAATATAATTACAACATTGATGATTGTACAGTCAAATTAAACGATGGTATTAAAAGATTTTATGAATCTAAACTTTATTATGGCGATGGAAAATATGTTGATTTAGTGGATGGGTTTAAATCAACTAAAAATACAAACCCTAAAGCATATTATTATAACAACGATAATGCAAATGATAAAGTAACATGTGATTATTTAGTTTCAAACGATAATGATTCAAAAGTAAACGGAAATTTTGGGTTAAACGTTGATAATGGTAACGTAACTTATCCTACTTTGAGAAGTATTAGTTTCAATAATATACCTTATGGGGATAATTACACTTTTACAAATGTAAGTTGTTCGTATAATAAAATTGATATAATTCAAAATACACAATCAATTTTAGCAAAGGCTGCATATGGAGAAGAAGTATCTCATTCAATTGAAGGCGGAGAATTAGTAAAGATAGTATGTTCTGATTTTGAAAAATATTGCACAGATGGAAATTATAATGTTCATTTCATTGGAAGTTCAGGCACAAGTTCAGAACTTTATTGTGATAGAATAAATAGTATAGATTTTGTTATAGATGCAAAAAGCACTACTGGCTTTAGAAGTAAATTTGGAGAAATAGGAATAAAAATATGCGGTGATGATATAAACCATACTTTTTTAAATGAAATAAAATCTAATGCATTAACTTCTTATCAATCAGTAGTAAATACCATTAACAACGCCCAAAAAATGTCAATACCAACAGATACAAATTTCATGGATTCTGATATTGTAAGGAATAAAATTTATAAAATATCTTGCGATTGGAGTTCATCAAAATTTTTAAACATAGTGTTTGATAGAGAGTATTTTAGTCAAGCAGCAGATTCTTTAATGAAGAAAATAAAAGTAATAAATACATCGACAGTGTTTAACGTTAATAATTTTACTTTTTCATATGTTAGTCATCAAATAGTTAGGGACGAATTTGTCATACCAGGAGAAGACGTAAATATTGATGTGTCAGGCGATGTTACAATATGTGGAAATACTTCTAACTTGGAGAACACTGAGGTTGATGTACAAGATATTACCGGAGGAACTGAACGAGATTATACTGTTTTCGAATTTTCTTCTTCGAGTTTCTTAGTGCATTGTTTGGATAATATATGTTTTAACGTTACTTATAAAGGAACATCTGTTAATTATATGCTAACTGACGATAATTTTGAAATTATACAAAGAACTTCTGATTCTATTAAAGTTGGCGTAAAATGGGATAGACACAATGTTTTATTAAAAAATGGTGGCGGTGACTCTGCTGTTGTTAAAGTATTTTTGAAAATAAAGAATGAAATAAAATCTCAAAACGGAGAAGGACATTTAGTTTTTGGGTATAGTTTTAAGATTACTGGCGAAAGTTTAAATATGAATTTTAATTAATTTTTTTAAAAAATGGAATCAACACAAAATATTTTACTTAATAGTTCAAAAAACAAAAAAGAAACTAATGAAAATGTTTCATTACAAATTGAATTTTCCGGTAATATGAAATTATTGCCGGAAGATACTGTTGAGGATTCACTAAATTCATACGATATATACCTTAATGAACGAAAGGAAAGTAATAAATTTAGATTAGTAGTTAATATCAATCCGTTTTGCAGTAATGTTCTCTTTAACCCATTTACTGAAATAGTAAAAAACGAAGGAACAGAATCTGTAGTATGTTTGAACTATGAAGATGGCTATACAGAAAATAAAAATAATTTAATAGGAAAAAGTGAATATTTTGTGTGGCATCAATATGATGCAATTAGAGACACGCAGCTTTCTAATGAAACTTGTGGATTTGAATATCATTGTGGAATTGATATTTTTAATAATCATATTTTAAGAAATAAAACTTTAAAAGCTGTTAATTTTAACGAAACTAATTCCCTAAAAACTTTAGGCATGTTAGATTACACTACAGATGGAGATAAAATCTATGGAAAATCTTTTAAAAAAGTTAAGGTTAATGAATTAGGGGATACACCAGGCCATCAATGGCAATATTTCATAGAAACAGATTTTAATACAATAGATGATTATATGCGAGATAAAGATGGGTGGGTTATTTCTGAGCATTTTCCTAAGATAGTTAAAAAAGATTCTGTACGTAGTAATTTAGAGACAATTATTATGCCTCTTCATCTGTACCAAAATTATGACATACTTAGTTTTAGAGATTGCATTAAAGAAAAATTACTGGAGAATAATGGATGGTATGGATTTAGTAACCCATCTACTCTTGGTATTACTGAAACAAAAAATGGAACTCATCAATCAACCACAGTAAATTCTACGTTTGATGTTGATAAATTATCACTAAAAATTTGCCCTCCTGATACAAATGGCAATGTAAGCATAACTGCAATAAAAACAACGAGCGTTGATAATATAGATGCGTCAAGACTCGATATAAATAAAACAATTAACAATAAGGAATATTGTGATTATATTGATATGTATCCAGGAAGAGATTTATACTCTTTCACCCCCAAGTATAACGAAGGCAGAAAACGAATTGAAAAAAATTGGAATTATTGTTTAACTTATCCTAGTAAAAACGTCATTAAAAATGATGATATTGACTTTCCATTTTTTAGAATAGATGATAGAGGAAATACGTCTTTGAAAGTTTATATGTTTGATGAGGGAACTGTTGACGATGATGGTACTCAACTTTTGACAATATATACTGTATGCCAGCATGGACTTATGGAAGGTGATGAAGTTAATATATACAAGTCGAATGATATATTTTACGATTCAGCTGAGGTTATTCATGTAATTGATAAATATATTTTTCAAGTTTTTAAGAATACTTCTAACATGTCAGATTATTGGATTGAGGTAGAAAATAGGAATGTTGTTGGAGTAGATATTCTTAACCCTTTTCAGTATAGTCCTGAAGAATCTCCTATTTTGCCTCAGAGAATATTAGACGGCATATTGCAAGTTGGTGGAAATTATTTTCCTATATGCGAAAGTAATAGATGTAATGTTGACCCTAACGCTCAAGATATTCACATAAGAAGGGTTGTTAGTGGTGTAGAATGTAAGTACTATGTAAGAAAATTTTCGAGATTGCCTAATTTTAAATTTAGGGATGAAGAGGTTAATGATTATACTTTATATGATGATTCGCACAATAAAAAGAAAAATAAAAAAGGAGAACTTACTTTAATAGAAAAATTTTCAAAACCAGGTGATAAAAAGACAGAATTTGAGAGCCATATTTCTAAATTGGGATTTGCCAGCACATCATATGGCGATGATTCCACTGAAATAGTATTTACTGATGATATTAATACTTCATTTATAAGAGATAATTTGGGCAGGCCGTTAAGTGATATATTTCTTACTATTATTAAAAATAACAAAGGATATAAAGAATGGTATGGAATTGGAAAGGGAATAACAATTAATAGTATTGATGTAGAATATTCTCATTGTTTTGGTAAGGTTAATGGCAGTTTTTTGCTTTCAGATTATTACAGGGAATATTATTTAAATGGTAATAATAATGTAAATTTATATGATGTTAGGGATATAACAGCAAATAGTTTTCATAGCCTTCTAATTACTAACAAAGTTGATAAATCAACAAGTCCTGATTCTGACGAAATAGAATTTAGCAAGGATTGGGAGTATTATGGGGACATATGCTGTTTTTCTCCTATAGATTGTGATGAACAAAGTATTCAATATGCTATGCATAGATTCAATACAGTCCAAAGAGAACTGGTAAATTATGATGCCGAAGATGCAAATAGAAAATTTAATAATGGCAAAATGTATTATGATGAAATACTTCATGTAGAGAATTCATTACCATTTAGTAAAGCATACGATGGAGACCCGTATGAGCCATTTAAACGAGGTTCTTTACAAAGGAAAAAGAAAAAAGAGATATTAGCAACAAATCTTTATCACACTACTAAAGAAGAACTTAATTCTATGCTTAATTTCCAAGAAGGATATTATTATCAGCCTCATTATAGAATATCAGTTAAAACTATATCTAGTGAATTAAGTAAAGATGAAAATGTAGAGTATGAGATTGTAGAAATTAGAGACCCATCTGCTACTACAGAAAACGATAGGACATTATATGAGTTAAAAACATCTGTTGATAACTTGTTCAGTGAAAATGAAAAAGCGGTATTATATAAAAAATCAATAAATAAATATTATTTTATAACTGTATATGCCATAATAGATTTTAATAGATTTATTTGCACTATTTCTGATGAATCAGGTAATCATGATATAACAATTGATGGTATTTTTGATATTGAAAACATTAATGATTATACATTAGTGAAAAAACACGATGAAACTCCTGATTATGCAAGATTAATTAATGATGGTTCTTGCAGATATGTTTGGAGAAAAATACTTTCAAATGGCGTAGAGGATGGGGATTATGTATATCCATTTACTAATGGGGCATTTTACATTAATAGGCAAATTAATTTCTTTTTGAGAAGGCAAGACCCTAAAAAATTTAATTTAGGCTTTACCGGAGGAAACGGAGAGGAACATATAGACTTTGTTCCAGATGGAGAAAGTATAAGCAATTATCCTAATTTTAATGTAAACGAACAAACTAATTACGAAGCAAACGAAATTAAAGAATGTTAAAGTATTCCATTAAACCTAATAAAAATATAGAATTGAAAGACTTTCCAATTAGAGAAATATTTGTTTCTCCTGATTTAACATACATATCAGGCGTTACAGATATAAATAACGGTTTAGTAAATGGAGAAAAAATTCTCATTAGAAGTCCATATCTTATTGGTAATGAAATCAATACTATAAATGTTGAAACCGTTAAAAGACAAGGTAGAGTAAATATTACTATTAAATTGCCAATAAAAAAAATCACTTTGCCGTTAAATTTTCAGATATATAGTGATGATAATGGTGACAGTTATATATTAGCATTTAATAAAAAAACAATAGTTAATGATATTTCAGGTGATACTGTGGTAAGCAGTATTACTCAAAATTATGTTGAATATAAAGGAGATATTTGTTATTTTTTTCATGGAACACCAAGTGGCTATTTAATTGACCATAAATTTTACGAGGCAAATGATAGTGATGAGTATATTGAACTTGAAACATATACTTACATAGAAAATGGAAAAATGCAAATAGGAGATTATACATATTATGCTGATTATTCTAAAATAGATTCAGAAACTCCACCTGAATTAAAATTAGGTAAAAATCATGAACCAATAAAAAAAGAAGATTTAATAGGCCTTATTGATGGTTGCGAGTGTTATATGGGTGATGTTTTAGATTATGAGCCTATAAAATGGGAAAGAGTCGATAAGTTTTATATTCAAAAGGTAAAAAACCCAACTTTTAATGTGGATGATGTATTATACGGTGGCTATAAACATTATGTGACATATAATGACGAAAATTATTATTTTAGGGACGTATATCAATATGATAAAGAGTTAGGAGAAGATGTATATATGGGGTATGGCACTGTTATTAATGATATGTTTCGTGAAGCATTATCTAATTATGGCAGCAACCTATATAAAACTTATCACGATGAACCTTTTATTGGAAGTTATTTATATATTGGAGAGTATGAAGAATATTTAGAAGTGCATGATAGTTTAATAAGTCCTATTAATGGCGGCAGATTCGTAATTTTAATCGGCGCAGACGGCGGAAGTGATGTGTCACCTGGTAATTTTATAATAGCTGAAAGCAATTCTCCAATATCCATAAAAAGATATGTGGAAGAGGATAGCGATGTTGTAGAAAAAAACAAATATATTGTTTTTGGAGGAAAGAAATATTTAGTTGAAGCTCATTTGTGCGACACAGTTAATATATCAGATGAAGATTATGTTTTAACATATTTAAATGAAGAATTAAGTAGTGCTAGTACTGTTATAAATGGAGAAACAATGTATTTTGATATAGATGATAATAAAGCAGTTTTAAGCAATAAAATATATTACAAATCATCTAGTGAAGAAGAAGAAATTATAAAAGTTAAGTACGGCATTAAAGAAGAAGGGTATGAGATAACAGAGTCAAGTGGAGTAACAATAGGTGATAGAAAATATCCTGTTGTTACCGAAAGCGGATATACTAATGATGGAGAGGAAATTACATTTGATACTGTAACATTAAATGAAAATATAAAAATAACTTTAGAAGTAACAGATAAAAATGGCATAAGTACTTATTTAGCATATCCCGTTACTGATGATGATTTTATTGATGAAACTTCAAATATATTATTACAAAGAGAGTATAGTGATGTGATAGTAAGCAACTGGAAATCGTTTAATTTTACACTTAGAAAAGACACATTTGGAAAACGTCCTTTAACTGTTGAAAATGGTTTAATGGATTCTATGTCATCAATGTTTCCGTATTCTATTTCAGATGCTTATTTACTGGAAAATAAAATAGAATTATTAAGAATGCAAGATTATTTATCATTTAATTTTCCTTTACTTAATAAAATAGGTACCGATATTAGACGTGAAGATATAATTAAAAATGATTTTGTTGACTATATAAAAAAGGAATCAATAAACACAATAGTCGATATGGAAAAGGACGTATATTACCCAGTATGGATTAATAATGGGAAATATAGTCCTATACAACAAATTAGATTCAATTTGCATTTTAGAACAAGAAATTTTGATACATGGAAAACATATGAAGATGATAGGGAGTTTAAGGGGGTAGAGACACCAAACCATTTAAAATCAAATTGGTTCGTTACTGATTTAAGTTATTATAATGATATGGTTAATCAAGCAGAAAGTGCGGAAGAAAGAAGAGTTATTTTATCTAAATTACACGATTCTTCTGATTTACTAGGTTTGATGAACTTTACAATGGATGAAATTAAAAATCAAGCAACTAAAATAGGAAAATCTTTTTTAAGGCTTTCTTTTTATAGCACAAATGACCCTAAAACACAAGTATTACTTGCGACTTCAACAATTTTTTTAGACGAAAGTTTTTTATATAAAAAATATATTAATTCAAAAAGAAATTCAGACTTAACATTTGCGGATGTAAAAGTAATGCAACAATCAGGATATGAAACGTTTGCAAGTTATGCGGCAGACGCAGCGATAGGAAGAAGTGATTTTCAAGTGTCATCAAATACAATAACAGATGCTTCAGAAGTTTATATGGATAAATTTTTTAATGATGATACAAGGTTAAGTAGTAGATTAGTTGTTAATGATAAATATAATACAGATACTTCATCAGAGGGATATTATATATATATGTTCAAAGAATACGCTAAAAAAATGCGTGAATCAACAATTTATATGAAAGTAGATTTTAACCATGCCGGTATTGGTCAGACAATGAGTTTTATGCTTCCTAGGACAATATTAGATAACGATGTAGATGGTATAGGTAGCCCTTTGTATTTATATAATGATAATGACGTGAAAATTTTAAAAAATGGTTTCAATTTAACTGATATTTATAAGCAAACTCATATCCCTATAAGAATAATTTACGATGAAGAAACAAATAAATATGTTTATTATTTACCAAATGAACTTAGAGAAAATAGCAGACTAGGGATAGATAATGAAATAATGGAATTTAATTTATTCGAATTGAAATTTTCTAACGAATCAATAGTAGAAAACGAGTCATGAAAGTAATTAGCAAAAAAATAGCATTGAATACTTTTCCGTCTAAACTTCCAGGAGTTGTATCATCAATAATGAATTCTTGGATTATACCACCTTTATATAATTGCGGAAAAATTGATGGTAGTGGTGAAACATTTTTCAGTTATGATTCAGCAGTTAAAAGGGCTTCTGAATATAATATAAACCCATCACAACTTGTGCATAAATCTCAATTTATTCAGTTTGATAAAAACAATCTTATAGAGTTTAAAGTGGGAAATTACGGACTTATACCAAGTGACGTTATAATACCAATTGATATAGCAGAAAATGTTACTGATTATACTGACTTTTACGTAAATTTGCCAGTAACAGATGATTTTTTAGAAACGTTGGATGATGAAGAAAAAAAATTGTACAATGAATTTTTTGATTTAACTTGGCCAATTAATAAAGAAAGAGACCCTCATTATGAAGGAAGAAATATAATAAGTGGAGATACAGAAATAAAGATACTTACTTACAGTACTCTTAATAAATGGTATTCTTTTTTCAAAAAATATTACAATTTAATACATAACCCTAGCAGCGCAAGGATTTATGAAACTGCGATTGATTATTATAATAAAGAAGTGTCGGTTAAAAACGAAGAATTATTAAATTATTATCAATCGCTTGATGACACGTTTGTCTCTCGTGGAGGCAAAGACATGTATAATTGGATTTCAAATAATTGTATTATACAATATCAAATACCTGAAAAATTTGTAGACGGATGGAATACTACTTATTTATATTATCCGGATGCTATTAAATGGTATCATTGGTTTAAAGAAAGAAGTGAAAATTACGAAAATGTTAGTATATTAGAAGATTGTGCAATAGTTGATTTAAAAGATGGCAATTGTTGCGATTGTACTGAATTTGTTAAACTAGGAGGTCATGAATTTTATGAAGGCTTGAAAGAATGGGTTGATAACGTTGAGATAGACAACAGCTCGTTCACAAATGCCGCTTCAATTACTATACCTATTAGTATTTCAACTTCTATTGATGATTTAGGGGAAATGACTATTTTTTCTAATAAATGGAAAGATGAAGAAGATTACCACAATACTTTAAACGACAATGGTTTTGGGACAGTAGTTGATAGGCCACATATTAAATATTGTAAATGCAATGAGTGTGGATATAGTGCATCTGAAAATGAGTTTGAAAATGGTTGCCCTAAATGTGGAAGCAATAGTTTTACTCCTTTTGATGCAACGTTATATGATGTTTATATGATTAAACCTGGCGAAGAAAGAAAAGGATATGAATATAACAGATATTATGAAAATGCTTTCAAATGGAATGAAAATGATGAAAGCGAATGCATAGATGGCGTGTTTAAAAATGAAGATAATGAAACTGATTGGGTGAATTACACAGATTATTATATGTGTACTCATCCGGAAGAATTTATAACTCAAAATGAAAATTCTGAACAAGTTACAGCCTTTACTTATTCTCCCATCAATGGCAAAGTTATATATAATCCAACAGATGACGATTTAATTAAAGATATAAAAATTAATGAAATTCCTAACGTTTGTATAAACGGTATAACATATAACGTAATTGATGGAAAATATGTTGAACTTTGTTATCCAGAATCAATTACAGCAAATATAAAATATAGGAAAAACATTAAATTACAAATATTCAAAGATGGAGATATTGAATATACAGTTTTAAATGGAAAAAGAAAATATGTTGAAACTGACCCAGAAGACCCATCAAAAGAAATGATTTATTTCTTTAAAGAGTCAAATTGCAAAGACGAAGGATGCAAAGTTGATGAGGGAAAATATGTAATATACGATAATTATTTGTATTTAGTTGACGATAATAAAATTACAATAGAAGAAGATGAAACAAAAAAAATATATCCAGTTTTAGATGGATATTTTGATATAGGCGGTAGTAGATTTTATATTTCTGGTGATAGTATAGTAGTTCAAGATAAATGCGAGTACGAATCTGAAACTTACACTTTTAAGTTTAAAGAAATTAGCGAAGAAGAACTTGTACTATTTGGCGTAACAAGAATTATTATTAGTGACGATAAAACAAACGTAAAATTATATTATGACTATACTATAATCCCATTCGATGTGGTTAGTGGATATACTGATTCTAAGTTGAGCATATTAAGAAGAAAAGAAATAACTACTGATGATTTAGGTAATGAATTGCCTGGATATTTTAAATCTATTGTAGATATTACAAAAGGAGAAGGTCAATCAAAATATAATTTACCGTATGACGAATGTACGTTAGATATTCTATACAAAGTTGGCGAAGTATCAGGCTTAAAACAGATTGATTATGAAGAAAATAAATTTATAGGCAATATTATTACGGATATAAAGTTTTATTATGCAGATGATAATAGAACGCCAATTGAAGAAACAGTAAAACACGCTTTAGAAGACGATGCACTGAAAGCAATAGAAGATTGTGAAAATGCGTTTATTGAATTGGATGATGATACGATACCAGATATAATGTATTGCGACATTACTTATTACATTGGATGCGTCATAAATAAGCAAAATGACGAAAATAGTGGAGGAAAATATACATTAAATGAAACATTACATAAAGGAGTGAAATATGTAGATACAGTATATGTCTCAAAAAAAGTGGGTACATATTATTTAAATGATGATAAATATTTTACGTTTAAATATTATTTACTATCGCAAGGAATAAATACAATTTCTATTACAGACTTTAATACTAATACAGTATGGGATGCTTCTACATATTTTGAATTTGAACCTATGATATATACTAAAGAAGGATTATATCATGAAGAAGAATTTAATGGGTTTGAAAAAAATAATGGAATAGTATCTTCTCCATTAATAAGAACAGAATTTAATTTATCTTCATCCATGCCCCAAAATGTTGATGCTGATATTTATATAGATAGAGGAATAAATGCTGCATTTGAAAAACTTTTAAAATTACAAGAGTTTAGAACAATGGAAGCACTTGAAAACTATGGAAATGGTTGGTTTAAAATAAACAAATATTAATAAAAATATAGTAAAATGAGTTCAGGAGTTTACGGAACAACAATACCGGCAAGAATTACAAGCGATGATATTGATATATTTTATGCTTATCATGAAACAAGGAATAGTGATAGCATAGAAAATTCAGTTTTTACAAAGTTACCATCATCTATTTTAAGCGATGTTGTTTACGACGGGGAGACTGGGGCAACTGATAATATACTTGAAGGTTTGTATAATTTAAAGTTACCTTTGCAATATTTTAATAGAAAAGGTTTTTATACTGTTTATATTAAACCTAAAGAGATACCAGCTGTTATAGCAGATGTTAGTACTCTTACGGCCTTTCCTAATATTAGAGGTATTGTTTTAGATAGCACAGCAAATGATATAGATAATTCATTGAAAAATAAAATCCAAACTAATAATGCATTAGTTGGCTATAGAGTTATATATCTTACCGATAATGGCGATAGAGAAGATTATTTTAGGTTAATAACAAGTAATAATAAGTGTGAACCAATTATTCAAACTTCTAATGATTCTAGCAATAAATCATACACTTACAGATATAATGAGAGTTCTACTTTATCGTTTTTAACTCTTACGCCATCGTCAGCCCCTAGTTTTAAGGCTAATTCATCGCCATTTATAGGAAAGCCAACACAAAGAATAATATTAGTCAATACACTTTTCGAACCAGTTATGCTTGATATAGAAATGACGGAGCATGATTTGGAAACAATGGCTTATATGCTTGAAGGCTCTCAATTAAGAGATTTGGATAATGGATTGGTTACTACTTACGACGAAAATAACCAAATTTATCATCAGTCAGAACATTATACAGTTAAAGATGCAACAACAGGTAAACCAGTATTTGAAGTAAAAAGAAATAAGAACACTTCAATTGATTTTTCACAAACGCTAGAGGATAAACTTTAATAGAAATGGCAAAAAAATATATAAAATCACATAGCAATTATGTTTTAAAAACAAAACATCAACAAACTAATGATGGTATTATTTATGAAAGAGATATTACCACCATTGGAGGGCGTGACCAATTTGCAAAGGGCCAAGTACCAATTTATCGTACTGGTAATTTTGTCATTACCACAAATAACGATTCAAACACATATAAAAAGGTTACTGAAAGAGATTGGCATAGGAGTGATGAAGGAGAAATATGGACAATTAATACTCTTAAAGGATTTGAAAAAGATGAAAAATCCTCTTATGATAAAAAAATTGTAATTAAAAAAGATTATTTAGACCTTCGTGATTATGCTTATTATGGTTCATGCTCTGAATTAATGAGAGTTTCTATTGAGGATATACTTAAAAATTATCCTGGAGAATTATTTATTCCTTATGAAACAATATATACAGGCACAACCACTGTAGATGAACAAAGCATCACCGGAGTTCAATATACAGAAGAAGCAGCTGAAGCTGCATTTGATAGTTACGCTTCAGTAAATACAGGTATTAAAGGATATTATACATCTTTAGAAGAAAGAAAATCACGTGTTGTTACAGATAGCTGTGGCAATGACATGATTATTAATTCAGTTTCTCTTATTGACCCTCTTACCGATGAAGAAAAGGAAGAATTAAAACAAGGAATACCTTATACAAGAGAATTTAAATACATTACAGATAAAAATGGTAATATAGTAGAAGAAAAAAGTCTTTCTTTGATTGATAATCCATTTGAAATAAATATACACGATAGGTCTATTCAAGATAAAGATAATCCATTGAAGTATTTTGCAAATGGAGGCATAGATAATTATGTTGGATACCTTAAACTAGATGAAAACGACGAAATAAGCATTGATGGAGAATGGAAAATGGATTCTAAACATGAATATGCCATTTCCATAGAAGATATTACTCTAGATGGATTAGGAGAACAAACCCAAGATACTGAAATATTTGATTACGAAGATTTAAGGCCAACAATTCAATGTAATGATGGAAGCTATATTGTATCTGATGGCAAAATTCATATTTATGCATCTAGGAGCAAAAAAACAACAAACTCTTGCCTTCAAACTTGTATAGACCCTGGTAAATATATAGGAAAAGTTAAGTTATGCTTTAGAAAAATAGATTATTCATTTAAAACAACACCAGGACTTAAAAGAGACGATGATGGCAATCCAATGGAAATGTGCTGCAATGGTTCATTAAGTTTTCCTCCTGGAGGTGGAGAAGGAAAATTCCCATCATATAATGGAGGATTTGACACTCAAATTGATTCATATAGTACATCAGAGTGCAAATATGAATTAACTATATATATGTTCATGGGAAATAATAACGAGATTAAATATCTTGTTGAAAATGCTGATTCTAATGGAGAATTTAAATGGGAAAATTTCGTAGCAAGAATAAGGCCAAACAAAAAAGTTATAAATGAATATTTCGATAAACTTGATTTATTCGAAAAAGTACTGTTAAATAGAGACACAGACCCTATATATACAGCAAATTTTGAACTCATCAATGATGATGATTATGGCGCATATACATATACAAAACAATTTACATTCCCAACAACATATGGCGGATGGAATTTAGGGTCTAATAATCAAGCATTTGCCGAATATGTTTCTAGTTTATCAGATATTGGAGAATATTATGATAGTAAATTTACTGATAATTTATGGCGTTCTATGACGCATGAATCAATAAAGAATTTTGATTGGACATATACAAGACATTATACGCCAGGAGAAGAAGAACCATTTATTGAAGGCGGAAACAAAATCAAAAAAACTATTAGAATTTACGGCAGAGAATTTGATGAAGTTAAGTCATATATTGATGCTATTGACGATTTAAATACAGTTACATACGATAATATAAATAATATTCCTGATTATTTCTTTACAGATAAACTTGAAGAAAGCGGTTGGGATGTAACTTTAGTATACCCTCTAGAATTATCAGAATTTGTTAATGGGCATGATAACGTTCCTATTGATATACACCAGTTATTCGAAAATAAATATGATGAAGATGGTAATGAAATTACTACAGAAGATGCAGAAAAATTAAATTATTTCTATGATACAAAGGATGAAAACAAAAATAAAATAACAATACAAAGAGTTTTTAATCAAAAAAATACACACGTATTCCCTTATTCTATTTCTAATATTTCATCAGATGATACAGGAAATACAGGCACTTACGAAAATGATTGCGGAGAAACCATAAAAATATATTCTGATGAAAATGATTATTCTTCTGCAAAGGTGAATAATGAATTCATAAAGAGATTATATCTCAATAGTAAAGAAATATGGAAACATAAAGGAACTATTGAAGGAATAGAAATGCTGCTTTCTATTTTTGGCTTAAGGAGCAAAAGTAGAATTTATACAGATGAAAAATATTTTGTAACAAAAAAAGATGAAGAAGGTGGTGACTGTCTGTCTTTAACGGAAAATGGAGAAAAATATTATAAAAATTATGAAGATAAATTGTACAATCTTTATGATTATGATGTAAAAGAATATACTTTGTTTACCACGAGAGAAGAAGACGAATGGCTACCAACCAAAAACATGTATAAACTTGATTGGGTTAACTCTACAAAATTAGTTACTTATGCCAATGATAACGGTACTTATGAATCGTATAAAGGATTACCAGTTTCATATAGAGAAACTAAGGATTTAAACGAGAATAAAATAAGATATATATACCCACACTTCAATTCATATGTTGCATATGACGGAAATCCATATTATCAAATGGATGGAGGATGGATGCAGAAAAAACCATTTATGTTTGATAGCAAAAATAATATAGTTGTAGAAGATTCAGAAGCAGAAAATAGAAAAAATAAATCATTGTTTACTGAAACAATTAAAAATATTAAATGCGTAAACACTATTCAAGATTTGCTTTCAAATCCATCGTTAGCAGATAAAAGTGGAGATATATGCCAAGTAACAGATTTATCAGGAAGATTTGCAGTTATTGATGGTTTCGTATACCCACTGTTATCAGAAATAACAGAAAGCGAAGGAAGTGGAAATACATTCTTTTACGCAACAGTGCATAATAATTCGTTGTCAGTAGGAAATGCTTTGTTTACAGACTATGTTATAATCAGCAATCCTTATTTCCCTAATAATAAACAAAAAATTGATTTAACAAACGATTATTATTCAGACAGGGAAATTAAAATATATATACTTGAAAAAACTGATGAAGAAGAAAACGAAGAAACAGTAACAAATGAAAATGAAGAAGAACAAGAAACAGAAAAAATAAAATATGATATTGATGTGTATTCTAAAAATATTTCAATAAGCACATTTACTGTTTTTGAAAATGGAAAATATATGGATGGCGATAATTATACCAACTATTTCAGAATTAATAACGTAGATTTTTATAATGAATTAAGCGTTTTAGGCTGGCAACAACTGAAAGATGATGAATATGAATATTATAGAATGAATACATTAACTGATTATAGAGAAGGTAATAATCCGCACACCGGCCATATGTCATATGATAATGGACATAAATATTTGACATATTTTCAAAGAATTTTTAAATATGTAAGCGATAATGATTTAATAGATTATAGGCAATATGACGAAAATGACCTAGAATATATTGATGATATGAACTCTTTCGGATTTAAAAACCTTATTGATGAAGATGATTGTGAACCAGATTATGATAAATTCTTAAGAGAAGATAATAAATGCCACTTCTTTGGAACTATAATGTCTAAAATTAATGATGAATGCAATGATGATAGAAAAGGCTTATCTTGTTTTGCTAAAAGAGAACTTGCAAATTCAGAAAAATATGAAAAAATAGATGATAAATGCGTAGAAAAACCAGACTCATATAAGATTAGTGACATATTTAGAAAAAATGTAATATTAGACAATGAAGGAACTCCAAAAATTGAAAACCTTAAATATGGCGAAATATACAGCGGTTTAGGAGAGTCTATAGAAGAAGAGGTAAGCAAAGATAAAATAGATAACATTACAGACCAAATCGTTAATACAAAAAGAATGGAAATAGAATTTTTCATTCATAACGGTAAAGAATATTCAAAAGAATGGCTGGAAGAAGTTAAATATATTGATTCTGTAATATTGCCTTATTTAACTCAAATTATTCCTTCTTCAGTAATTTGGAGAGTTAAATACACAACAAGAGATAAAGAAGGTTGGAATAAACAAGAAAAAGAATGTTGATTAAACATGGAAACACAAGGATGGAGAGCAATTATATACGATGCTCCTTGGGCATTTTTTAAATCAGGGCAAACAGGAGTATATGTTTCAGAAGATGGGAAAGCATGCGAAACAATGAATGATGATAAATCAAACATAATAGTTTTCGCAGACCCTAACATGGGATTTACGGGCAGAGAAAATGGGCATATACTTTTCAGACAAAAAGGAAGCGATTTGTTTGATATTGTATGCTTAAGCCAAGACGAAGGAGGAACTTATAGTCTTGAAGTTGATAATTTGGAAATAGATGGCTGCGTAGGAGAGCCTTATGAATCATTTATTAGAAGTTTAACAATTCATGAAATAATAAATGGAGAAAAAAGGCTTGTAACTAAATATGAAGACAAAAAACAAATGGTTACAAGCCCAACCGCAAACGATGATATAAGTAAAAATAAATTCAAAAATGACACAGATAGTGACATACCAGTTACTATAACAGTATCACGAGGAAACGCTACAGCCACAGCAACATTAACAATAATGTCAAGTGATAGCCAATCAGAGCAATATACAGGTACTGATATAGAAGGCGTTGATAATATTACTATAACTAAAAATAAAGATGAAGTCTATACAATTAGCAAAGAATCGGGAAATTTAAATGGAGATTGCGAAGGTGGAGAATTAGTTATTAAACTTACAGAAGAACCTGCACAATATTTAATAGATTTAAGCCCCGTACAAATAACAAATAATTATAATGTAACAAAATGTGGGGAAATAATAAGCACTACATCTTATACAGATACTATGTCTTTTGAAGTGGAAAATAAAACCGGCGTTGAAGTAGTTGATAACACTTCCAATACAGTGACAATATCAGTAAAAAGCGGTATAAGTACAGTTAAAATTATAATTACAACTACAAAAGGAATAAAAAAAGAAAAAACATTAACAATACCTTCTTAAAATATGTATGAATTTAGCGCAATAGTTAAAAACGATTATACGATAGAAATTAAATCTAATACCTACTGGAATTGTAAAGCAGTTGGTAATTTCAAATTGTCACAATATGATGGAAGTGGAGATACACAAATAGATATTGTAATACCAGAAGATGTGATGATAGCAGAAGGAAATGTGTATTTTTCATATGGCGATGAACGATGCGAGTACCCGGTTGTCAGCGTAATGCTATCAAATCTTTGCTATATAACAACAAATCCAAGCTATACAATTTGTGACACAGAAGATGATAATGAGGAAAAAGTAATAACATTTTTCTATAAAGAGCCACGAGAAATATTTAATGCATCAATATTCTGCTTCGATGGATGGACAGTAGAAAGTGACGGATTGAAATATATAACAAATAATAATGATGTTATGATAATTTCAAATGAAGAAGATGGGGAAATTAGAATAATACCAAATAACGAATGCGAAGACACAGATAATGTAATACATATAAAACTTGTTAAAATGCAGTCCTAAAACGGCTGCATTTTTTGTTGTCTTAGATATTTATAAAGAAAGATATTATAAAAATTATGGCAAAATATTTAAAATTATTTAGTGCTCATACTGATTATGAAGCTGCTAAAAGTAGTTTAATCCTACCAAATGTATCAATATGCTCTGATGTGCCTGATGAGGTGCATTATAATCCACTTAGATGCGAAGAAAGGAGTGTATATGAGGTTGTAGGTATGCCATATTATCCGGCTACTGTTGATGGTGCTGATACATCATTTGACATTACCGTCAATTATATAAGAACTGACATTAGCTTGTATTGTCAAGAGACAGTTACAGAAGGTACAGATACTGTAACTGTTGAGATTGGTGTGAATCCAAGTACAAGTAATACGAGGACTGTAACGGGTACAGTTGATTATTACGGTAATGAGATTGAGTATAGTGTCACTCAGAGTAAGTTTGAGGCAAAGGTAACAGCTAAGTTCGATGTAACAGATACAAGTAGTCCAACAAAGTTATTAAATAACACAAATCATTTCAGTTCAATTGAGATAGATGACGTTGTTCAACCATCAGTTGTCAGCGCATATACGTTCGATACACTTGGTGAACATACAGTTAAATATACATTGGTAGACCCAACAATTATAGGCAGTAAAGCTTTCAGTGGCTGTACTAGTCTTACAAGTATAGATATACCTGATGGTGTTACAAGTATTGGTACTGAGGCTTTCAGAGGTTGTAGTAGCCTTAGTAGTTGTACAATAGGTGATGGTGTAATAAGTATTGGTAATAGTGCTTTCAATGGCTGTACTAGTCTTACAAGTATAGATATACCTGATAGTGTAACAACTATTGGTAATAATGTTTTCTATAATTGTAGTGGCCTTACAAGTTGTACAATAGGTAGTGGTGTAACAAGTATCGGTAGTAATGCTTTCCAAGATTGTACTAGTCTTACAAATATAGTTATACCTGATAGTGTTACAAGTATTGGTAATAGCGCTTTCAATGGATGTAGAAGTCTTACAAGTTGTACAATAGGTAGTGGCGTGACAAATATTGGTGATAGTGCTTTCAGAAATTGTAGAAGTCTTACAAGCTGTACAATAGGTGATGGCGTTACAAGTATTGGTAATAATGCTTTCCAAAATTGTACTAGCCTTGCAAGTTGTACAATAGGCAGTGGTGTTACAAGTATTGGTAATAATGCTTTCCAAGATTGTACTAGTCTTAGTAACATAACATGCAATGCAATGACAGCGCCTACAATAGATAATAATACATTCCAAAATGTTAAAACTAATGGAACATTATACGTTCCGCAAGGTAGTACTAGCTATGATGTATGGATGGGAACAGGAAACTATTACTTAGGAAAGTATAGTTGGACAAAAGTTGAACAATAACAGTAGTAAGTAATATAAGGAGTGATTACAGTAGTAGTTACTCCTTTTATTATACCACCTTATGATTGTGGTCATACCAATGGAAGTACATCTAATTATTTTTAATAATTTAATAGTATTTCTTTATCATTATCAACGTCTTCCACATTTTTTATTTCAAAATCATACAGTGAATATTCATTTGATAAATCAATAAATTCATGGCTGTTTTTTTCCAAATCCCAAACAACAAATCCATGTTGCGTGACAGTTTCTCCAAATGTTTGTTGTATTAATGACCCGGGATAAACAATTGTTACATCACCACGTTTTATTTCTTGACGTTTATGAATATCACCAGCAGCAACAAAGTCACATCCATAAAATTCGTCACCATCTATTCCACTTTCAACAACAGTACCATTGTTTAATGTTGCGCCTACTATTGTTCCATGATAAAGTCCAATTATTGTATTATCAGGAAAATCTTTTTTTGCTTGCTCTATATTTGGTTTTCTATAATCTGTGAATATTGAATATAAAGCCCAACAAACATTGTCATCAGGTACAATACCACTATCATATCCCAAATAGCTATCTAAATGTATTGAATTTGAAAATTTGGATGCTGTGAATATTGCTGTAAGCGTATCTACTCTTGACATATTGCCAACCATTAGGTCGTGATTTCCACTTATAACAATAACCTTGCCAAATTCTTCAAGGCTTCTTATCCAGGAGCTAACAAATGCTATTAACTCATTTGATATTGAGTTTTTAGAATGGACAATATCGCCAGATATAACAATTCTTATTTCATCATTGTTATAGCCTTTTGTTATTTCCTTTATTTTTTCATTTAGTTCATTAAGTTTTGATGTGTATTCTTCCAACCTTTGAAAGTTTCTTATATGCACGTCTGCAATATGAATTATTTTTTTTATCATGTCTTAAAAATGTTTTATACAAATATACAAAAAAAATATAAAATACAGAAATATTTATATTAAATTAAAATGTGAAAATGGCAGAAAGTATAGAAAAAATAGGATGGACTGCTACAGCTGATAAAGATTGGATAAATGTAATACCTCCGCATGGTGAAGGTGACATGGATATTGAAATACAGGTTATTCCTTCATCAGCTGTAGGGGATACTAATACGGCAGGCACTGTTACAATAGCTTGTAATGATTGTGACACGGGCCCTTATGAAATTAAAGTATATCGTTGCGCCCCATCTGATTGCGAATATAAGTTATATAAGATTGATAATGTAAATATACCTTGTAGTGGATGCAATGAAAATGATACGTTAAATATAACATGTCATTATAATAGTGAATATTGCGAAGAAACTTCTGCAACTGAGTCATATATTGTGACTCAAGCCATATCTTGTAATGATACTACATCTACTAAGACTTACACTAAAACTTATAATGGAATAAGTTTCACAATTACTCAGGCAGCAGGAAATTGTTGCTGTACTTGTGACAATTTAGAATTAAGTAAATATAGTGTTACATTAGAACCTGACGGAGAAGATACAGTTTCAATTAATGATTCTGAAAATTGTGGATTTAATAATTTTAATGTTACATCTAGTAATGCAAGTATTGCGACAGCCTCAATAAATGGAAATACCATAACAATAAATGGGGTATCTGATGGTAATGCTACAATAACAGTTAGTTATGAATTAGATGGAACTAACTGTTCAAAAAATATTAGTGTGGCAGTTTCAACAGAATGCAAAGGATATACAATATCTCCTAATATACAGGTAGATTGTGAAGGCGGAACAGTAATATTCACGGCAAATCCTAAAAACTAATTTGATTAAAAAAATATTGAAAAATGATAATTCTTATAGACAATGGACATGGTTCTAACACAGAACAAAATGGAAAGTTCAGTCCTTTATTGGAATCTGATATGAAAATTGGGTCAGAATTCACTAATGGAGGAAGGTTTCGTGAGTGGAAATATAACAGGGTAATATCTAATATGATAGTAGATAAACTTGTTTCAATGGGATATGATGCGAGACTAGTTGTTCCTGAAGATAAAGATATATCTTTGTCAGAAAGAATACGCAGGATAAATACAATATGTAATAAGGTTGGAGCAGGCAATGTGTTATTAATTTCAGTTCATGCTAATGCGGTTGGAAATGGTTCTCAATGGATGACAGGAAAAGGTTGGGAAGCATATACAACAAAAGGAAAAACAAAATCTGATATTTTAGCAGATTTCCTTTATAAAAGAGCTGATAAAAATATATCAGGTAGAAAAATTAGAGAAGATTGGTCAGACGGAGATAGAGATAAAGAATCTGATTTTTATATCATTAAAAAATCATATTGTCCGGCCGTTTTGACAGAAAACTTTTTTTACGACAATAAAGATGATTTAAAATATCTAACATCAGACGAAGGAATTCACGCTGTTGTAAGATTACATATAGAAGGAATTATTGACTTCATTAATTATATTAATAAAAAGTGAAAAAACGATATTATGGGAATTTATTTAAAAAAATTTAGCGCTCATACTGATTATGAAGCAGCTAAAAGTAGTTTAATACTACCAAATGTATCAATATGCTCTGATGTGCTTGATGAGGTGCATTATAATCCATATGTAGGTATAAGTAGTGTTACACTTAACAAGAGTGAATTAAGTCTTAATAAGGGTGAAACTGAGACGTTGGTAGCCACTGTATTGCCAGCTAATGCAAGTAACAAGGGTGTTACTTGGTCATCAAGTGATGATAGCGTTGCCACTGTGAGCAGTAACGGTCTTGTGACTGCTATTGGTGGTGGTAATACCAATATTACTGTAACAACTGTTGATGGTGGCTTTACAGCGCAATGTTCATTAAACATCATTGTAAATGTAGCAGGTGTTACACTCAATAAGAGCACACTTAGTCTTAGCAAAGGTGCAACTGAAACATTAGTTGCAACAGTATCACCAAGCGATGCTGGTAATAAGAACGTTATTTGGTCATCGAGTAATGATAGTGTTGCTACTGTTAATAGCAATGGTCTTGTAACGGCTATTGGCGATAGTGGTAGTGCTATTATTACAGTTACAACAGTTGATGGTGGTTTTACTGCACAGTGTGGCTGTAGTGTAATTGACACTAATGGGCATGATTATGTTGAGATTGGTGGACTTAAGTGGGCAACAAAGAATGTTGGTGCAAGCAAAATTACTGATAATGGTTTATATTTCCAATGGGGTGATACCCAAGGCTACACTGTTGACCAAGTAGGTAGTGGAAGCGGCAAGAAAGCCTTTGATTGGCCAGATTATAAGTACATAAGTGGAGTAGGAACATCAAGTTCGGCATTTACAAAATACAATTCAACTGATGGTTTAACAACTCTTGAGGCTGTTGATGATGCTGCAAGTGTTAATATGGGTGGTTCATGGCGTATGCCAACATCTGAAGAATTACAAGCTCTTGGTGCTGCTAGTGATTTTATCACGTCTGGCGGAACAAAAATAACAACCAGTGATAAGTTAACAACCTTAAATGGTGTCAAGGGTATCTTAGTTGCAGATAAAAACGACTATTCCAAGAGATTATTCTTTCCTACTGCGGGCTACTGCGCCAACACAACTGTGAACGATAGAGGAAGTAAAGGCTTCTGCCGGACGAGTTCGCTTTACAGTGGCGACGTGAGTAAAGCCTACACCTTGCTCTTATTCAGCTACGGAGTGTACTGGGGTAGCGGCGGCCCTCGCAGCAACGGCTATCCGGTTCGTGGCGTGATTGCTTAATAAGCACTGCATACAAGGAGTAATCAAATAGGTTACTCCTTTTATTATGCCACCTTATGATTGTGGTCATACCAATGGAAGTACACCTTGTATATTTATTCAGAAGGGGAATTTATTACCAACAGGTATATAGTTCCCTAAATTAATATTACACTCACATTCACATATTAAGCCTAAGTAATTATACCGTCGTTGTTACTGCAACGATGGTTCTTTATTTATAAAGATAGTTATTTATTTGTTTATTTCAACAATTAATGCTATTTTTACATTAAAAAGATATTTATTAATATAAAATTTAGTGAAGTATGTTTAAGTTAGTAAGTAATATAAAAAACTCTAAATGGTCATTCATGAATGGCTACAATATATTTAATATGGAAACTGTTTGGCTATCAAAGAAAGAAGATGCACGTAAGTATTCTTTATTAGATGAAAATGGCAACAAACTTGATGTTAATGTTGAAGATTTTTTAGTTGATGAATAATAAATTAGAATCATATATGATAAATAAAATAACAGATAAAGGCTTTAAATTTTCAAGTATTGTAAATAATGTTTTGAAAGAGTCTTTATCCAGATTGGCGTATCATTTCACGTCTTTAAAGAAATTTTATCAAATGGTAGATTCTGATTCAATTATATTTTCCACAGCTCATGGCACTGATGAGTTAATAAATGCTGATTATGGTAGGGGTGCTCCTTATTATTTGTCAACAACAAGAGTTCGTGATGGAAGATTTGGGTATTCTAGTGGATTAAATACAAGAATAGAATTGAATTCTGATTTCTTCAATAGTAGGTTTCATTCAGGGCCCGTTAATTTCTTTGTGCCTGACGAAAGGGAAAGAAATTACCACAGTAAGCAAAATGTAGGAAAAGCAGAAAACGAAGATAGAATTTTTTCAAATGTAAAGGTTTTAGAAGGTTTATCTAAATGCATTAATAGGGTAGATATATATTTGAATATACCTAATGAGGAACTGCCTTTATTCAAGCAAAGATATTATGATATATATTTGATGCTTCGTGACATATATAATACAGGTATAGGTCTTAAAACCTTTATTTATAACGATGAAAAAGAATTTAATAGACAAGGAAAAAATATAACAGAAATAATATTAAAAATGTTGTAAAAATCATATGGGAAGTTATATAAAAATATTTAATACTCATGAAGAGTATCTTGAATGGGTAGAAACTTCATTGGTAGAGCCTAACATTTCATTTTGTAAAGATAAGCCTCGCCAAGTACATTATCATCCATTGTCTGGATGTACAGAAGGTGTTGTGTATAAAATTACAAGCACGCCATCTTACCCTTCTATAATTGAAAACGATGTGACATCATTTGATATTAGCTTTGATTATAGAAAGGCTGATATAGATGAACATTGCAGAGAAACAGATATTGTAAACAGCGCTGATACTGTAACAGTTAATTGTGGCGCAAATACAGGCTCAACAGATAGAGTTGTATCAGGAGTCGTAACATGGAATAGAAACGATATTGAATATAACGTTGTTCAAAAAGGAGTTTGTGTTGATTCCACTGTATATGAACTTGTAGGAAATCCATCTTATCCGGCAACTATTCAATATGACGTAACATCATTTGATATTAATTTCAATTATAAGAAAACTGTAACAACAAGTGATTGTCAAAAAACTGTTACAAACAGTGCAGATACTGTAACTGTTAATTGCGGAGCGAATACAGGTTCATCAGATAGAACAGTGTCAGGTACTGTAACATGGAATGGCATAAACATTGAGTATAGTGTTACGCAGAAAAAAGGTTGTACTGTTTCAACTGTATATGAGCTTGTAGGAAATCCATCTTATCCAGCAACAATTGAATACGATACAACATCATTTGTTATTAACTTTAATTACAAAAAAACTGATACAAATGAGTATTGCCAAGAAACTGTTACAAACAGTGCAGATACTGTAACTGTTAATTGTGGCGCGAATACAGGTTCGTCAGATAGAACAGTATCCGGTACCGTAACATGGAATGGAATTAATATTGAATATAACGTTACACAAAGTGGCTATTCTGACCCGTATGGAGGCTATGAGTATGTTGACTTAGGTCTTCCTAGTGGATTAAAATGGGCTAAATATAATATTGGTGCTTCCAATGAAAGCGAAGTAGGAATGTATTTTTCATACGGAAATATAGTCGGGCATTATAATTGTGACGGGTATGATTTTTCATCCGCTAGTTACAGTACAACAAACGGTTATAGATTAAGCGGAAATATACCTCAAAATTCACAGTATGATGCGGCTATTGCTATTTGGGGTAATGGATGGAGAATGCCGACGCGAGACGAATTTCAAGAATTAATAAATAATACAACTTGTTCTTATGATTCAAATACATATACATTCACTATAACAAGTAAAATAAATGGTAAATCAATTAAAATAAAAGCTTCAGGATATTGGGATAATACTTCTTGCCCTAGCCTTACGACAACATCAATATATATCATGTCTTCCACATTATCAGGAAAATATGGAGTATCATTGAATGCCTCTTCTTATGGCGATTATAAAATGCACGTATATGGTAATAGATTTACAGGCTTACCAATTCGTCCTGTACATAGTTAATAAAAGAGCAATCTTTGTTGATTGCTCTTTTTCATTTTAAAATAGTTCATATTCTTGCATTTTTTTTGCTTGTCTCAAACACATTACAATTCCTTTATATCCATATTTTTCATATATTTCGCTTGGGTCTTTTCCTAAATCTGTATTGATTAATTTTATTTTGCCGTATAGTCTTCCATGATTTAATTCTTTGTATATATTTTTATTTTCATCCATTGTATCATTATCAAGCCATATATTTATGTTTGCGTTTGCATTTTTGATAATTTCCCAATATAATTTAAACTCTTTATTAATTGCTTTTCCCAATAAAGGAACTGAATTTGGAACTACTATATGGTCGAATGGGCCTTCTACTATCGTAATATCTGCATCCCATTGAAGTTTATCTTCATTGAAAATTATATTTTTCCTTTCTGTTTTTGGATTGAAATATTTTACCATTCCTTTTCTATCAAGATAATCTCTTCCTGTCCAGTAATTTAAATCGCCATATAAATCATGTGATGGAATATATATTCTATATGATGAAATATATTCGTCTTTGTTGTATTCCGTGAAACCTATGTTAAATCTATCAATAATATCCCATCCAATTCCTCTATTGTTTAGATATTCAAGTGCTTTTTTTGGATAGTATTTATCTTTCCTAAACTGTTTAAAGGTTTTGGGCAGCATCAAATCTTCAATATCAATTGATTTTGTATCAATGTTAAATTCATCTTCCGAAAATTTTAATTTATATAGTTTACTTTCACGAAATGAACGTATTGCTTCTTTATAATCATTCAATAATTGTTCATTTCCATACAGTTTAATGAGCTTCAAAATAGAGCCACTCATTTGTTCCCCTTCATTAGAACACGACCAACAGTGATAACGCTGAATCTGTAAATTAACTTCCAGATTAAATTTATGTGCTTCCTTTTCTCCTTTATTTTCTATACATTTTGGACATCCAAACTGTAGCTGCATGTTTTTACCATCAAATCCATTTTTTGCTTCTCCAAGAAATGATGCTAATATATTATACATTTTATCAAGTTCATCCATAATTAAATATTTTTGTAGGCAAATATACATAAAAATTTTAGAAAAACAAAGCTGAATAGATATTTATATTTAAAAAATATTATTTTAAATGGATAAGAAAAAAGTAATTAGGGATAGTGATATTTTGAGAGGAATGGAAATGATGGTTGATTATGAGCCTACTGTTTATGGCTATAATGGTCATTATTATTACACAAATCTTGCTGAAGAATCAGCAATAATTGATGACCACACACATAGATTTGATGAACATTCTCTTGATGATACTCAGGGAATTATTTGGCAAGATAATTCTTTAGATGAAAATAATTTGGAAGAAAAACAAGTTGAATGGCTTAAAAAGGCATTCTGGTTGTATTATTATTAAATAATTGAAAAATATATAATATGATGAAAAGGCAAATAAAATTAACAGAATCTGAATTTAAATCAGTTATAGAAGGAGCAGTTAGCAAATTGGTTAAAGAATATACTGATTTTGATAAACGAAAATTTTATGGCAGGGCGTCTTCAGATGAAGATGATGATTTTAACGAGCAGCCGGCAAATAACATTGCTTCAGAAGGAAAACAGTATAAAGTGAATGAATCTCAGCTTTATTCAATTATAAAAGAGTCTGTAATGAAAATTTTGAAAGAATCAGGCGATACTCATAGATTCGGAGCAGGAAAGTATGGATTGGCTATGGATGCTGCCAGCAAAGCAAGGTCTTTAGGCAGAATTAGACAAAGTGATAATTTAAAATCATATGCAGCTGATGATTTTAATGAAAGATATGGCATGAATGGATTTGAAATGGATGAATATGGCACGTTAAGGCATAGAGGTGAAGATGGAAAAGAAAGAATGTATAGACCGTCCAGTATGATTAAAAATCTTGAAGCACAAAAAGGTTTGCAAGGAGGAAATGATAAACTTGATAATGCTTTAAGGAATAATTCTTATATTAAAAATGCAGCTCAAATTGCAAAAGCATACCCAAGGAAAAAAATGACAAGCGGAATTGATACAATTGAAAAAGTTGATAACGGAATATATGGGAATCAATAAAAGCGAGGTTAAGTAGCCTCGCTTTTTTATATACTTTATTAAACCGCAATCGTATTTTTTATAAAATTTCAATTTTACTCATGCAGCAAATATACAAAAAAAATTAAATGTATGTTATTCTATGAACTTTTTTATCCCAATACTCAACATCATATTCAATTTTAGTCGGAGTTGTTTCATTTCCATCAGTTGATATTGAAGATGAAATTGAATCAACTTTCATTTCAAGTTCTCCGTATTTTTTTTTGTTTAAATACCCAAGACAAGCAACATAACTATCACTAGCATCGAAGTTTTCTTTCCTAAGTTCTCCTTTTTTGTCATAGACCCATTCAATATCAGGAAATAATTTTGCCACTTTATCTTGCATGACAGTTTTTTTATCGACCTCCCAACTATAGCTTCCAAATAATACAAATTTGCTATTTGTTATTTCGTTCATAATTTTTTTATATTCGTATTGTTTTCCGTCTTTTCCATATTTTCTTATTGCCATAAGTTCTGGGAAGGAGTATTTTCTTGCATCATAACTTGAAATATATTCTGGTACAATTCCTAATACATTATAAATGCAATCAGAAATCATGCCGTTAAATCTAAGTAAAGTGCCGCAGGTATTGATATTGTTTGAGCGCAAAAGAGGCTCTTCAATTACTGCTTCATCTATACCTATTCCTTTAAATTTCTCTATGAATTTTTCAAAAATTTGTTTTTTTAGAAATAATTGTTCTATTCCTTTTATTTTTGAAGAGACTTTTGGGCTTATGTGAGTTAATTCAATTATTTTTCCATAATCTGAACCATCATCAAGAAGTAACGTTATGCCAATTGTTTGCGTTGATACGTCGCACCCTAGTATAATTTTATTTCCGTTTTTATCCATGTATATTATATATTATTAATATTATTAACCGGAATATATACCGGATTTTTTTAAAAAATATATAATTTTAAATATTTTTAAACATTAATTTAAAAAAATTACTTTTTTACATATTTTTTTTGTATATTTGTAAAAATAATATATATTATGTTTATAACCATACCTAGAGTATTAGAGAATGATATAATGAATTTTGTTAGGTTAAACAATGTGGAAGATGTAAACAGTTTTCTTGCAAGTTGTTTACGTGATGGGTTTAATATAGCAAAATATGGTTATTCACCACAAGATAATTTCAATAAAGAAAATAAACCATTTAAAATAGAAGAATATGGAACAGAAGAAAAAGTTGACATTGAAGGATTGGAGAAAAAAGAAACAAAGAAAAGAGGAAGGCCAAAAAAGCAGCAATCAACAGAGGAAGAAAATGTCAAATCAGTTGAAGAAAGAAAAGAAGAGCAGCAGCCAATAAAACCGAAGAAAACAATTAGAATAATTAAGAAATAATTATGCTTAATATAAAAAATAATTCGAGAATAACTTTCCACTGGAAAGTATCTCCTTATGATTATTCAAAAGATAAAGTTAATAGTATTATTTCAAAAGCAAGTAAAAAATATGGCATACCAAAAGAGCATATAAGGGTTATTCCTGATTTTACCCTCGCTGATGAAAGTGGGTCAGAAATATCAATTAATAAAGATATTATACAAAATATTCAAGACCCAAATTTTCAAGTTAAATTATTTAAAGATTATCTCAAAATTAACAATATTGATAATTGTGATTTTGATTTGATAAAAAAAATTGATTCAGAAATAAATGCAAAAATTGATTACCAAGTTTACGATAAATATAGGAAATATTCTATCAAGTGGATACGATGGGATAATTTTCTGTCATATGGAACCGGCAACTATTTTGACTTTACAAATCTTAAAGACATTGTTCTATTAAGTGGAAAGCCAAGCAACCAAAGTGGTAAAACTACATTTGCTATTGATTTGCTACATTTCCTATTGTTTGGCAAAACAGAAAAAGCAGAGGTTCAAAGCAAAATTTTCAATAAACACATTCCGGAAGCAACAAATGTTATTGTTGAAGGATGTATAAATATTGATGGGGAAGATTACATAATTAAAAGAACTCTTTCAAGGCCTTCTTTAGATAAAAGAACTGAGAAAAGCAAAGTTACGCAAAAAGTAGAATACTATAAAATAGTAGGCGGTAATAAAGAAGAATTAGAAGAATATATAGACAATCAGCAGGAAGAAAACACAGCGAAAACAAATAAAGTAATAAAAGAAGCTTTAGGAAGAGAAAGTGATTTTGACCTTATAATGTCTATTACAGAGTCTAATCTTGATGCTTTAATAGGTATGAAAGAAACCGAAAGAGGCAGAATATTATCACGTTGGATAGGACTTTTGCCTATTGAGGAAAAAGATTCATTCGCTAGGGAAAAATATAATACAGAAATAAAACCTTATTTGCTATCTAACAGATATAATAGCGAAGCGTTAAAACAAGAAAAAACTGCTTATGAAATTAAAATAAAGTCCAATCAACAAGTCATAGAGGAAATAAACAAGTCAAATGCTGTTTTGGAAAAGGAAATTGAAAATCTTGAAAAAAATAAAAATGCACTTATTCAATCAAAACAAACAATAGATGAAACTTTATTAAAAGTAGATATTTCAACTCTTAATGCAAAAATAGAAAGACTTACAAATGATGGCATTAAGAAAAAATATGAATTAGAAAAAGGAGAAAAGAGGATAAAAGAAATAGGCGATGTAGATTTTTCTGTTGAAAAATATGACAATGCAATCCAAGAGCTTTCAAATCTTAAAGAGAAAAGAGGAAGTTTACTGGCAATGCACAATAATATAAAGCATAATTTAGAACATCTTAAAAGTAGTGAAATATGCCCGGTGTGTCATAGGAAACTTGACAATGTTGATAATAGTAAGCAAATAAAAGAAACTGAAAAAGAACTTTTGAATATTGTTGAAGAAGGCAAAAAAGTTTCAGAGAATATTTCTAAAGTTGAAAAATTAATAGTTTCAATGAAAGAAAACAGAGAACTTTATACAGAAAGGTCTAAACTTTCAATGTCAAATGCTGCTCTTGAGGTCTCAATGTCAAAATTAAGGGAAGAGTTAAGAGAATCAAGAAACGTCTTAAAAGAATATAATAAAAACAGTACAGCTATTGATAATAACAATAAATTAGATATTCAAATAAACAATAATGAAATTCATTTGAAGAATAAAAGAAACCAGAAAGAAGTGAATTTAAAAAACATTCTTAATAAAGAAAACGAAATAAACAATTTCAAAAAAGACATTTCTGATAGGGTTGAGATTTTATCTAAAATGGATGAAGAAGAAAAGTTGATAAGAAATTGGAAGATTTATCTTGAAATGGTAGGTAAAAACGGAATTTCAAAAATGGTATTTAGAAAAACGTTGCCTATTATAAATGCTAAATTATCACACTTATTGAGTGATGTGTGTGATTTTGATGTTGAGGTTGGAATAAATGTTAAAAATGATGTCATGTTCTATTTGATTAAAGATGGAGTGAAATCTGATTTGTCAAGTGGAAGTGGCTTTGAAAAAACAGCAGCATCTTTGGCATTAAGAACAGTTCTCGCAGAATTATCAACAATACCGAGAAATTCATTTTTATTGTGTGATGAAATAACAGGTAGAGTTTCTGAAGAAAATTTGGAAAATATACATAATTTGCTTAATAAAATGTTAAAAAATTATGACCATATATTTATAATATCACATTTAGACCAAATTAAATCATGGGCATCCAGCAATGTTATTGTTGAAAAAACAGATAATATAAGTAAAATTACTCTTATTAAAAAATAATTTTTTAGAAAAAATGTTTAATTTTAATGGCAAATCAATATGTTAATGATTTTAGCACCACCGTTAAAACGTATTATGACGAGTTAAAACGATATAAACCAATATCTAGAAATAAAGAAAGAGAATTAATTTTAAGGGCAAAAATTGGTGATATTGAAGCACAAAATGAAATTCTCACATCAAATTTAAGATTTGTATTTAATGTTGCTAGTAGATATAAAGGTAATGGGGCATCAATGTCTGATTTAATATCAGAAGGAAATTTAGGACTAATTAAGGCAATACAAAAATTCGACCCAAACAAAAATGTTAAGTTTATTTCTTATGCTGTGTGGTGGATAAGAAATGCAATGCAAGAATTTATTAAAAAAAGGCAAACATGCTTGAATATTGAAAAGGACGAAGAAGAATTAAATAGACCAGTAATGGTAACGAGCTTTCATTTTGATGAAGAAGATGAACGTGTAGTTAAGAAAGAAGTAGTTATGTCTAATGAGGAAGAAGAAGAAAAAAGAGAAATACAAAAAAAACAAGGCATAATTATTAATAAAATCCTTTCAATTCTCTCTGATAGAGAAAGATATATAGTGGAAGATTATTACGGCATTGATGGAAAAAAAGAAAAAAATCTTGAAGAAATAGGAAAAGTATTAGGTATAACAAAAGAACGTGTTAGACAAATTAAACAGGTGTCTTTAAATAAATTGCGTTCAGAAATATTACTTATCGAAGGAGCAGATTTTATTTTTAAATAATATTTATTATAAAATATAATTATAATGGCAGCAAAAAAAGAAACATCAAAGAAAAAAGATACTACTAAAAAACAAACAGTAAAAAAAATTACTAAAATGGTAGAAGAACCGATAAATCAAGTTATTGAAGAAAAAGATGATGTAAAACAAAATGAAGAAATACCTACTGCTGATGTTGCAATAGATGAAGCAATTGCTAATACAATTGAAGAAGTTGTTGAAGCACCGGCTAAAGAAGTAGAAAAGGTTGAGAAAGGCGTTAAAAAAATAATTAAAAAGCTTAACCATAGTTTTGGTTATCTTTGGAATGGACAAATGATAGATTATTAAATATGGGAACAGATTTTACTAAGAAAATGCTTAAAACCATTAGGGAAGGAGTTGAAAAAACAAGAAAACAAACGGTCAATCCATTAATAGTTGAAACTACTATTGCTGAAGAAGACAATTTTTTGACACGTTCAAAAATATTAATGGAAGAAGCCGAGAAAAAAAATCAAAAAAAAAACTTAAATGAGGAAAAAGATTTTAATGATGATAAACATGATAAATCTTTCCCTATAACGAAAAAAACTCCACAATTTGGTGACGTAAGAACATCACAAGAAGAATCAGTCTTGAAAACAATAGGAGAACAAGTAAAGTTTAATGATGATTCTTTATTATACTACCCGGACGCTGATGACCTTGTGCTTAATGGGGAAATCCCATCAATGAACACAACGTTTCAATTTAGATATAATGACCCTTCAGGAGAAGGACTATACGTATGGTCTGAAGGACTACAATTAACCGATTCAAATTCAAGAACACTTGGAAAAATCAGGGATGCATATTTAAATTGGAAACAAACATTAGTAACTGATGGCGATTTGCTCGATAAGTTAAAGAAAGTTTCAGAAAGAAACAATTAAGTAGGGAATTATATACCTGTTTACAATAAACTATAGAATGCAGTCAGAAATGGCTGCATTTTTTGTTGCCTTAGATATTTATATAAAAAAATTAGATTTTAAAAAAGTAATAGCTATGAAAAATTTTAAATTATTTAGTGCTCATACTGATTATGAGGCAGCTCAGAGCAGTTTAATACTACCAAATGTATCATTTTGTCTTGATACGCCAAATGAGGTACATTATAATCCATTTGAGTGGTGTGAAGAAACTAGTATATATGAAGTAATAGGTAGTCCTTCATATCCATCTACAATAAATGGTGATATAACATCATTTGATATTGCAATTAGTTATAGAAGGACTGATACAAGTAGCTCTTGTACTGAAACTGTGACTGAAGGCACAGATACTGTTACCATTGAATGTGGTCAGAATCCAAGCACAAGTGATACAAGGACTGTAAGTGGTACAGTTGATTATCATGGTAACGAGATTGAATATAGTGTTACTCAAAATAAGCTTAGTAATAATTCAGCAATTACATATTACGCAGAAAGTAAATTACTTGAGACAACTGATAGTAAATCAGATGGATTACGTACAAATGCGTTTAATGTATCAATTAAAAGCCATACATTCAGTAACGGTATAGGAACAATAACATTTAGTGGAACTTTAGGAACTATAGGTAGTTATGCTTTCCAAGGTTGTACTGGTCTTACAAGTATAGTTATACCAGATAGTGTAACAACTATTGGTTATGATGCTTTCAATAGATGTAGAAGCCTTACAAGTATAAATATACCTGATAGCGTTACAAGTATTGGTGACAATGCTTTCTATAAATGTAGCGGCCTTACGAATATAGTTATACCTGATAGTGTTACAAGTATTGGTAGTAATGCTTTCGATAGTTGTTCTAATATGACAAGCTGTACAATAGGTAGTGGCGTAACAAGTATTAGTAATTATGCTTTCTATAATTGTAGTGGTCTTACAAGTATAACATGTAATGCAATGACAGCACCAACAGTAACATCAAATTCATTTTACGGCGTCAAAAACGGTGGTACATTATATGTTCCTATAGGTAGCAGCGGTTATGACACTTGGATGGGAACAGGAAGTTATTACTTAGGAAGTATTAATTGGACTAAGGTAGAACAATAATAAGCAATAAAAAGAAATAAATGTTTAACCCCTTTTTAAAAGGGGTTTTTTTGTGTTTTAAAGATATTTATATAAAAATATTGTATATGAATGAAAACGAGAAGAAATTACAACAAATAATAAGTGAGGAACTTAGTAAATCTGATGTCAATTCTATGATTAGTAATAAGTTAAATTCTGCTTTATCTTCTCGTGAATTTAAACAGAAGGTTAAAGAATTAAGTTCTGAGGTTGTAAGTGAATTATTTAAAATATTATGGCAGAGAAATAATTTCTGGAAATCAAGTGTATCAAGAGCATAATGAAAATATATATAAATGAAAATAAATTGGTTCTTATAAAAGAAAGTGAGGATGAAAACGTTACATTTTTCAAATTTTTCACTGAGGTTAAGAATTTTATAAAGGATTTGCTTGATGACCCAATAGGCGCTAAACCAAGTGATTTTTTTGAAAAACATGGTATAAGCAAGAAAAGCCTTTTGAATAAAATGATGGATAAAGACATCATTACTAAAAAAGAAAATATTGATGAGCCTAATGATGCAGATGGAAAAATGAAGTCGAGGCATTATTTACAATACAAAGTGCCAAGAAAAAATTTTGAGCAAAAAATAAAAAGGCTTTATAGTTACTATTTTGAAAACGAAAAGAGAAAAGAAAAAATAGACGAATCCTTTGATAATATAGTAAGGCCTCAAAAATATGATTCTGTTGCAGTATATATATTTTGCAAAGATAATAAAGGTATTACATATGTATTAGGAGGAAAAAGGAGAGGAAGCAATAATGGAGGGTTATATAATGTTCCAACAGGGCAAGTTGGAGATAAAATATTCGATGAAACAGTAGAAGATGCTGCTGTAAGAGAAGTAAGAGAAGAAAGTGGATTATTTATTGACAAATCGTTATTAAACGATATTGGCGATGAAGAATATTCTAGCCGTTATGGAATTTGCCTTGGTAAGAATTATATGGTAGTTTTAAATGGTACTATAGATAATAATAAACCTTCAAAAGGTGATGGTGAAAATGAACCATTCCAGTGGATTCCAATAGAAGCAGTTGGTTGCATTGGATGGGCATTTGGGCAAGATAAAAATATATATAATATAATAAATTCATTATGAAGCAAATAATTAGATTAACAGAATCAGATTTACATAACATTATAAAAAAATCTGTAAACAAAATATTAAAAGAAGCACATGGTGAGCCTGATGAATCTACTGCTTTGATTTATGACGGTATAATAGAAGATTACAAGGCTCAAGAAATTGCTGATGAACAAGGCATTTCAGAGGAAGAGGCTGCTGCTGAATGGTTTAAGGATGTTGCAGAGGATGGTAATTTCGAGGAAAACAGTATGCCAATTCATAGAAAATATGTAATGGATATACCTGAAGCAGGCGCAGAAATGTATTATGATTATGGTGCAGGCTATTATTTTCTCGTTAAGCAAGAACGTATAGATATGCCTGGTTTTGAAGGTACTTGGGATGCATTGGATAGTTTAACAAATCCATTTAACGAAAGTGTATTGAGAGAGGAAAATGGTGGTGGAGCTCCAAATTGCGCAAGTGTAATGCAAACTGGTAGTGGTAAATCTCCATTGGGAACTAATCCTGAAGCCGGGCAATATACGGTAGCTTTTGGCGCTGATAAAGATACTTCTGATAGGCATGGAGGTTTTTCAGTTGATGGAAAAGCAAAATGGAATTCAAATCCCGGAAATGTTCAAAGAAGGCAAATTTATAATCCAAAAAGTGGAAAGAAATAATGATAGATTATTATAATGAAAAGGGTTATTTTGACGAAAAAAAAGTCATAAATGCTGTGAAGGAAATAGATGAAAAATTGAAAACTGAAACTGATAAAGGAAAAAGAACACAGTTAATGTTTGAACAAATGCTTCGCGGGTTGTATTTAACTCAAGTACAAGAATATTTATAATTATGAAAATATCTGAAAATAAATTAAAAAAAATAGTAAGAGAATCAATTGATAATGTAATGGATGAATCAGTTGATGAAAATGCTATAATTGATAAAATTGGTGTTGAAGTAGAGCCATTGTATAAAACTCTTGTTAAATTGTCTTATATATATGAAGAATATGCTAATAACAATAGTTTTCTAGGCTCTGTTGTTAAAGATGTAATTGAAGCCAAGGATAGATTAGAGCATTTAATATACATAGTTAAGCATTAATTATTTTATATAAAAACAAATCATATATGAATAGAACGTATAATGTAGGCGAATTGAGAGCAATTATCAAGGAAAGAGTAGAGGCAAAAAACGAGTTTGAACCAGTTTTTGGAGAAAATGTACCAAAGGATAATAAAAAAATCAACGACCAGGCCTATAATGACATTAAGAAAGAGACTGAAGCGTATGATGGAGGTTTGGGAGCAAAGAATAAAAAGGGAAATGCTGTCACACCTGCTAATAACAGAGGTATGTCTGACCTTGATTATGATTCAATTTCAAAGCCGTTTAAGGACAGGGTAAAAGCTCAGATTAAAGGTTATCCTTCAGCAGAGAATGAAAAACTTCATAAAGAGGATAAAGAATTTGGTAATGCTTACTATGATTCAAATGAATTAAGTAAAGATATTGCCGACCATGCTAAAGAAGCCAAAAAAGAAAAAGATAAGAGTAAAACAGATGGTTTGGTTAGCAGCAAATATAAAGATGAGACAAAAAATAACAGTGACACCATGTTTGAATCAAAGAAAATTAGCAAAATCCAATTTAAGCACACTCAGTTCCTTTCAGAAGGCCACATGCTTTCAAAAGTGCCTGACGAATTTAAGGTAGAAGGAAAAAGATTTATCATGAAAGATACTGCTGATAATGAGTATCTTGTAGAATGGACTAATAAACAGCCTAATGTTACGAAAAAGTTAAATAAAACGCTTGTAAACGAAGAAATGAATAGAATTAAAGCTCTTTATGGCTATAAGAGCAAAGACTATTTCACAACAACTAATTCACAATCAAGAATGAATGAGAATAAAGAGTTTTCTGATATGATTAATAAGGCTAGAAAGTTAATGAAATAATAAACCCTTATAAAAGTATTTGAAAATTAAAAATGAAAAAGAATAGTGAAATAGGAGGCAATAACATTATAAATGTTAATGTGCCGGCTTCAGATGGTGGTGCAGGAAAAAAAGGAGTTAATAAATACATAACAGCCTTTAAAGATACATTTGATTTTTTAGCAAGTGCATCTTTTGTATCTGTGGTTAAAGTTATTAGTATATTAATTGTTTCTTCATTTATTGTAATATCAAGCGTGATGTGCTATAAAGCAGTCACAAGTGAGGCATTTATTGACGCTTTAGCTAAAAAAGTTACAGAAAAACAAGATAAAGAAGAAGTTAAAAATCTTGATTTAAGAGACGATAAAGTTACTCCAAAAATTCAAAAGGAAATAGAAATTCTATGTTATACATTAAGTTCGGATAGGGTTTTTATATTTGAAATGCATAACGGTAAAAAGAATTCTAGTGGCTTACCTTTTAGATATGCTGATATGTCATATGAAGAAGTAAATGATGCTAAACATGTCGAAAGAATTGCTATGAAGTATCAAAACGTCCCATTGACATTATATAAATTCCCACATTATGTTGCGGAACATGGATATATGTTTGGAACAGTACAAGACGTAGCAAAAGTTGATGTTGGTTTTGCAGATGAAATAAAGGATAGTGGAGGAAACTATATTGCTATTATATATATCACATCAAATGGTACGCCTTTGGGCTTTCTAGGTGTTGCTTTCCATGAAAGGCCATCATTTTCTGATGAATATATAAAAGGAATAATTGAAAGTCATTCAAGAGTTATTACGCCGCTTCTTGATTTAAGAATGCAAATTTATTGGTCTTAAAATATTAGTATTATGATTACAAAAAAATGCATTATCGTTGTGTTGTCTTTATTGCTTTTATTAGCCGGGTTAATTTGTTTTACTCATTATAAAATGATTGAAACAAATAGGAAGATTGACGAAATTGAATTTAAAGATAGTACAAACACTTATAATAAGATTTATTATGAAACTAGTATCAAAGAATTAAAAAAGAAAAATAAACAACTTTACGATTCTTTAGCCGCTAGTAAAGATAAAATAGACTATCTCATTCAGTTTACTTCAAAACAAGAATATAATACAGGCAAAGTAATAGTTAAAAAAGAGAAAGTACATGATACAATTTATGTTGATAGCATCAAATTTGCGAATGATAAAACATTTGAATACACAAATGTGAATCCAAATGATACTATGAATTATAAATTGCAAATTAACGCAAAAGAAGAACCAAATTGGTATTCCCTTAAAATTAACACAAGTACAAAATACACAATTGTAAATAAAGAAGGGGAAAATGGGCAAAACCATATTACAATTGGAGAAGATACGCATTCTGCTGACATAACAGATGTAACAGTATTTAAAAAGGATAAAAAAACAGTTTGGAAAAGATTTTCAATCGGCCCTAGCGTTACAGGAGGATATGATTTAATAAATAAACAATTTGGCGTAATGGCGGGAGTATCAATAACATATAATTTGAAATAATAAACAATAAGTATGAAATATTTAAAATTATTTAATGACCATGCTGAATATGAAGTTGCTAAGAATGGTTTAATACTACCTAATGTATCAAATTGTGTTAATACACAAAATGAAGTGCATTATAATCCTTATGACCCATATGCAGGCCATGAGTATGTTGAGATTGGCGGCTTGAAATGGGCAACAATGAACATTGGTGCTTCGCAGCCAAGTGATTATGGTTTGTATTTCCAATGGGGTGACACACAAGGCTACACTGCTGAACAAGTAGGTAGTGGTGAAGGACAGAAATACTTTGGTTGGGAAGACTATAAATACGGTAATGGTACAAGTTCGCCAGGTGCTACAGGAATGACCAAGTATAACTCTACTGATGGCTTAACAACACTTGAGGCTGTTGATGATGCTGCTGTTGCTAATTGGGGTGGCAGTTGGCGTATGCCAACAACTGATGAATTCCAAGCTCTTGGTGCTGCCGTAAACACTGCATGGACTCAAGTTAACAACGTGTATGGTATGTTATGTACAGATAAGGAAGATAGTTCCAAGACATTATTCTTCCCTGCTGCTGGCAGCTGTCTCAATGGCAGTGTCAGATTCGTAGGCAATGACGGTGGCTATTGGTCTAGTTCTCTTGACACTGATGGTGGGCAGGACGCCTACGACTTGGACTTTTTCAGTAGCTATGCTGACTGGGGTAGCAGCGGCAGCCGCTGCTGCGGCTTCGCAGTTCGTCCTGTGGTTGGTTGAGAATTCATCATCACCAATAAACCAAAATAAACTTGATTGCCACAAGCGTCAGCCCAAGGCAATCAAGTTTTCTATTTATGCCACCTTGTTATGCATATACTAATGCCAACAGATATATAGTTTCCAAACTTAAAGCGAACTTTTCATGTTAAATTCTTTATTTATTAGTATTTTTTTTTATTTTTTATAAAAATAATAATTCAGAAAGCAAAAAGTAAATGTTACAGGATGAAATAATGAAATTGGGAGATTACTTTAGAGGAATTGAATATTTCAATGATGCCCTAATTGTAAAAGTTAATTTCCCACCACGATGGCAAGTATATCCTTCAATAGATGGCAATATAAAGCCCGCCAGTGGAGAAAAAATAGCAGGTGAGTACTTTTATTATGGGGATATGAATAAAGTGTCTCTTGATGAAATTTTTGAACTGATTAAGGAAACAATTGATGCAAATAAGGATGCAGAATCTAAAATTCAATTGCTCAATGATAAAGTTAATGAACTTAAAGAGTTGTTTAAAAGAGAGCCATTAGATAGGCTTTTAAAATTGAATTTCATAATAGAAGAAGCGAAAGAAAAAAAACCAAAAAGAAAATACAATAAAAAAAAGAAAGTTGAAGATGTTAAAGTTGAATCAGATACTATTTTAACAGAACCGGTAATTATTGAAAATGAAAAGGAAGATTAAAATATGATTTTATTAATTTATTTTTTATTAGCTTATGGCATTTGTAATATTATAATTTTTGCAAATGGGCCGTTTCATATATTTAAAAAAATGCATTCATATTTAAAAGAAAACCATCCATTACTTGAGGAAATGAGTTCCTGTTTTATATGTTTGCCAACATGGGTGGGAATGTTTTTAAGTGCTGTTAATTTGGTATTATTTCCATTCATTCCATTCACTCCAATGAATTTTGTATTAGAAAGCAAAAGCCTATGGTTTATTATTATATTTTTTGATGGTTTAATAACATCTGGTGGATGTTGGCTGATGCATACATTGCAAGAGGCCATAGAACGTAGTAATAATAGTTAAAAAGGAATAATATTGTGAAATAAAAATGGAATATGAATTAGTTAGAGAACTAAGGGGTTTGAAAAATGATAAATTAATGACGGATAGAGCCGTTGATTTTGAAAAAAATCGTTGGGCTGAAATGCTTAAAGGCGATGTCGGACAAGATATTAAAGATGTTTTAAGTGGTAAGAAAAAAGTTAAATTGACGTTTAACGAAGTTATAAATTATAAATTGAAGTTTTATAAAAATAAAATTAAAAAAATGTTTACGAAAAATGAAAAGCACATTGTATGAAAAAGTTAAATATGTAATAGAAAGGCTGTTTTTCCACGGTAAAAGATTTGTAGAAGATACTGGAGAAATTTTTAAAGATAGAATTGACACAGCAGAAAAAGCAAGAGAACTGTTATCAACAGCAAGAGTTAATGATTTATTTGAAATAGAAAATGCAGTACGTGGAGTATATTTTTCAAATGGTAAAATTAATTCACATATGCCGGCTGATGAATATACATTAAATGATGATTATGGCTTTAAATTATATTATTTCAATAAACAAAAAGCAGATTTTATTCCTGATGAAGAAATGATAAAGGTATCAAATGTAATTAATTCTTTGACAAACAAACCTAATATTGTGTTTGCAATAAGAAATGGATTTGGGTATCAATATTATTTTAGAATACACGAAGGGAAAAATGGAAACGGAGATTTTGTCGATAATGATTTGAAAAATGTTGTTAAATATCTTGATTCAATGAAAGAAGCAGGCGCAACATGGAGAACAATAACTGATTTGTTAAACGATATTCAAGATGACGTTTCAAATTGGGTAATAACATTTACAGTATATTAATGGAACTTTCACTTAATAGTATCAAGATTTATGAACTTGGTGAATATATCACTAAATTCCTTGGAGAAAATGGTTTAACAAGAGAAAATGACCTCGTAATAAAGGTTACAAAAGAAGAATTAAAAAAAATAGATGAAGACCTTTATTATAGAAATAAACCAGAAGGAAAAGAATTTATACCATCAGATAATGATGTTGTGGTTAAATTTGAGAATCTAAATATCATATTTACAGTTGAAGAAAATTAAGGTCTTAATGAGTTTCTACGAATTTTTAAATCTGACCAGTTGGTCAGATTTTTTATTTTTTGAAACCAAGTTTTTCTAAGTTTGCTATGAAAAGCGTCTCCTGAAAAGAAAACATATTTAAGTTTATTTTTTTCGCATTCTCTTTCTAATTCATTAAATAGTCTTATGCAATCTGATTCATTTTTACACATAACCATGTTAAGTGAATTTGTTGTAGAAATTAAAAGTTTATTTTGGTAAATTAATATTTGTTTGAAATTATATTTATTTGATTCATTTGATATTAAGTTACCATATATCCATTCAAAATTTTTTCTTTGAAAAACTGGATGAAAGCCATATACCCAAAAAGTCTCTTCTTTATCATAGTTTTCCCTGTCATATATTATCCAATTTTCATTATTTGTTTTATAATTAATTATTTTACCGTTCTCGTCTTTTAATTTGGTACTTTCAGTATTATCATCATTTCTTTTAATAATATACAATTCATAATTTGCATTTATTAATTTTCCAACATTGATATATCTAACCGGAAATTTTATTTTTTTATTTTCTGAAATTAATTCTTCAAACTTTTTATTAACCAATTTTTCCGATGCGCAGTTATACAATGTTTTAATCATTTTTCCATTGCTTACTAATATAATATGATATATATTTTTTTTGGGTATTTTTTGCATATTTTAATTAAATTATTTCTTTTTTTTAATATTTTTTTGTATATTTGTTGTGAATTATATAAAATATTTGTTAAAATAAGTTAAAATAAATAGAAATTATAGGTATGAAACTATTTGAGACATCACAAGACATTAAAGATTTGGTGCAAGAAAAATGGGAAGATACTGGTTTGGCTCAGGTTGGCATAGATTTAAAAGTAATTTCAACTCCAAAGGCTAAAACTATATTGAAGGCCCAAAGGTCAAACGCAACAACTCATTTTTTAACAAAAAAAGATGTAATAGTAACAGTGTTTGAGGAAGCATTTGATAGATTATCTGACGAGCATAAAAATTTGCTTGTTGAAGGGGCGTTGAGCAATATAAATTATGATTCAGAAAAAGACAAAATAAGTGTAGATGGAGATTTTGCTAGAGAAGTTTTCAGAATGAGGCGTAAATATCCAAATTATGTTGATGTTGCTGAAGAATCATACATAGTTATTGAGCAAATAGAGGAAGAAGAAAAACGTAGAAAAGAAGAAGAACGTCTTGCAAAAAAAGAAAAGAAAAATAATAGATAAAATTATATAAGTAATGAAAGATAAATTAATACATGTATGTTTCATAATTGATTCTAGTGGGTCAATGGCGGGAAGCGAAAAAGATGTTATAGGAGGATTCAAGAAAACAATTGATGAACAAAAAGCAGTAAAGGATGGAGAGTGTATAGTTTCTTTGTATGATTTTGCTAGCGAAGTGAGACAAGTATATCTTGGTAAGTCTCTTGACGAAGTTGATAATATTGACTATAAGGTTGGAGGCATGACGAAGCTATACGATGGTATAGGGACTGCTATTGATGAAATTGGAAAATGGCTTTCTGATATGAAAGAGGAAGACAGACCAAGTAAAAATCTTATAGTAATCATAACAGATGGCGGAGAAAATTCATCAATTGAATATTCTTTAAAAGACGTTAAAGACAGAATAAAAACTCAAACAGATGTATACTCATGGGATTTTATTTATTTGGGTAATGACCTTTCTGATGCTAAAGATGCGAATGACTTAGGCTTTAAATTTAAAGGGTTCACAACAAAGAAAAAGTTCTATAACAATTATAATGCCATTAGCACAGGCTTAACTGCTTTTAGGTGTGCAGCAACTGTTTCTGAAGCAAATTTGGCACTTACTAGTAGTATAGAATCTTCTATTAATTCCTTAAATGAAGAATATAAGGATGATACTGGCATAGATTTTACTAATAGTGATAATTATGATTGAAAGATATGGGAGTGGTAGAACACTCCCTTTTTGAATTAAAATGGCAGAATATGATTTATATTTAGACGATTGCATTAGTAGAATGCAAAAATTAGTCAAAGAAGGCGTTAAAGTAGATTTAACTATAAGCAGCCCCCCTTATGATGAAATATATGATTATAGTGGCACTCTGATATGGAATTATGATATATTTAAAGAAGTAGCAAAAAAACTATATGAAATCACAAAAGACGGTGGCATTGTTGTATGGGTTGTAAATGACCAAATGAAAAATGGGTCTGAATCAGGTACATCGTTTAAGCAAGCGTTATATTTTATGGAGGTTGGTTTTAAATTGCATGATACTATGATTTATGCCAAGAATAACCCTGTTCCAAATGCAAAGACAAGATACCAACAGTCATTTGAATATATGTTTGTGCTTTCCAAAGGAAAGCCTAAAACAACTAATATACTGACAGAGCCGCGTAGTAACAAATGGAACGATAAAAGGTGCTTCAGGAAAGAAAAAAGGTTCAACAGAGATAAAGATGGACAATTTTCTGTTAAAAAGGATTTTAAGTTTGACATTAACGAAGAAGTACCAAGAAGAAATATTTGGTATTATTCTGTTGGACTAAATGGTAGTACCAAAGATAAGGATGCATTTAAGCATCCTGCTATTTTTCCTGAGAAATTAGCGCAAGACCACATATTAAGTTGGTCTAATGAAGGAGATTTGGTTTTAGACCCATTTATGGGAAGTGGAACGACTGGTAAAATGGCTATTATTAACAATAGGAATTTTATTGGTATTGAAAAAGTTGATGAATATTATAATATAGCCATTGAAAGAATTAGTCAGGCTACTAAGTAAATATATTTTTAGCATAATGATTGATATAAATAAAATATATTGCGGCGATGCTGTAAAAATTCTTGAAAATATTGATAACGATAGTGTTGACCTTGTTGTAACATCGCCGCCATATAGTAATCTTAGGAATTACGGTAACACTTTAATTGATTGGAATCATGATAAATTCAAAGAAATAGCCAATGAATTAAATAGGGTTTTAAAGCCGGGAGGGGTTATTGTATGGGTTGTTGGTGATAAAACAGAAAATGGCTCTGAAACTTGTATTCCTTTTAAGCAAACATTGTATTTCAGAGATATAGGACTAAACCTTAACGATACGATGATATTCTTTAAAAGTAATCCTATGCCACAAGTTAAACAGCCAAGGTATAGAGATTGTTTTGAGTATATGTTTGTTTTTTCTAAAGGGAAGCCAAGCACATTCAATCCTATCATGAGAAAATGTACTGAGAGTGGAAAACATTATAAATCAACTGTTAGAGTTATAAACACAGATAATGATAGAAAAGATATTGATTATTTTGTAAGCGATGAAACAGTTGACTATAATGTATGGAGAATGTCCGTAGCGCAAAATAAAATTTTGTATGATTTAGGAGATAAAAAAATAAAACATCCGGCAGTATTTCCGTATGATATTCCGTTTAAACATATAAAAACCTGGACAAATGAAGGAGATTTAGTTTTAGACCCATTTATGGGAAGCGGAACCACAGCATTAGCAGCAATAAATTTGAAAAGGAATTATATAGGTATTGATGCTAATGAAGATTATTGTAAAATTGCTGACATTAGGATAAAAGCAAACGAAACATCTAAAAAATAAAATTATAAGTAATGGACAGTTTAATAAAAGATTTTAGAAAGTTCGCATTTGATAAAACAAATGTAAGGCCATCAGCGTTAGATGCCAAAGTTAAATCAGTAGATAATATAATGCCATTTATTTTGGAAGAAAGAAAAATGAATGTCACCCAAATGGATGTTTTCAGTAGACTATTATTTGATAGAATTATTTATTTTTCCGGCGTGGTAGATGAAGATTCTTGTAATACAGTTATTGCACAATTGCTTTATTTATCATCTACAGATAATAGGGATATAAACATATACATCAATAGTCCCGGTGGCTCAGTTGTAGATGGCCTTGGTGTAATTGACACTATTAATTTTGTTCCTTGTGACATAACAACAACGTGTGTTGGAATGGCAGCATCAATGGGTGCAGTTTTGTTGAGTTGTGGCGCTAAAGGAAAAAGGCTTGTTTTGCCACATAGTAGAGTTATGATTCATCAAGTATCTAGCAGCCAATCTGGTACTTTTTCAGACTTGGCAATTGAACTTGAACAAACTTTAAGATGCAAAAGGGATATATATAACATACTTGCTAAAAATACAGGCAAATCATATGAGCAGATAGAAAAAGATTGTGATAGAAACTTTTGGCTTATAGGTAAAGAAGCTGTAGATTATGGTATTGCTGATAAAGTTTTAAGTAAAGCTGAAAAATAAAGGAGAATGAAACGTTTCTCCTTTATTTTTTAAACTAATATTATATTTATTAAAAAATAAAGTAGCAAATATGATATTAAGGTTAATAGAATCTGATTTGCATAAGCTAATATCTTCTACAGTTAAGAAAATATTAAAGGAGAATTCAGAAAATAATGTAATATTAAGTAAAATAGTTGAAGGCTTATCAATCTCTGGTATTCCATCAAAAATAGGGATGAATCAGGTAGACATCCCTCTTGATTACAATGGTAATGTTATCGCATGCATAGATTATGAAATAGAAGAAAAACAAGGAGATTATAATGTGTTTATAACGTCTATTGTAATAGATGACGATGGTAAAGAATTCGAAATTGAAGATAATGGCATGGTTACGAATGCATTAAAAAATTTAATTGAACCGTGGACAGAAGATGTTGGATATTATGAAGAAGATGACGACCAATCTGGATGGAATGAAAATTGGAAATAAATAATAATTATTATATAAAAACATTAAGAAACATGGCATGTGGATGTAAAAACAAGGCAGCAAATGCAAGTACAAATGTGGTAAAATCAGCCCCAACACAGGAGTCTAAGCCTCAGAAGACTTCAAATGGAGCAAGAATAATCAAAAGAGAAATTAGATAATTATGATTGACGCACCAAAAACAACATTATTAAATAATATAGATGACTTGGATTTAGTATTTCTTGAAGGGGAAAACGATTTAGAGTTTGAAATAGATGATTATTCATTTGTTGTAACATATTCCCTAGAAGAAGATGATTTTTTCACTGAAGATGATGAGGAAATCAAAGGAGGAAAAAAACTGAAAATTTTATCAATAAACGCATATGATAATGTAGAGAATGAAGACATAAACGTTAACGTTGATGACGAAATGCAAAAATTATTCTCAGATTATTATAAAAATATGTTAAATGATGAAGGATATGAGCCATTAAATGTTAATTTTGGTGAATTTTCTGATTTTATGGATGAATAATTTCTTTTTTTGATATTTTTTTTGTATCTTTGCTAAAAGAAATTAATGGGGCAGAGCGTTACCTAAGAGACAACAGCCCCATTAAATTTGGCAGAATGGCGGAATTGGCAGACGCGCATCACTCAAAATGATGTATCTCATGGTGTAAGGGTTCAAGTCCCTTTTCTGCTACAATTATAAAAGTAGTCCAACCTTGGCAAAGGTTAAAATATAAAACAAGGAAAGTAACAGCAAGCATTTGTAATACGCGATGGCTCCGCTGACTAATATGGTCGTTTAGGTTCGAATCCTAACATATGAGGATAACTCGTAGTGTGGTGGAATTGGTAGACACGGCGGAATAATTAAAATTCTTTCCTAAATAGATGCTCTTGTGGTGGAATTGATAGACACCCCAGAATTAGAATCTGGTGCGAAATAATAGTAGCGTGTGGGTTTGAGTCCCTCCAGGAGCACTTTTTTGAAATAAATAATATTTATATTATGAGTCCTTGTTGGCATTGCCCTTATTTCAATAAAATGGGAAAAAGGTATTTTTGCTCATTGAAGGGTATCTATTTAACAGAAAATGGTGTAGATTTTTGCTCTGGGCCGAGTTACAAATATAAAAAGAAACATAAAAATAGAAAAAAATGAAGAATATAACACGACAACAACAGCAACAAAGTTAAGTCGTATCAACCATATGGGAACGGTTGATACTGATATTGTATTAACCAATCCTATTTATATTATAATTATTTTTTACCTTAAGTTCCCATTAGTAACAATACTGATGGGATTTTTTGTTTTATAATGGAGAGTGGTATAACGGCCATTACACGAGATTTTGGTCCTCGGAATCCGGGTTCGATTCCCGGCTCTCCAACAAAAAATGGGAGTTGGCCGAGTGGTTTAAGGCGTGTGCCTCTGGAACACATGTAGACATAAATCTACCGTAGGTTCGAATCCTACATTCCCAACTTTGAAAAAATGTTTTTTAACGTTAGTATATATTTATTCAAAATAAGAAATTAATTTTGAATAAAGAAAATGGAATATTTTGTAGATACAGAAAGAATTAGTTTGGATTATTCATATGATAGAATATTTAAAGAAATACCAAAATATAGATTAACATTATATGATAAATATGGGCATTTTGATGCTGACGTTTATTTAACAGATGAACAAATTGAAGATTTGCTCACGGGACTTGAAAAAATAAAAAATAACATTAAATGATATGGGTACATTATTTAATTTTGCAATGCATGTTATTTTATGGCCTATTGTTTTGTTTCTGGTCTTTACAGCGACTACGAATATTGATTTAATTTTTTATGCTATAAAGAAAGTATTAATTAAAATAAAAGAATATTATGAATTTATTAGAAAACGTATTTGTAAAAAAAGCAATAAAGTCGATGATGACGGCGGAGCAATTCGAGACTATGCAGAATTTTATGACAGCAGTTCAGTCTGGGAAGATTGACCAAAACAAACTTAAAAATGTTGGTGAAAAATTATCTAAAATATCGCCGGAAGAAGTGAATAATCTTTTGGACATAATAGACAAAAACTTGAAGTAGTAATTCAACTACTCAAGTTTTTCTTTTTTTATAAAAACATTTTTAAATGGTACATGTTATTAATATAAAAACTGATGATAAGACAATGGATGAAGGATATTTCTACGTAGGCCGTAGCAAATATAATAATTCTCCACTTGGAAACCCCTTTACATGTAAAGGAAAGCGAACAAGTTTAGCAAAACTATCATTTCCAACAGTTGAACAAGCAATAGAAGCCTACGAAATGTATTTTGATGCCATGTACGGTAAAGATGAAGATTTCACGAAGGCTTTTGATGAAATATACGAATATTATAAAACTGGAAAAGATGTATATCTTGGATGTTTTTGTGCACCGGGTAAATGCCATGCATCTATCATTGCTAAAAAATTGCAACAGAAATTAATAAAGGAAAAAATGGAAGAAAGAAAAAAGGAGAAGCTCAAATAAGCCTCTCCTTTTTATTTGGGAACTATATATCTGTTGGCATTAGTATATGCATAATAAGGTAGTATAAATAGAAAACTTGATTGCCTTGGGCTGACGCTTGTGGCAATCAAGTTTATTTTGGTTTATTGGCGATGATGAATTCTCAACCTACCACAGGGCGAACCGAGAAGCCGTAGTAACGGTAGTCCTTGAACACGCCCTTGGCACCATTGAGAAAGAAGAAGCTGTAAGCGTTACCACTACCATTAGGAGAAGAACCCCAATAGTAACCGCTATTGCCTACATCGCTCTGGCTACCATTGTACCAGCGGCCAACAGCAGGAAGAAATAAAACAGCCCCATTGGTGGCTGTGAATGTACCACCATTTATTCCACTACCTTTGTAGTTTGTTACCCACTGATAAGTAGTATTAGCTGTCAATTCTTGCATTTGTACACTCGTTGGCATATGCCAAGAGCCACCCCACACTTGCACTGCTGTATCTACAGAAGAATCTAATGGGTATTCTGTTCCACTATAGTTGCTATCGCCACTTGTTGCTGCATATTGAGCAGCGCCCTTACCGTATTGATAGTAATTACCATAATCCGTTTCTGATGAAGCACCCACGTTCATTGTAGCCCAAAGTGTACCACTTGGTAGACCAAGGTCAACATACTCATGGCCTGCATATGGGTCAACATAAGGATTATAATGCACTTCATTAGGCGTATCATTACATGTTGATACATTTGGTAGTATCAAATTACTCTGTGCTGATTCGTAATCAGTATGAGCATTAAATTTTTTTAAGTATTTCATAATTCTATTTTGTTTTTACTATAAATATCAGTTATATGTATAAATGAGCAATCCTTTGGTTGATTTTCTCATTATTATAAACTAATAGATATTACCAATAGGTATATAATTCCGTTTTGTTTTGCTTAAAGTAAAATGGATTATCTTTTAATGATTCTATAATATCCATTTTTTCATCACAGATGCTTTTAAAAGCCTCTGTATCGTTTTCAAACAACTCAAACCATTCTCCTATAATGTTGGATGAATTAAAGTGATTATGAAGCATCTTTTCAAGTTTGAAAGGATGGCTTGTTTCATAAAAGTCTTTTATATATAATTCATAAGAACTTCCAGTTTGAAGCTGTTTCAATCTTTTATTAATATCTTTCGACCTAGTAGAACCTATTTTAAACCTACCAGGATTTTCTTTTTCACCTATCAAATATACATATCCCATACATATAAAATATAATGTTTTTTATTTTTGTTTCAACGTTTATAAATAAAAAACGGAAAGCCAAATTTAGGAAAAAATGTTGATATTATCGGATAAGTTTGCAAAAGAGCACTAGAAATAGTGCTCTTTTTTTTGGTTAATTATATTTATTATTAAATAACATTTAAGCAGGTCTTTACTTGCTTTTCTTTAATAATCTATTTAGATAAATAAAATTATGGCAAAAGACAGAAAAAAGCTGCAACATATTCACAGCAGTATTGCTGATAAGCAGCCAACACCAGCCACACTTGAGGTTGGAGAAATAGCGGTTAATAATGCCGCAGGACAAGAGTTCCTTTCAGTTAAAAATTCTCGTGACAAAGTAGTTAGATTTTCTTCAGATGAACAAATTGTTACAATCATGGAGAAAAAAGAAGTTATGCCTTATAAAGGCTATGTAAGAGGTGCTGAAGGCCCTGCTTCCACAAGCGCAGACACATATGGCTCTTATGGTATTACAAATCAAGACCTTATTGAAAATAAATCTAATATCATTGTTAAATTAAACCAAGTTGCTGCTGGTAATACAGCAAAACATGGCGAAGTCAATGGAGCAAGAGACGCATATGATTTGTTAGTAAATCCAACATCTGATGGAGGTTTGACTGATGGAGCCGGATTCTTTATTGATATGTCACGTTATGCAATGCAAGGTGCAAACCCATCATTTAGTTCAGTTACAACTAATTGCCACGCAGTACTCAACGGAACAACCGAAGTAAAAGGCACTGATGGAGAATGTGGTAGCAAACTTGATATTGATGTAAATGAGATTGAAGCAAGTGCTAATACTATTATTAATATTGCTGACACAAGCATCATCAATTCTACAGATTTATTTGAAATTTCAGAAAATATAAGTGGTGGTACTGTTAATATTAACACTACAAATGTAAACGTTAGTGCTGATACTACTGATATTAAATCTTGTGATAAAGTAAAAACAAGCACTAATGATTTTGAAATTGTTGAGTGTGAAGATGGCGGCCATGTTTTAGTTGATGTTACTAACGTTGGAATATCCGCAAGTAGCACAAATATTGAGTCTTGTGATGGTATTAAAGCAGAAACAAATAAATTTGAAATTGTTGAATGCGGCGATGGACAAATTATTGTAGATGTTACTAATGTTAATATTAGTGCAGATACAGAAGAAATTAAAGCTTGTGATAGTTTTAAACTTGGCACAAACAATTTTGAGTTAAATGAATGCGAAAATGGTAGCGGTAATACAATTGTAAATACAACAAATGTAAGCATATCCGCAAACACTGCTAATATTAAGTCTTGTGGAGAAATTATAAATGAAACAGACAAGTTTGAAATAAAAGAATGCAATGATGGTGGACAAGTTGTTATAGATAGTACAAATGTTATCATTAGTGCAGCAACAACAGATGTAAATTCTTGTGAAGCAGTAAATACGTTCACTAATAAGTTTAACGTAAATGAATGTGGTGAGAACGGAGAAGTTTCGTTTAACACAACTAATATGAATGTAAGTGCTGACACGACTGGCATTAAATCTTGTCAGGAAGTTAAAGCAGAAACAAATAGTTTTAAAGTAGTTCAATGTAACGAAGGTGGTGAAGTTGAATTAAACACTACAGATGTAAATATTAGTGCTGATACTACTGATATTAAATCTTGCCAATCTATAAATGCCAACACAGATAATTTTAACATCAATCAATGTAATGCGGAAAGTGGCAATGTTATTATCAATACAACAAATGTATCTACTTCTGCAAAAATAGTTAGTGTAGATGCTTGCGATAACGTTGAAATTAAATCTGACAATATTGAATTAACTCAATGTGGAGAAGATGGAATAGTTAAAATTGATTCTAGTAAAACTAATATTAAGTCTTGCGATGAAATTAAACTTGAATCTATGAATATAATTTTGACTGATGGGGAATGCGGCGATGGCCAAATTACAATTTCAGTCGATGATTTGTGTTTAATTGGCGAATCAAAAGTTAACGTATATGGTGACGAAACAAATGTAGGATTGGATTGCATTGATGAACAAATTGCAAGTAATACTAACATATACGGTAATACTACTTTAATCACAACAAATATCAATAAAAGCGGTAGTACTAATGAGGGAGATATTAGTGTATATGCAGACGGTAATATTAATATTGAAGCAAGTGGCGCTACTAATTTAACTAGTGATGGTATTGTTGTACGTTCAGAAGAAGATGTTTGCGTAGAAGCAAATAATAACGCAACATTGTTTGGACAAGATAATACTAAAATAGGCGTTTCTTGTTATGACAATACAGTATCTGAAAATACTACAATCAATGGAAATAATATAGCAATTAGTGGTACTGGAATAAATGTAGATGCTTTAAATAACACTAATATTAATTCTTGTAACGAAATTAATGTTAATACTAATAATTTAAATATCAACGAATGCGATAATGGTGGTAATATTGCTATTAATACCACTAATGTAAAAGCATCAGCAGCTACAGTATCAGTTAAATCTTGTGATAAGATTTCTAATGAAACAAATGAATTTGAAATTGTTAGTTGTGGTAGCGCAGATAGTAAAGTTTCAATTATCACCGATAATACAGTTATTTATTCTTGTTCTGGAATAAGCGCAAGCACAAATGATTTGTTTATTAAATCATGTAATGATGGTGATGGAAATGCTCGTGTAGAATTTAATAATGTTAATATTGATTCTTGCGGCCATAACTACATCAACACTGATGATTTTAAAATTACAGAATGTACAGAAGGAAACGGTAGTGTAACCATTACTACAACTAATACAGATATTAATTCTTGCAATGGTGTTAATATTAATACTGATGAATTAGTTGTTGCTAATTGTAGTGGTAATAGTAATGTTGTAGTTGGAACTGATAACGTAAGCATTTCATCTGATACTACAAACATAAACTCTTGTGATGGTATTAATGCAAGCACAAATGAATTTGTTATTGCAAAATGTGATGACTCAAATAGTGGTAGCGTTATCGTTAATACTAACAATGTAAGTATTTCGTCTAATACAACTGATATTAACTCTTGTGATAGAATAAGTTTAAAATCTGATGATATAGAAATAGGCGAGTGTAGTGATGGCAATGGTAAAGTTGACATCAAAGGATGCAGTGGAATTACGTTAGAATCTGATAACATTGTATTAAAAGAATGTGAAAGAGGAAAAATTACCATTTCAGCTAGTGACCTTTGCCTTGCAGGTGATGACAAAGCAAACTTATATGGCGTAGAAACAAATGTAGGTTTGGATTGTAATTGTAATAGCGGAGCAACAATAGCAGAAACTACAAGAGTATTTGGACAAGGTATATTAATTACCAATGAAGAAAATTGCAGTGCTACAACATCTGTTGATAACATCAACATTAAGGCAAAAGAAAATATAATAAGCCAAGGTGTTAACATATTTAGCAATGCTGTTAGCGGAATTAATTTTGTTCAAGGTGATGAATATGTCCAGTTAAAAGGCGGTGATATTGATGAAGAAAACGCAGTGTCTGGAAATGGTGTTAGTGTAAAACTTAATTCTGATGGTAATTTAAAAGAAATAGCATCAGATAGCATTGAAAAAATCGCAATTAACAATATAGTTGAAATTGCTGATAGTATTAATAATACCGCATCTTCTAGCATATGTTATGAATCTGAAAGTGCTGCCACAATATTTGGTGCTTCAAATACAAACGTAGGTGTAAATTGTGAAAATACTGTTACAGCCGATACTACTAACGTAAAAGGTGGAAAAGTAATTATTCATGCAGCAGAAACTAATCTTGGTTTAACAGCAAAACAAGATATAATTGAATCATCAGAGAATGACATTATAATTACTGCAAATGATAAAATATGTGAACAAGCCGGTGATACAGCATCATTCTATGGTAAAAATACCACTAAGATTGGCGTAAATTGTAATGGCGATGTCACTAAAGAATTAGTAATAGAAGCAGAAAATGCTTGCGTAAATGGAGAAGATAGAGCAACAGTATTTGGATTCACTTATTCAGATTTAGGTATTAATTGCGAAGAAAATAATATTTCAATTAATACACGAGTTAGTGGCTTTACTACTGATATTGGTGGTGCGGCTGGCGTAAACATATTAGGAGCAATTAATGACGTGAATATTACTAATTTATATGGTAATGTCAATATAAGTGGAGGCACTTCTATAAATGTAGATTCAGAAGAAATTAATGAGAATGGAACAACTATTAATATAGAAGCAAGTGATGAACTTTTTGAAAGCGGAAATAATGTATCTCTATTCGCCGCTGAAAGACTTTGTGAAAGTGGTAATAATGTATCTATTTTCGCTAATTCTAATTTACACATAGGTGGAAGTGATTGCACTACATCAGGTGGCAGCGGAACTATCGTTATTGAGAGAAGACCTACTTATATAACATCAATTTCTTCTACTACTGTTGACTTAGCTTTAGATGAAGTATATGATAGAAGTAAAGTTTACATGACGGTTTCTCCTAATCCAAGTGGAGATAGCGCAGATACATTAATAACTTATACATTATGGCAAGATAGTGGTGCTACCAATCCAAGAAAAATTGGTGACATTAATTTACCGAAAGACCATTTGATTAAAGATGCAAGAGTTGTTTATGGTGTTGTATCAGAAAACGCTAGTACTGGCGAACAAACTTTCTCTTCATGCAGCACTCAATCAAATAACTGTAGATGGTATATTGAAATGGAGTGGTTTACTTGGGATGGAACGCAGCATAGTAAATTTACTTATATTCCGGCAGACAGTTTAGTTAAAGACATTAAAGCTGAAAATCCATCAAATAGAGGTGTTACTGTTGATGTGCAGTATAATAGTACAAGCGGAATAAATTTGGTTTCTGCTGATACGACAATTAGTGTTTCACATAATAACTCAGCAACAACATTTACAAAAAATGATGGAATCCATTCAATAACTTCACATGTTCTTACAGTTAAAGAAAACGGTTCATCAATTGGTCAATTTGACCCATTTAGCGCTGATAGTGAGATTAATGTAACTATTCCTACTTGCGTTAGTGGGTTTGGAAGAGCAACACTTGATTATCAATATTTAGGAACTGGATACACTGTAACCGATAAAACTAATGGTAATTATGACCCAGGTTCGGCTTGCACAAATGATGTAATTAATACAATATATATTCCTACAAGTCTCGATAATTTAGCAGAATATAATGGTAATTGTTACGAGTTTGAACACGATGTATGTATGGGCAGAAATAAAATTGTTGCTAACGCATTTTACAATAGCTCAGATTTAAAATTAAAAGAGAATATAAAAACAATTGACGATGAAACACTTGAAAAAGTAAATGCAATTGATTTAAAATCATTTAACTTTAAGTCAGACGCAGAAAAAGAGAAAAAATATGGAGTTATTGCACAAGATGTTGAAAATGCTGGTTTGAATGAAATTGTTCATAAAAACGAAAATGGCATATTGAGCGTAGATTATGTCCAGTTATTGATATTGAAACTTGCAAGTTTGGAGAAAGAAGTTAAATCACTTAAAGAAGAATTGAAAAACAAGCAATAAATTAAATAATAGGGTAATATCCTAAAAAAATATTACCCTTTTTAATAAATTAAAATAAACAAATATGGCAGAAATAACATGTTGTTCAAGTGCTACTTGTGATGGTTTATTAACCGTTGGGTATATGGAAGACATTATATCTCAAAATTCGCAAAACACTTGTTTCAGTCTTGAAAGAGGTGGTACTGCATATAATGAATGCTGTAATGCTCCAAGTTCTTCAACAGTGGTAAATTATTCTCAAGCTATCAGTGGGTATTATGCTAAAAATAGGGTGATTGATAATGATGACCCAAATAATGATGAAACTGGATTTGTATTTGTAACTCCATCTAGGAGTTATAATGGCTGTTGTAGTCAAAGTACAATTGGAGTAGGAAATACTATATTAAAAAAATCAGAAGTATATTTTGATTATACAAAAGCAGAAAATAATGACGTAACAGCCAATGAAGAACCTGGTATATGCGACTTAAATTATAGTGTAACAGAAACAAAAACTTATACCAGATATCATAAAGGATGTGATGGCAATGATGGTCAGCCACAAACTATTTCTGTAAGTAAAACTCACAATCAAAACACTGATGGAGTAATACAAAAGATTTTTACACGAAACAATAATTATACAAATGCTTGGACTGTTTCATTTAGCCCTAGCATTAAAGAAATAACAGGATTAACAAGAGATTGTAAAACTTCTATATCAGATTTTGTAAGATGGAAATTCCCAGAATATACTGTAGGGTATAATTTTGAAACGTCACAATTAAGTTCAGAAATACCTTGCGATGGAACCAGCGTAACTCTTACCTTTTCTTCTAATACCGAATGCGATAAAGATTTTAATATTGCTGTTACTGCAAAGAGTAGAAGAAGCGAATTGGAAGAAGTTGATGATGATACAATAGTTATAACTACTACTTGTCAGCCATTGCAAAGTGTAACCCCTATTGGAGAAGATAGTGGAAGGCAGGCTATTATACCTATATGTACTGTTAACATAAATATCGGTACTAATATAAATGGATATGAAAGTGGTACAGTGTACGTTTCAATAAGTGCTAATGATGGAGAAATTACTGGAACAACAGGGTATACTTTTGAAAGGTCATTGTGTTCTTGGTACGCAGGTACAGTTGAAAGCCCTGGTTGTGACGAATATTGGCCAAAAGTAAATTGGACGAATCCACCGGGTAATGATGGACAACCAAAAGACGTTCAACAAATTGAAAAAAATTGTAATAATAGTAAATTAAATTAATGATATAATATGGCTAATGGAATAGGTATTGCATATTGTGGCGGCATAATGACTTGTAGCGGTTATTCAGAGCCAAAAGCCTCAAATCTACTATTAGATAACCCAAGGCTTTATGAAGAGCCAAATAGTGCCAGTACAATAATAAATAATACAGATGCAGATGCGTTTGTATATACTTACTGTGACAGAGACAAACCTAACTCTGGTTCATGCGTGAATGATAGCCCAACATCAAAATTGTATGTCATAAAATCATGTTGTTCCCCCAAAATGCCTTGCACATATTATGACGATGTGGATGGAATTGAATGCCCAAAAATAATTAATGATAATACAAATATTTGGGCAAAAGAAGTAGAAGCAAGATATGATATACCTTTTGCTCATGGAGATTATGAACTATATGAATATAGCGCTGAAAAACTAAAAAATATGTTGGGTGTAAACACAACAAAAGTAACTTATTTTTCAGGTGATACTAGTTATGATTTAGAACAGTTTAAAGAAAACTTATGTGATAAACGTTATAATGCTATTAAAAATTACCTAGTTAGTTTGGGGGCAATGGAATATAGGATAAGACGTGATGGAGGAATATTAGAAAACAACTCGCAAGCTTATAATTATTCTACTCATGTTATTGCTAATGTTAGTTTTTTACCATTTACTGATAATTTCTCTGGTGGTTCTGAAGCTAATTTAGATACTATTGTGAGACAGCAGTATAATGATTTTATTCATGTTACTCCAAACATTACACAATCTGAAGATAACGAAAACACATTTTCAGAATACATCAAAACAAAACGTTTGGCTGAAATAAACAATATTTTTGGTGATATTAGCAATATTGGATTTTCTGCTAACACTAGAGGTAGTCATGCGTATCCTAAAATTTCTTTTTATGCGAAGAAATCAATATTTTCAGAATATGATGATATGACAGGCAATAACACTACCAGGATTACAAATTATGATGCTAATGAACCTTATCATTATTTTACAAATGGTGTTGTAAGTGCTGAATTTTCATTTATAAATGACGAAAATTCAAAATGGTATAGCAGTGGAAGAAGTGAATCATATGCTGACGTACCAAGTGCAACAACAGTTGGTATGTTTAAAGATTGCCCAACATTGGTAACTTGTGATATTCCAGGACAAATGAGATACATTAGTCCACAAACATTTATGGAATGTGGCAAGTTGTCAAGTTATACAACAAATCCTGATACTATTGATGTAATTGATGCTGAAGCGTTTAGTGCTAGTGGCATTAAAACTGGAATTATAGGTAGATACACTGTATTGAAGAATCGAGCGTTTAGTGGAGCAACACAAATGGACACTATCTATTGGCATAATTATATCCCACTTAACAACAGCTTTAGTGGTAATGTATTTGGATATAGTGGAGAACCTAGATGTAGATTGGATAGCGGATATACATACTTCTGGGATGATGAAGATATAGACTGGGGAAGAACTGGATATACAATACCAAAAGAAGCATTCAAAGATTGTCATGCATTAAAACATAGTAAATTCGCTAAAGGAAGTGCTCATACAGAGACAATTACATTGACAGATACGTTATATATACCAAGCGGATTTACAACTATTGGTAAAAGTGCATTTGAAAACTGTAGTGGGTTAACTGACATATATCTTAATGGAGTTAAATTTGTTAAAGAAAAGGCATTTAATAATTGTAAAAACATGAATGTACACGATACTGAGAATGTAATTTATGTTGGAACTGATGCATTTAATAGAGGTAATAATGATTCACGTGAAGTCACAGTTTATGGTGGTGAAAATGCTTGGAAAGAACTCGTACAAATTGACAAAAATGCATTTTATGATAAAAACATAAAAAACGGTAATCCATATCCTTCTTCTGATGCTGAAAAAATATTATCTTTGCCAAAAGTTGTAAGTATTGGGGAAAACGCATTTAGTGGGGCAACAATAGATGGATATTTAAAAATAACCAATAATGTTAGTGCTAAAACAATTTATAACGCTGCTTTTAACAGTTGTACAATATCTGATAGCACAAGTGATGGTTGGGGATTGATTATAAGTGGAGATACAACAAGATTAAATAGATATTATGTTTTCAGCGGACTTCATACAGATAAAGGCGGTGTATATTTACGTAATGTTGATATGTCAGATAACTCCAATCCTTTTGCTAATTCTGTAATAAATGGTAATGTTGATATTAGTGCTTGTACGTTAAGCTTATATGCTTTTAATCGTGCGCATATGAGTGGTTTAACACTTTATCATGAAGGAAAAGAAGTCAACGATTTTGCGTTTGCGGGAGCAGAAATGAGTGGTAATTGCAATGTTACTGCAAAAACATTTCAAACTCAATCATTTTGGAAAGCTAATATAAGTGGAGATTGTTCAATCTCAGCAAATACAATTGGAAAGCAGGCATTCTTTTCGGCATCAGCTAGCACTTTAAATTTATATCCGATAAGTGAAAGTAATTGTATTTCTATAAGTGAATATGCCTTTCAAAATTTTGTATTAACTTCTAGTAATAGTATTAATTTGAATAAAGTTGGGACGTTTGGAAATTATGCATTTTTAGAGTCTCAAATAAGTTCAGTTATTCTACCTTTAGGGGTAGATATAAGTGATAGTTGTTTTGAACGTTCGTCATTATCAAGTGTATCGTTTAATAATTATACAAATTGTTCATCAAACGATGGAAAGTTTGAAATTAAAGATTATGCGTTTGAACACTGTAGTAATCTTACGTCTATAAATATTCCAAGCGGTGTAACAAAAATTGGTAGTTATAGCTTCGGTGAATGTACTAGCCTCTCAAATGTAACTTTTAATAATAATTCACAACTAACAAGTATTAGTGATGGTGCTTTTGATAGCAATACTAGTTTATTAAGTATTACACTTCCAAATAGCGTTACAAGTATTGGCATTAACACTTTTAATGGTTGCACTAGCCTTACAAGTATAGATATACCTAGTAGCGTATCAAGTATTGGTATTGGCGCTTTTAATGGCTGCGCTAGCCTTACAAGTATTACTTTGGGTAATAATGTTACAAGTATAAATTATATTACATTCCAAAATTGTACTAGCCTTACAAGTATTACTTTGGGTAATAATGTTTCAAGTATTCAAGTTGACGCTTTTAATGGTTGTACTAGTCTTGTAGAGATAAAGTGTTATTCACAAACAGCCCCAGAACTTGTTAACGAATCTAGTCAAAATATAAACATAGCAACTGGTGGTACAGTGCATGTCCCAAGTGGATGCGCGGCTCAATATAGATATAGGTGGTCTTATTTAATAGATAGCACAGATTATGGTTGGAATGTGGAAGAAGATTTACAATAATTTTTTAGTAAAATAATATTAGCAATATGGCTTGGAAAATAGATGATACAAAATCTAGTGGTGTTATATCTAATGTACACCCTAATAGCGGTATAATAACATATAAAAAATATGGGTTTAAAACAGAAGCAAGCTGTTGTAATCCAGATACTAGTGGCCATACGGTTGTAAGTTTAGAGCGCGGTGAAGGATTTGATGACTTTACTAATGTTAGAGAAACCATCACATATTCATATGATATTGGGCCATGTAACAAAGATGGATTTGTTACATGGTTTAATAATTCAGGCAATACATTTGAAGTTTTAAACAATAACAATGGCTTTGATGAAAAGGATGTTGATGAGGGTAAACTTGTTATTAAAGGTGCGCCTATAATGGCAGGTTCTGGTCAAAATCAATATTTTGATGATGAGAGGTATGAAGATTCTGGCTTCCCAAATATTATTGAGTATCCTTATGCGTTAAGTGCTACAAGTGCTACTTGTAACCCCCCAAATTCAGGTTGTAGTAAATATTATAGTACTAGAAAATGGAGAAATGTTTCTAGTGATGCTTTCCATAAGATAAAATATCACACAAGTGAATCAACCAGTGGCACGATAAGAACTAATACAATTACAAATAATCAGGATTTGTTGGAATTATATTTTCCGCATTTATATGATAATAAAATTAGTTCTATTAATAACAACCACATTGTTTATTCAGAATTTGAAGGTTCTAATATTCATGTAATTGAAGATGCCGCATTTGAGAATAATACTAATTTAACCGCAATTACATTTAGTGCGGTTAGAGAAATTGGTAATAGTGCATTCACCAATTGCCACAGTCTTGTTGACATAGATTGGGGACACTGCGCATGTAATAATGAGTTTGAATATCCTCTTAATTGTAGTGATGACCATAATTATGATAATAATGGCGAAGCTGTAGATATAACATCAAAACGCACATGGAGGGAAAGGAAAATAGGAGATTATGCTTTCTATAATTGTTATAGTCTTCCGGAATTACATTTAGATAGGCTTAAATGCTTAACAGAATTGGGAGCATATTCATTTTATGATTGTCATTCTTTAAAGGTTTTAACATTTCCGACTAATAGTGGTTTTAAAACCATTAATCCTTATACTTTCTGGAATTGTTATTCTCTTTCAGGAGCAGTGAGTTTCCCTGACAATATTGAAAAGATTGACAGTTATGCTTTTGAAAATGGATATAGCCTTAGTGGTATAAATGTAGAACATATATCAAGGTTTGGAGAAGGAGCATTTAAGAATTGTAGTGGGGCTTCGTGGGTTAAATTATCTAATAGTTGGTCTGCTATTTCTGAAAGTTGTTTTGAAAATTGTACTTCATTGTCAGGAGTTACATTGAGCGGTTTTTATACTGCTTCTACTAGTTACAGTGGAAATACTGTTGGAAGAAGGGCATTCGCCAATTGTACTAATCTTGCGAAAGTAAACCTTGGAGTTCGCACTAAAAACATAGAAGAAGAGGCGTTTATTAATTGCACTAATTTAAAAGTCTTTGCTGTAAGTGGCTCTAGTACTGTAATAGGAGAAAGTGCGTTTGAAAACTGTACAAGCCTTAGTTCTGTAACAAATGCTGGATATATTAAAATAGTTTCAGGAAAATCTTTTTATAATACAGATATACATACGTTAAGTATGTCTGATGTTGAAGATATAGGAAATGAAGCATTTGAGAAGTCATCATCTTTATCAAGTGTAACTATTGGTAATAAAATAAAAGCAATAGGTGACGAAGCATTTAAAGATTCTAGAAATTTAAAAACAGTTAAAATTGGAACAGGAATAACTTCAATTGGAACTGAAGCGTTTATGGATTGCCCTGTTTTAAGCAGCGTTACTATTAGTAGAAATATTTCTACCACCACACCTGTTCCTTCTTTGGGTGCTGATGCTTTTAAAAATAGTACCAATAATTTAACAATATGGGTTCCAAGAACTTATGTAAATAATTATAAAAGTAGTTGGCCTGAGTACGAAAATAACATTAGTGGAACAACAACTTAATATAAATCTTCTAATTTTTTAAAAAATGGGAACTTGGTCAATACAGCCTAGCCATAGCGTGATAAATAAAAATAATGGCACTTTTATTTTTCCAAAAAATGTTAGCGAAGATAATGTAAATTATCGTATACAATATGAAAATAACGGAATAACATCAAATTATATAGCATATACTTTAAAAAAATGTGATTGCCCCGATTATACAATAAAATCTGTTATTGATGGACAAGTGATTTCTAAAATTCCTTATGAAGGAACAACAGTTAAGTTTGTGGCTGAAAAATAAAAGCGTTTTTTTTACGTAAAATCATAATTATGATAGGTTTCTAAATATTTATAAGTAATTGAAGCATTAAAAATTCATAATAATATAAATAATATAGATATAAGATATGGCTTTTAAAAGAAAAACTAGATTGTATGAGCCTTGGGGTTATAGGGAAGAAAATGACTATCAAAGTACCGAGTCTATACATAGGGATGATTTAGAAAAGTTTTTTGTCGATACATCTTATAGTAGGGATGATAATAAAATTTACTTTACCAACCTAGACGAAAAAATAGTAGCATCTATTGATGTTTCTGAATTTATCAAATCAGATTCTATTATAGAAAAGACAGAGTACAATGATGGCATTTTAACTATAACTTTTACAAATGGTGATGTTATTACAATAGACCTTACTGAACTTCTTGATGAAAATGAGTTTAAAGATGGGCTTGTTGTAGATGGCCACGTTGTTAAAGTACTTATTGACCCTGAGTCAGAGCCTTACATTAGCGTAAGTGAAAATGGAGTTAAAGTTTCTGGCATAGATGCAGCAATAAAAGTTGAAACTGACCGTGCTGAAGCTGAAGAACAAAGGATTGAAGAAAAACTTGACGAAGAAATTGCTAGAGCTAAAGCAGAAGAAGAAAGGATTGACGACAAACTTGATGAAGAAATTGCTAGAGCTAAAGCAGAAGAAGAAAGAATTGACGACAAACTTGATGAAGAAATTGTTCGTGCAACAAGGACGGAACAGGGCTTAAATCATAGAATTGACCTTGTAAATGATGAACTTGATAGTGAAGAATCACGCGCATTAGCAACAGAACAAGAACTTAGAAACCTTATCAATGGTGAATCTTCAGAAAGGGAAGCAGCTGATGCGGAATTGCAAAGAGCAATCAATAATTTAGTAAGCACTAAATTCGATGACGCAAATTATGATGACTCTGCTAAAGCCATAAATTTTTATGCTGATGGTAATGTAGTAGCTTCAATTGATGCAACTCCGTTCTTAACAGGCGGAATGATTGAGGAGGCTTATTTTGACCCTGATACAAGAGAACTTGTTATAGTATGGAATACTTCATCAGGACAACAGGAAACAAGAATCCCTTTGTCAGACATTTTTAATCCTGATGATTATTATACAAAAAATGAAGTTGATGAACTTTTAGAAAATGCCAATTCTGCTATTACAGAAGTTGAATCAACATTAGAAGAAAAAATAGCGCGATTAAGAGAATCACTTAATAGCGAAATAACAAGAGCAGAAAACGCAGAAACTACTCTTGAAGAAAAAATTGCGTTGCTAAGAGAATCACTAAATGGAGAAATAGAAAGAGCAACAGCAAAAGAAGAAGAATTAGAAGGAGCTGATGTTGCTAGTGGATTTGTTGATGAAAACGCTACAATTTCAGTAACCAAAAATAATGGAAGTGTAATTACATTTTCTTCAGCAGAGCAAATTAGTCTTGAAGCTGGAGAGTTCTAAAGAAAATAAATTATTAATATTTAAAAACTAATATGGCAAATTTTAGGTATTCACATTTATTTACCACTAAGATTGGTAATGAAGCGATTCAAGCAGCTGCTGCAAAGTTAAACGCTGCTGAAATAGCACTTGCTATTGCTGATGGAGAAGAGAAGATTCTTTTCAAGAATGAGAGTGGTGATGTAGTTTCTGTTGCTACTGAGGAACAAATTTCAACATTACTTTCAAGTGTAACTCAATCAATTACTAATGAGGTAGCAAGAGCAATATCTGCTGAGACCGAACTTGGAAACTTGATTGAAGCTGTTGATGACAAGGTAGACCAGGAGATTGCTGATAGAGCTGCTGATGTTGATGCAGAAGAGGCTCGTGCAATATCTGCTGAAACAGAATTGCAAACTGCAATTGAGGATGAAGTAACTCGTGCGACAGGTGCAGAGGAAGCACTTAGCGACAGAATAAGCGCAATTGAGAGTGGTTCTACTCAAGCACTTGAAGATGAAATTGCTAGAGCAGAAGCTGCTGAAGAAGCACTTGATGCAAAGATTGATGCTGAAAAGCAAAGAGCATTGAGCGCAGAGACAGACATTCTTGATGTGATTGAAGATGAGATTACAAATCGTAAAGCAAATGCTGTAGCTAGCGTTGATTATGATGAGAGTGGAAAGACTATCGACTTCTACAATGCTAACAATGTAAAGATTGACTCTATTGACGCAACTGCATTCATCAAGGATGGTATGATTGACAGTGTTACACTTGAGACAACTGGTGACACAACTTATCTTGTAATCGTTTGGAATACAGACGCCGGTAAGGAAACCACTAATATTGACCTTGGTGACTTGTTCGATGCTGACAATTACTACACAAAGGCTGAAACTGATGACCTTCTTGCAAATAAAACCGATTATGTAGTTAATGGCACTAACGGTAGAGCACTTATGTTCAATGAAACTGATGGCGGTGGCGCTAAATTTGAACATAACGATGGTACTTGGTCTTTCGCCGGCGTAAATGATGGCGGTAAGAATGGCCTTGCTGGACAGATTTATGCAATTGACCATAATAATGGTAATAAAGGCGTTAAACTTGATGTTACTGTAGGCGGCTTATACTACACTAAAGGTGATGAGAGCGGAAAAGCAGTTGCAGAAAGAGACGTTGAAGCTAATGAAGTTGCAACTAAAGGTAATGTTGCAGGCACAAAAGTTGCAGCAGTAAATGTTGGCTCAGATGCAGGTATCACACTTACACTTGGAGACGGTACTGAAATCGTTGCAACTGAAGCAGAAGAAATTACACTTTCAGCTGGAGAATTTTAATTTAATATAAAAAAATAAAATTTCATAAAGGTGGTGGATGAAAAATTACCACCACCTTTTTTTTAAAAATAATAATAGAATTTATATTCAAAATTATGGCAAAATTTAGGTATCAACACATTAAAAGTAGTGTAGAAGGCAAAGCACCAAGTTCAGAGAAAATAAAGGTTGGTGAAATAGCAGTAAATGACTTTGCCGGTGATGAGAAACTTTTTATTAAAAATAGCGAAGGGACTGTAGTAGATTTTCCACGCGGGTATTCAAGGGATGATATTGATGGAATTGAGAGAATTTTATCAGAATCATTAAATGACTTAAATAGCAGAAAACTAGATGCTAGCGCATATACTCCAACAGACCTTTCAAATTATTACACAAAGGATGAAACAAGTGGAGCAAGTGAGATTAACAGCGCCTTAAACGAAATTGATGGCTCGTTTGACGAAATCAGTGATTTAATTGAAGCTCTTGACGAAAAGAAATTAGATGCTAGTGCTTATACGGAAACAGATTTAACTGATTATTACAAAAAAGAAGAAACCAGTGGCGCAAGCGAAATACAAAGTGCATTAGATGGAATTGATGACTTAATTGAAGCACTTGACGAAAAGAAACTTGATGCTAGCGCATATACTCCGGTTGATTTATCTCTTTATTATACAAAAGATGAGATTGATGATTCAGGTACAGTAATCGCAGAGTCGTTAAATGACCTTAATAGTAGGAAACTTGACGCTAGCGCATATACTCCAACAGATTTAAGTAATTATTATACAAAGTCAGAGACTAGTGGAGCAAGTGAAATATCTACGGCTTTGTCAGACTATTACACAAAATCGGAAGTATATGCCAAATCTGAAGTTGATGATATTGTAGAAAGTATTGATGTAACAGACCAATTAAGCGGCTTCGCTGATTCTGTTATATATAACAGTACGACTAAATACGTAGAATTTTATCACGGAACAACAGCTGGTACAAAGGTATTTGAATTTGATGCAACTGATTTTATTAAAGACGGAATGATTGATTCCGTTAGTGTTGAAACAAGTGGTGATACATCTGTTCTTGTTATAACATGGAATACTGATGCAGGTAAGGAAGAAACCATTCTTAATATTGGTGACATTTTTGAAGCAGATAATTATTATACTAAGTCAGAAACAAGTGGTACAACTGAAATTCAAAATGCATTAGATGAAAAGGCTGATAAGGATGATTTAACACCAATTTATGAGGCTATTGAAGATTTAAGTGGGCAGAATGAAACCATTGCGGCTGCATTGGTAGATTTGGATAGCCAAAGCGAAACTGTTGCAGCAGCACTTGTTGATTTGGACAGCCAGCACGAAACAATAGCAGCAGCGCTTGTTGATTTAAATGATAGGAAACTTGACGCTACAGCTTATACTCCAGTTAATTTATCTAACTACTATACAAAGTCAGAAACAAGTGGAGCAAGTGAAATTTCTACAGCTTTGTCAGGATATTACACAAAATCAGAAGTGTATACCAAATCTGAAGTTGATAATATTGTAGATAGTATTGACGTGTCTGGCCAATTAAGTGGTTATCTTACCACAAGCGCATTTACATCTTATAGCGCAAACGTAGATAACGAATTAGATAGCATATTAGACGATATTAATGACACTATAGAAGCACTCGACGAAAAGAAATTAGATGCTAGCGCATATACTCCAACAGACCTTTCAAATTATTACACTAAAGACGAAATTGATGATTCAGGTACAGTAATTGCAGAGTCGTTAAATGACCTTAATAGTAGGAAACTTGATGCAAGTGCGTATACTCCAACTGATTTAAGTAATTACTACACAAAATCAGAAACAAGTGGAGCAAGTGAAATAGCTACAGCATTATCAGGTTATTACACAAAGTCAGAAACAAGTGGTGCAACTGAAATTGCTAATGCATTATCAGGTTATTACACAAAGTCAGAAACAAGTGGAGCAAGTGAAATAGCTACAGCATTATCAGGTTATTACACAAAGTCAGAAACAAGCGGCGCTACTGAAATTCAAAATGCACTAGATGAAATTAGTAATTCATTAAGTGGTGTTGATGATTCAATTGAAGAACTTGATGAGAAAAAACTTGATGCAAGTGCGTACACCCCAATTGATTTAAGTAAGTATTATGAAAAAGAGTATATTGATGAAATTGAAGAAATTACTTCAGAATCATTAAATGATTTGAATAGTAGGAAACTTGACGCTAGCGCATACACCCCAATAGATTTATCTGACTATTACACAAAATCTGAAGTGGATAATATAGCAGAAAGTATTGATGTATCTGACCAACTAAGCGGTTATGCTGATTCTGTCATATACAATAGTACAAGTAAATATGTCGAATTCTATCATGGAACAACAGCAGGAACAAAAGTATTTGAATTCGATGCTGAACCATTTATCATTGATGGAATGGTAGAAGATGTTGCAATTGAAGATGTAGTGAGTGGAGCAAGCACTGTTAAATGCCTTGTAGTAAGTTTCAACACGGAAGCAGGAAAACAAGATATAACCATTCCTGTTGCTGATATATTTGATTCAAGTTCATATTACACAAAGGGAGAGATTGATGATGTTGAAAGAGTTATTTCAGAATCATTAAATGACCTAAATCTTAGAAAACTCGATGTTAGTGCATATACTCCAACTGATTTGTCTAATTATTATAACAAGACAGAAATTGATGGAATTATAGAAAATATTGATGTATCTGACCAGTTAAGCGGTTATGTTATGACAAGCACATTCACTTCTTATAGCGCAAGCGTAGATAGTGAATTAGATGCAATTGGTGATTTAATTGAGGCTCTTGATGAAAATAAGTTGGATGCTAGCGCATATACTCCAACTGATTTAAGTAATTACTACACAAAATCAGAAACAAGTGGTGCTACTGAAATTGAAAATGCATTAAACGATATTGTTAGTAGTTTAACAATTACTGTTGATACTGCAATAGATGAAAATTCTAGTAACCCAATTGCAAATAGCGCAATTACTACTGTTATATTCAATAATGAAAGAATAGTGGCAGAATCATTAAATGACCTTAATGAAAGAAAACTTGATGCTAGTGCATATAGTGAAACTGATTTGTCTAATTATTATACAAAAGATGAAACCAGTGGTGCAACTGAAATTTCAACCGCTTTGTCAGGATATTACACGAAAGGTGAAACAAGCGGAGCAAGTGAAATATCTTCTGCTTTATTAGAGTATTATACAAAGTCAGAAACAAGTGGCGCTACTGAATTGGAAGCAGCATTAAGTGGAAAAGTTGATACAAATGATATTGCTGATTTCTTCGATAATGCCGTTTATGAGTTAAGTGGAACAACACATGTTATTAATTTCTATAATGGTAACACAATTAAAGCCACCATTGATGCAACTGATTTCATCAAAGACGGAATGATTGATTCCGTTAGAGTTGAAACAAGTGGCGATACATCTGTTCTTGTTATAACATGGAATACTGATGCTGGCAAATCACAAACTATCCTTAACGTTGGCGACATCTTTGAGTCTGATAACTATTATACAAAGGATGAAACAAGTGGCGCAACTGAAATAACAGAAGCATTAAGTGAAATTGACGATTTAATTGAGGCTCTTGATGAAAATAAGTTGGATGCTAGCGCATATACTCCAACTGATTTAAGCAATTACTATACAAAGTCAGAAACAAGTGGCGCTACTGAAATTGAAGACGCACTAAACGATATTGTTAGTAGTTTAACAATTACTGTTGATACTGCAATAGATGAAAATTCTAATAACCCAATTGCAAATAGTGCAATTACTGCTGTTATATTAGATAATGAAAGAATAGTGGCAAAATCATTAAATGACCTTAATAGTAGGAAACTTGATGTTAGTGCATATTCAGAAACTGATTTATCTGATTATTATACAAAATCAGAAACAAGTGGTGCTACTGAAATTTCAACCGCAATATCAGACATGGCAACAAAGAGTGCAGACCTTGATAATATAATGCTAAAGAAAATAACTCAAAGTGATTATGATGACCTTGTTTCAGGCGGAACAGTTAATCTTAACACGCTTTATATTATAATTGATTAATACATATGGAAACAAATAAGTTATTTTTAAACGGAACAAACATTGGGAGTGTCAAACTTGGCACTTCCGATGTTAAGATTTATCTTGGAACAAAACTTATATATCCATTAGAGAGTGAACAATCAACTGAGTAGTAGCATAATGATATATGAGCGATAATGTTATTAATTGGGAACAAGTAAGGATAGATGCATCCATTAATATAATGAATGCAATATTATCTAATAGTATCATGGTATTTATTCTTCAATTTTTATTTAAAAAACAAATATCAGACATCGCTGTAAAATATGCTGATAAATTGATTGAAGAATTAAAGAAATAACATTAATCAAATATTTATATATAAAAAACAATTAATTATTATGGGAAGATTTATAAGTAATTTTCAAACAACATCTGAATTGATAGCCTTTTCTGGCACAACAATGTTTGGCAAACCTCATGTATCATTGACAAAAGATACGTCATCAGTACATTATTTCAAAAGTGGCGTTGTTCCGCCAACTCCGCAGTATAGGTTTGTTGATGATGAAGGGTACACTTGTGAAGGATATGATAAATACACAAAGAAAAAACAGCAAGTATCATATGATAACGGTGCAACATGGACTGATACCGGAGTTGTTTCAGCCGGTACATTAATTGAAGCAAATTCAGAAGATTGTGGATATGTTCCGCCAACGCCTACTGAAACAAGAGTTGTATGTAAGTATAATACTAGTTCTGAAGGAGAAATTTCATTATTCTATTATTTTGAAAGCGGAAGTGGCAGCGGAAGTGGTAGTGGTTCAGGCAGTGAGCCTCCATTCACATCTATGGAAGTAGATGGCGTTGAAGTAGAGGTGACTCCTACTTACACATTTGACACAACAGGCGAGCACATTGTTAAATTTACGCTAGCAGACCCAACAAATATTGGTACGAGTGCTTTCACTCATTGTTATAAACTTACAAGTGTAACTATGCCAGATAGTGTGACAAATATTGGTGATTATGCTTTCTTTTGGTGTGATGGCCTTACAAGTATAGACATTCCAAGCGGCGTTACAAGTATTGGTGATTATGCTTTCTATCAATGTTATGGCCTTACAAGTTGTACAATAGGTAGCGGTGTTACAAGTATTGGTGAGAATGCTTTCTATTATTGTACTGGTCTTACAAGTATAGTTATTCCTGATAACGTAACAACTATAAGTGAGAATGCTTTCTATGAATGTCATAGTCTTACAAGTTGTACAATAGGTAGTGGCGTTACAAGTATTGGTGGTGAAGCTTTCAGAGATTGTAGTGGCCTTACAAGTATAGTTATACCTGATAGTGTTATAAGTATAGGCAATAGTGCTTTCGGATGGTGTAGTAGCATTAGTAGTTGTACAATAGGTAGTGGCGTTACAAGTATTGGTTATGACGCTTTCATTGCTTGTAGCGGCCTTACAAGTATAAACATACCTGATAGTGTGACAATTATTGATAGTAACACTTTCAACGGTTGTAGAAGTGTTACAAGTTGTACAATAGGTAGTGGCGTTACAAATATTGGTACTTATGCTTTCGCTGATTGTAGAAGCCTTACAAGTATAACATCAAATGCTGTAACTGCACCTGAAATACAAATTAACACATTCCAAGGAATTGCAGAAAATGGTACATTATATGTTCCAGAAGATAGTACTAGTTATGATACCAATTGGTTGTCAAGTGAAGAATACTATTTAGGATATTACAGTTGGAATATAGAACATACACAGCCAAGTGGCTCAGGTAGCGGCTCAGGCAGTGGCTCAGATAGTGGTACAGACAGTGGCTCAGGCAGTGGTTCTGGAAATGGTTAAGAATAATAAATCTATAAAAAGGGGTAATCAGTTAAGATTACTCTTTTTTTATTTGTTAATACTTTTATTTTTTGTATATGAATAATAAATTTTGCATATTAACAGTTATAAAAAATGAACATGAATACCTAGATGAGTGGATAAAATATCACCTTGATTTAGGTATTAATCATATATTCATATTTGAGGATATTGACAGTGATTCGCATAAGGAAATATGTGAAAAATATGGCGATAAAATAACATTAAATAATATTGATGTGGTTCTAGATGAACAAAATAAGAAAAAAATAAGGGAACTGAAATTATCTAAAATAAAGAATCCTCAAGAAATATATTTTCCAAAGGCTTTAACGTGGATACAGAAAAACTATAATTATAATTGGTGTTTTGTCATAGATTGTGATGAATTTATAACACTAAAAGATAAAACACTTGAAGATATATTAGAATTATATAAAGATTATGATGCTTTTGTTTTGCAATGGAAAATATATGGAGCAAACGGTCATATAAACAAACAAGATTATTCTGATAAAGGATTAGTGGGAATATATACAAAAGAATCTCATTATCCTGGACACCATGTATTAGAATGGACAACTAAGACTTGTTATAATGTTAAAGCGTTCAAAGAATCATATTTGAAATGTTGCCATCAGCCTACAGATGAATGTAAGTGGTGTAAAACAGACTATTCAAATGATAGAAAAAAATTAGTATTTGATAACGTTTATCTAAGGCATTATATGACAAAATCTTGGGAAGAATACATTTCCAAAAGAAAGAGGGGATATTTTATGGGATTCGCAAGAACAAGTGATTTTTTCTTTAAAGTAAATCCAGATATGCTTTCTATGAGGGGTGAATTATTAAATCAAATTAAAAGTGAAACTTTAGTTGTATTACCATATAAACAAAGTAGTTCTCAAGGTAATGAGATTAGATTAAGTTTAAATGGATGGAGAAAGTTCTGTAAATTCGAATATCATTTCATTGTTATTGGAGAATTTGATGAAAAATTAAAAAAAGACTTTCCTTGGGTTGAATTCATACATTGTCCAAGTAAAGAAAAGAAAAATGGACAGTATAATCCACATCTTGATATTCAGAATAAGTTTAAGATAATATCAAGAATGTATTCTCAAATGTATGATGGCTTTATTTACATAACTGATGACGAATATGCAGTAAAACCATTTGATTTGAGTGATATTAAAGCCACGTATTATCATTCATCAAGTTTTACTGGGTGTGAAAAATGCCCAACATCATTCTGGAGGTATGATAAATGGAAAACAAGGCAATTATTGGATAAATACAATTTGCCGCATATAAATTACACAACGCATTATCCTTGTTACTTTGAATTTAAAAAATTTGATGAAATACGTAAAAAGTTCAATATGCTTGAAGAAAGCTATGTGTTTGATGATGTGTATTTCAACTATTTCAAGCATGAAGAACCAATATTGGACAGTGAAATAAGACTAGGTATATGGAGCAATGACATATTCAAGAATGATTTCAAGAAAGCAGTTGAAAATCCAAATATTAAATTTATGTGCAATAGTGTTGAAGGATGGAGCAAGGAATTAGAAAAAGATTTGGAAATTATAGTAAATTAAAGATATTTATATAATAGAAAAATAACAAAAAAATTAAAAATTGTTTAATAATAATGGGAAGATTTATAAGTAATTTCCAGACTACAGCAGAATTAATGGCTTTTTCTGGAACAACAGAATTTGGCAAGCCTCATGTATCATTGACAAAAGATACATCGTTTGTATATTATTTTGCAAGTGGTGTTGTTCCACCAACTCCACAGTATAGGTTTGTGGATGACGGATACACTTGTAATGGATTTGATAAATACACACAAATAAAGCAACAAGTGTCATATGATAATGGTGCAACATGGACTGATACGGGAATTGTTTCAGCTGGTACATTAATTGAAGCAAATTCAGAAGATTGTGGATATGTTCCGCCAACGCCTACTGAAACAAGAGTTGTATGTAAGTATAATACTAGTTCTTATGGACAAACTACTAAATTATTCCATTTCGAAGGTGGAAGTGGTAGCGGTAGCGGAAGCGGTAGTGGTTCAGGTAGTGGAACCGGCGGTGATTTACCATTCAGTTCAATGGAAGTAGATGGCGTTGAAGTAGAGGTGGATTCTAATTACACATTCGACACAGCTGGTGAACACATAGTTAAATTTACATTAGTTGACCCAACAAATATTGGTACGAGTGCTTTCACTTATTGTTATAATCTTACAAGTGTAATTATACCAGATAGTGTGGCAAATATTGGTGATTATGCTTTCTATAGTTGCGACAGTATTACAAGTATAGTTATACCTGATAGTGTAACAAGTATTAGTAGTTATGCTTTCGCTGATTGTGGAAGCCTTAATAGCATATCCATACCTAATAGTGTAACAAGTATTGGTGAAAGTGCTTTCGCTGATTGCCATTGCCTTACAAGTGTAACAATTCCAAGTGGCGTTACAAGTATTGGTGATGTGGTTTTCAGCAATTGTAGAAGTCTTACAAGTATAACTATACCAGATAGTGTTACAAGTATTGGCGATTATGCTTTCTATGATTGTAGAGGCCTTACAAGTATAGTTATACCTGATAGTGTAACAACGATTGGTTATGAGGCTTTCTATGAATGTAATAGCCTTTCAAGTTGTACCATTGGAAGTGGTGTTACAAGTATTGGCAATGGTGCTTTCATGTTTTGTAGTGGACTTACAAGCATAGTTATACCTGATAGTGTTACAAGTATTGGCGATTATGTTTTCGAAGAATGTACAAGGCTTACAAGTTGTACCATAGGTAGCGGTGTAACAAGTATTGGTGAAAGCGCTTTTAAAATATGTACTAGTTTTACAAGTATAGATATACCTGATAGTGTTACAAGTATTGGTTATAATGCTTTCTATTATTGTAGTGGCCTTACAAGTTGCACAATAGGTGATAGTGTTACAAGTATTGGTGATTATGCTTTCTATAAATGTAGTTGCCTTACAAGTATAGTTATACCTGATAGTGTTACAAGTATTGGGGGACGTGCTTTCGCTGATTGTCACGGCCTTAGTAGTTGTACAATAGGTAGTGGGGTCACAAGTATTGGGGACGAAGGTTTCGGTAGGTGTACTAGCCTTACAAATATAGTTATACCTGATAGTGTAACAAGTATTGGTAATAGTGTTTTCAATTGTTGTAGTGGCCTTACAAGTTGTACAATAGGTAGTGGCGTAACAAATATTGGCATTTACGTTTTTAGTGGCTGTTATAGTCTTAGTAGCATAGCATGCAATGCAATGACAGCACCTGCAATACAAAGTACCACATTCAATAACGTTAAAACTAATGGAACATTATACGTTCCGGCAAATAGTGTTGGCTATGATGTATGGATGCAGAGCGCCAATTATTATTTAGGATTATATAATTGGGCAAAAGTTGAACAATAAATAAGCAATAAGAATTAAGAAAAAAATTATGGCAAAATATTTAAGATTATTTGATGAACATACTGATTATGAAGCAGCTGAGAGTAGCTTAGTATTACCGAACGTATCATTTTGTCTTGATACGCCTAATGATGTACATTATAAACCATATACTCCTCCAGCGTTAGTTGTTAAGTTTGATGTAACAGATACAAGTAGCCCAACAACAATTGCGAACAAAACAAGCGGATTTAATTCAATTGAGATAGATGGCGTTGTTCAACCATCAGTTGTTACTGAATATACATTTCCCACCACAGGCGAGCATACAGTTAAATATACATTAACAGACGAAACTATTATTGGAAATAGTGCTTTTACTGAATGCTATAAAATTACAAGTATAGTTATACCTGATAGCGTAAAAACTATTGGCTACTATGCTTTTAGTAGTTGTAGCAGACTTACAAGTTGTACAATAGGAAGTGGAGTTACAAATATTGGTACTTGTGCTTTCAATCAATGTAGAAATCTTACAAGTATAGATATTCCTGATAGTATTACAAGTATTGGTACTTATGCTTTCCAATATTGTAGAAGTCTTACAAGTGTAAATATAGGTAGTGGAGTTATAAATATTGGCAATTTTGCTTTCGCTAATTGTAGCGGCCTTACAAGTATAGTTATCCCTGATAATGTAACAAGTATTGGAAGTGGCATGTGTAGCGGTTGTACAAACCTAACAAGTTGTACTATAGGTAGTGGTGTTACAAGTATTGGCAAAAGTGCTTTCAGAAATTGTAGTGGCATTACAAGTATAGTTATCCCTGATAGTGTTACAAGTATTGGAAATAACACTTTTACTTCTTGCTATAGCCTTACAAGTTGTACAATAGGTAGTGGCGTTACAAGTATTAATAGCCAAACATTTGCTTATTGCAGTGGCCTTACAAGTATAAATATACCTGATAGCGTAACAAGAATTGAGATACAAGCTTTCGATGATTGTGATGCCCTTGCAAGCGTTACGATAGGTAGTGGCGTTACATATATTGGAGATGCATCTTTTGGGCGTTGTGATGGGCTACTTACAATAATATCAAAAGCAACAGATGCGCCAACAATATTCAATAGCTTTTTATATGTTAGAAAAGGTGGCACATTATATGTTCCGGTAGGAAGTAGAGATAGTTACAATAATAAATGGGGTAGTGATTTACTAAGTAGTTACGAATGGACGTTAGAAGAACAATAACAGTAAACTATTTTAAAACTAAATTATGTAAAAAGTTTCAGACGCAATATCTGAAACTTTTTTGTTTTCTATTGATATACGTTTTTATTTTATTATTTTTTATAAAAAAAACAAAAAATGGAAAATAGTATTGCAGTAGTAGTTTGTTCAAGGGACAACAATGAAATTAAAAAGAGAGTTGTAGAGCATATTAAAGACACTTGTGAATGTAATGCCCATACATATTATATGTATAACCCTGAAGGTGTTGGTTTGTCTGAAATATATAATTCAATGCTTTCTCCGGAAAAAACTGAATATGATATTATTGTTTATATTCATGACGATATTGAATTTTTAAGAAAAGGTTGGGGAAGGGAAATATTACGATTATTTAATGAACATGAAGATTATGGAATTATAGGTGTAGCCGGTTCAGCACAATTTGATTCAAATGGCGCATGGTGGCAATATGAAAAGAAATATGGTCAAGTTCTTCATAGGCATGATGGAAAATCATGGCTAACATCATTTTCTCCATTGTTGGATAAAGACTTACAGGAAGTGTGCGTTATTGATGGTTTATTTATGGCTGTTCATAGGAAAAGAATAAGTAAAGAGTTTGATGTAAACTGTAAGTTTGATTATTATGACATTTCTTTTTGTTTAGACAATTATTTAGATGGTAAGACTAAAATAGGTGTAACTACCAATATTAGACTTGCCCATAATTCTATTGGCCAAATGAGAGAAGATTGGTATACTACCAGAGAATATATAAATAAGAAATATGAAAATGTATTTCCAATTGATATTACGAAAAAGAAAAAATAAAATATGAATGATAAATTAAAAAAATATTTAAGTAATAAATCTCTTGAAAATTTAGCGTCTTTAAGGGGTTTAGTTTCTTCAATATGTAATGATTATGACAAAAATCTTACAACATATGCAACAATAAATGATGATAAATCTTTTTTAAAAATGCCTCAAGATGTTAAAGAAATGCATGAGAGAAGGACAAAATTGTTTAGTTTGCTTATGAGTATAAATGCAATGATTGAAGATAAATTATTTAATCTATATGAATAGTTTTTTTAAAAAAGTAAAAGATTTTCTATATGCATTGCCATTTGGTTTAAAGGGTGCTGATACTGAAATAATGGGTTCTAATATATCAGGTGATGGAAACGATACTTCTATTAATCAACAGGTTAATGATAATAGAGTAGCGAAGCATTTATTAAAAGGCGAAATAACCAAAGAAGTATCAGAATTAAGATATAGGACTTACAAAGTTGCAAGAGAAACTGACAATTATGAATATATAGGCAATGGTATAGCAACAAAAAAGGAAGAAAAAGAAAAAAACGATGTGATTAAGTTTTCTCAGGAAAATAAATTAATTTGTAATGATATTTTAACTGAATTAAACCATGTGGGTTCATATGGAGTTGAAAAATATACAGTTAATATAAATTATATTTCCCCGGTAAGATTTAAATTACAGGAGTTTTTAACATTTGTTGATGTTGTTATAGAAAAAGGAAAAGATGCAATAACGACGTTACGTTTTAATGATATTAGAAATCCTCAAGCATTTAAATCAAAGCCATTTATAACTGAACTTGAAAAATTGGAGCAGTTATTTATTAATAACGATTCTTATGGCTTAAGCAGAAATGATTTTGCTGAATCCATATTATGTATGAATTTCACCACTTTTAAGGCTACTGATAGGCAACCGGATGTTGTTTCATATTCTTTTACATCCCCTAAATTGATTGATGTTAAACATGAAGATGGAGAATATAAATTAGTTTATAAATGGGACAGTTATAATCGTATAGACCTTACTGATAAATTTTATGATGAAGAGCTTGAAAAAAAGTATGTAAATAAAGAAAGAAAATCCTTTTCCCCTGATGCCACAATAGAAGAAACAAAGCACAAGTGCAGCAAATGTGGTAAGGAAATAATTGCATATAAAGATGGATTTATTATAGATAAAGATTCAGGAGAGCCGGTTTGTATGGATTGTTATAGTAAATATTTACTTAGTTTATCTAAATAATATTTTTTATAAAATTAACATAAACATATGATTAAAATTGGTATAGAATTAAACCACGTAGTAAGAAATGTAAATAAACAAATTCTTAAATATTATCAAAAAGATATAGACCCATCAATAGATTTAGATGAGATTGATGAAAAAGATGATGTTTTTAAATATGCTAAATTTGAAAGTTTAACTGATAAAAACGAATTTATATATATTGATTATCCTTATGAGATATTTGGCGCAGCCAAGCCTATGGAAAAAAATTTACCTGCTGAAATAAATAATTGGCTATCCGAGTTAACAAATTATGAAGATGATTATGTAGAGGTGTCGTTTTTTAGTCTTGATGAAGAAGCATTAACTATTCAATCAACTTATTTCTTTTTAAGTAAGATAGGTACAAGAGTAAGGAAAATCGTATTCCCAAAGCAAATAAATGAAATGGTAGGAGAATATGATGTTATAGTAACCGGTAATAAGCAAGTTATTTCTTATTTTTCAAAAGATGATGGGGTATATACAGTATATGTACCAAATGGTTCTGAAGGAGTATTGTGTAAGCACGATAAAGAATATGATTCTTTGAACGATTTGATTAAAGATGAAAACTTTTTAAAAAATGTTCAAGAATTTGTTAATAATAAAAACAATAAAGAATTTACAGATGGCGAATCAAATTAATTCGGATTTAATTTATGACCTTGATGGTATTAAAAATTTTATTTTTGGTGATGATGATGGTAGAAGTAGTGATGTTGAAATAACTGAGACTCAAACCAGAAATGAAAATGGTAAGTTAGAGACAGAAACAAGAGTTACAAGAGAAGTTAAAAGTACTGACAGTAATAAACAAACTATAAGATATGATATGATTAAAATGTTTATGGATGTACTTGATAATGTTGAAATAGACCAAGAAATAGCCCCTTTATCACTAGGCCAAAAAATGGTTTTAAATACAATGGGTAGTTATGGATTAATTAAGCAAATTGAGCAATAATAGTTATGGAAGAAAAGAAAATTAAAGCACTTGATAGAGTAAAAAGTGAAATATCAAAAATTGACAATAAAGAAAATAACATATTTTTCTTTGTTTTAGATACTAAAGGCGTACCATCTGGCTCGTTGGAATACATTTATAAGCTTGCACTTATTGCAAAGAATGATGGGTATAATGTTGGTATGTTATACCAATTGGAAAAAAACGATGAATTTGTAGGAGTAGCTGATTGGCTTGGAGAGACTTATGCTAACATACCTCACTATAATGTTTCAAAGGATGAGGTAGAAATAACTCCTTCTGATATTGTTTTTATTCCTGAGATTTTTTCAACTGTTATGAATCAAACAAAAAAGTTGCCATGCAAGAGAGTTGCTATTTTGCAGAATTATGACTATTTGGTTGAACAAATGCCTTTTGCAGCACAATGGGGTGACTTTGCTATTTTGGATTGTTTAACGAATACTGAATATAATGCTGAATTGATAAAAGATATATTCCCTTATATAAAAACTAAAACAGTCACGCCTTATATTGACAAAGTGTTTGGAAATACAATTGAACCTAAGAAAATGGTTATAAATATTGTTGCAAAAGACCAGTCAGACATTAATAAAATAATTAAGCCTTTTTACTGGAAGTATCCAACATTTAAATGGGTTTCATTCCGTGATTTAAGGGGATTTTCTAAAGAAGGGTTTGCAAATGCTTTAAGGGAGGCTGCTATTACTATTTGGGTTGACACAAATACAAGTTTTGGATATAGTGCAATTGAAGCTATGAAAAGTGGTTCTATAGTTATAGCAAAGGTGCCTGATACTACACTTGAATGGATTGATGCAGACGAAAATGATGGAACTTTAAGGAATTGTTGTGTATGGTTCGATAATTTTAATTCGATGCACAGACAGATTGCTAGTGTAGTTCGTTCTTGGATAACAGATAACGTGCCTTCAGAAGTGTCAGAAGAGGCTAAAAAGGTGACAGAGAAGTATTCTGAGGAAAAAACAACTAACGAGTTCAGAGAGGCTTTAAATGCGTATTTAGAGGGCAGGAAAAAAGAATTAGAGGCGTTAATTAGAAATGTTGAAAAGGAAGATAAAGAAAATAAAAAATAATAGGCTATGGAAGAATTGTTTAAAAAGATAGATGCTAATAATGCGACATCATTAAGATATGAAGAACTTTCTCAATGGGAAGTTGGAAGGGCTGTAATAAATGAAGCAATAAATCGTTGGGAGCAACTAGGCTTTTTGGCTTTAATTGACGATGATATTGTGAAGGAAAAAATGGCTGTTGCTTTTGATAATATGGCTCTTGATTTGTTATACGAAAATGAAAGAGTTGTGAAGATTCAGAAAAGATACAATTTCAATTGTGCGCCTGACAATGGATGCGATATGATATGCAGTTTTGATGTTATAGTATTTCCTATTTTAAGAAGAGTAATAAGCAAAGTTGACAATTTCAATTATGATAAGTTTTTAGACTATCTTGAAAAATTATCATTTTTGGCAATTAACTATGATGGATATGAAATAGAAGAATGTGACATTGAGGCTGAATTTTGCGCATTGCTATCAACAGCAATTGTAGAAATGTTTAAAAATGAAAAAGTTTCAAATAAATAATTTATGAAAGATTTAATAATAATTATACCTTTACACGAATTTAATGAGTCAGTGGAAGCCTTACTTACAAAGGCGATAAATTCTGTGCCAAAAGATATGGAAATTAGGGTTTCTTGTAAAAATGGCCTTAGCGAAAAAATTAAAAAAACATATAAAAAGAATAAAAACATTGTTATATACGAGAGCGAAGCAGTAGACTCACCTAGTGATTTCTGTAGCCTTGTAAATCAGGCTGTTGGGGATTCAAAGTGGTTCAGCATTCTTGAATATGATGATGAATATACCCCAATTTGGTTTGACAATTTTAAAAAGTATGTTGATTTTTATTCTGATATTAGTGTATTTCTTCCATTAGAAGATTTGATTGATGCTTCAGATAATAAATTTGCAGGTGTCGGAAATGAAGCTCCTTGGGCATCATCTTTTTCTAATGAAATAGGATATATTGATTTAGATTGTTTGCAAAATTTTTTTGATTTTTATTTAACCGGTTCTATTTTTAATACACAAGATTGGGAGGAAATAGGAGGTTTAAAGCCTTCTATAAAACTTACTTTTTGGTATGAATTTCTACTCAGGGCAACTCATAATGGTAAGAAAATATATGTAATTCCTAAAATAGGTTATTCTCATAAACTTGGAAGAGAGGGTTCATTAATTGAAGGTTATAAGAAAACAATTGATGAAAAAGAAAGTAATTTTTGGGTTAATGTGGCTCGTAAAGATTATTTTTATAAAAATCAAAGAGAAGAGTCTAAATACATATATAATGCCGATAAAGAGGCTGAATAATACTAAACAAACAAATGGCATTAACAACAATTAATGCCATTTTATTTTGAACACAAGGCAACACAAAGTTTTTTTTGGAAAAAGTGTAGGTAAGTGTGTTGTAATTTCACAATTTTTGCCTTTGTTTAAATATTTAGTTATATTAATAATCTCATTTAAACATTTTATCTAAATATAAATATGGCAAAACGTGGAAGAAAACCATCTGGTAAGAGAAAGGGGTATTTTTATGAAGAAGAAGAAAAGGCTTTTGTTGATTATTTAAATGCCACCGATAAAGAAGTTAAAGATTTAATATTTAATTCAAAACTTCTTCCGGCGTTTACAAAAATGACTGAATCAATAATCAGACGATATAATCTTTATCCACCTGATGAAGAATTTAAAGAAACGTTTGATGATACAATGTCTTTTTTAATAACAAAAATTGAGAATTTTAATCCGGAATCTGGTTATAAGGCATATTCTTATTGCGGCACTATAATTAAAAATTATTTGATTTATAAAATTAATCAATTTGCTAAAAATCAAAAACGTAACACTTCTTATGATGCATACAATACAGAAGAATTAACAAATATAACAGATACTTTAAAATATTCTTATGATGGCAATTCAAACAACATAACCTTTTTAGGCGAATTAATGAAAAAAACTGCTTTTGATATAAAAGAAATGGTGGATGACCCGGTAAAAAATAAACTTAATGAAAATCAAATTAAAGTTGGAAAAGCATTAATAGAAATATTAACAAACTGGGAAGAGTTATTTGCTAGAATGGGAAGTGATAAGTTTAACAAAAGTTCAATATTACTTTTCCTAAAAGAAACCACTCTTTTATCAACAAAAGAGATAAGGGATTCAATGAAAAATTACAAATCGTTGTATTATCTTTTAAAGAAGACAATGCTAGAAGAATAAAATTTAAAACAAAATATTTATTATAAATTATGGATGTTATAAAAACTGATATAGATGGTGTTGTTATTATAGAACCAAAAATATTTAAAGATTCTAGGGGATATTTTTTTGAATCATTTAATGAATTGGAATTCATAAACAAAGTAGGTATCGTTGAATTTGTTCAAGACAATGAAAGCAAATCATCTTATGGAGTAATGAGAGGCCTTCATTTCCAATTACCACCTTATACACAAGCAAAACTTGTAAGATGCGTAAAAGGCTCTGTATTAGATGTAGCCGTAGATATAAGAAAGGGAAGTCCTACATATGGAAAACATGTTGCTGTTGAACTGACAGAAGATAATCATAGGCAGCTTTTCATCCCAAAAGGATTTGCTCATGGCTTCGCAGTATTAAGTGATGTTGCAGTATTCCAATACAAATGCGATAATTTTTACCATCCCGAATCAGATGGAGGTATTAGCATATTAGATGAATCTTTAAAAATAGATTGGAAAATACCGTTAGAAAAAGCAGTATTATCTGAAAAAGATACAAATCATCCATTGTTAAAAGATTTTAATTCACCTTTTAAAATATAAAAAACATGGCTAAATTTAAAATTGAACTTAATGATTCTGGAAATGTTAGAGACGTACTTCAACAAGCATACGACCTTTCTGATGCTCAAATAGTTCAAGCTCAAAATGAAATCAATAAGATGGCAACAGCTACAAGACTTCAAGATGAAGTAATGGAGTCAAAAAGCAAATATGGCAAAATTATTAACGATTATTTGAATATTATTGATAAATCTATTTCAAAAAAAGTTGAAATAGCAAAATTAATGACTGAAATATTGCACCATAATGGTAACGTGTCAGGAATATCATCAGATTCTCAAATGCAAGGAAAGCAATCTTTTGACCTTTCAAAGATAAAAGAAATGGTTAAGAACATGCATGAAGAAAAAGAAAAAACTAAAACTATCGAATTGAACAAAAAGTAATGGCTAATTCTCTTATAGACGGTAAAGGTAGGCTAAATGTTGGAAATTACAATGAAAAGGTAAGGAAGCAACGTGAAACTTTTAGTAGAATTGATTCAACTATGGCGATTTTAGAAAAATTGCCAGATTTTACTGATTCTACTCTAGATTATTTAAATGCCAATTCATTTACTTTTTCAACAAGTCCGCTTGGCTTTATTTTTAATATTTTAAAGTCTCTTGGAGTAGATGAAGAAACTCTTAAAGAATGGATTGTTGAAATTTTAGTTTATGTTTTGCCTACGGTCGAAACTGGCGTTAAAGCAACTTTATTAGCCAACATTAAATCTCTTATTTCTTGTAATTCTGACCCAAGGATACCCCTTAGAATGAGGAAAAAAATTTCTAATAGCGTATACACTAATATACTGACTGATGTAGAGCAAACCGGGCCAATAAGGGGTATTGATATTAATATAGATGCTATAGACCCACAAGGGTTACTTGATTTATCTCCATTTACTGACCCAGGCAAATTGTATTATTTTGGCTGCACTGATGACTCTGAACTTGATTCATCAATTAAAAAGGTTGTATCAAAGTATGGCGATGAGTTGTATTTAGATACAAAAAGTGTTGTTGGTGACGCTAATGCAAGGACAGCAAGACTAGTAAGGGCTGATGATTTTAATGCTTTTCTTTGGTATGTTATACATAAAGGCAATAAACAAAATCCGGCTAGAGTAACTATAAATGGTAATACATTTAAAGTTGAAGATGACGATTTAGAATATAGCATAAAAACTGGTAATTTAGGTTTACTTGGAACTCTTGAAATAGAAGCACCAAGTGATAAAGAATCAAATATAGTTGCTGGTAACACATTTTATGACTCTAACAACGCTAACTATATAGGAATATGCATAGAAAGTAAAGTAAATGATGAAGGAATAGTTACCGGCAATACTATAGTTCCAATATCTTCTGATTGGTATAGTTGTAATTGGTATGTTGATAAAACAAATTATTATAGTTCTAATTTAGGTATAAAAAAAAGAAAGCCTAGAAATTATTCTGAAGAAAAGGCAATATGTAATTTAAGATATTGCAAGCAATTTGACTATAGAGGGCGTGATATACCTAATTCTCCTAACAATCTGAGATTTACAATCTTGCCTAAACCTTACGTGTTTTTGCCTTCTGTTGGCTCTGAAGGTGGCGGTATAAATAAATTGCATGTGCAGTGGAGGCCAATAAGATTAATGTTTGATTATGATGGTACGCCTAATCAAAAAGGGAAGTTTTCATTAATATCAGAAACTTATGATTTGCAACCAACATTAAGGAATAAAACAGTTAGCGGAGAGTATTTTATTTATGATGTATATGGAATTGAAGAAAATGGCGTTCATTCTAAAGGTGCTGAACTTAGAGTTAATACAAAAACAGGAGATTATTCATTACAAAATATAACAAATTTAACATCTGTGTTGGTAGAATGTTATCCTGGTTTAAGTGTATATGAATTTAACTATGATTATATAATGGGTATGAAATTATTTGACCCAAAAGTAGTGTGCCAAAAGATTTTAGACAACGCGGCAAATCCTGATTATAATGTTTCATTCCATTACACATTAAACAAAGAAAAAATGCCTTTCATAGAAAAAAAGCAAAGAATTATAGAAATTGTAAAATCTATACTTGAAGAAGATGAAGATGAAATAACAGATTGCTTTTATGCGTTTTCTAATATTCAATATGATGAAATGCTCAGGAAAACTGAGGAAATAAAATATAAACAACTACCATATAATCAGGGGTATAATAATGGAGAAACAATTGATTTTACAGAGGTAAGCAAAATATTAGAAACATATCCAGAAAATGGAAGCTTAGAGGACCAGAAAAAAGTTATAAACCACGCTTTAACAAAGGCTTGTGATTTATTAGATGAAAGAAATAATATTACAATACCAACAGATAAAAGCACAACTAAAAATGAGTTTTTAACTAATATTTTACAGCAATTAGTTGCAGCAATAGTTGATGCAGTTCTAAGCCCAAAAGTTCTTATGCTTCTTATAGTAAATAGGGCTTTAATGGACACAGATACAGAAGAGCCATTAGATACTGAGGCGTTAATGAGAATGTTGAAAAATGTAGTTAAATCATTAGTAAGAGAAGTAAGAGACTTAATTATAAAAAAATTACTCGATTACATAATAAAGTATTTAACTCCATTAGCTTTACAATTGCAAGCTAAAATATTAAGTGAACAATTTGCTGCATATATGGCTATAATTAGGCTTTTACTTTCTTGGTTTAATAAGGGAGTTGAAGTAACTTCTAGATTAAATTCAGTTTTGTCTTCTATGCTTAGTAAATTCAAGAAAAAAGGGTATGGAGATTTAACAGAAATTGATTTACCATCAATTTTGGATGATTTCACTTATGCTGATATTTACCCAATTGATACTAAAGATAAAGAACCAGTAAATAATAATTGTTAATATGAATATTTCAGATATATCAAATAGTATTAAATCTTTATTTAACATAACAAGACAGCCAGCCCCCGAAGTGCCTGGGATGCTAATGGCTATAGGCGGCACACAAAAGCCAGGTTTATCAACTGTTGTATCTGTTGGCAATATAGTTAAAGCACTAAGCAAACACAGTATACCAACAGAACCATTGCCAGATGGAACAGAAAATAAAACTGTGGCGTTGGTAATTGCTGTTGTTGAAGAAGTTTTTAGGGCAATAAGAGAAGATGCAAATATACAAGTAGCGCACACACCTGGTGCCATTTCAGTATTAACTACAGGTGCTAATTCAGCAGGCCCTGTTGTTTCTCAAGGTATTAATATTAATTTTAGTAAAGGTCAAGCAGTAGTACAATAATGAGTAAAACAAATGTTGAAATAGTTGGTAAAACGGATTTTAAATCTATGTCAAATAATGACATAAAAATAGAAATGAAAAATCTAGAAAATAAGTATGAAAGCGTGAAAAGCCAAATATTGAAATTAGTTAACAAAATGAAAGAACTTGACGCTTTATATATTGAAGGCAAAAAGGAACTAATAAACAGGAGTAAAGGAATATTCTAAAATGGATAATGGAGAATCAATAATTAAGAAAGGGCAAGTTGAACTTATTGAAGATACTGCTGACGGCTTAAGAATTAAAGTTAGGATAGAACAAGATGGTACTACACCACTTGAAAACATTCCATATGCGTTTCCTTTATTACCTAAAACGTTTCAATCTGTTCCTAAACGTGGAGAAGGTGCTTTCATTATTACTACAATGTCAGATAGCAAAGAAAGCCAACGATATTATATAGGGCCAATTATATCGCAACCACAATTTCAAGAAAAATGCGATTATTCTTATGGTAGAGGAAATGCTTTATCTTTAATTAAAGGTGGAACAATAGAGCCGCTTGAAAAAATATCAAACTATAGAGAAACTTTCGGAGCATTCCCTAATGTTGAAGATGTAGCTATGGTAGGTAGAGGAAGTCAAGACATTATAATGAAAAATATAAACGAAAGCAGTAATGAAATAGATATTAGATGTGGCATAAGAAATGATTCAACTTTAGGAGATAAAAAAAATGGAGAAACTATGGTTGGAAAGGTTGTTTTCAATAAATTAGACCCTGCTTATATACAATTGAAATATAAAAGAGGAATAACAAAAGAAACAGACCAAGAAGCCAATAGCGTTTTAAATATGGTTGCTGATAAAATAAACATAATTAGCAATAAAGATGTTAATGGTTTTAATTTAACAGATTATGACCAACTCATTAAAGAAGAAGAACTTGATGATATAATGTCTAAATTGCATCAGATTCCTCATGGTGATACGTTAATTAAACTGTTAAGAGTTATGATTTACGCTATTATAACACATATACATCCATATGCTGGCATACCGCCATCTATAGTAAGTTATACAAAAGAATCAGCAGAATGGCTTGGAAATTTGGAAACAATTTTATCTAAACATGTCCGCATTTCATGATATTTATAGTAAATTATAAATTTAGAATTTAAATAAAAACCATGTATTATAGAACATATGTTAGCAAAATGTGTAGTATAATTAAAGATTCAGATTTAAACACATCTTTAAATCCTGTATCTGAACTTTTATACGGAAAAAATACGTCAAGAGTACTTTTATATTTTGACCACTATAAAATAAAGCAAATGATGGAAGATGGCACAATGCCGGATAAATCAAAAATAAAACATATTCTTAAAATAACCAATGCAGGCTCTTTAGATTTTACTCTGTTAAATCATAAAGATACAAGTTCAGTTAATGGGTGCATTAGAAAAAGAGCATCATCATTTGATTTAATCTTTTTTTTAATACCAAAAACTTGGGATGCCGGTAAAGGATTTGATTATTCAAGAAGCATATTTCAAGAAGACTTTTATGATACAAAATCAGAAGGTTGGGGAAATAGACTTATATCAACAGATGGGTGTAATTGGTTTCAAAGAAGAAATGGGTTAAAATGGGATGAACCTGGGATTTATTCTAACAATAAATTATCTGAAGAATATGATAATTTTTCATCAAAAAATGGAAGCGAAATTGTTTTTGCTAGGCAAAGATTTGAAGTTGGTGGGGAAAATATAAATCTTGATATAACAGATATAGTTAACAAATTTGTTTCAGGGGAAATTCAAAACAATGGCATAGGCATAGCATTTACGCCTGCATTAGAACGCATAGGAGAAGATAAAAGAAGCCTATTAAGCAGCATAGAAAATTATCTTGGCTTATTTTCCAATAAAACAAATACGTTTTTTGAACCTTTTGTTGAAACCCATTATCAAGACTATATAAATGATGATAGGGCAAATTTTGTTTTAAATAAAGACAATAAATTGTATTTGTACTGTAATTTAGGCGGTCAATTAACAGATTTAGACGAACTTCCTCTAGTCACAGTAACAGATACAAATGAAGAAGTTGTAACTGATGCTAATGGAATGCTACTTGAAAATATTGAAGCAAAACATTTTTCTAAAGGCGTTTATTATTTAGATTTAAAAATAACAGGAAGAGAAGCAGATACAATGTTATTTGATACATGGAGCAACATTAAGTATCAAGGAAGTGATTTAGATAATGTTGAACTAGATTTTACTCTAAAAAATGTTAACATGTTCTTCAATATAGGAAATAAACTTGAATCTAATGAAAGATTTACTCCAAATACAAGTGGAATAAATGACAGTGAAGATATTAAACGTGGAGATATTAGGAAACTTAAAATTACTGCTCGTGTACAGTATTCTACGCAAGATTATGAACTTATAAATGGCATAGAAACAAGATTGTATGTCAGAGACGGAACAAGAGAATTAGATGTTTTTCCTTGGGAACCTGTTAATAAAACTTTTTTGGAAAATTATGTGTTAATTGATACAAGCATTTTAATACCTCAAAGATATTATGTTGATATTAAAATAAAATACGGAATGGAAGAAATAATACATCATGATGTATTACATTTTAATATTGTGGATGATATTAATAATAAATACGCATAAAAAATGCAGCTAGAAATAGCTGCATTTTCTATTTAAAATTGTTAATTGTAATAAAATATATTATTGTAATTGAAATCTTTTAGTTCAGAATGATAATCTTGTACTTCTACCATCATATTAGGTATAAGGTCAAGAGAATAATGCCTCATACAATATTCCAAATCGCTAGCAAATTGCCTATTACAATCATATATGTTTTCTCCTATAACATCAATACCTAACATATCTGCTTCGCTTTTTTCGCTAACTATCATTCCAGAAAACAATCCTTTTAGGTTATACTTTTCTGCAAATTCATTAGCGTTGCACCATATGCCTATACATGTATGTTCTTTTAATAGATAAACAAGTCTATCGTCTACAATAGTTCTAGCAAACTGATTATCTCCATATGGAGCAAATAAGCCTCCATTATAACCGTGCCCAAGCATCATTACTATTTCTTCTTTAGGGGCACTTCCAATAGCCTCTCTAATACTTCTATTATTCCACGTTTCGTCTATTAAAGTAACGTCCTTCTTCCCGGCGTATATCTTCGTCAAAAAAGAAGTCGTTTTGTCTTTTGGATGAATCACTATCATTTTTAAAATATTTTTTATTGTATTTTGAAATATATCCTAATGATAAGCCTATAAATATTAATAACATTATGCCGGTAGCATAATATCTTACAATTTCTTCTTCTTTTAACAATTTTGCCGCAAAGTATGCTATTATACATAATAATGCAGCGATAAACAAATTGCAAATAACATATACTAACGTTTCTAAAGATACATATAGTACTTTTTTAACCTTCTCATATGTTAGCATTGCTTTTACCATAGTTTTTGTAAATATTTTTTTCATACCTCTTTTATTATGTTACAAAGATACAAAAATATAATTAAATGACAAAAAAATGTTTTATTTTTTAACTTAGTTTAACATAAAAGAGATATTTATAATAAAAGTTAACACAAAATGAATTTTGATATAACTAATAATAATGAAGGCGAAAATATTCCAGTCTAAGGGATAATTTCGCCTTTTTTTAATTAAATTTAACATGGGTAAAAAAAAGAATTTAAAAGGATTAGATGAATTTGACCTAGATTTTATTAATGAAAAACTTGGCAAAAGTGTTACTGATTACATAAGTCCTGAAGATGTTGTGAGTGCTTCAGCATTAAAAACATTGAATTTTAAATTGGAAATAAAATGTAAAAACGAAAAGCAAAAAGAGTTTTTAAAAAGCCTTAAAGAAAAAAAGCATCAAATTTGTTTTGCAAGCGGAGCAGCCGGGGCAGGAAAGTCTTATATTAGTTTAGCTTATGCGTTAAGCGCTTTAAAAGATGGAGGAAATCAATTTGATAAGATAATAATAATAATTCCAACATGCCCGGCTGGAAATATGGACATAGGCTTATTAAAAGGCACTTACGAAGATAAGATTAGACCTTATTTGGAAGCAGATACTTATACAATGGAAAAGATATTGAAAAACAGTGGAAATAATATACCAAGTGAAACAGTAAAAACATTAATTTCTCAAGGATATATAGACTACCAATTGGTCAATTTTGCGAGGGGAAAAACATTTGATAATTGCATTGTGCTTATAAATGAAGCAGAAAACTATTCAAGAGAAGAAATGCTGTTACTTTTAACACGTATGGGAGAAAATTCAAAATTTATAATATCCGGAGACCCTATACAAAAAGATAGAAAAGATTTGAAAAAAAATGGCGATGGATTAACATATGCAATAGAACATTTAAAAAATTTGGAAGAAACAAGTATTACTACATTTACAAATGATGACATTGTAAGAAACCCATTAATTTCTAAAATTCTAGAAAACTGGTAAATATTTATATTATAAATAATAATATATATATTATATCATGAATAATAAAAGATTTAATGAAATTATAAAAGAATCAATAGATTATGTAGTTAATTCAGCAATCCCAACATTTGTAAAGCCTAATACTACTTATGATTATTCTACTGCTAATGATGAAGAAGAACTAAATGATTCTAATTCTTTAGTATTATCTTATAATGATGGTACTGTTAAAAAATGTAATATAAAATATATTCATGCTTTTAATAGCGGACATGACCATATGATAATTAATATGTTAGATGGGGCTATATTTTACCATTACATGGGAAAAAATATCGAAGTTAGCGAAAAAGAACACAATCGTATAGTAAAAAAAATGAGATGGTGGGTTGAAGAATATAAAGGCGAAGAGTATAAAGGGTACGTTGAAGAGGTTGCAAAAATATTAAAATATGCAGAAAAATACAATAGATAAATGAAGGGAACTATCAATTTGTGATAGTTCCTTTTATCTTTTTCTTCCACATTCGTCACCGCATAATCCGTTAATCTTACATTTTTTACAAGGATTTTCAACCGGATGAACTTCTCCTCCTATCTTTTCATATCCATTATTACCAGAATAATATCCTTTTACATGTGGTGGATTATAATCGTTTATCGCTAGTTTATATCCATCATGCACTAATCTTGAAAACCACCTATACAATGAATCTTCAGGAAGCCTTGAAACATGGTAAACATTACTTAGTATTTTTTCACTTGGCCCATTTGTTGGATACAAATAGCCATTTATTAATTGCATATAAATTGTTTTATCTGTTGATTCATTTATGGACTCAATTGCTTTTAAAAGTTTTGATTCCGTTAATATTATAGTTTTTTTCATTATGACGTTTTTATTTAATAAATATTTTGTTTTTTAATATTTTTTTTGTATATTTGTAATAAAACATATAGAAATGGATGAAAAAACTAACATAATTGTTGTACCTAATGAGCCGAAAGAAGTAACTGAAATAAGAAATAAAATATTAGATGAGTTTAAAGATTTAGTATTTGATGAAGAGCCTCATAAATATTACATAGGAGATAAAGAATTACCAAGTGTTTCTCATGTAACTCATAAATATCTTGTTCCGTTTGATAGTGATAATGTTGCTGAAAAATATGCAGAAAAAAATGGAATGACTAAAGAATATTGGCTTGACCAATGGAAATTCAATAATTTAAAGGCTACAACATCAGGAACATTGGTACATGCATATGGAGAATCTTTGGGATGGTTAAAGAACGGGCATCCAGAAAAAATAACAGAAGAAAACATATGCAAATACATAAAAGAAAAGAATTGGTTAATTCCAACTAGGAAAAAAGAAGAAGCAATATTAAAATTTTATAACGAATTAAATGATAATCTTCATTTCGTTCTTGCTGAAACTAAAGTATATACAGGAAAAAATAAAGAACTAACAAATCTCAAACAGGATTACGCAGGTACTTTTGATATTTTGTTTTATTATAAAGACCCAAAAGATGATTCAAAAAGTGGGCTTGTAATAATGGATTTCAAAACAAATAAAGAGTTATATAAAGAATTCAATAGGTCAAATGGAATTATGATGTACGCTCCATTCACAGATATGTATTCAGAACCTTTTGGCGCGTATGTTTTACAGCTTTCAGCGTATCAACTACCATTAGAAGATATTGGGTTAAAAGTCATAGCAAGAAGAATTATACACCTTAAAGATGATGGAACATATGAATTAATACCTGTAAAAGATGTTACAAAACAATTAAGAGAAGTGCTATAATGAAAGTCGGAGATATTGTATATTATAAAGGAAAAGAATACTATCTCTATAGTTTATATAAAGGAGATTTGTGTAGAATAGTTAGACTCAGGGATGGCAAATATACTCATACTAAAAATGGCGAAGAATGTTTGAATGCTAATATAGTTAATTTAAATATAAATGAATTAAAGTATATGCTTGATTGTAAAAAAGTTGAATCATTAGTTGAAGAAAAAATGAACAATAAAAAAACAATAACAGTATTACCTCAACTGAAATTTGATGAGTATTGCATTAAAACTGGATTGGATGATTCTAATGTAGAGAATGCAAATGATAAGGCGTTTATCTCCATAATTGGAACTCCTGAATGTTTAATCTATTATCTTGATGAGGGCGATACAAAGCATCATTTTAAGGGTAATCATTCAAATGTGTTGAACCTTGATTTTGATGATATAGGATATGATGAATTCGAATGGGAAGGCCATATTTTTAAGGGTATGTCAATGGAACAGGCGCAAGAGCTGTTTGAATTCATAGAGAAAAACATAGATAAATCATTTATAATCCATTGTAGAGCAGGCTTTAGTAGAAGTCAGGCTGTAGGTAATTTTATAAATGATTTCTATAAGGGAGAATTTTATTCAGATACTCTTTTATCGCATCCTAATAAGGATGTTTATAGGAAGCTAAGTAGGTGCTATTATAAAAAATATAGGCCTGACTATGAGTGATTTATTGATTTTATAGGAAAATAATTTAATTTTTAAAAAGATGAACGTTGACAAAATTTGCGAAGAAATAATATGGTATTCAAAAAAAGATGAAAAAACAGGAATGTGGATAATTCCTATTGTTATTGATTTCGATTTTACTATTACAAAAGATTCTTCGTGGTTAAAAGGAACATTTACAGAAAATGACCATTGTATAGAAACAATGAAAAAATGGGAAAAAGAATTTGGAGTCAAATTTATTCTTGAGACAATGCGTGGGGAAAAACATATTCAGCCAGCAATTGATTTTTGCAATTCAAAAGGGATAGGATTTTTTGGAATAGGAAGAAACCCTTTGCAAGACGCAGATGGGGACACCACATGTAAATGTTGGGGTATATGGGACATTGATGATAGGAATGCCGGAGTTTTTCTTGAAACTCCCAAAAATGGAAGACCTTATATTAATTGGATTTTGTTAGATATGTACCTTACTCCAATTTTGAAAAATGTAGTTAAGAGAATTTCAGAAGTTGAAGAAAGAGTTCTTGAGGCTAAAAGACTGGCAACAGAAGAAAATAAATATGTAGAAATAGATTATAGTTATTAAATCATGGATGAAACAAACGTATACATTTTTAAAAAGAAATATGAGTGCCAATTAGGCAAAATAGATGAAGGCAGAGCAATAACCACATTCAGGGGAATGATGTTTATTGATGGAGGTATGATTCCTGAACCTTATGCCTCGGATATAAAAAAACTTTTTACAGATGACAAGTTTGTAAAAGAATATATCAGGGTTGAAAAAGCAATTAAAAATAAAGTATAAAATATAAAACATTATGAAAACAAAATTTTTTAGTTTGTGGGCAGAGGCCATAGATACAAACGGCGAGAAGCACTATGTTACAGTTGTTGGCAAGTTTACTCAAAATTATTTGCCGAAAGAAGTCACGCAGGAAGTTCCTGTGGAAATTAAGCCAGGAAGTGTTGTTAAAGGAAAATTATCATTCAATAAAAGAACTTTACACAGGGCTTTGACGGTTGGAGTTTCAATTTGCCATCCTCTTGATGAATTTGACGAAGAGTTTGGAGTTGAACTAGCAAAAGCCCGTATTGAAAAAGGAGAAGATGCTGGAACAATCGAAACAAATGATGTTACTATGTTAACTGAAGATTTGATTATGGCTGAACTGATTGGAAAACTTAGCTATATATGCAATAACATCGACAATTATTTAGGCAATAACATATAAGTTGGCCCACAATAATTATAAAATGCAGTCAGAAATGGCTGTATTTTTTTTTTTGTTTACTGATATTTATTAGAAAAAAATACGTATAGAATATGAATAAAAAACTTATAAGATTAACAGAGAATGACCTTCATAGTATCGTTAGAAAAGCTGTAAACAAAATCATTAGAGAATCACAAGGATATGTTCCTAATGATGGAAATGGAATGGTTGGAGGTTCTTGGGGTAGTAGAACATTATCTGCCACATATTATTTATACAATTATATAGATGATGCTTTATATGATGCTGGTGCATTTGAAAATGAAGAAGATGGCAACAAAATTGATGAATTTATTAAACGTTGTGATTCAGAAGGCATTTTCAATGTAAAAGTAAATGTTGTAGAATCGTATGACAATTCAGTTGGAATTGATTATGATGCAGAAATAGAAAATATTGATTATGATGCAATTGATAGGGTTGAAAAGGTACTAAAAAATTTACCAACAAAAAATCTAAAATTCAAGAAGGCAGCTTTGAATGGTCTTAAAACAGGGGTTGATAGACTTGAATCAGATAAATCAGTTATCGAAGATTTAGATATTGATTATGGCGAATACTAGTATTAGTAAAACATTTTGGGTCAACTTCTATGTTATTGCCATTATTTATAAAAAAGTTGATTTTTTCTTTCTGTAGCGATATTTACTACGTCAAAAAGAGGATAGATATAGTAAAAATACATCCTTTAACATTATTTAACGCGGAATATTTGTTTATTCCGTGTTTTTTTTGTATCTTTGCTATAAATGTGTACATATGCTATGTTATTATGACAAAATGGCAGAACAAGTTTGTCACATATGTTAAAAAAATGTTAAAAATTAACTGACAAAATGGCATAAAACATTGTTTGGCACGTTATTTGTGATATGAAAGTATATAAATTTGATAAAGAAAGCAATATTTGTTACAATATTATAATAGAAGAAGATAGTGGAGAAATAAGAGTTGCTTTTGTTGGCAGCAAACACATCACTGAATATATAGCACACGTTGTTAAACCTGAATATGGTTTTTCAAGGTTAATATATGGAAGTGGGTCATCAATGCCGTATAAAGATAGTAATGGTAAGTTATGCGAAAAATATTTTTTGATATATGAAGATTGATAAAAAATATATTTTCAGACGCTTCTTTAAACGCTTCTTTAAAGAAGAATTTCTTGAAATAGAGAATAAAAAACGGGCTATAAAGATTGCCAATGAAAATCTTCAATCTGTTAAAATAGAATTAAAAAATTCTATTGAACGGGTAAATAAACTTATTGAAGAAAATACCATATTACGGCGTGAGAATGGTCAATTAAGAAACGAGGTAGATAAAACTAAAAAAGATATTATTAATAGCAATGAATATAGAACGTTGCTTGAAAAATATAATGAATTATTATATAAAAAATAAATTTTTAAAATAAAAACAATTATGTCTAAAATTATTGGAATTGATTTAGGAACTGGTAACAGTTGTATTTCTGTTTTTGAAGGTGGAGCACCTGTTGTTGTAGTTAATTCTGAAGGAAAACGTACAACTCCTTCTGTAATTGGTTTTGACAAGGGAGAAATTAAAGTTGGTGAAAGTGCAAAACGTCAGGCTGTAACTAATCCTAAGAACACCGTTCACTCAATTAAGCGTTTTATGGGTAACACCTATAAAGAATGTGAAGAAGAAGCTACAAGAGTTCAGTACGAAGTTGTTAATGACGGTGGCTTTCCTCGTGTAAATATTGACGGTAAAAAATATACACCGCAGGAGTTATCTGCTATGATTCTTCAAAAAATGAAGAAAACAGCAGAAGACTATCTGGGAGAAGAAGTAAAAGAAGCAGTGATTACTGTTCCTGCATATTTTTCTGATTCTCAACGTCAAGCAACTAAAGAAGCAGGCGAAATTGCTGGGCTAAATGTGAAACGTATTATTAACGAGCCAACAGCAGCAGCACTTGCATACGGTATTGATAAAGCAAATGAAGACCGCGTTGTTGCTGTAATTGACGCAGGTTGCGGAACATATGATGTTTCTATACTTTCTTTTGGCGGTGGTGTGTTTGAAGTTCTTTCTACCAATGGCAACACTCACCTTGGAGGTGATGATTTTGACCAGGTAATAATTGATTGGCTGGTTGATGAATTTATGCATAAAGAAGGGGTAGATATTTCAAAAGACCCAATGGCTATGCAGCGTTTGAAAGAAGCCGCTGAAAAGGCTAAGATTGAACTTTCAACCTCAAAAAGCACAGACATTAGTCTTCCTTATATTGTGGCTGTTAGTGGAGAGCCAAAGCATCTTAATGAAACTCTAACTCGTGCTAAGTTTGAGCAACTTGCAAGTAAGTTAATTTCTCTGCATAGAGGCCCTATTATTGAAGCATTAAAGGCAGCATCATTGGACGCTAAAGATGTTAACGATGTAATACTTGTAGGAGGTACTACACGTATACCGGCTATTCAAAATCTTGTTAAAGATATATTTGGAAAAGAGCCATCACACGCAGTTAACCCTGATGAAGCAGTGGCTTTAGGGGCATCAATACAAGGCGCAGTTCTTAATAAAGAGTCTGGAGTGGGAGATATTGTTCTTCTTGATGTTACTCCACTTACGTTAGGAATTGAAACTATGGGTGGAGTAATGACAAAGTTGATTGAAGCAAATACTACTATCCCATTTAAGAAAAGCGAAACATTCTCAACAGCAGCTGATAATCAAACTGAGGTAACAGTACATGTTTTGCAAGGTGAGCGTCCTATGGCGGCAGATAATAAGTCTATTGGAAAGTTCAATCTAACAGGAATCATACCAGCAAGGAGGGGAGTACCTCAGATTGAAGTAACATTCGACATTGATGCAAATGGCATTCTCACTGTGTCTGCAAAGGATAAGGCTACTGGCCGTGAGCAGAAGATTCGTATTGAGGCTTCAAGTAATTTGTCGAAAGATGAAGTTGAGCGTATGAAAGCTGAAGCCGCTGCAAATGCTGATGCGGATAAAAAAGTACGTGAAACTGCTGACGCGATAAACAAGGGCGAATCTATTGCTTTCTCTAATGAAAAAATGCTAGAAGAACAAAAAGATAATGTCAACGAGGAAGAAAAATCTAAGATTGAAGGCCTTATAAAAGACATGAGAGAAGCAGTAGCAAATAAAGATGTAAAACGTATTGGAGAAATAGAAGAGGCATTTAAAACAGCTTGGAATTCTGTTTCAGAACGTGTATATAGCACTCAGTCAGCGCAGCCAAATGATAGCACTGTTAATACAGAGCAGACTAACGCTGAAAATGTACAAGATGCTGAATATACAGAAGTTTCGTAAATTCAGTTACTAGCATAAACGCCCCAAAATGGTAAACTCTGTTTTGGGGCATTATTTTTAATGGAAAATTTCTTTTTTTCCAAAAAAAAGTGTATATTTGTATATATGACATTAAAACAGTTATTGTTAAGGTATTTAAAAGAAAAAGGATTTTATAGCATTTTAAGCGAGAAAGCATATTCTAGCTTAGTTAGAAACAACATAAGAAATGGTAAAGAGTCTTTTTTTCTTGCTAATTTTATAATTGTGTTAAGTGATTCCATGAAACGTTATGAATGGCAGAAATATCAAAGTAATGTATTAAAATTTTTTAACGAATGGGCTAGAAATGAATACAGCGTAAAATCAGGTGACACAATAACTGTTAATACAATTGATGGGAAGTATTCATATGATTTTATAGTTACATGCGTTAATGAATATACTTTATCTGTTTTATTAGAAAATGGAAATTCAATAGATTTAGATAGAATTATTGCGGTTAATGGAAAGCCTACTGATTTTTTACATGGCTGGCATTTTAAAAAAAATATTGATTACATATATTAGGAATGAATAATATGAAAGATTATTACAATATATTAGGCATAACAGAAGAAGAAAAAAAATTGAGCAATGAAGAGTTTGCTAAAGTTTTAAAGAAAAAATATCGTTCAATCTGTTTGAAGTATCATCCTGACAAAAATCCTGGCAATAAGGAGGCAGAAGAAAAATTTAAAGAAGCAGCTGAAGCCTATTCTGTTCTTAGTGATGAAAAGAAAAGAAAAGAATATGACAATCCAGTAACAGGAGGAAACAATTTTAATTCAGGCTTCAATTTCAACGATTTCAATATTGATGAAATACTCAATAGCTTTGGGTTTGGTAGCATGGGTGGTTTCAGAAGCAGTGTGAAAACAGTGCAAATAGGAGGCAATATAAGACTTAGAATGCGTTTATCGTTGAAAGAAATGTATGATGGCATAAAAAAGAAAATAAAATACCATAGAAATAATAAATGCACTGATTGTGATGGTAAAGGCACTACTAAAGATAGTAAAACAGAAAGATGCAAACATTGTGGAGGGACAGGCAGGCTTTATACCAATAATGGATTCTTCCAACAAATAACTACGTGTCATTATTGTGGCGGTAGTGGAAGTGTTACAACTAACCCTTGCCCTAGTTGTGGGGGAAATGGTATTGTTGATACCGTTCAAGAAATAGAAATTGATGTTCCAAAGGGGGCTTTCCAAGGTATGCAATTAACAGTACATGGTTATGGTCATGCTCCTAAAAATATGAACGGGCAATTTGGTGATTTAATAATTGAGATACTAGATAAAGAAAATGATGAAAAATACGAAAGGGAAGGCAATGATTTAAAAATGGACATAGAAGTTCCAGTAATAGATGCTATACTTGGGTGTGATATTACAGTTGAAACCATTAACGGCAAAAAATTGAAAGCTAAAGTGCCAAGTGGTATTGAAGACGGATATACAATGCGTTTTTCTAAATATGGTATGCCCATATATGGAAGAAATGACTTCGGCGATTTGTACGGCGTTATAAAAATTAAAATGCCAAAAAAGATAAATGACGAAGAAAGAAAAGTTTTAGAAGGTTTAAAAAAGAATAATAATTTCGCGTAAAAATATATTATGAGACAAGAAAAAAATAGTTCGTTTGAAAGATATTGTCAATATACTATAAAAGGCGATGGGTATTACCCCATGCACAGTACAGTAACAATAATTCCTGCCGGCTTTTATAAACCTGCTCAGGATTCGTATAGTGGGGAATATTTTTTGCAGAAAAAAACGGTAATAACCCCCAAACTTTATCTTTTGCCAAATGAAGCAAAAGAGATTATTTTTAATGACATACAACGATTCTGGGAATCAGAAGAAAGGTATAGAAAATTTCAAAGTGTATACAAAAGGAATATTTTGTTATACTCTATACCAGGTAACGGAAAAACTTGTCTTATTAATTTAATGTGTAAAGAACTTATTGAAAAATATGATGGCATAATTATTTGCATTGATACACATAAAGAGTTGGATTATTACACTAAAGTAATGAGTAAATTTAGACAAGTAGAGCCTAATAGGAAAATTATAACTATAATAGAGGATTTTGAAAGGCTTGCAAAGGACGATTATTATTCTGCTCTTCTTTTACAAATATTAGATGGTAATGAACAATTGGATAGTATTGTTACTATTGCTACTACAAATTACCCTGAGAATTTGGAAAAAAGATGGACATGTAGGCCAAGCAGATTCAATCTAATTCTTGAATATAAAAAGCCTGATGCTAAAGTAAGGGAATATTACATATATAATAAACTTAAAGACGGGGGTATTAACGTTGAATCCGATGAAGTTAAAAACGACATACGACGTTATGTAGAAAAAACAGAAGGCTTTACTTTCGACTTTGTTAAAGAGGCTATACAAGGTATATATGTAGATAACATATCAGAAGAAGAAATATTCGAAAGAATCGAAAAATCAAGGAAAAATAATGGCTCTTATAAAATAACAGAAGACGATGGGAGGCAAATTGGTTTCCATGATGAAGGAGAATGTTGTTGCAATGAAGGAGTGATAACTCATACAGAGCATGGGCCAATAATTTATCCTGAAGAATATGAGGAATATGATGATATGTATGAGAGAGACGATGTTATCATAAAACCATTGCATGAACATTGAAAAATATGATTAAAATTATAAGTGATACTGATTTATATGAAGATATTGATAAATATGATGTAATTTTAATAGGGACAAATATATACTGTAGTATGTCTCAGGGGTTTCAGAGGAAAATAATGTTAAATTTTCCATATGTTCAAGATAAAAATATGAGTACAAAGTATGGCGATGAAGCTAAACTAGGAACAATAATTGAATGTAAAAAAGAAGGAAACCCAACATTTGTATTACTATATATAAATAAAGGAAATTTTAGGCCGGATTTAAAAAAAGATTATTTATCATATGAATCACTTGAAAAAGTATTAAAAATAATTAATATTTTATACAAAGGAAAAAAAGTGGCCAGCACCATAATAGGCGCAAGTAAATTTGACGGAAATGGAGACAAAGATAAAATATTAAATATAATTTCTAATAATACATCAAATATTGATTTAACTTTATATGATTATGTTCAATTAAGCCGTTCGGAAGAATTAAAAAAAATAAGAACGAATGAGTTGAAAATTAAAGAAACAGATTTAGATGCTTATTATGATGCAGTCAAAAAAAGGAAAGAAGAGGCAAACAAAAGAATAAAAAATAATGGACACGCTAGATATTAAGAATTATGATTAAAAGAATTGAAATTACAGAAGATATTTTAAAAGTTATACCTATTATATTTTTACAAGAAAAAGTTGGACTTGATGGTAGTAAAGAAGTAAATATTGATTCGAATCATTTATATAGTATAGGATTTGGATTAATTGAAGATTTGGCTATGGCTTTAGGAATATATGATAGGGCAATAAAAGGTACAGAAGATGACCCCGAAGGTAGAGCCTTTAGCGAAGAAGATACGAACTATATATTGTCGCTTCATAAGTATGTTTCTGATAACATATATTATATAGAATCTCTTATACATCAATTTGTGGTTAAAGGCGGCTTGGAGGTAGGAGTATATAAAACAAAGGATAATGAATTAATTTGGCTACGAGAGTAGACTTTTAACATTTTTTAACTGAAAATATTTGTTTATGTCAAAAAAAAGCAGTACCTTTGCAAACGATTATGAAGAACCAACAGTGTTAGCAACATATCCTAAAAAAGGAATACCTGTGCTTACTGGGGAAGCAGCAGAGAGATTTATAAAGATTGCTGAAGAAAATGAAAGAAAGGCTAAAGAAAGAGAAAATAGGCCCGTAACAAAAGAAGAGGCTAAAAAAATTATAGGCTTCAAAAAAGTAATGCTAGAGTATGAAAAAAACAATATTGAAAAATTAGAAAAGGAAATAAAAAAATTAGAAGAAATTATTAATTCACATAATTAATGGCAAAAAACAAAAACATTTTAAACACGCCAAAATTTCGTATCAATGACGAAATAACAGGCTACAATGATGTAAGAATCGTTGGAGAAGGAATTGAAAGTAAAGTTGTTGGACTATCTGAGGCTAAAAAAATAGCCGATGAAATGGAAATGGATTTAATTGAAATTAATTCATCGTCCAAGCCTCCAATTCTTAAAATTGCTTCTTATGAAAAAATGATTTATGAATTAAAAAAAGCCGCTAAAAAAAACAAGCAAGCATCAAAGCCATTAAAGGAAGTACAGTTATCAGTAAATATTACTGACCATGACTTAGCGACAAAGGCTAATAATGCAAGGAAATTCATTGAAAGTGGTAGCAAGGTTAAAGTTACACTAACAATGAAGGGACGAGAATTGGCTAGAAGGGATGACAATAAACGTTCTATACTTGAATTTATTGTAATGCTTGAAGATGTTGCAGTACCAGAGTCACAACCACGCGATGATGGTAATAAAACAATTGTTATACTTAAAAAGAAAGGTTAAATTAAAATATGGCAGTTACACCTAACATTAAAACAACAAACAACTATTTTGAGAGGACTGAAACTCTTGTAAAATACTATCATGATGCTAACGAGTATGATGTGATGGATGCCGATAAAGAAAAAGAAGTTTTTATGCTTCTTGATGAAGGCAAGAAAAACATCAAAAAAGCGCATGATATTGGCGATAAAAAACTAGAGGCAGAATATAAAAAAGAAGTTGCGTCTCTTCGTGACTTTATCATAAATTCAAACCTTCGTTTTGTTATTTCCGTCGCAAGAGTGTATGCCACAAATAATAACATTCTTGATTTAATTGACGAAGGTAATATTGGCCTCATTGAGGCAGTTGACACTTTCGATGTGAGCCTTGGCAATCGTTTCCAAACTCATGCAATTTATCTAATTAGGCAGAAAATAAATTTGTTCCGCCAAAATGATGATTTGCTTATCCGGAAAAATAACGAGTCTAAAACTTATCATATTATTTCTAATATGACTAACAAGTTCATACAAGAGTTCCACAGAGAGCCTAATAGTGATGAATTGAAGGACTATATTAATAAGCATTATCCTAACGCGAAAATTAAAGATTCGGCTGACGTTCTTAATGTAAGAGTTTCTTCAATTGATGAACCAGTTAGTTCTGATGATGATGATGCTAATATTGGTAACATAACAGCATTTAATGCTTACAGCGCTTCAGCAAATGATTATGAGAATAGAGTGGAAATTGAACACCTTAGTTCTCTAGTCAATACTTTAATGAGAAATTTATCCGAAAGGGATAAAAAAATTATTAAGATGTATTTTGGAATAGAACAGAAATTTAACGCACCCTGTCCTGTTTCAGAAATTGCTGAAAAAACAGACCTTACAAAAGAACGTGTTCGTCAAATTGTGGCAGATGTGCAGAAGAAAATGAGAGACGAATATGAAAAGAATATTGAAAGGTTTTTAAATAATTAAAGGGCAACAAAAGTTGCCCTTTTTTTATATTTGTTCTTTCGCTAGTTCTCTACGTATTTTATATGCTTCTTTTTTCTTAAGCCTATATTTAGAACCATTATCATTTCTAAGACCCTTAATCTTTTTTCTTAACTGTGATTGAGCACCTTGAGGCGTATGCCCAGGATAAACACGTTTAGCTAATGCAGCAACATCAATCAAATCGCTGTCAATGATGTCAGCCAAATCTTCTGCGTCCTGGTTGTTAAGGTTTGGGTTAGTTTCTCTATCAAGTTTTGCATTGAAATCAGTCCTTAAACCATTTTTAAGTTTTTTACCATTCTTAATTATATCCTTTGCCTTTTTCACCTTTTCTTTTGCTGTTTTCTTTCCTTTTTTCGCAGCATCCCTAACATCTTTTTTAAGCCTTTTAACGTCTTTTTTCTCTTTTTTTTCTTTTTTACTTATTTCTGAAATGATGCATTCATCAATAATAGAATCCATTCTATTTTCATTAACTATATCATATATGTAATTGTTGATGCTTTCAGCTATAATTTTGTTTATATTCATAATGTTTTTATATTTTTATATAAATATCTTTTAACATCAATTTAACATTTTTTTACAAATAAAATTTTTTTATTTGATTTTTTTCTTGTATATTTGCATAAATCAAAAAGACAAAAATATGATGGAAAAGGAAAAGCATAGTTTCGTACCTAATTTTGCTAACATAGCATTTACTGAAAATGGCGCAATATCTAAGTTTACAACTGGCAAGGTTATTACCGACCAATTCGGTAAGGCCGCTAACTATCGTGGACGTGAAATTAGTGACGTTTTTAAAGACCAGGAATTACTTTGGCTTGAAAATAAAGAACAAGCAGTTCGTTTCCCGTTCTATTTGAGAATGGTGACTCGTAAGGTAAAGGTTAACGATAAAAACACCACTGATAAAGTTCAGAAAGGACAAGGCGTTCGTGACGAATCCTTTAAGCGTTTGCTTTGGCTTGCTGCCAATCAGCCGGATTCGTTTTATAAGAACATATGGGTGTTACCTATGGTTGGCTGCTGGAAGGATTTGTGGACTTTGATGTATTACGATGTAATTCTCAAAACAAATGCCATTGACCGTTCCATAATCTTCGACCTTATTAATCAAGGTTTGAAGTGTTCTTCCCATATGGAATTGATTAAGAAGTTTATGCCTCGTGTTAAGACTAACACTAAGTGCAAAACTGATTGGACCCAGATTACAAACTCTCTTGCTCGTGAATTCGCAAATTATAACGGAATGTCATACAAGGATTATAACCATTTGAAGACAAGTGGCACAGCCCATGACTTTCAGAAACTTATTTGCAGCGGTCGTTTCAACGACATCAATTGGAATTTAATTCCAGGACGCGCTCTTAGCAAGATAACTACTCAGAAGTTCTTGTCAAAGCATGACCTTGAAAAAGGTTACACAGAATGGGTAATTTCTCAGCCTACTGTGAAATATACTGGCTATGTGTATGAATTGGCAAAGGAAGTGATAACTTCAGTCGGTTGGAGCGCAAGGGCCAATAAAATGCCTATTTTCAAGAAAATAACTATTGATAAACAGTTCGATGAATTAGTTAAAAAGGCAGTAGAAGACGGCAATGTTCTTGGAAACGTATGGTGCGCACTTGACACCAGTGGCTCAATGGGCGCTAGAGTTGTGGGAGATATAAGTGCATACGATATTTGTGTATCGTTGGGAGTATTCTTTTCTACAATTAACACAGGCGCATTCCATAAAAATGTAATAATGTTTGACAACACTTCGCAGGTTAAACAACTCAAAGGTGGTTTCTGCGATATGATTAATGACATTATTCATTCTAAAACTGCTTGGGGAGGTACTAACTTCCAAAGTGTCATAGACGAAATTGTAAGGGTTCGTAAAGAAAACCCTAGCATTCCTCTTGAAGATTATCCTCAGACATTGCTTATAGTTAGTGATATGCAATTCAATCCGGTTGGAGGCAACGAAGATACTAATTATCAAGCAATGAAAAAGAAACTCTATACTGTTTTCCCAGAGGAATTTGTTAACAGTATGAAGTTTATTTGGTGGCAGGTAACTGGCCGTACAAATGATGCCCCTGCTACACTCGATGATAATGGATGCTATTTCTTTAGCGGATTCGATGGAAGCATAGTTTCTCTTCTTCTTGGTGGAGAAATGGCAGAAACTGAGGCTGAAACGAAAGTAAAGCCAACAATGGAGGAAATGATTAACGCCGCACTAGGACAAGAAATATTATCTTATGTAATAGCATAAGACAAATAACACTAAACGGAAATGGGTGGTGCTACATTGTAGTGCTACCCATTTTTAAGTTTAATTAACTAAACTTTTTTTCCATTGACACTTTTTTTTTGTATATTTGCAATATAAATGTTTTAAAAGAAATTACATATTATGATGTTTTTTTACAAAAAGAAGAAACATAAGAAGCATAAGAACAAAGGGAATTGCTATAATACAAGTGGTAGCATGAAAGAAAAAAAACGCTTTGGGCTTACTAATGCTGAAATGGATGGGCTTATTTTGCAAATGATATGTAAGCCTAAAATACCTATTGAATCTGTAAATTAAACTTATATAAAAATGACATTATTAGAAGAACTAAATTTTAGAGGGCTAATTGCCAGTACGTCAGGTAATCTTACAGAATTACTTAGTAAACCAACTGTTTTTTATGTAGGAACAGACCCTACTGCCGATAGCCTTCATCTAGGGCATTTGCTTGCGTTTACAACTGCTAAACTGTTGCAAAGTTATGGGCACAAACCAATTGTTCTTTTAGGCGGAGCAACAGCATTTATTGGCGACCCATCATTCAAATCAGAAGAGCGTAAACTGCTTAGTGCTGATGTTGTTTCCCACAATATTGATGGTATTCGTGCTCAGGTTTCAAAATTGCTTGATTTTAATTCAACTGCTGATAATGCCGCAATAATGGTAAACAATTACGATTGGATGAAAGATATGTCTTTCATAGATTTTGCCCGTGAAGTAGGAAAATGTATTACCGTTAATTATATGATGGCAAAAGATTCTGTTAAGAAACGTTTGGAGCGTGAAGGTAGCGGAATGTCATTTACTGAATTCACATATCAACTTATTCAAGGCAATGACTTTGTTGAGCTTTACAAAAAGTATGGCTGTAAGTTGCAAATAGGTGGCAGCGACCAGTACGGAAATGGAACAACAGGTATTGAACTTATACATAAGATGTTGAAAAAAGATGACGCTTGTGTTCTCACTTGGCCGCTTGTTACAAAGGCTGATGGCACAAAGTTTGGTAAATCTGAAAAAGGTAATATTTGGTTAGATGCAAGTAAGACTTCTCCTTATGAATTTTATCAGTTCTGGCTCAACCAATCTGATGATGATTCAGAACGTTTCATTAAGTTGTTTACTCTTATCCCTCTTGATAACATAAAGTCAATTATTGAGCAGCATCGTGAAGACCCTGGTAAAAGATATTTACAAACTGTGTTAGCAGAGTATATGACAGAAATGATTCATGGCAGAGAAGCTTTGCAAGGAGTTAAGCAAGCCACTTCATTTTTGTTCGGCGGTGGTGACATTAATAAAATGGATGAAAACGGGTGGAAGTACGTAGAATCTGAGGTAACTACTGTTGAAGTAAGTAAAGATGTTTTTGAAAATACAAATATGCCTGTTATTGAATTGGCTATAATGCACGATAAAGTGCCTTCAAAATCAGAAGCACGTAAGCTCATTAAAAGTAATGGCTTTTCAGTAAATAAAACTAAAGTTAGTGAAAAAGATACTGTTGATGCATCTAGTCTTATAAACGGCAAATATCTTCTTTTACAAAAAGGTAAAAAAGACTATACGTTGGTTATCTGTAAATGATATAGTGGGATGGGAAAACCATCCCACATTTTCGTTTAATATACCAATAGTAAAAATAAACAATCAATTAATATTTTTTAACTCAATTTTTTTGCATACGTCAAAAAAAAATATTACCTTTGCAGCGAAATAATTTAAGCATAAAATATTATGGAAAAAAAAGTTTTTAAAGATTGTGAAGTAGGAGATAAATTATATCTAATAGAGTTTAATAATAATTTAAACATTAAAGAAACTACGTTTAAAAGTAAAACACATTATTGGCATGAAGCAAGTTATACCATTTATTTAGAAAATGAAACGCCTTCTACGGGCTGTATAGATGCCAGAAGTAGAAATAAAAATCTATTCACCACTAAAGAAGAAGCTGAAGAATTTAGGAATGAAATTATTAACGGCAAAAAAGTTTTTCTTACCGCCAAAAAAGGCGATACTGTTTATATAGTTGTACGTGGGGAATCAGACATTTTAAAGTCTAAGCTAGATTATGATTATGATAGAAGTACTCCTACTGAGCGAGTAAGATTTTATTTTTGTAAATATAAAAAATATATAACTGATTTTCCAAGCGAACTAGAAGATAAAGCAGAAATTTCTTTTTATAATGATGCTTATAAACGTGTAATTGTAAAATATTTTTTAAACGAAAAAGATGCTATAAATTACATCAAATATTCAGAAAGAAGGAAGAAGAAAAACGCAACAGATAAATACATAAAGTCAATTGAAAATCATGATGGAAAGCCTATTTCATTAAAAGATAACGCAGGAAATGATTTACACTATGGCGACACTGTTGTTTATATAAGGAGAATTGGGTACAACGCCCATCCAGAATTAAGGAAAGGTGTTATAATTGGTGAGTCAAAAACCACGATAAGAGTGCTTGACGAATGTGAAAAGAAAAATGGTATACCGATGGGATTTCGAGGAGAAAGAACTAAGGAATCTGATGGAACGCATTCTGTGCAGTCTCAAAGCGTTATGCTGTTTAAAACAGCCGAGGTTAATACCAAAAGTGGATTTGTTTTTACAAAATAATATATGGAAGAATTACTAGAAAATACATGGTATTTAATTTTGTTTCTCATAGAAATAGCAGTAGTACTTGTTATAATTGATGCTATTATGAGCATTATAGGGAGTATGCTAGGTTTTTCTTGGAAAAAAGTATTAATGTGGGCAGCAACCGTGTTTGGAATTTTATGGTTAAGAGACTTCATTAAAAAACGCAAGCAAAAAGCACAGAAAGAGATAGTGCAAGAGTTAACAGAAGATGATTTTGAAACAATTAATAATTAAATAAAAAAATGATTATAGGAAGAAATGAGCCTCTTGATTACAAGAGTGTATTTGAAACAATTGTAAATACGACTGCTGAATATATTAAGTCGTGTAAGTTAGAAACAATGGTACTAGGCTTAAGCGGTGGGCTGGATTCTACAGTTTGCGCTGCCATTTGCAGCAAGGTCGCTGAAAAAACTGGCGCTGTGCTATATGGCGTAAATTTACCGTGCTCTACAAATAAAGAAGATGAAAACAATTCTGCTGATTTGGCAGGACAAGAATTTTGTAATGCATATGTTAAAGCGGGGATTCAAGAAACGTTTGAGTGCGTTGAAAAGTTATGCGATACTGTATCTACTTTACCAAGTACTAAAATATCACAAGGTAATATAAAAGCTCGTCTGAGGATGATTACTCTATATGACATTGCAAGTAAAATGCATGGTATTGTAATAGACACAGATAATTTAACAGAACATTTCCTTTCTTTCTTCACCATAAATGGCGATGTTGGAGATTTAAACCCAATAGGTAATCTTTGGAAAACTGAAGTATATGGGTTGGCTGAGTATATGTGTAAAGAAGTGTTCAATGATTCTGCCGCATTGAGAGCCGCTATTGAAATAACTCCTACTGATGGCAATGGCGTGTCTAATTCAGATTTAGACCAAATCATGCCGGGTTATACATATGATGATGTTGACTCAATTCTTATGCCTTGGGTTACTCTTGATAATCGTATTAAAGAGTCTTTTTTAAAGAATGGCTTTAATCAAAAAGGTACTGTATTTGCTAAATTGGTTGAAAAATATGGAGAAGATAACGTGAAACGTGTTATTATGCGTTCTGTTACATCTGAATTTAAAAGATTTCCACACCCAACACCAATTGATGTGTTTAGAGGGCAAATAGTTAAGAAATATACTATCGAATAAAAATATTTTTTTAAAAAAATTGGAGAATAATTTTGTTCTTCAATTTTTTTTTGTATATTTGCGATAGTTAAAATATTTGAAAATGAATATACATGAAATTAAAACGTTGATAAGAGGCAGCACAAAAAAAAATGATACGTTACCTCTTTCTGATTTAGCAGAACTTAAATCTATTGCAAATGTTACATTAGAAATAGACAGGGAAACAAATGATTATTATTACAAAGTTGATATTAACGATTTAATTGATAAAGAATTTAACACTACTATAATAACAGATAATGGATGGGAATTATCACTAGATGAACAATATATATATTTATTTATTTAATTTTTATAAAATATGATAAACATAAACGTATACGGTAGATTAGGCGCAGATGCCGAACTTATAAATGGAAAAAATGGTCAATTTGCATCTTTTCGTTTAGCAGTTGATGACAGAAAAAACAGTGAAAAAACGACAACATGGTTCAGGGTGACTCTTAATGGAGATAGAGCCGGAAAAATTGTAGAGTATTTAACCAAAGGAAAACTTGTATATGTTACAGGAACAGAAACGGTAGGGACATATCAAGCAAAAGACGGCTCAATACAGGTATCAAGAGATATTAGCGCCACAAATATAGAATTTATATCTGTTGGCAGTGGAGCAACAGCATCAGAAACAACAGTGGAAAAATCTGAGCCTGCTGTTTCAACTGGCACATTGAAAAAACCTTCTGAAGTAAAAGTACCAGTTACAGCAGCAGAGCCTGAAGATGATTTACCATTTTAAATGGTACTATTTTAGTAAAAGCAGTCAGTAATGGCTGCTTTTTATATTTTTTTAACACAAAATATTTGCCTATATGCAATTTTTTTATTACCTTTGCAGTATGAAAAATCAAATAATACATTAACTTTATTTAACATAAATAATTTTGTTTTATTAGATTAATTTTGTATATTTGTAACAAGTGTTCATTACTAAATAAAAAAGAATATGGCAAATAATAAGAAAAATGAATCTCCTATTGTAGAGGTTTCAGTATGTACTACTCAGGTGGCAGAAAAGCCAAAAAGGTCAAGAAAGAAGTCAGCAACATCTACTAGGGGGGTTGAGGCTGTAATCAGTGAAATTACTGAAAGGAAAGGCACTGTTGGAGAAACAACCACTGCCATTGCTAACATTTTAAAAGATAAGGAGCAGAAAGAAGTCAGTACGTTCAGAAGAATTAACGATGATGGAATGGTTAATATGTCTGAATTTACTCAAAAAGAACTTGATGAATACCATGCCATTGGTAAGAAATTGAACGTCCATGATAAGATGTCAATATCTAATTATGGTTCTGAATTAAGTGAGCAACTTAACCGCAGCACGAAGGAACTGATGGCTCGTGGCTCTACCACAAAACTGGGTGACGAAACTAAATCCATAATGAAAGAAATAAGTTCAAAACTTACCAATATAGATTTGGATGAAATTAAACGCCCCAATTGGTTTGTTAGAACTATTCGTGAGATTCCTCTTCTTAATAAAATGTTTTTCTCAATTAAAGCATTCATCAATAAATGCGAAAGCCTTGAGAAAGATGTTGAATTGATGCAAGAAAAACTACACGCCGCACAGGCAATTGCCCTTCGTGATAACACAGAATTAGAGCAAAGATTTCAAGAAACTATATCATATATAGAAGTATTGGAGAAGTTAATTATTGCAGCAAAGCTTAAGTCAGAAGAGTATGGCAAGGCGCTTGAGGTGATGGAATCACAGCCAGAAAAATACTCAGCTATTGATATACATGATACAAGAAACTTTAAGCACGAACTTGACAAGAGAGTGGAGGCTATGCTTACTTGGCACTTATCATTTAATCAGTCTTTGTTCCGCATCCGTGATATCCAGGATGCTAACATTGCTCATAGCAATTCAATTTCACAAGACATTGATAACATGATGCCAATGCTTCGTGACCAGTTACAGCAAGCAGTGTATTTGTATAATCTTGAACAAGGTCTAAAGGCGCATGAAGTTATGATAAATGGCTTCAATGAAATACTGGCACACAATGCGGATGCAACGCACGACCTTAAAGTTCGTGTTACTAAGATGACTGAAAGCCCATCAATTAAGCTTGAAACTCTTAAGCATAACCAAGAAAAAATCAAAGAAACTACCCGTGATTGCTTGCGCATTATTGACGAAGCAGCTAAAGAACGCTTGAATAACGAGCGAGAAATGGCTAAAATGAGGGCTGAACTTGATTCTATGATGTCAGGCATTTCTGTTGATAGTAATACTAAAAGTGCTGCTGCAATAGAGGCTAAATATTCTACAGACTAAAAAATTAAATATGCTAAACCATTCTAAAATGTTTGGTTTAGCATATGATTATAAACAAACAAATTATGATAAAAATTTCGTATGCGAATAAAATTTGAAAATGAAACAAATTCCATAGGCTTGCAACTGGGACTTCCTATTGATTCAATTATAAGAGATTTAAATGAATTTTCGCCGTTAACTAAAGTTGCTCCAAAATGGGTGTCTCTTTCGAACGATAACATTTCTTTGATGCAACTGTTAGACGTTGACGTAGAAATGCTTAAAGGAGGGAAAACCAATGGTAATAGTGATGGAGAAAATTTTATTCCTGGAGAAATATATTCTATTAGCAAAGAATCAGTAGAAGGAGTCGAATTTGGGCGTTTATATTTTAGATTGTATGGGCTAATCAAAGAATATAAAGGGGTAAATCTAGATTCTTTAATTGTAAAAGAAGTAAGTATAAATGATAAAGGAGAAATAATAGAGGGTGTAAACGTGTCTGGTAGGCGAACATTCTCCATGTCTCCGTCGATGTGCAAAATGATGGGCATTAAATACAGCCCTGGATTTGAACTTTGGCCAATAAACAGTGGATTTGAAAAGGTAGAACTTAAGCCAAGCAATTATCATGACGTTAGTAGAATTAATTATGGTAATATGTTAACGTATCCTACTTCTGAAATAGATGGAACAATAAGGAAAATTATAGTAGAGTTGCATGGCTTTTCACCATTCAATAATTCTCATATTATTACTCCAACCGGGGCACTGATACCTACTAATGAGTTTGTTTCCTCTCTAACAATATTTGCTAGGCAAAACATATCAACAGATAACGGCTGTGCCGGATTTAAAAAAGGGGAAACATTGCCATTTAAAATTGTTTCTAGACAGGATGACGATAGGCCAATTTCTATTTGTGACGAAAAGCATAATATTTATGCAGAAGTGTCGCTAACAAAGCAGTCGTTTAATGTAACAACACCGGATGGTATAATAGGAGTGTCCCCTACAGCATTAGATGGCAAAGATATTGATGATGTGATTGGCGTTAAATGGGACGAATCTAGTGACGAAAGTAATAAAAACCCAAGCGAACATTTAACAGCAAATTTATCTGCTGAAAATATAGAAAACGTATTCAAAGCGTTAGATAGACATTTTTGCAAAACACGATTTAATAGACTTTTTTAAAAATGAAAAAAGAAATTGTTAATGAACCAAAAGAAATTAATTCTTATAGAGTTGTTCAAGACGGAAAAGAAATAATGGACGCTCTTAAAAGTGGAGAAACAGTAATGCATTGGGAAAGCGGTTATTCTATGCACCCAATCATTAGCCATATGGAATATTGTAAAATAACTCCTTTGGAAAAAGTATTTGAAAGAATTAATGCTAAAGGTTGGGATTATTTTGTTGGCAAACCAGTGTTTTGCCATTTTGTTTATCCTCTTAAAGAAGGTGGGCATGGAGATTTCTATATGGTTCATCGTTGCACAGAGGTATATGAACGTGATGGCGAAATATATTATAGAATTGATAGTACCGATGGAACATGTTTTGGATGGACAAAAGATGTATATGGCATAGCAGAAAGTACAGGTATATTTCAAAACGAAGAAATACTATGGAGTTAACAAAAGTTTTAGACGTTATTAACTACACAGGTAGAATATATTATATAAGGCCATATATTTGGGATGGCAAAATTGTAAGAAACACTGTTGGCACTGCTATCAAAGAAACAACTAAGTATAATAATTTTGGTAGGACGTATTCACTTGGAAGATTAGGTAGTTTACATTGGGACGATACAATTTTTCACCATATCAATGAAGGCGAAACTGTAGACGAAAATACAGTTATAAACAACGGTGGCGCATTAAGATTTTTTACAGATAGAGAAAGTGCAAAAAAAGCACTTGAAGATTATAGGGCACAACATGTTTATAAACTAAATGAGTCAATAGAAAAGGAATTGAGGCGTCTAGAAGCAGAAAAGAAAAAAATTGAAGATAATATAAATAAGTTAAAAGAAAGAAGAAAAGAGTGCTTTAAATCATTGTCAACTAATTTTATAAAAAAATCTTAAACTTTTTGAAAAATTAATATATTTATATAAAAACAAAAAATTAAAAAATGAAAAACGTAACAATTTACATACCAGAATATATTTATGGCGGCTACGAAGAGAATTATCTTTTCGGAGGTGAACCTATTGCGTTTGGTTAAGTAGATTGTCTTGATATGCGTTTTATTATAAATAAGGCTTATTAGGTGGATAATCTACGCGGTTATCCACCTTTTTTGCATTTTTTAACTCATAAAATTTTTGTTTTATAAATATTTTATGTATATTTGCAAAGATTTAACAAACAAGGAAACATACAGCAAGTTTAATTTATGGATTGCAACTCTTTAAAAACAAATGTTTCCTAAACATGGCCGGTTAGTGTAGCGGTCAGCACACGAGATTTTCATTCTCGGGACGGGGTTTCGACTACCCCACCGGCTACTTAATAGAATTTTAAAATGATGTTATGGCTAAACTTGTAGCAATTAACTGGGAAAGTTTGAAAAGTGGAGCGATGCTTCGAATGAAAGATTTTCCATCAATAAAACTTTTGAAACTTAGTAACTCTAAAGCCTGTTATTTTCCATATGGCGACGATTCAATTATAGTTGATATAAAAGAATATGAATCTGAAATTAATGGCTTTTATTATTATTTTCAGACAAAAAAAGACGACTGGCATCCATTAACAATAAGACTTTGGGAAGAATATGATTGAAAATAGTATTAGCCTTGCGTATAAAAGGATGAAAGAAAAAAAGTGGGATAAAATATATGTGCTGATTGATATACATAACACTATATTTAGACCTTCTTATCGTAACGGAGAAACTTATCAATGGTTTAATGGTGCTAAAGAAGCACTACAGTTTTTAACCAAAAATAGTAAGATTTGTTTGATATTGTGGACTTCATCACATAAATCAAATATTGATGAATACATAAAAGTGTTTGAAGAAAATGGAATTCATTTTGATTATGTTAATGAAAATCCGGAAGTAACAAATGACGATATTGGAAATTTCGATAAAAAATTATATTTCAATATAGGAATTGACGATAAATTTGGCTTTGATGCAGAAAATGGAGACTGGATGTCATTGTTGAAAAAAGTGACAACATTATTTCCATTAAAAAATGATGAGAAATGGGCAGAAGATGAACTGAAAATATAAAATAACACGGGAATTTACAGCAATTTTTGTTAAAACATATGAATATCTTACATAGAACGTTGAACACTTAGTTCCCTAATTTTAAAAGTACAGTAAATATGTTAAGAGGAAGTGATATTGAAATAATATGCAAAAACAAAATGGAATACTTATTTATGGCTTCATTAATAAGTTCCGATAATATAAGAACTATAAAAGACGCAGAGGAATCATTGAAATTTATAAGTGAAGTAGAAGAAGCATTAAAAACGGCTCAAATTTCAGAAGATAAGAAAAAAGAATTTGAAAAATATATAGAAAAAGGAAAAAATATATTACAAACAGATGTAGAAAGATTTAAAAACGAAAAATAAATTGTGTGGTTCCAGAGTGGTCAAATGGGCTTGACTGTAAATCAAGTGCTTCGGCTTCGGAGGTCCGAATCCTCCCCACACAACAAATAATAAATTAACATTTTTTTACAAGTTTTATTTTGCTTTTAAAATGTTTTTTTGTATATTTGCATAAATAACTCTAAATTTGAAATTTCTCAACCTTGGCAAAGGCTAAAAACAATAAAGCAAGGAATCTAACAGCAAAAACTATATTTAGCAATTGGGGCCGTTGACGGTAGTTCGATTCTGCCTGCCCTGACGAACAATATGCGCTAAACATCAGGGTATAGTTCAGTGGTAGAATAACGTATTTAAATGATTCCTAACATTAACGGGGTGTAGCTCAGTAGGTTAGAGTGCTAGTTTTGGGAACTAGTTGTCGCAGGTTCGAGTCCTGTCACCCCGACAATAACCGCTGAGGCGCAAGAGCAATCGCAAGTGAGACGATAGTAAATAATGGACGGCGTGTAAACAACACATAAAAAGCCTCACCCATTTGAGGGTAGAATCAATCCGATAATCACTCTACGCAGTCAGGTTATAAAAATAATATCAAATAATCGTTCCACGTAAGTCCAATAAACTGTGGGTTCGTGAAAATCGAAAGAATGTACCAGGTTATCTTCCTGGAGAGGTATGGGTGGAGGTAAGGTCTCTAGCAAAAGCCCAAACGTGATAGTTGATATTATATCGTCAAGGAGTCTAACAGCATATGTATAATTACGACGGTTAGCTTAGTGGTTAAAGCCTTGGATTTTACTAAGAGACGTTGGTTCGAATCCAGCACCACCGGGTTTAAAATGACTCCTATTTTTTGAAAAACATTAATTTAAAAAAATAAAGATTATGCTACATGTTTATGAAAAAGTAACAAAGGATAAAATAGACTTTCCTGCGTATACATTATGCTTTCTTGGCATAATAATGAATAAACTTGAGTTTTATGGTTTAATAGACGGTAAAAAAGGTAAGATTGATACAGAATCTCCTACTACACTCGTTATACCTGTTGTAAGCAGAAAGTTTGAATATTGCTATGATGGCATAGAACTTATTAAAAAAACATTGAAACGTAGAGGCTTTGTGTGTGATATGGCTCATTACAAAACCATCGAAATTGACGAAAAAGATGGAACAAAAAGTAAAGGCTATTCATACGAATATAAAATCTCAAAAGCCTAGTATATAATACACGGGAGCGTACAGCAAAGTTTATGCATATTCACAGTAATTTTTGGGTAGTTAAACAGGCGTTCCCTTTTTTTGAATTTATTGTTTTAAATTATAATAATTGTAATTAAAAAAAAAGAATGAAGAAGTTTTTGTTTATGTTTGCCCTAATGTTGGGCGTAGTAAGTGCAAATGCGCAGATTGCTACACAGAATAGTGCTGCGCTTGATAATGTTAGTGTTGGAGTTACAGCTGGCGTATCTACTCCGCTTGATTTTAACAGTGTTTTCCCTCTAAATACAAACTTGGGAATTAAGTTGCAGAAGGATTTTACAACTGCATTTGGCGTACAAATAGAGGGATTGGCGTTTCTTAATGATAACCATTTTTCTGATATTAGTACCGCAGTAAAAGCAACAAATGTTGGCGCAAATGGCGTATTTAACCTTTCTAACATTTTTGGCGGATATAATGGAACGCCTAGGGTTTTTGAGGTTAGCACTGTAACTGGTATTGGGTGGTTGCATAGTTGGGACACAAAAAGTAATTTCCTAACTTCAAAGACAGGTATTGATTTTGCATTCAATCTTGGTAATGAAAAGGCGCATTCAATTGTTATTACTCCAGCCGTCTATTGGAATCTTAATAAATTCGGTCATGTTCATTTTGACAAGCGTGGTTCACAGTTAGCAATTAATGTGTCATATGTTTATCACTTCAAGACTACTAATGGTACTCGTCATTTTAAGACGTATGATGTTGGAGCCATGATAGGTGAGATTTCACGCTTGAATGCATCACTTGCTGAATGTGAAAAACGTGAGCCAAAGGTTATTGAAAGAGTAGTAGAAGTACCAGCAATCAATGGAGCAGCAGTTAAAACCGGCAATGAAATGTGGGTAGTACCATTTGCTGTAGGAGAATCTACTCTTAGCAGTATCGCACAGGAAGTACTTAATCAGATTGGTAATGATGCAATCGTAGATGTTACTGCAACAGCATCACCGGATGGCCCAACTTATTTCAATAAGAGGCTTTCAGAGAGACGTGCAGCAGCAGTTGCTGATTATCTTACCAAACGTGGCGTTCGTGTGAATAGTTGGGCAGGAGAAGGCGTAAATCCTGAGACTGGACGTTCAGCAATCGTTAAGACTATTCAGTAGTTATATATAGATATATTTGGCAGTGTTGATGAAGTACACTGCAAGCCTTATGAATCACGTTTTGGGTAGTAGTTTTTTGTGTTCTTTCATTATCAGAGGTTTTACTTTACCAAGCGTGGTAAAGGAGTGATTCAAATAAGGCGGTTGCCGATAAACGTAAACGGCTCGTGGCGTGTACCAAACGAGAGAATTGCAAAATTTTCAAGAAGCACGTTTATCCTGTTTGCTGCTGCAAATAAAAGGTACTGGGCAAACCTAAATTGCCCAATTCGCAGGCGTCGCCTAGTTGATTATGGCACTTGGCTTCCAACCAGGAATAACGTGGGTTTGAATCCCATCGCCTGCTCATAATAAATGTCAGTTCTATTTACATTTTTCGCTCTTTTACTAATATTTATATACAAATAGATGTATTATGGATATTAGTAAATTAAATGAAATTTTAGAGAAAAGTAAAAGTATGAGTGATGTTGCCAGATGTATTTTTGGCAAAGAAAATTATACTAATCGTGAAAAATGCAAAAAAATCATTGAAGACTATGGTATAGACTGGAAAAAATGGTTAGCAGAAAAAAATATTAAGCCAAAAAGATATTGTCTTTATTGTGGTAAAGAAATAACAGAAGGTGATAGTAGAAAAAAATTTTGTAACTCTTCTTGTGCAGCCAGCTATAACAATAAAGGTAAAAAACATTCTGATAATACAAAAAAGAAAATTTCAGAAGTATTACAAAAAAAAAGTGCTTCTTTTGATGGGACTATAAAACCAATAAAGGCAAGGTATAGAAGAAGTAAAGAAAATACCAATTGTTTGTATTGCGGAAAAGAGCTGAATGGCTATAGATTTTGTGATAATATATGTCGTTCAAAGTATAAAGCAAAACAATACATAGAACGTTGGAAAAAAGGAGAGGAAACAGGATTAAGTGGTAAATATGGAATGGCAAGGGCAGTAAGAAATTATATTTTTGAAAGCAAAGAAAATAAATGTGAGTGCTGTGGCAATAACTATATAAATCCATATACAGGTTTATCAGTTCTTCAAATACATCACAAGGACGGAGATTGCACGAACAACAAGGAAGAAAATCTTCAATTGCTTTGTCCAACTTGTCATGCAATGACAGAAAATTTCGGAAGCAGAAATAAAAATGCTACTAGAATAGATAATAGGAAAAGATATTAAATATCGGGTAGACTCCCTGTTAGTCACAGGACCGGCTCTATGCGGATATAGCTCAATTGGTAGAGCGTCTGCTTGCCATGCAGAAGGTTGGGGAATCGTGCTCCCTTATCCGCTCAATGAATTTAATAACTAACTAAAAAAATCAAGAATGGTAACAACAGCATTATTTACAGAAGCATTTTGGTACTATGCACCGATTTTGGCTTCTTTAACAGTAACAATTGCAGGAGCAATTAATGGAAAATTTAACATCACAAATGGTATGTGGCCTCAGATTGTAGCATGGATTGTAGGCGTGGTGCTAACAGTAGGTGGATGGTTTATCGGTCTTGTACCACTAGGCGAACCTACTTGGCTTGCTATCGTTTGTTTGTGTGGTGTTGTAGGCCTTAGCAGTAATGGTATTTATGATATTCCATTTATCAAGAATTTGATAGATAAGATGCTGCCAGACGAAAAGTCTAAGGCTTAAATTTATACGCCGAACAAAGGGCTACAGTAGGCAAACGTCAAACCAAAGCCCTTGAACCTCGTAAACGTCTCAACCGCATTATGCAAAGAGAGAGGTAACAGACCATTGGGCAATTCCATAGGAGTGTTGTTAGGACGTTTATTGCACCATCAATATGGTGCAATTTTTTTGTTTGTATATTTCTTTTTTTTAACTTTTTTTTGTATATTTGTATTATGAAAAAATATGCAGAAAAATGTTGGCGATGTGGAAAGCCATTAATATGTCACGGAAGCTTTATGATTAGTGACTGGGAAGGTATAGAAATGGATGAAAATGATGACGCTGTTATAACAGATTATTATTGTCCATATTGTGGTATGGAATATTCTATTACAGATACGCCTAAAAATCAAATGAACAATTATCAATATTTTAAAAAAGAGCAAACATGAAATTTGGAGAAAGTTATGAGATTTTAACAAAGGGAGGTTTTGTTGCCAGAAAGATTTGGGAAGGAGTTTTTATTTGGCTTAAACCTTCAGCAATAGTTAAATCAGAATGGTGCAGAGACCCAATTTTGAAAATGATTGCTGATGCAAATGGTGGAGAAGTGAAAGCTGAAGCTGTTTTGTGCAAGCATAACATTTATAAAAATGAAGTTATGACTGGTTGGATTCCGCAACAAGATGATTTGGCAGCAGATGATTGGCATGAATGTAAACCAGAAATAGTAAATGGCATATCTGGTAAACTTATTGTTATTGATAGCGCTAATAAAAATGATGGCTATGTTGGTGATTTGTTTGATGGGGCAGATGTAATTAAAAAACCATAAATTGTATTTTCATGTATAAAGTGCTATTCATTTATGACATTTATGATGTAGATGAAGAACCAGATATTGAACCATATTTTGGAATAATGCCTCAAAAAAGGTCAATATAATTGCGTTTTTATTTACTCCACAAATTAATTTATTATATTATATAAAAGCACCCGTACCCGAACTGGTATAGGGGCTACACTAAGGATGTAGTGTTCCGAAAGGGCATTGTGGGTTCGAGTCCCACCGGGTGTACTAAAAATAATATAGTAATTTTTTTTATATGTCTGAATTTAAAACAATTGATGAAGATGGGGTTTTATTGAGAAGGTGTTGGGCAATGCCTAATAAAAACACTTTCTCAATAAAGCCGTTTAAAGAACTTATTGAAAAATACAAAGCTGAATTACCTGAAGGGGCTATCATATTAGACCCATTTGCTAATTCAAATAAGCATGGCACGATAACAAATGATATAGACCCACAATATGATACAGATTATCATTTAGACGCAAAAGATTTTCTTAAGTTGTTTAGCGACAGCTCAATAGATATGATATTGTATGACCCACCATTTTCGCCTACACAAGTTGTTACTTGTTATAAAAAACTAGAAAAAACCGTTGATTGGGAAAGTACATCTGCTTCTTTTTGGTCTAAACAAAAAGAGGAAATAGGAAGAATTTTAAAACCTGGAGGTATTTGCATAACGTTTGGATGGAATTCTGGTGGAGTAGGTAAAAAATATGGATGCGAAATAAAGGAAATATTACTTGTAGCACACGGAGGTCAGCATAACGATACTATTGCAGTTGTTGATGAAAAAATAAAATAGAATATGGCAATAGAAGTAAACAAAATATATAATGAAGATTGTTTTGATACTATGAAACGTATGGAGGACAGGTCTATCAATGTAATATTGACAAGTCCTCCATATAACATGACGAAACGAAAAGGAGGCTATGCTGACAGTGGAAGGTATGATGTCTATAAAGATTGGAAAACTGAAAAAGAATATTTAGATTTTACTAAAAACTTGTTTAATGAATTTAATAGAATCATATCTGATAATGGAGTAGTATTATATAATTTCGGCTACAGTATTGAAAATCCTGCATTACCTTATAAATTAGTAACTGAAATAGTTGAAAATACTAACTGGCGTTTAGTTGACACTATATGTTGGAAAAAAAGTAGTGGTTTGCCTTTTCCTGCTAATAAATGTAGATTAAGCAGAACTTGGGAATATGTATTTGTTTTTGCGAAAAATGGTATGATAAATGATTTTTTCATTGATAAAGGAATAGCATCAATTAGTGAAAAAACAAATCAAATATATTATAATGTATTTTATAACTATATTGAAGCTAGAAACAATGATGAAAAAACAAATAAATTGAATCAAGCAACGTTTAGTAGTGAATTAGTTGTTAAACTTCTTGACTTATATTCAAGTGATGGCTTTATAATATACGACCCATTTATGGGGACAGGGACAACAGCAATAGGTTGTTTGAAGTCAAAAAAACAATTATATTATATTGGTAGTGAAATATCAGAAGAACAGGTAAAATATTCTATAGAAAGGATAAACAAAACTCATTTTGTCTAATATTTATTAAGAAAAAACATTATGAATATAGACAAAATAATAACAGAATCTATTAATAAAGTATTAAAAGAAGTTTGCGAAATAGACAATGCTCCTAATGGTTGGCATAGTTGGGCTGAAACAGATGCTGAAAATGGTATGACGCCGGAAGAAGGTAAAGCAATTAGAATGCAGCCTGGTAATGCTGCTCGCGCTAAAGAACCAACACCAGTAACAACTGATTTCAGTAAAAGACCAACTGTTGAAGAATGGGAAGAAGTATATAAACCTATGGGTATGAAATATGGTGATTATTGTGAAAAAATTTATGGTGTTAAATTACGTTAATTGCTTGTTTATTTGATTTTTTTTTTGTATATTTGCATTGTTAATTGAAAAAATAATAAATATGGTATACGTTTTAACATTTTTTGGCTTTATGACAGTGTTGGGCGCAATTATAGCAGTAATTGAGGCAAGAAAAGCCCCATTGGTAAGTGATAAAGAGCCTTTTTTACATGATGATTATGTAGGAAATTAATATAATGCACCTGTAGCTCAGCCGCATCAGAGCATGGCACTTCTAATGCCAGGGTCCCGGGTTGGAATCCCGGCAGGTGTACAAATTAAAATACAAAGGAACGTACAGCAAGTTTGTTTTAAATGTAATTTATTTATTTATTCAGACTGAAGCGAGAATAGAGAAGCACAAAATAATAATTGCGAGGCACTATTCTTATTTTTTACCGCAAATAATGAAGAATTTCATAATTTGCAAAGTCATTCCCGGACTTAAAAGGGCGTTCCTTAAATGCACCAGTAACTCAGTGGATTAGAGTGTTTGATTACGAATCAAATGGGCGGGGGTTCGAGTCCCTCCTGGTGTACTAAAAAAAATTAAAAAAAGTTTTGTAAAAAACTATACTTTTCAAAATTAATTAATAATTATAGAAAAATAACTTCTAAAACTATGGCAAAAAACAGTAAACATAATGTATCATTTATCAATGCTGCGTTTATTTCTAATAAATGCATTGATAATAGTATGTCTACATCAGTCGTAGATTTTAGTCGAAAAGTTCATAAACAGCATAATTGTATGAGTACTTAGATTGCACTTACACTTCACTATAAATGCCAAGCTGTTGATGAACTCCTAAAAAAAGTTTTCAACAGCTTTTTTTTGATGTTAAAACAATTGTTATGAAAAATAATTGCAATAGAACTAAGTTGTTTAGGTTTTTAAAAGAACGAAATATATTTAAGCCTTTTATTAAGGCATTTTATGACGAATATCAAATTAATACAAGAGTTGAATGGTGTGACACAAGCCATAAATTTAACGGCCATGTACCCGCATCAATTTATGATTATTGCTATGAAATAAATTGTATTGAAGAAATTATCAATTACGCTTTTGAATGGGAAAAAACAGCACAGGGGTATGATTTTTGGTCAAGGGTAAATAGAGAGTGGAGGTATTATTGCGATAGCAATTAATAAAATTTAACATAAAATATTTTGTTATCAAAATTTTTTTATGTATATTTGCGCAAAAATTGGGAGTTAGCACAGTTGGTTAGTGCAGCTGACTGTTAATCAGCAGGTCGTGGGTTCGAGTCCCACACTCCCAGCACAAATGGTGAGGTGGCAGAGTGGTCGATTGCACCGGTCTTGCGCCTAATTCGAGTGCTATGGCGAAAAATCCCATAGTAGAATCTCCCTAAAACGGTGGAAGTCCTTTGAGACTCCTATGAGAATCCTTGTTGATTCAATAATGAGGTGACAATAATAACAAACACTAACCAATAATGTGTAAGGATAATACCGTGCTAAATTGAGAATAATACTAAAATTTATCATATATGAGATAACAAATAGAGGAAACTAAATATGGTACTTGCGCAAAATTTTAGTTAGTATTAAAAATGAGTTGTATTCTTATATGGTAGACAGCCATTAAGTTGAGACGCTTAGTATAAATATGAGCATCAGGCGAGAGTGGGTTCAAACACCACCAACTCATTTATAAATTGAAAAGCATACAGAATATCCAAAAGTATGTAAAAAGACGATGGTGCAACATAGTCAATTTTTAATTTATTTCTCATAAATGTGTAGAGAGTATATAGGAGATACCTAAGTTGAAATTAATTTGAGGGAAAGTACTCAGCGTAGTAATACGTAATACATGAAAATTGTATTTTAAAGGAGGTTTGCCAATTGGGATAGCCCTATCAAATTACTTGCAAGAATTTCAATATGGTAAATATGTATTCCAGACTACAACGAACATAGGAGAAATAGCGAGGAGATAGTTCAAGACTAGAGCAGCAGTTCTTGTAAACTGAAGACAGTGGGTGTAATTCCCACACTTTTCGCCACGACTTTCTTCTAAATTTGGTTATGGCAACATAAAGTAGCAAGGAAAACCGGCGGACGTGACGAGCGTTCCGGGGGTTCGAATCCCTCCCTCACCGCATATGATAAAACTTGAACATTTTAAAAAAGGCAATTATTATTATATAAATGCTTATAGTGGTGATACTAGAGTTGGAAAACTTGGTATTGAATACAGAGGAAGCCAAAATATACATATTAATTATGTTATCACTAGCGTAAGTTACACCGGAAAAGGTATTGCTACTATGATGATTAACAAGGCTATTGAATTATTTAAAGGATATGATATAAGTCTTTATGTAGTACCAATGCCTAGGAGTGAAGAAAAAATTAAATATAAAACAATAAAAGGCCTTTCTGAATTTTACAATAAGTTTGGGTTTGTTCGTACTGATGACCCTTGTTTAGTTGAAATGATATTAAAAAGATGAAAATAAAACAGAAAACATATAAACAGATGTAAGTCTGCGTCAGTTAAGAGTTATGACGCAGTTATGTAAAATGCGCTCGTAGCTCAGCTGGTAGATGCACAACACTTTTAATGTTGGGGTCCTGGGTCCGAGTCCCAGCGGGCGCACTAAAATGTTACTATTATACGACATTTTATAGAAACTTTTAAGGATGTTTAATTTAAAGTATTTGAAAATTATGTTGACATTTATTTTCGGTGCAGCAGTAGGCGCAGTCGCTTATAGCTGGTGGACTAAGCGATAAGTCCAAAAACATGGAGAGTAAGGTGGCGCACTCCGCCAATTAAAACGTCACAATTATAAAATTCCGTGATGGTGTAGGTGGTTGTTGCTCGTTGGACTGAAAATCCAAAGGCCCTTGTTCAACTCAAGGTCGCGGAACAAATAAAAAGTTGAAATTTATCTGTGGAATACAAACACGTTCAATCCAAGCAAGAAGGGGAACGATTTATAGGTATCAATCATAGACAGATAAAAATCTTGCAAGTATTTCAGCTTTACTTTTAATGGTATGAGATAAACTAAGGGCTTATGTGAGGTTGTCACGAGCGTAGCATAGGAGGTGCAAGCCCACGTTTCACGAAGCTCAATGATTGACATCTATTTGTGACGTGGTTGTTTATCAATTGCCATATATGGATGCGTGTAAGGACTCCTCTGGGGAGTGACCGTGTGATTGACATCAGGTAACAAACATAGGTTCGAATCCTATTGCATCCACAAATGCTTGATAATGAGTTTGGAGCAGTTAAAAAGGTGTGTGAAGCTCTAAATTAGTAGTTAGGCGGTATTATGTATGTGCTCTCGAAAGATTGAGCTGATTTAATATCGGTTAATGAACATGAAACAATTTCTCATTTCCGCAAGCATCAATAAAAATTGGGATGAAGATTAAGTAGTAGACATGCATGGGTATTCAAGCGGCTGAAGCGCCTAGTATTACAAACTAGTACACCATACGTATGTTCGAATCCTATTGCATCCACAAAAGGTGTTCGAAAAAACGTAGTTCGAAATGCGTTGAAGTAGATTAAATGTGGAAAGTCGTACCCTTCCGAGCAGACGTGTTTTCCACGCCTCGTTTGGGCTAAAGTGGGCAGAGATTCACGCCTCCAACACAGCATCTTTTTTATATAGGGTATTAGCTCAGTTGGTTTAGAGCGTCTGACTTACATTCAGAAGGTTTCGTGGGTTCGATTCCCTCATACCCTACCAAGGAAACTAACAGCAAGGTTAAAAATGGCTTGTAACCCGTGGGTCACAGGTTCGAATCCTGTCTTAGGCTTTAAAAGTCTGGGTAGCTCAGTTGGCAGAGCAACGTTAATAAAATGTTTCCTAAAAATGTTGGTGTAGCTTAGTTGGTTAAAGCATTTGACTGATATTCAAAAGACCGGGGGTCCGAGTCCCTCCATCAACACACAATACAATTTTTGGGCTGTATAGTGTAAAGGCTAACACGAGACTTTTGCAAAGTCTAATTGCGGTTCGAGTCCGATACGGTCCACTAGACAAGGGAACTAACAGCAAGTTATTATTTATGTTAAAACATCAGACTGCAAATTTGAAAACGTTGAACAAATAGTTCCCTAATATTCATATTAAACGGGCCTAAATTGGTATAGATTGGCAGTAGTTTGGTAGAAATCAAGCAGTGGGCATACACTAGAAATAGCAAAAAAAATATAAACGGCGAGAATGTAGATTCTCCTGCTTATGCTTACGCAATGGCTGCGTAAGGCATGAGTCGAGAGACTAGGCTCTTAGGAACAGAACATCCTAGTAATTTTTCTTAGCGTTGTACGTTAAGATGGTGGAACTGATGACTTCTAGTCATCCCCTAGTTTTCCTCGTTTTCACAAAATGAGGTGGCGGTGAGTTAACTTTCCAATGTTTTCCTCGTTTTCTCAAAATGAGGTGGTCTCAAAGGCGGTGTCTTCGGACACTTTGGGTAAGCTTGTATAAATTTCTATGGAACACTGAACAAGACGAGGGTTCAACTCCCTCTAGGTCCACTAAATACTAAAAAAAAACTTATGAAACATTTTAGCGAAGGAAATCAAGAAGAAGAGTATGATTCTATGAAAGAATATGAAACTAACATACCTTCTCATTTTAAAGACGATTAAAAAAGTAACTTAAAATTTCTTTTTTACAATTTTTTTATGTATATTTGCAAAAAATATTGGTTATGGGAAAAATTTTAGATGCAGAATTTAGAAAAGAACTTTATAAAAATCTTGTAGAGGCCGGGTATGAAAAGACAGAGGCTCAAAAGATTGTTGGTAAAAAGTATTATGGAGAGTTGCATGAAGAAGTAAAGAAGGAAGTTGATGTGTTTTTAAATGCATTAGTAAAAGAGGATTTTAGTGTTGTTTTTGATTGCGATTCAGTGACAAAGAAAGTAGAAGAACTTAAAAAGTTAAAAGAATTACTTAGTTAATAATATTGTGGGGTAGAGCAGTTGGTAGCTTGTCAGACTCATAATCTGGAGGTCGTGGGTTCGAGTCCCACCCCCGCTACTTTATAAATACAAGGAAGTTGACAGCAAACGATAAGAAATTTTCCCAAGCCGGAGGTCGTTGGTTCGAATCCAACTAGGAATTGTGTTTATCCTATAGCTCAGATGGTTTAGAGCGCCAGCTATTTCATTTAATGCTTCCTAAAATAGCCTCAGGGGATGCTAGGCGTGTCCGTCACTCTGTCACAGTGTTCAATCAGGTGGGTTCGAATCCCATTGGGGCTGCGTAGTATAAAACGTTTCCTAAAATATGGTGTACGTGGTTGAGTGGTTTAGGCGCAAGATTGTGGTTCTTGTCTACGCAGGTTCGAATCCTGTCGTACACCCTAGAATAATTTAATATTTTTAAATAAAATTAGTTATGAAAAGTTTTTGGTAGATTATCAATCAGTTTTGGTAGCTGAATCGTGTTCGTGGTACTCCTAGAGTTAATTTATTATCATCGAGTGAAAATAAGGGCGATAATAGTCCTTTTACAACATTAGAAAAATATAATAAATTAATATTAGGAATTATGGAAAAATTACAATTTACAGACAAAGCAACCACAAAAGAACAGTATTTAAAGTTCAAGGAGTATATTAAGCAAAATTGTCACGGTCACGCTGCTTATGTAGCATACTACATTTTCAAGCATCGTATTGAAGGTGAAAAACGTGATGAATATCTTGAAGACGAGGTTAGACATCGTTGTTGGAAAGGCCTTTATCATGGTAGAATTCTACTCAGTGGTGGAGACATGACAGAAAACTATGCAATACCACTCTTTAAGAATAGGGTAATTAGAAAGTATAACGAATTTGCTGACCCAGATGGAAAAGAAAAATAAGTTATACGTATTAATTGACAAATCCCTTGATGCTGTATACGGTTGTGTTCAAGGTGGTCACGCAGTGGCGCAATGGTTACTTGAACATGATTATGGTTGGGAAAACGAGTACTTGATTTATTTGAGTGCTGATGTCTATAAGTGGAAAAACAAGTTATCTGTTCTTGGTGTCGGTTATACTGAATTTAAAGAACCAGACCTTGACAATAAAACCACATCTTTAGCTGTATTAGGGCACGATAAGTTATTTAAGAAATTAAAATTAATCAGTGCTAATTAAGCGTTACGGCTGTAGAAATACAGCCTATTGGCCCTATGGCAGAGTGGTCGATTGCGGTCGCTTCTAAACCGATTTATCATCGTGGGTTCGAATCCTACTAGGGTCACTACGGCTTGGTGTATCCATTGAGATACTGAAATAGGTTAGACAAGCACAAGTCACGTAAGAAATGACAGGCAGGCAGTAATGCTGTGCGAGGATTAGTCCCTTGCTCTAATCTCTTGATGGTAATAGAGACCTTTTTAAGTTAGAGGTTAAACTTATATTTTTTTAAAAAAGTATTAATAATTATGGTAGTACAAGATATTAAGCCTTTAGTGAAAGGCATCGCTCAATTACAATATGTATTAGCCGGAGGTATAGCAGTATATAAAATAATTGCTGTAGATGGCACGGAATATCAACTGGAAATAGATGTGAGCAATAAAAATGATGTTGGAGCAAGTGCTTCTTTTAATACAACTGAAAAGGCTTTACTTCTAATGAGGTGGATAAGGAAAGCTAATGAAAATGATACTCTTATCAAAATAAAGGGCTAGCAGTAAAAGGTTCATCCTAAAGCTCTATTCGTAGGAATGCTGAAGGACTGAGTGTTCGAATCACTCCTAGTCCACAAATTTAAATAAAAGTTATGGCTATAATAGTTACAAAACATGGAGATAGAATGCTTCATGGAAAATGCACAAAATGTGGCTGCGAATTTTTGTATCAATTTACTGATATAGTATATGATTATGATAGAATTAATGCATATGATTCAGAATTAAGGTGCAAATATGTACGTTGCCCAGAATGTAATGCTGTTATAGGATTAGATTAAACAAATATGGGAGAAAAGTACACTTATAGTGGATTTGAAAACAGAGAAACTTGCGAACATTTAAGAGCAGGAGAAACATGCAAAGTAACTGGTATAGGAAATAGTATGACACCAGTTCTTCAATCTCACCAACCTGTTATTTGCGAACCGGTTACTGTTGAAACTGAATTGAAGAAAAAAGACATTGTTCTTTGTAAAGTGAAAAGATATTATTATTTACATTTTATTCATGCAATAAAGAATAATGGAGAACAGTTTCTAATAGGCAACAATCATGGTCGCATGAATGGTTGGATAAGCAGAAATCAGGTATATGGTAAAGTTATAGAGATACTTTAAAAATCTCTTTTATACACCCTAGTAGTTTAAATCGTGAAAACTAGATGTATTCTAATGGTGAGTCGAATCATCCTGGGGCACTTTAGTCCTATTATTCCCTGAGAGTTGCCTAGCGTCACTCAAAGTAGTAGGTTTTGTGAATGGGTAACTGTATGAAATGGCTGTTTGTATCTTATCGTGTAGATGCATGGCACGTCATACAAACACAATGGAGATAAATCATGCAACTTATCATCCTTGTTCACACAAAGTACCCATTCAATTTTTTTAAAAGTTTGTGATAATTATGGATGGGTTTGATTACAAAAATGGAGAACTAGTCTGTAAAAGATGCGGAAGCAGAAATGTATCAGTAAGAGCTGGTATGATGACAGACAGAGCGATATGTAATAGTTGTGGTAATGAAGATTACATTTAACAAAAATTAATATTTTTAATTTCTTTTTTATAATTATTTTTTGTATATTTGCGTTGTAATAAGAAAAACATATGGCTTCGCTATCAAGAAGTCAAAGGCATAACAGCCTATCGCATTTGTCCATAGCGCTTGTAACTTTGCGAACGGCGGGCTTTTCTCTAGTACAGCCTAAAAACTTGAGGGTTAGTTGTTTATCCACAAAGCAAGCACGGGTTCGAGGAAATTGGTGGTGCGTCTATAAATCCTCCGAATAACCCACGATAAGGGTGTCGTTTTGTCTGTTGTACGGCACTAGTAAAACAATAGATAATTATGCTCCGTTAGCTCAGTTGGAAGAGCACTAGATTTGTAATCCTGAGGTCGTGGGTTCAAGTCCCGCACGGAGCTCAGAATAAGGGGGAGAGCCTGTAGTTACGGCAGAACAGCATTCGGCTTCTACGCCAACCTCCCCAAATTTTTGCTCCATTAGCTCAGCTGTATAGAGCGTCATCCTCCTAAGATGAATGTCACAGGTTAGAGTCCTGTATGGAGCACGGAAATCCCTTCTCAGTTGGGGGATAATAATATCACTGAGTGGCGGCTAATTTATGACAAAGAAATATTGGAAAGATTGGCAAAATAGAATTGGAGAAACCAAAAACATATACAAGTTTTGGAATTATTCAGATGGCAAAAAAATGAAAAGGTTTGGAGGTATATTAAACAACCTTGCAGGCGATAAATTATCTAAAGCAACATTTAATCATACAACAGATACTGTTGATTTGGTTATTGAAAGGTGGCATCAAACGTTTTCAAAATCAATTCACATTCAGAATGAATATATAACATTGAATCGTGAAGATATTGCTTGTATAGAATTTAATAAAGAATATAATACATAGAAGGACATACTGGGGTAAAATCTCAGAGAAGTTACCGTAGGCAACGAATAATTGCATCCTACATCAAGGCGTTGTTACAGTTGTACGGGATAGTGGAATGTAAGTATTATATATAAAGGAGGGATGGGTGAGTGGCTTAAACCAGCACATTGCTAACGTGCCGGCCCTTAATTGGGCCCGGGGGTTCGAATCCCTCTCCCTCCGCTTAACTAAATTTAGTTAAATGCTGTGCATCAGTGGTCCAGAGTGGTGCGCGGCTGCTACGCAAGGAAATATTCGAATAATGGTAATGCGTAGAAAATCCCGGGCCGATGGATAGGAACGGAGAGCACCTGGTAGAGTGCGAAAGTGCGCGAAGGCGTTTACGGGTAGCTTAATGGTGTCGGTTAAGGCTTACGATAGCCTTGTTTCATATTAGGTGATGTACAGCCCTTTTATGGAAAAGTTATGAGGGTATATTAACTTAATGTTACGTTATGCCCTCATTTTTTTTATTTTAGTCTAACTAAAAATTTTATATCATATGGCGCAAAAGAAATTTTCTGAAATGGATATGATTATGATGGAACTACAGAAAATCGGAAACGATGAATTTATGTTGGGGTTCCAATATCCAGGGAACACTTTGGAAGAAGTTTTAACTGAAGCAATAAAAAAATTGCAGGATTATCTGGAAAACAATAAAGAAAATAAAGACAAAGTTTCTCCTTATGGCTACAGAATAAATCTTGAGCTTTTTAAAAAGGGAGAGCCAAAAAATATTTTCTAGGTGTATTTTCCTATCATAATTTGATATTTATTAAAAATATTCAAATAACATGATAGGTTCATTACATACAATGAGTTATCTTAAACCTTGCAATGTTTTTTTAAAATTTTTTGCAAGGTTTAAAAGGACTCAAACAGTTAATATAAAAGAGCAGTATGAAAAATACAATATAAGGGTGTTTGACTTTCATATATACTTTGTTGGAATAAATGGCAAAGCCATTTTTAAATACAGTGGTATAAAATACGAAATATCTTCTATGTACAAAATATTCAATTATTTAGAATACGTTGGCAATTCTTATGTTAGAATTGTATTAGAAGATAATGGTGAGAAAATCACAGAAAACGATAGGCTTTTACTTGAAAAACGTTTTATTGATTATTGTAAGATAATAGAGACTATATATCCCAGAATAAAATTTTTCGGAGGGTATAGAGAATATGATTCAAACATGTTATATAGATTTAAAAATGACGCTCCTAATGATTTAATCTTTTATAAAAGAGTTGATAAATTAAATAAATTCGCCGGTGGGGGAGTGGTTTAACCCAGCAGTCTCCAAAACTGCCGTAGCTTAGGCTACCGCATGTTCGAATCGTGCCCGGCGAGCCATTTACGGCGTGATAGCTCAGTTGGTCAGAGCAACAGACTCATATTCTGTGGGCCGTAAGTTCGAATCTTACTCACGCTACCAAGGGAACTTACAGCAAGTATTCATCGTGAAGGAATGGTCTACTTGAAAGTCTTAAGAGCTTTTGTGCGTAAGCACTTGTGGGTTCGAATCCCACCGAAAATAAAAGTTCCCTAATTTCTCCATTTTAATAATTTTAATATTGCAGTGCGTTTTTTTTTAAAAATGCACCGCAATTTTAGTTTAACTATTATTAACTATTATAATTTTGTTTTTCAATGTTTTTTTTGTATATTACATATAATAAAACGAATTTAGTTTAAGTATGACAATAGAAAAATTATTAAAAAGGTTTATGAAAGAAAATGGCATTTATGGAACAGAGTTATCAAAGGATGCACTTATTTTTTTATTAAACCACGGCGAAGCAATGATGCCTTTTAATTCTTTTATATGGAGAAATACATTACAAGGCCATAATTACTGGTATGAAAAAGCCCTAAAGTGGGTTATTTGTTTATACGAAAATTATGAAAATATAAATTTAGCAGAAAAAGAAAAAAAATCTTTGTCTCTTGATGCGTTAATGATAAGTTGTTATAATTTACTTAAATATTATTGCTTAGAAGAAGAAAAAAAGGAAAATTTAATGAAAATTGATGCATATAATAAAGTTACTGAACTATATCATAAACTTCACAGCGAATCCCATTAACAATTGATTTTTGTCAAGTATTGGCATAAAAAAACGCATAACACATCGTTTTTTTTCTTTATTATATTATTTTTATGTATATTTGCAGCGTGAAAAGATGGAGAAACATATAAAAATTATTACAAGGTTATTTAAAGAAGCAGGTGTATTTCCTAGTAAACAATATCGTCATATCATCAATTATATAGAAGAAAAAAAATGTTGCGTTTTTTACGGAAGAGACGACATTAGTTATGGAAAATTAGGTGTTGAATATGAAATTAAATTTTTAAAATTACAATTTGACATTGTAAAAAAATTAATTGAATATGATTTATTAACAATACCTGAATATAATATTATACTATTTGACACAATAGGTAGATATGACATTAGATTTGCAAGCGAAGATTATAATAAATGGTACAGAGTTGCAAAAGAAACAAATAAAAAAGAGTTCGTTGATTATTTTTTTAACGTATATGAGGATAAAATTGGTAGCATTAAAGAAAGCAAAAAAGTATCTGTAAGGATGGGCTTGCCAAGGGATTAACCTTGGCTTTTTAAAAGAAAAAACTTGTGTGCGCACACATTTATTTGATGTAAGTCAAAAAAACAGCCTTTACACATAAAAATACCTGTGAAAATGGTTGCATAATAAAAAATAGTGATATATATTAATTGAAGTGTAATAATAATTAGTGATTTAAAAGTGCAAAAAGATGAAAAAGATTATTTTAGCAGTAGCGATGTTACTGGCTACTAATATCACTGCTATAGCAGAGGATAAAAACAGTAACGAAATTAATATGGTTGAGGCATATGATATTAAAGTTAATATCAACAGCTTGGCAAAGTGTTTAGGTCTTTCTCGTGACCAAATTGGGTCTGTAGAAGACGTACAGAAAATATTCTCTGAATGCTTAAAAGGCGCAGCCTTTTGTGATAGTGAAGAACTTCGTAAGAAAATGGTAAACAATGTTATAAACTATGATTTAAAGCATATGAAATACATTCTTACGGAAGAACAGTATAGGAAATATTTATCGTTATTAAACGCAACACTTAACAATCGTGGAATAGAAAGATAAGAAAAATAAAATTAGTGAAATGTAGTGCAAATACATTTATCCGGTAAGCATTCATTGAATATATTAAAAAGCTCACATTTATTGTGGGCTTTTTTTTGTTTTTTCATATTTTTTTTGTATATTTGTGAAAAAGTTAAAAAACCATAAAGATATGATTGACATTAATAAAGAAATTGCAGTGGCAATGAAGAATAGAGACAAGGAGAGATTGGATACCTTGAAATTAATTAAAACAGAGTTGGTTAAAGTAGAAAAATCAGGAGTAATAATTGATGAAGCGAAAGAAGTTAACACTCTTCTTAAAATGATTGACCAACGGAAAGAATCTATTGTCCAATATTTAAAAGGTGGAAGAAATGATTTGGCAGAATGTGAGCAGAAAGAAATAGACATTATTAAGCAATACATACCTGAGCAGCCAACTGATGAGGAAATAGAGAAATATACAGAAGACTCTATTAATGCTTATATAGAGCAAAATGATGCGGATTATAAAATTTCAATGAAAGATATGAAATCTATTTTGTCTATGGTTCAAGAGAAATATCCAACCGCAAATGGAAAAATTGTTTCTAAAGTATTAAAGGAAAAAATAAATAACTAATATCATGGCAGATTCAACAAAGGTAATTAAAAGTGTAAACTATAATCAACATGCAATCATTCGTGATATTATTGAGTTGCATAATAACGGCAAGCCTTTTGATTGCGATATTACTTATAGCATAGGTAATTTTTATGGGAATTTTAAACGTACAATACAAGAAAAACAAAATGATGGAAGCATAATAGAGAAACAAGAAGAATTTGAAATACCGCAGCCTAAATATAAGTTTGATGTTGACCCGCAAGTAGAAGGAGTTGAAAAAATTGACCCTTGGGGACCGATTCCGTTGCCTGACAATAGTATTGATAGTATGATGGTAGATTTACCATTTGTCATCGGACCAAGGGATTGTGCTTCAATGATAAACAAAAAAGAGGGTAGTAATGTTATTGGAAAGCGGTTTTCAAGTTATTATCCTCGTCATGAAATGTTCGAATCGTATGAACATTGGCTAAAAGAATCATATAGAGTGTTAAAGCCAGGAGGTGTTCTTGTTTGGAAGAGTCAGCCTGTTATATCAGGAGGTATAAATCTTATGACAAGTTATTATTCTTGTAGAGTAGCAGAAGATTTGGGATTTTATATTAAAGATGAATTTGTGTTGGTTGCAAAACAAAGATTAATATCAGGAAAAGTTAAAAACCAAATGCACTCAAGAAGATACCATTCTTTTTTCCATGTATTTGTTAAGGATGACCCTAAGAGAGATAAAACAAATTACTGGAAAAGGGAATTTATGGAAAAAAATAAGGAGATTGCTATAAAAACTCCAATTACAGATGCAGACATGAAGTGAAATTTTTAACAGAAGAAGAAATAAAATGGAAAGGCGTAGATTATTATGTTTCGTTAAAAAAGAAGTGGAATAAAGATGAATATGGCAAATATTGGCAAAGAATTTATTCTGGTAAGCCTTCAGTAGGGGCTATGGTATATCTTTGTGATAAATGGAAACCTGAATCTTATGAAGATTTTTTTAATATGTATATTACAAATTATTCAGGAAATGATAAAATACATAGAGGAAGAAGTTTAGAAGAACTAGAAAATATTGCAGTTAATTGGCAAAAAGATACCGGAGATTATAATACTCCTTTATCTGAATATTTTGATGCTATAATATTGCATACTATAGTTGAAACATATGCCGGCAATGATTTTGAGAAAAAAGCCATACAAGCAATGTTAGACACAAAAAAATTTATTATAGAAAAAAGTTCTGATGAAGAAGATTCTGCCATGAGCATTGATTTTAAAGTGTTTAATCTTGAACATAAATTATTGTATTTTATACAGGTGAAGCCAATATCTTTTATTACTAGTGATAAATTACATACATTTAAAGACAGAGTTAATGCTTTTGAAAAGCATAAAAAGGGTAATGAAATATATCCGGGAATACCATATTATTATCTTGTATATGATGCTTATACTAATAAATGGGTAGTAAATCCAAATAAAAATAGATGCTTATTTAAATACGATGAATTAGTAAAATCAAATGGAGAGCCACAAAGAAGCAAATATATAATGCAAAAATACGAAAGCGAAACATTATTTAACAATAATTAACACGAAATATTTGTTTGTTTCGTGTTTTTTTTGTACTTTTGCATTCGTTATTAATATAATATGGTAATGTTAGCAATTGATGAAAGTAGAAAAGAGGTTTTTAAACGATTTACTCGTTTTTTAAAAGAAAATAAAGTATATTACAGATATTTTTCAATTTTAAAAGAATGCCCAAACGGAGATTTTCAACATTTTTATAACGGAAGTATAGAATATTTTTTTAATAACTGTGGCTATTATGATTGGTTAAATTCTTGTTTTATTTGGACTATGTATTCAAAATACGCTGATTGGTCAGATTTATGCTGTAAATGGAGAAAAGACTATTCTTTTTTAGCATGAGATATAGTGGTAGTAAGGCTAAAATAGCAAAATACATAATTCCTTTTATAATGAAGGAATTAAAACCAGGTTTTAAATATGTAGAACCATTTGTAGGTGGCTGTAATGTAATTGATAAGGTTGATTGGAAGTGTAAGTACGGCTACGACACCAATAATTACGTTATTTCCTTATGGAATGCGATGAAAATGGGTTTATTTGGCAACATTCCGAAGGAAGTTACAGAGGAAGAATATAGCAAAATGAAAGAATTAGCTAGGAATAATAGTTGCTCTGTTAAATATCCACGCTATATTATAGGATATGTTGGTAACGCATGTTCATATGGTTCTGCTTGGTTCAATGGCTATGCAAAATTTAACGAAAAACGTGGAGAAGACCATATAAAAGAGGCATATAATGGTTTTAGAAAACAGGTATTTTGGTTTGAACATTTACATGACACGTATTTTATCACCGCTGATTATAAAACAGCAATTGCACTTGAAACTGGCTTAGGAAGCAATAAAAACGTTGTAATATATTGTGACCCCCCATATAGAGGTACTAAAGGCTATAAAGATGGAAATTTTAACAGTGATGAATTTTGGGACTTTATAAGAGAATATTCAAAACTCGGCATTAAAATATTTGTATCTGAATATGAAGCACCTGACGATTTTAAATGTATATGGAGTGCTGAAAGAAAAGATGGTATGGCTACAACAAAATGCGGTTGCAAGCAAAAAACAAAAATAGAAAAATTATTTGTGTATAACGGTATAAATTTAAATGAAATATAATTATGTTAGAGAAGTTAAAAAGTTTTTTCACGAAAAAGAACTATAATACTAATTTTTCCACTGTTAACCAACCATGTTTCAACAAAGACGGAAAATTTTTAGGTTGGTTTAGTCGTTCAATGGCAACTGCAATGTTCTTTTTCTGTAGGGATAAAGAAAACAATTTGTATGTTCTAGCGTCAGAAAGAGGTAAAGGAGCAGCTGATTTCCAAGGTTATTGGAATTGTCCATGCGGCTATCTTGATTTCAATGAAACAACAAAGCAATGCGCAATACGTGAGCTTGAAGAGGAAACAGGTATTGGAGTTTCAGAGGATATTGTGAGGTTCATTGCTTACGAGGATGACCCTATTACTGCAAATCATCAAAACGTTACGTTTAGGTTTGGGGCATATGACCCAGATAACACTATTGAAAATTTGTCAAGTTTTTCCAAAAAGCATAATGAAAAAGATGAAGTAGGGCAGATTGCTTGGATTCCTGTTAATAACATTGATAAATACCAATGGGCATTTAATCATAAAACAAGAATAGTTGAGATTGCTCGTGAAATGCAGTTGATTTAAATCAAAATGATGTTGAAAAACGAAAAAATAATTATATTTATTTTTGTTTTATAATATTTATTTGTATATTTGCATAGATTTAAAACAATAAATAATAATAACAAATTGTTTAATTAAAAAAAAAGAAAGAAATGAAAAAGTTAGTTTTTATGGCATGCTTTATGGCTATTGCTTCATTTATGGCATGCGGCAACAAAACAGAAGCAAGCGTTTCTAATGCCGACAGTGACACTGTAGTGGTAGATTCTCTGGATACACTTGTTGTAGATTCACTTGATTCAATTGCTGTAAGTGAATAAAAAAATCAGCACACAACAATGTTAATTGTGTGCTGTTTACTTTGGCCAATTTAATGGTAAAAACAATAATTTAACATTATTTAACGTGAGATATTTGCGTATCTCACGTTTTTTTTGTATCTTTGCATAGAATAATGTATAATTTATAAATAACAATGAATGAAAGTATTACATTAAGCAAAACAGAAATACTATCTCGTGCAAAAAGCAAATGGGATGGCGAAAGCAATGCTAATAGAGTAAGGGCAGGTTCAAAATATCAACATTTTATTGATAAGTTTAAACTTAACGTTAATGATTGGGAAAATGACTTTGAACGCCTTTCCAAGCATCAGCAAAACTTGATAGTAAAGGGAGAATTAATAAGGACTTATGATTCTTTACCCAATTCTGTTAAGACTAAAATTATGCTTGATTTTGGCTTATCATCATTTTCAAGTAAGTGGTATAGAATGTCTAGTAAAGATAAAAAAATTTTACTTAATTACGTTATAAAATGAAAAAAGACTATACCCGTGATTTCAACGACATAGCATATTTTATCGACCACGTTAATGATATAGACGCAAGGGTTGATGTGTTACAGAAACTAGGGTATAAAATAGGAGTTGATATTGTAACAAAAGAAACCAATGTGGTTAAAAGGGTTATTAAAGGAAAACGCGGAGAACTAAGAGTTCAAATAGCCCCAGCCCCTAAAGGACTACCATTAGCAAAATGTGTAATATTAGAATGAATAAAAAACTTACTGAAATTCTCACTGCTTGGAAAGAAAAGTATGGAGAAAATATGAGCGTTTATCCGGACGAACGCATTGCTGAAATAGCAACAAATTGTATGTCGTTAGCACAAGTCTGGCTTGAAAGCATAAAAAACGTGAAAAACATATCTTTGGAACTCAGTTTATATAATAAAGATAATGTTTTATGTGATATACTTCATGGCATAAATGATGATAATTTGGTTGAAACAATGTTAGATATTTTGGTTAATAAACACGAAAAATATTCTAAAATATCTCTCAATTATTATTCTTATGTTAATGGAAGTAAAAGAGAAGGTTTGGTGGGAGAAATGGATATTAGTTAAAAAAGATTAAAAAAAACAATTAGATTTTTCTATTAAGAATATTTTTTGTACATTTGCAGCAAAACATAAAATTTAACATAGTATAAAATGAATAACTCAAACGATGTAAAGGCCAATGGCCAAGAGAAAGAAACTGCCGTTGTAAACGGCGAAAAAGTCAACACTACAACTGGTGAGGTTCTTGGTAAGGCTGCTGAGAATAAAGCAGAAAAAAATGGCGCGACAGAAAAACGTCCTATGACTGAAAAAGAGGCCCGTGAGTATATTGCAAGCCTTCCTTTTAAGCACATTGATGTTAAAGAACTTTATGAGGTTATGCAAGTGCCATCTTGTAGTAAATACGAGTTCCGTATGGCAGCTTACATTATTTTATGGGCACGTAGAAATGGCGTAGACTACAAGTTTGATAAAAAAGGAAATGTGTATCTTACAAAAGGTACTCTTTCGGAAGGAGAATTTTATCCCTGTGTCACTTCACATATGGACACGGTACAAGACAAATCTAAGCCTTTTGCATTGGCTGGTGCGGAATTACCTCTTCGTACAAGAAGAGTAAAATCTACCACTACTGATGAATGCCGCCACGAAATTTATATTGATGGCCAAGGAATAGGTGCAGACGATAAACTGGGAGTTTACATATCTTTGCAAATTGTAAAGAATGTTGAAAAATGTAAAGCGGCATTTTTTGTTGAAGAGGAAATTGGAATGCAAGGCAGTAAAGAACTTGACAAAGAATTCTTCAATGATGTTGCGTATGTAATTGGTTGGGACTCTCCAGACCTTTTACGAGCCGCTTGGAAATGCAGTGGCACTCAGTTGTTTACCAGCGATTTTTATAAAAGCCACCTTAAACCTGTCGTCTCAAAATGGGGATTCACAGACAAATGCTTCCATTCAGAGCCGTTCACTGACGTAGTTAATATTCGTGAAAAAACAGGCGTTATATGTATGAACTTTGGTAATGGCGGTTATCAAGCGCATTCTTCCACTGAATATCTGGTAATAGAGCATGTTGACCACGCTCTTGGAATGGGTTTGGACATTATCAAAACGATTGGTAATAAGGAGCAGTTTAAGTTTACTAAAACATATAACAGAACTGGTGTAGGTGTTACGTCCTCATACGAAGATGAAAGAGAATGCGAAAAAATGTTCAGCACATATATCGGTAGTACTTATGGAACTAGTACCACACGCACCTCTACAGCATCAAGCACAGCTAGTTCAACTAACCGTTCAGATGGTTATGTGAACAAAGCGCCTAATGAAGACGCTATTAATGAAGAAACCGTTAAATACATTGTAGACACATATGATGAATATGTTAACGGAATTAAGGCTGAGATTGAAAAGAAATGCAATGTTATTGAAGACTTGATTAAAGACAAGTTCCGTGAGGTTGGCATTGATTATAGCACTTTTGATGTCAATATCAAAAAAGAGTTGTCAGAAGTTTTCAGCAATGAAATAAAATTCTAAAATTTTTAAAAAAATGATAGGGACAAAAGTAAAGGGTTTTCGCCATTTGATTAGAATGGCGAAAACCTTATCAGAAGTAGAATTTTTCTTTAAGCATGACATATTCCATATTGGGTGTGGAATTGCTTTGTACGTTAGTGCGGACAAAAGCAAAAATCCATATATGCCTAAAAATGGGGATTATGTCATGATTTTTAATGAATCAGTATCTAATGTTAGGTATAATAGTTCATACCATTCAGATGATAGCATTGGAAAAAGAATCAAAGAAATAGCAGAAAAATATCCTTATTTGTGGATAATAACAGTTGATAGAAAAAACTTCAATGATGATTACCACATGTTTTCTCAAATGCTCGCAGTTCCTAGCGATTTCGAAGAAAAATATAGTGCGTTTTGCGAAGCTAATAAAAAGCAAATGCCTAATGCCACAAAATATGCTGACATCAATAGTGCGGCTCTGAGGTATTTTTTTGCTATAACAAACGGCTCTAAAAACTTTTTCTTTTGGGCTGTTAATGCATACTTCAAGCAAAATGTGTCTATTTTCTTGTTGGAAAAACTTATGATTTGGAATGATAACTATAATCAGTTATCAAACAAACTTAAAAAAGGTACTATTACTGGTTATACTAATGGGCGTGATATTTTCAATCTTGTGATTGAAATGTCTAAACTGAGGCGTAACAAAAGAGCAAATGACGTTATAAATATGTTCAACACCGCTCAGAAAAAGGCATTGAAGGGGTATAAACTTAATGATAGAGACTATGACACTTTATCTAAATTTGGTAAAATGTCATGTAAGAAAAAAAATAATTTTATAAGAAAAATGTCAACTATAGAAGATGCTGCTGAAATTTTAAAACAGATGTCTTTTTTAGCTGATATTCATTTCGAATGGAAAAAAGAGTCTCTACTTGAATTTATTAAAAATTCTGAAGGATTTAATTGCGATGTTGCTATTGATAAGGATGACATCATTTTGCTTAAAGTAAAAGATTACGAGACTGTCAAACGACTAGCAAAAACCACAAACTGGTGTATTTCAAAAGATAAGAAATACTGGAACGAATATGTGGAGAATAAGCGTAACGCCACTCAATATGTCTTGATGGATTTTTCCAAAAAAGAAGATGATAATTTATCTATTGTAGGATTCACATCAGTACATGATAGAGGTATTACAAACGCACACGATTTCCAAAATAAAGACCTGATGAAAGGCAGAATGTCTAGCGCAGCTTCTGAAATAAAATCTTTTGTTTCAAAATATATTGATTGCAGCAGTATATATGGTGTGCTAGATAAATATGGAATCAAATTGTCTGATGTGGTAACATATGAGCCGAATCAATATAAATGGAATAGAGAAAGTATGTTTGATTATCTTAATCAATGTATAGATGAAGATGATTATTACATAATTTATGATGATGGCGATAAAGTGGCATTTATTGCTGAAAATAGAAATATTAGATATTTCCTTGGCGATGCTTATATTGATAACAGAAGGGGCGATGAATCTGATTATCAGCACATTATTTTTGCTGATTTTACAAAGAAAGCAACAGACCCTAATAAGTTAGTTTTTGGAATAATCACCCATGATTTTGATGAACACGAAAGCGCATGTGCTAGGCTATATAATGAGAGATATGAGCCAATACCTCAATCTTTCGATTCTAAATTAGAGGAATATGGTTTACCTTATGACATCATTTGTAGGCAAGAAGATGTGGTTGAAAGGTTTTATAATGCCATTTCTTCACTGGAACTTGCTACTGCAAAAGACCTCTTAAAGGACGAAAAAGTGAAAAAAGAGCTTCTTTCTTGTGATAGGGCTAATTTTGTCAGAGACTATATAGTTAATGTAACTTTCGGGTATAATTCAGCAGATTACATTAATATGTTTTATGACTGCGGATATAGTCTTGTAGATATTATTGGTATAAGGAGTGCTTCTGATATAGCAAGGCGTATGTTGAACAATATAACAGCTACTGCTGTTAATTTTCCTAACTCTACAGCATTTGTGCCAACTTCTGAAGACATTAAGGAGTTCAATAATGGAAAGATAAACGATTATAACAAAGCTTTTTATATTGGCTATTTCTTAATGCTAATGAAGATGCTAGACAAAGAAAATAATAATGATTTTTTGTGTAGAGTAGTTCAAAATGTTTTCGAAAGGTCTGAAACGTCAGATGTCTTTGACTTAATAATGTCTAGGGTGTTTAACAAAATTGACGCTGAAACAAATTACGATGTTGGAAAATATGTTGTAACTTATGCTTTTGTCTATAATAGGCCTAGGGTTATTAATGTTATAAACTCTAAGAAAAAACTAGATGAAAGATTGGTACAAATAATATCTTCTAAAAAAGTAGATGTTAAGACCACAGAAATGTGGGTTAAAAATGGCGACGGCGTATATGTTATTGATGGAATAAATGAAGAAGCAGCAATTCATTCGCCCAGACGTAGGTAAAATCCGTGTTGCAAGGTAAAATGCTTTACCTTGCAATATTTTAAAGAAAATTTGTTTAACGTTAATTAACTTAAATAATTTATTTTTGTTGATTTTTTATTGTATATTTGCAGAGTTAAAAGTATTTTGAATCGTGAATAATAAAAAAATAAAAAAATGTCAGAATTAAATTACTCTAAAAAGCAAATTCAGCCTTTGATTGAAAAGTATGCAATCAATCCTGAAACTAACACAACTTTTGCTAAAATCATCAAAATGTTTGATGGCCAGCCTAACTACCAATTGTGGGGCGTTAAAGTTGTTTTTAGCAAAGCAGTAAGAATTGAGGAGCTAGAGGCAATCAAAAGCTGGGCTGATGAGAATCCTAGCCTCATTAAACTTCTTAGTAAGAATGGTAACATAATTTGTTACTCTAGTGCTACTGATATTATAACGCTACGTATAGAAACTGATGGCTTGAGCAAAATATCGTTTGTTAAGAATATCATTAGTCGCTTCAACACAGACCAACGTAAGATTCTTACAGAAGTTATAGAGCCTGATAAATTAAACGGCCTTACTTGCCAAAAAAACGCCAAGTTTAATGAATGGTTTGATTTATTTACCAAATTCAATCGCCTTTCAGCCAGCACAAAAGCTAATGTGATTGGCCGTATGTCAGCAGTAAGGGACGCTAATGAAATTAAAAATTTGCTTAAGCAGTCACTAAAAGAAAAATATGCGTGGAATAAAGAGGACTTACTTTCTTTCGTTTCCAACAACACTCCAAAGTGTAATGTGATTTTTAATGATAAGGATGTGGTCATTCTTGATGTTACTAGTTACAACGATTCTAACACTCTTTGCTATGGACGTACATCTTGGTGTATCACATCTTCAGAAAGTCAGTGGAAGAACTACGTATCAAGTAAGGGTAATAAGCAGTACTTCTTATTTGACTTCTCTAAGCCAGAAAGCGATGAACTTGCTCATATTGGGTTTACTGTAAACGACTCTATTGGATTCCATGCTGCTCATTCAAAGAGTGACGGTAATTTGATGAATTCGGGTATAAGTTACCACGGAAAGCATGTTAATATTCAGCAAGCACTGATTAAGGCTGGCGTTAAACTTGGAACGTTCCTAAAATTAAAGAGAAACAACAATTTTAAATGGGATGAAAAATCTCTTATTAAATTTGTTGAGGAACATAATAGTGATTTGGCTATAGCATACTCAAAAGGAGGCCGCATTATTGTCAATGCACTTACAAGTCAGGGATTTAACTATCTTTGTTCTCATAGCTTTATTAAAGTCTCAACAATGCCAATAACGGCAGAAACTAAGTGTTATGTGCTGTTCGATTTTAATTTGGATTCTAACGATGACAAATGCATAGTTGTAGTATATTACAAAAAGGATAACTACAAAATTGACACTCTCAACCAGTCTTGGGATGCCTATGGCACAAACCTTAAAGATGAGAAGTATTTATCAAAACTTGGTATCAAGACTGACGAGTATCTTAACAGAGAAGAAGTCAATCCTAGCATATTGCTTCACAAACTAATTGATGAAGGCGATGAGGAAGGGGCAATTGAACTTATTGATAACAACAAAGAAGTTGATGTCAACTATGTGTTTAACGAAAGACGCCCTATTTTCAGTGCTATTGATGCTAAAATGCATAGGGTTGTTGGTAAAATCATCATAAACGACAAGTTTGACAGTAATGTTGATGATGGCTTTGGAGAGTCATTGATTCAGAACTTGCTTTACACTTATTATCTTGATGAAACCAATAAGCTCAAGCCAGGTAACGAAGCAAATGTAAAAGAAATGATAAATGCCATTGTTGATAGCGGTAAATTTGATTTGAACTTCATTGATGATAACGATGATACAGCAATCAACATTGCTTGCACTGATTCTAAAATGAATTGGTTGGTCGAAAAGCTTTCAGCACGTAAAGACATTCTTGTCAATTGCGTTAATGATATTGGATGGACAGCACTTGGTAATGCTATTCGCCACAAAAATGTTGAGGCTATTAGAATACTTGGAAAACGTCCAGACCTTGAAATCCGTGAACGAGACATGGAATTGGCAAGTAAACTTGGTATAGACCTTAATAAGCTTATCAAGCCAGAACCCTTCAATGAGGTTACTGAAACAAAAGTTGGAGATACAGTTGTTACCGCAGAAGTGGCTGATGCTGATAAATACAACGAGATTTTCAAAAAGGTGTTTTCAGTATAATATAGATACAATTTCATAAAAAATAAGCACTGTTAATAATAGTTAACGGTGCTTATTTTTTTTATTTTTCATTATTTTTTTTTAATTATTTTTTGTATATTTGTAGAAAATAGTTAAAAAATGTATTAACCAAAATTATTGAATGAATTATGAATACTTATTCTTTAGAAAACGTTAGCAATATTTTTGTTCTTGGAAGCTGCAATGGAGATTTAAAAAGATGTTTCGATAATATTAAAAATGGGTTATCAATTAAAGATGGCGATGAAGATAAGCCACACCCAAAAGAAATTGAAAGGTTGGCAAGAAAGGCTGCTAAAGAGCAACAGATGCTTGATGAAATACGTAGAGGTATGCCACACGGTATTGAAGCATATAATACTCGTGATGCTATTACCACAGAACAATTGTACAAAACTTTCAAAGCATCAAAAAAAAGTAACAAATATAATTTGTATTCTAATTCTGTATTTATTATAACAGGAGATTGCGGAATTGGTATTAAACAACCAAAATATTATGAAGAATTGTTTGATAAATTTAATAATATATTATCTTATAATAATTCATTTATAATATTAATTAGAGGTAATTATGACGACCCTGCTTATTTTGATGGAGCGAAAATTAACTTTTCTAACATAAAAGCAGTACCAGACTATTCAGTTATATCAGCCAATGGTAAAAATATACTTTGTGTTGGAGGCGCAATATCTATTGATAGAACTTGGAAAATAAAGCAAGAGGAAAGAATCAATAGATTTAGTACTGATAAAAAGAAAAATATCTATTGGGAAGCTGAACGCCCTGTGTTTAACGAAGGCGCAATTAAAGAATTAGCGAATATGTTAAACATAGATTATGTTGTTTCTCATAGTGCCCCATCGTTTGTTATGCCAGAATTATGCTTTGGTTTTGAGGAATGGTCTGAATACGATAAAAGTTTGGCTGAAGATATTCAATCTGAAAGGAAAACTTTAGATAAAGTGTTTGAAACTTTAAGAGATTGCAATATGAAACCAAAATATTGGGTGTATGGACATTTCAATTTAAGTAACATTGAAAAACGTTCAGATACAATATTTAGAAGTTTACAAAACGGATTTTGCCCTATTTTGATTGAAACTGATATTATTTCATTCATGCAAAATGAAGAAGAAAAAAAGAAAAAGAAAACTATTAAAAAAGCAATAAAAAAGATGCATGAAAGTAATGATGTTCATATAGAAATGCCGGAAATAGGCCGTGAAATTCGTCGTGAAGAGGATAATCCTTTTAATGATGTAGAGGATTTTCTAGACGAGTTTGATATAGCAGGTGCCGTTGGTGACCGCCGAGAGAATGCCCCTGAAATAATAGTAAACAATGCGGAAACTAGAGAAGTATATACAGAACGTATACGAAGAGGACTTGATGAATTAATTAGAAACCGTCGTAACGAACATACAAATCCATATGCACTTAATGCACTTAATGCGACAATTCCAACGTTTACAACGCCAGTTAATGCTATTAATGTTGGCCCTACAGTAACTTTTACAAACGGTATATAAACAATTTGTTAATTAAAAAATAATGGCAGGAAGTAAGTTTTTATCTGTTATGGTTGTGGGAGACAATCCAGAACAGTTAATGGAAAAATATGACAAATCATTAAAAGTAAAACCATACATAAAATATAGATACTTAGATGCAAAAAAAATGAAAGAAAATTCATTAAAGATGCTATCAGAAATAACAAATAAACCTGAAAAGTTTACTCTTAGCAAATTCCAAGTAGATTATTTTAAAGAAAGGTTAAAAGCCATTAATGCAATGTCATCTTTCGAATATTATAGGACTATTACAGAAGGAATGCATTATGACGAAAATGGTGATGCATTAACTGATATTAACCCAAATGGAAAGTGGGACAAATATAATATTGGGAAAAATTTTTCTTACCCTTTAAAACTTAAAAATGGGAAAGAAGCATACCAAGCATATGCCAAAGATATTAACTGGGATGATATGCACATGAATAACGAATATGTTAAACTATTCGAAACAATATGGGCATTAGTAATAGATGATGATGACCCGTCTACGCAAGATGAAAAATCTCTTAAAGAAAACTGGATTACTAAAAAAAATTATTTATCCAATTTCAAAACAGTTGATGATTTCGTTTCTCACAATTGTGCTTATTGGAATTATGCTTTTTTAAATAGTGATGGCTGGGTTGATATGGATGATGAAATTAATGAATCAAAATGGATAAGTAATTTTTTCGAAAGGTTTATAGAACCATTAAAAGATGATGATTTAGTCACAATATATGAATATTGTATAACAAATGAATGATTTAACATTATTTAACGTGGAATATTTGTATGTTCCACGTTTTTTTTGTATCTTTGCAAAAAATATATAATTAAATATGGAAAAAAATACGCACGAATTAAAACTACTTCGCCATAGGTTTTGTGAAGATAGTGGCGCACCAATTCAGGTGCTTCAAGACCCTTATTTTACGCAAAGATTGGGACTGTTTGAAAAAGAATTCAACACCATGACAGACTATAAAAGTTATGTAAATTACGTTGAAAATGCTTTCAATGGAAACATACAAGAATATCTTGAATTTTACCATTCTTTACGCGATAAAATAATTAATGACGTGTCTAATTCTAAAGCATTTAGAGATTTTTGTGATGATGATACTATAACAAGGGAAATAAGGGATTACAAACCAATTATAGGTAATCGTGATTTATATACTCAGGAACAGATAAAAGAAGGTGACAACTGTTTTTTATCTTTGGATTTGAAAAAGGCTAATTTCCAAACACTTAGGTGGATTAACCCGGCAATTTTGTATGATTGCGATACATATGAGCAATTCATTGGAAGGTATACCGATATGGAATGGGCAGCTAAATCAAAGAGAACAAGAGAAATAATTTTCGGCAAACTGAACCCTAATAGGACAATGAAATATGAAAAGGTAATAATGGGTGTAGTTGAAAACTATATTCGAAAAACTGTTATTACTGACTATTTCGACTTATTTTCTCTTAACTCTGACGAATTGATTTACAAACTTAAACCAGGTTTATCTTTTGAAGATGCCATTAAAGCAGTATCATCATTAGTTACAGAAGATAATTTACACGCCAATCTTAGCCTACACATTAGAATCGAGTTTTTTAAACTTATTGGCTATCATTTCAAGACAGTAAACTCTGATAAAATAATGAATGTGTTCGTCAAAGAGCATCATAACGGTAAAAAAACATACAAGTGTGCAAACGAAATTTATTTTCCTCAAACTTATAAATTAATTAATGGCATTGAAATAAACGATGATGACTTGGCGTTTTATTTTGATAAAACAGAAATAGCTAGGTTTTTCAATCCAATTAAAATGGTATGAAATTACATAGATATACGAAAAGTTTTATTAGATTATTAAAAGAAGAAAAATTATATAATGCATTTTTAAATGGAGTAAGGAGAAGATATATCACTCATAAGCCATTAAAAATGATTAATAATTTAATATTACTTAATGCATCAAATATTTCAAAAAAGTATTATTTATCTAGTTTAGTAGATATGTGCTTTTCGTGGGATAGTGGCATAATTTCAGAAGACGAATTTGAACGCATTTTTTACGAAGCAACAAAAGCACAAGAAGATTTAAAATATTGTAATCATGAATGAGTTATTAAAAATAAACGATAGTAAATACATTAAGCTTATAGATAGAATTAAAGAACTAATCAAAGGTAGCATTTTTGAGAATAAAGTGTATATCGTTGGCGGCTTTGTGCGTGATGCTATTTTAGGTAAGCCTATTAAAGACATTGATTTGGTTATAGAAGCCCCTGATGGCGGAATAGGCTTCGCTTCTTGGCTAGCTTTTCATACAGGATGCCACATTAACGGTAAAAATCCTTGCATTTTTCCCACATATGGCACGGCTAAACTACAGATATATTCTGACCCTGAAATATCTGACATAGAAATAGAATGCGTACAAACCAGAAAAGAAAAATATGATAAAAACTCAAGAAACCCTTCTACTGTTTATGGAACAATACAAGAAGACGCCATGAGACGTGACCTTACAATCAATGCATTATATTACAATATTAGCACTGATGAAGTATGCGATTATACAAAAATGGGGCTTGATGATATTAAAAATCACGTAATACGTACCACTGGTGACGCTAATATGATATTTGATGATGACCCTCTTAGAATATTAAGGGTCATCAGGTTCTCGACAAGACTAGGATGGAAAATAGAAAAAAATACTTGGTTGGGTATGATTATGAATTCAAAAAGAGTTAGCATACTTACTCAAGAAAGAGTCACAGACGAAATTAATAAAATACTACTTAGCGATAATCCTAGTGATGCTATAAGAATGCTTGATAGGTGTAATGTGTTACGTAAAATATTTCCTTCATTGGACATGAGTAAACACGTTTATCAAGATTTAAGGCCACTACGTACACTTTATGAACATGTATTGGAAACCCTAGATAAAACTCCAAAAGTCCTTGAAACGCGATTGGCAGCATTATTTCACGATATTGGCAAGTTGAAAACATATGAAAAAGGCTTTCTATACCATTCTCAAATAGGGGCTGATATGGCAGAAGAAGTCATGAAAGCCATGAAATATTCTAATGCTACAATTTCAACTGTTAAAAAGGCGATAGAAGTGCATGATGATTTTTCATCTTATATGTCAAATTCTATTCCTCGCCCTGCTGTTATAAGGAAATTCGTTGCTAAATTTGATGGAAACGATAATGACTTGAATGTGGCTTTAGATTTAATTCACGCCAATAACATTACACAAATGTATGGCAAAAAAATAAAGTTGGTTCCTGGTATTCGTAAAAAAATTGAAGAACTTGATAAAAAAAGCAAAGCAGAAAGTGGCAAAAAAATAGAAATACCATTATCAGGAAAAGATATAATGGCAGAATTCAATTTAAGGCCAGGCCCTGTGATTGGAACTATTATGGCTAAAATAAAAAGCAAAGTCATTGAAAATCCATACGTCACAAAAGAAGAACTCTTTAAATATGTTGAAGATTATATTAAAAAGGTTGCTTAACAAAGGCAACCTTTTTTTTATCTAAACTATTTATTGTTAAAAATAAGTTTGTCCATTAAGGCAAAAAATGCATAACTAGTTTTAAAAGATGACAGTAAAAAATTTAAAAGAATGCTTTTCTGAATTTAACATTAAAACGAAAATAATGATTCCAGACAATAGGGAAATAACAAATCATGATATTGAAGAAGGAAAAATATTTCAAAAATTCGTTTTAAATGAAAACATTCAAAGAATAGTAAGTGGTTTAGAAATACATGATAATAAAATTTGTTATTTTTATGTTGCATTTGATAGTATAGAAATTGAAACTGATGAACAATTCCCTCCATGCGGCGGGGAACAGGAAATTGCTGTATATGCATATTACTCAATACGTATGCGTGATACTGATGGTAATGACAGCGAATTTACTGTAGGCAGAAGTAAAATAAACGCTATTATAAAAATAGACAATAGTTTATTTTCTTATGAAAAGCCTAATCTTATTAACAAGCAAGCAAATAATACTGATGTAAATAATTACGTTAAAGTTTATGCTTTATATTATTATAAAGGCAAAAAATACGAAGACACAAAGCAGATTGAACAAGGTTTAAATAAAGAGTCCTCTTGGTTAGTAGAAGAAGAACCTACGCAATTTATTTCAATGACTTTAAGCGAAAACGAGGTTTCTAATAAAGGTGGAATAGTAATTGCTAAAGTTGAAAGGCACTTCACAAGAATATCTTATAAAAAAGATACATGCGGAAACAAAATAAAGCATAAATCAGAAAATGATTTAATTGAAGATATTACTAGAAAAAGTTTAATAACTATCTCAAATAAAAAAAATTTTAGTATTAGTAAAAACATAATAACAGTAAATAAACAGTCTGCTGGAGCCGCAAAAAGAGAATGCACCATTACTGCTAGGTATATGGATAAAACGTCTTCTGTTTTGTTGGTTCAAAAAGAAGGTGGAAAAATTACATATTCTCATGAATTAGAATTTGCAGATGGGTCAAAAATGTCTTTTATCGACTTAGAGACAAGCCTACCTACGGAAAGAAAAATATCTATAATATCGAAAAAAAATAAATATATAGATGGGGAGTTTGATTCTATAATCAATACAAATGAATTTAAAATAGAAAGCGATTCTGAGTGGGTATATGGCGAACAAAAAGAAGGCGATGATGGCATAAATATTTTTTTAAAAGTTATTGGCACAAATGAAGATAAAAATAACGATAGAGAAGCAACTTTAACAATAACTAGCACAATTGATACTAAAACATTTATCAAATTAATAGTTTATCAGCAATCTCTTGAAATTAAAAAAGAACAGTATTGTTGCTCTTTTGTAAGTGATGGAGAATATACACCTGAAGAAATTGATAATTCTGATTTATATTTCAGCCCTTATAAATTGCTTATTTACGAAGACGATAGCATAGAAAGAGTAAATATAGAAGATTATATGACTGTTAAATATGTAGAAACATCTAGTGATAGTAGTATTTTTAGCATCAATAAGTTAATTAAGAAAGGCGAGAATTATCATGTTAAATTTAACAATTTTGTATCATATAGTATAAAAGATATTACTTTTGCTGCTAAACTCATATTTTATGATGTTAACAATGAAAAAATATTTGAAAGCAATAAAGCTAATATTATAGTTAAAAGCGGCCAAATAATAGACTATAACTATGAGTTATGCTTTAACAACCACAATAAATATGAAGAAGTTTTTTGGGTAAATTCAACAGAACCTAAAATTATAAAGGTTAATTCATTGAAGCATAAAATGATTAATGGAAAATATTCTGATACGGAAAATATACCTTTCAAGGTTGGAATATACGATGAAAACGGAAACGAATTTTTTGATGACAATTTTTCAATAAAAATATCAGGCGATGAAATATTGGTTTTTCCAATAAAAACTAATAAAAATTTGAATAATATATATACAATAACGCAAAAAGAAACTGGAGAAAAAATGTCATTCAAACTTTCTTATGAAATTATTGAAACTTCATTTGAAATACCATTGAAAGTAATTGTATATAGTAATAAAATAGGTAAAGATGTGTGGACAGGAGAAAATGGCTATCTATTAATAGATGGAAATGAACAAATTAAATTAAATCCTTGTTGGCTGTCGCCTAACATGAAAGATAATGTTGATACAGCATACAATGGAATAATTGAATTAAAAGAAGGCACTCATATATTTGAAACATTTAATGTTCTTTGCATAGAATATGGCAACAAAACGTATAAAGATTGTAATATTTACAATGAAATAACAGTTAATGAGTCAACAAAAAACATAATCTTAAAAATAAAAGTGTAAGGCGTTCTTTACAGAACGCTTTTTTTTTCACATTAAGCATTTTTAACTAAAAATATTTTTTTTATTTGATTTTTTTTTGTATCTTTGCAGTTGAAAAAGGTGTACTTAACTGCAATATGTTAAATGGTTACTATTAAAGAAGCGATAAAACGTTATAAACGTTTTTTAAAAGAAGTAGGCGCATATTCTTCAGCTAAAAAAATACATAAAAGTTCAGCGTTTAGATTCAACACTGATATTGAAAATCTTTTTTTAAAGTCCAAAAATGCCCCATTTTTATGGATGAGTAACGTAAATACTTTTTGCGTATGGTCTAATACAAAAGAAGGAATTAATTATTGGTGGAAAGTATCTTTAATGTGGCAAATGATTTGCATAATAGAAAATATCACTTTAACACAACTAAAAGGTACGAGTTATGATTGGACTAACGAAAAAAGATTTTATATAAACAAAGTAATTAATGAAGGTGAATGTATTTCATCAATTTATGAATCACTATTCAAATCCATAGAAGAACTTACAAATTTCAGAAAACAAGTTAATTACATACGTAAAAATTTTCTTCCTGATTATAAATAAAAAACAATAAATTTATGAAAGTTAATAAAAAAGTTTTAATCGTTGTTGACGCGCAATACGATTTCATAAACGGTAGTCTTCCAGCCCCCGGTGCTAATGAAGCCATGACTAATTTGGCAGAATGGCTGAAAGAACACGCTAATGAATACAATTTCATATTTTTAACTGCTGACTGGCATCCTTTGACGCATTGTTCATTTGACAAAAATGGCGGGCAGTGGCCAGTTCACTGTGTTCAGCATACACACGGAGCAGCAATTTATCAGCCAATTATTGATTCGTTGGACGAGGCAAAAGTTGATTATGAAGTTCTTGTCAAAGGTGATGATGAAGCACATGAGGAATATTCAATATTTAACAATGTTATTAGTGGGTCGTTTTTAAAAATAATTGGTGAAGATGTTAATATAACACAAGTAGACATTTGTGGGCTTGCCGGGGATATTTGCGTTTTGAACACTCTTCGTGATGCATTAAGAAATTTCCCAAATTCAAACTTTGTTGTTTTAAACGAATTTTCTCCTTCGTTGGATGGAGGTAAAGCGTTAAAAGAGTTTGTGGAATCCACTGAAAGAGCATCTTTTTCTTCTTGATTTTTTAATTCAAAATAAAGTTATGGCTAAAAATTTTAAGAAAAATCAGCCTGTAGTTGCTACATTACCAACTGGTAGAGTAGTTGAGGGAGTTTATGTTGAGCCTTGGGGAGAAGATGGTCATTCTATATATGTAGATGAATACGAAGGAGAAAGGGGCGGAAAAGCAGTATATAATAAAGTTATGTACGGCGTTAAAGATGATTGTATTGAATCAATGAACTCTGTTTCTTCAGCGGTTTCTGATGCTCAATATAAAGCATGGTTAAAACGTGCAATGGTCTTAGAAGAAAGGATTAATGATGACAAAAAATCTCTTTCTAAGTTAGAATCTGGAAGTAAAGAAGAGGAGAAACTTAAAAAGAAAATAGAAAGAAATCAATCCAAACTTGACCAGATAAATGAGAAAATTAGCGAATTCGAAGGAGAAGAATAAAGTCATATTTGGTTTATGATGAATAAAAGGTATCTTGATTTTAAAAAATTATGGCAAAACGAAATAAAACGCAAATTTCTTCGTAGTTCTAAAGAAGCCGGTGTATATCCTACAATAAAAAAAACTTTAAGCCCAAATAAACAAATATTTAGGGATGATTTAATTTATTATCTTTATGTTGACGTTATAAATGAATTAATTCGTTGCGAAAACAGAATAATAGATTACACAAACGGAGGTAGGCTATCTGTTAAAAGAAAATACAGCGTAGATACTGCTGTAAACTCTCCCAGGCATTTTTCACAAGTATTCGTTTTCAATATTCTTAGATTATCAAATATAACTGATGATAAATTTAAAGAAATATTTGAGGAAATGGATAAAAAAATATTTGAAGAGTGCCAAATCAAATCTTTTTTCAAAGAAAAAAAAGGCATAATAAAATTATTCTTTAAAAATTAAAAATATATGATAAAATCTATACTGGATACTGACCTGTACAAGTTTACTGTTTCTAACGCATATTTTCAACTTTACCCTAACGCAGAATGCACATTTACATTCAATGATAGGAATAAAGAAAAATATGATGAAAAATTCCTAGAAATGCTCAATATAGAGTTTGCTAAACTATGCACACTCAAAATGTCAGAAGCAGAATTCGCATTTGTGGCTTCAATACGTTTTTTAGCAACAAATTATGTTGAGTGGCTAAAAGGATTTCAATTTGAGTTAGACAAGATTAAATTTGGCATTGATGAAAATGGTCATTTGCACATTGAAGTTACTGACAAATGTTATAAGGCCACTCTGTACGAAGTTCCTATTTTAGCGATTGTCGCTGAATGCCGTAATAAGTGGCTCGGTGTCAAGCCAGACCTTTCTTTAATCTTGAAATTACTTGAGCGTAAAGTTAACATAGCAAATGAGAACCAAATGAAGTTTGCAGAATTTGGTACTCGTCGCCGTTTCAGCTACCTAGTTCAAGAAGAGGTGATAAAATACCTTAAAGAAAAGTGCCCTATTTATTGCGTAGGTACGTCTAACGTATATCTAGCAATGAAATACAATATGATGCCAAGTGGTACGTTCCCTCACGAATGGGTTATGTTCCATGCTGGTATTGGCGGTTTTAAAACCGCAAACCTTTCTGCTTTAAATGATTGGATTAAAGTTTATGATGGAGACCTAGGCATTGCGCTAATAGATACATATACAACTGCATCATTTTTGCACACACTTACATTGAAGCAAGCAAAACTGCTCGATGGGTTCCGTCAAGATTCTGGAGACGAGTATAAGATTGGCAACATGATTATAGATAAGTTGAAAGAATTACGCATAGACCCTCTTACTAAAACTATTGTTTTCAGTAATGCCCTTGATTTTGATAAGGCATCTGACATATTGAAATACTTCAAAAACAGAATCAAAGTCAGCTTCGGTATTGGAACTAATCTTACTTGCGATATAGGTATTGAAGGCTATAAACCCGCAAATATAGTTATGAAAATGTCCAAATGTCGTTATAGCCCTCGTGATTTTTGGGAGTATGTGATAAAAATTTCTGACGATTTGGGCAAGCATATGGGGCTTAAAGAATTGTTTGATATTGCAGTCCGTGAACTGCATCTTAGCGAATTAGGAGTTTCTATTTAGCGAAAAGGGCAGAATTTTCTGCCCTTTAACTTTTTTTAACACAAAATATTTGTTTATATAAAAAAAAACCATTACCTTTGCACTATGAAAATAATAACAGTAGCATACATAGCAATAGCAAGCATAATTTTAGCCTTTTCTATGGCATATAAGCAAAATATTATGTGTTTCAAGTATGAGACAAGCAATTGCCATAAATGCGCCTATAAACATTAATTAATAACATAAAAAAAACAATCATGGCAAGTATGAATAGTTACGAGGCAACCACGTATGTAGTAATTGGTGGCAAAAAAATGACAATTCAGGAGTATCGTAAATACAAAAAAGAAAAGGATGCTATTATCCAGAGTAAATTGTCAAAGAAAAAGCAACGTGAAATAAACAAAGCTAAGCGCGAAGCTAAGAAAAAGCGTGAAACTGAAATCACCATTCTTCCTACTATAGTTAAAAATATAGTGAAAAATGCAGGCCCAATCAAGAGCCTCGCCGCCTATTATGACAATGCATATCGCCAGTGGGGAACAATAGCAACTATCATTCTCAAATCTCCTGAAATAGACGAGCCATTCCGTTTGTTCAGAGTAGATGCATACCAGATTGTTGACGCTATTAAAGAAATATCTGAAGTGGCAAAAGGAAACGAAAAAGCCGTATTCCATTACGTTCAGAAATTGTCATGGAAACTTGATAACGTGAAAACAAAAATGAAGATATTATACAATGGTGTAATATCATCTGGCGCCCTTGACCAATTTAAGGATAAAGAATGCATTAACGGCGAAAGTAGGCGTCTGGGACTTAGAATATTAATGACCAGAACGTTTAAGAGCCTTGATAATATAGAAAATGCCATTAACGAACTCAATAAAATAGCAAAAGAAGGCCTTGGGGCATTTGAATACAGAACAGATAAACTAGAAAGAGCATATAGAACAATTTAATAAATAAAATACTGTTATGATTTTTAACAATAGAGAAAGACTTTTTGAAATAATATCAAAAGAATGTAACGATACCAAAGTTATATATGACGAAAATGGAGTTGTTATAATTAAAGTTGACTCATATAAAGACTGCCACAGGCTATTTTTTGATAGCAGCGTAAACTGGTGTATAGCCAACGATAAATCTCATTGGGATGGCTATGTTAATCATCCAGAACGTGAACAATATTTTATCATTGATTTCAATAAAATTTACAACGATTCTGTTCAAATTTGTGATAAAAATTCTCTTATTGGTGTCACTTTAAATAACGGAGAATTATATGCTGCCCATGATAGGCTCGACAATAACCTTTTATCTAGCAGCGAAAAAACATATTATGGTTATCATCCACTAGAAAAAATACTTAAAGAAAATCATACATATAAATTTGCAATAAAAAAGAAATTTGGCAGCACTAAAAGAAAGCCAATAGATTGGGGCGCAGTTTTTCTATACTTCATTACTTTTATAGTGCTTTTTGGAATACCATTTTTAATTTCTATATTGGTCAATAAACGTTAATATTTTTTAACATAAAAATTATCAAAAAATATTTTGTTTTCCAAATTATTTTTGTATATTTGCGACTGAAAATTTAAAACAAATTAATTATGGGAATATTTGGTAATACGTTGTCACGTCTCATTGACAATGGAGAGCGTCAAGCATTGTCACTATTGAGTGAGGCTCAGAGAGCCATCGACAACTTCGATTTTGACGCAACTATTGACTCAATTGTTGAAAGCAGTAAAAACGCTTTTGCTGATTTTAACGATGCTATGAAAGCAATCAAGGACACCGTTTCTGACCTTAAAGTTACAATCCCTTTCAATGAAAAGAAAGAGAAGTATGAGTACTCTATCGAGGATGGAATTCTTAAAGTCGTTGTAAGAGGTAAAGGCACTGTCCGTGAAGCATCAACTACTATCCCCAGTAATTGTATTCTTGACAAACTATCAGTTTTCGTAGATAAGAAGAATGGTAATCTTATCATTACTATTCCAAAGAACCTAGCCGAAGACGAAAGCATTAAGAAAATTAAGAATACTGTGGTTTCAACAGCAAACAATACAGCTGGGTGGATTAAAGACGCTCTTAAAGAAAGAGCAAAGGCTGTAGCAGATTCTACTACTGCTCCAACATCTAAGCCTAAGTCTAACAATACTAACGGTAAGCCTCGTTCAAAAATGGTACGTGGCAAGGATGGTAAGTTCAGGTCTGTTAAGAAAGCCTAAAAATTGGGAGTAATGCTCCCTAATGACAGGGTGGCAGAATGGTGATGCACTAGTCTGCAAAACTAGTCAAAAGGTGGGTAATCCTGCCTATGCGGGTTCGAATCCCGTCCCTGTCTCTAAACAATCTATATGTTTTATTTTTTAATTTTAAGTAAATATGAAGAAATTTTTAGCAATTGCAATTGTTTTCGCTGCTTCTTTTGCAGCAGTATCTTGTGGCGATTATTCAGAAGATGATTTATTCGCCAACGAGTCAAAAACCACAATGGTGTCGTTTGACTACTCTTTTATGTCTGGCGGCATCGGTAACGTCACAAGGGCAGCAACATCTGACGATGAAGCCTATACTACGTTGTATAACAAAATTTTGTCAAAAGAACTAATAGCAGATAACTATACTATTACGCTTACTGATGTTTCTTCCAACAAGTCTTATACGTTCAGCGGTAACTGGAATGATAATAATTCTATCTTGGTTAAAACAGGTACATATAAGGTAACTGGAAAGAGTACAGCGTCTGGAGAATGCTTACAGAGTAAGTGCTCAATAAAATTTAACACACAAATTGAAATTAAGGCATCAACCTCATATATCACATTGCCGGCTGAATATGATTGTACGCTGTTGATTTTCGATAGGAGCGTTATCAAGAATGCCTTTGTCCTATATGGCATCAACAACTCCAAAGTATCTGAAAAGAACTTCTTTAATTGCGACAATTTGTATTATGGCTTTTCAACAAAGTTATACAATGAAAATGTTTCAGTAAACCAATTTCTTATTGTAGATTATTACGATGATTCTAGACAACATTTTTCAGCAGACAAATTTGAAATTGGTAAGTATTACTTGTTTAGTGGAAATAGTTCAGCTAGAAGCAGTTTCTCTTTACCCAAAATGGTAAAGGGGGATGTTCAATAAGAATTGTTAATTGTTATTTGTATTATTACCTCGCATAGCCAAAACTATGCGAGGGTTTTATTAATTTTAGATATATTATGATTAAAATTTGTGCAATTTCTGATATGCATGGTAATTTAAACTTTGATATTAAACCATGCGACATATTGTGTATATGTGGTGATATTGTCCCATTAAATGTCCAGACTTTTCTTGAAGGGACACTTAGATGGATTTCAAAAAAATTCATACCTTGGTGCGAAAAACAACCTTGTGAAAAAATATTTTTAATTGCGGGCAACCATGACTGGATTGCAATGAAACACCCTGATGATTGGGAGAAAATGTTTAATGATACTAAAATAACATATTTGCTTAATTCATCGGCAGAATATGTTAAAGAAACTGATGGAGAATATCAAGAAATAAGCATATATGGTACTCCTTGGTGTCACCAATTCTATAATTGGGCATTTATGACATCTGATGTTAATTTGGCAAAAATATATGAGTCAATACCATATAAAGTTGATGTGTTACTTACTCATGATGCCCCTCATGGAACTAGCGACGTAATTTTACAAGACACTCCTTGGAGAACTGACGAACATATTGGTTGTATACCTCTTGGAGAAGCCGTAGATAATAAAAAGCCTAGACTTTTGCTGCATGGCCATTTGCATTCAACTAATCATTCACTGGAGAAAAGAGGCGATACTGATGTGTATAATGTTAGTATGGTGGATGAAAAGTATGATTTGGTATATGAACCTTTATATATAGAAATTTAAGTTTATTTAACATTATTTTTTTTGCTTTCATAAATATTTTGTGTATATTTGAAGCATAAAAGTATTAAACAGTTAAATATGAAAAAAAAGAAAGATAACGTTGAAATTGAAGTTGTAGTATTCAACTATTTTGTTCGTGCTCTCAAATCAGACGGAAAATATATGATTTTTAGGCAAGGAGTTAATAATACTGGTATTATGAAATTCCTCGTTAAAAAAGCGCATACGCATGATAGTCCGTTTTCATCTTTAAGTACCACAAAAGAAATTGTTGAAACCCTTAGAAAGATAACAGATGATATGGCCAGGAATAATGGCAATTCAAATGGGGTGTACGGCATGGATAAATACGAGCATGTTACAATGACAATTAATCACTTGCTTCACTTTTTCTTAGAATCATACGGCTTGCCAATGGATAAATTGTGTTCGCTTGGAGAGGAAATATATAATTATAGCTGCCATAAGTTATTTGGCGATACAATGGAAGATTTGGAAACTCAAAAAGCAGAAAATATTAACAAAGTTAATAGTGAAGCAGAGCTGATGGCTAAATTGTTCCATAATTTTGTTAATGAACGGAATTCAGGCAAAATTAGCAAAGACGTTACGTTTGATATGTATGCCAAAAAGCATCAAAATGAATTCATAAAACTAAATTTACCTACTGAGCACGATGATGTGGGCCATATTCTAGGAAGAGGCCCCGAAGATATAGAAGATTTCCGTCGTCCTCGTTGGCTCGATGATAATGAATAAAATATACTCATTTGATGTATAGAAATATAATATTATGAGAAATTTTGGTTTAGTGCCAGTTGGCGATAATCCATCCACTGCACAAATAATAATTCCTGGCGCGGTTACAAGGCATAGTGTTGCTCCATTTGGGGCAACACAACTGCTTTTACCGTTTAAAGATGATAATAGCGCAAAAAATGAAAGTGAATATTGCAATTTGTGCGAACATTTTCTAAAAATAAAAAAAGGCTATAAAACAACTTTCAATACAAGGTGTAAAGCAGATACCACAAGGCCAGGCGGCTCTGAAAGGGTTATTAAGTTAAACGTATACGAAGATGAAAAGGTTAAGAAACCATTTTGGTGTCCTTTAGTTAAATCTGCCATTGAAAAGCCATTAAACGATGGTATAAAAATTGGTGGAAGAACAGTTTATCCTGCAAGGGTTAATTCAGGATATACTGAAAGGGCTAACTTTGAAAGAAATTTAAGGGAAAAATGGCTATCAGCCCCAGGACTAATGTCTTGGAATGAAATAAAAATAGATAGTATTTATCATCTTCCTCCTACATTCAAAAAGCCTAGAATGACAATTGTAGTCAAAAAGAAATTCGCAAGTTCCATACACGCTGAAAATGTATTAACTAAAGATAATGTTTGGCTATATAAAGATGACGAGGAATACAAATTTATGTCTCTAGTGAAATGATTGATAGAAACAAATTAACCAACTTCATTAAGCTTAGGCAAATGAATCCATTAACTGAGTGGGATGATATAAAAGAGGGAGAAAAATATCATTTGCCACCTTTAATATTTAACAAAAGGATGGATTTTATCGTTGCTGAAAAAAGGCCAAATAGTTTAAGATTTAAAAAAACTGATTGTTCCTATTGTCAAACTATGTTTAAAACAGATTTAACGACTAGGTTTATCGTAAAAAAACAAGAAATACATGGCAGTACTTGATAAAAAATATTATGATTATTATAGGCTAAAAAAGCATAAGCCTATCATGACTTATGATGATATTGAAATTGGTACTACATACCACATACCACCTACTATATTATATGATAGGAGAGATTTTATATGCGAAACTAAAGATGCCTATAGAGCAACAGGAAAAATGCTTTCTAGTGACGGTATTTGGCGGCAAGCAACTATATACCCAACAGAAATTTCAGTTACATTTTTAGTTAAAAAACGTACTATTAACAAACATTAACACAGAATATTTATTTATTCTGTGTTTTTTTTGTACATTTGTGTTATGGACATAAGAGATAGAGTTGTATTCTTATAATAGCAAAAAAATATAGTAAATTAAATATGAACATTAACTATTATAAAAATTGTTGTATAACATTATCATTTGATGATTTAGATTACAACAAAATTGCCTCTGAGAGTTTTAAAAAAGATTTAGTGGATTGGTGTAAGGCTGATAGGAAAAAATGGCTCAGAACGTCTGTAAACTACATTTACGAGCAACTTTACTTGCCTACAAGAAAAAAGAGGTTTGATTCGCTACCTGAAGAAGAGCAAATTAAGTATGTTAAAGAGAAAAAGCCTTTTGGTATAAGTATGGACGTAATAAAGAAAAACGCTTTATACAGATACAATATCGAAAGGATAAAAATGTATAAAACCAAAGAAAACTTTATCAAAGTTCATGGCGAATATGCTTTTAATCGTTTTTTCTGTGGCCCTGATTTAGAATGGGAAAAAATTGAGGATTTAATTATTAAAGGGTTTGACTGATGAATGAAGAAAAAGAATTTTATCTGGATGCATATGATTTCATTTGCTCTTTAATGGAATATGTTAATAGAATTTCTAATGAAATGACAAAAATAAGTATTGATAATTACAGAGAACGATTCAGTACTTGTAAAGAAACTATTAGCAGGCTTGGTGAACAAATAATGAAATTTGTAAACAAATGGAACTGTGATGATGAAAAGGTTTGTTCTACTTTGAGAACTATTAAAGAATACTACGAATTTTATCGTGTAACATTTAGCAGTTCTTCAAATTATTTATATGAACGTGATGCTAATTACATAATAGAATCTATTGGCTCTTCCAAATTGATTCTCTCACATAAATTGAAGATGTTAAAATCTAAAATATGTTAAATGCAGCAATAAAATATTCATATTAACAATAATTAACGTGGAATGTTTGTGCGTTCCGCGTTTTTTTATTACCTTTGCAGCGAAATAAACAAATAGTTAAACGCAATGATTAATATTGAAGAAATTTTAAAGACTCCAAACGACAAGTTTAGAAAGACATTTAGTAAAAAACATGGTTATCTTTTCGATAGCCAAATAAACACTGCTAAAGATATTGTCTCTAATTTAACAAGAAAGACAACTCGCAGAAACCATGTGATACTTGCAGCCAAAATGCAGAGTGGCAAAACTGGTGTTTGCAATGCAGTGGTAAATATCATATCTCAAACTGACATACAAAGATACCTTGCTGTTGATAAATATATGTTTATAACAGGTATGAATGACTGTGGCTTGAAGTCTCAGACATTAAAGCGTGTAGAAGAGCAAGTAATTGGGGCAAACAAAGATAATATATATTCAGGATTAAGAAGTAAAAAGAACCTTTTGCCAAATCATTTCTTCGTAATGAAAAACAGTGATTTGTTGAAATATGATGGCGATATTAATAATACTGTAATATTCATTGATGAAGCCCATTACGGTTCTGGCGATAAAAACATTTTAAGCAAATTTTTGTATAAACACAGTATTGATTGGAAAGATACTAATGACCTTATTAAAAGGAATATATATATCGTTTCTGTATCAGCAACTCCGTTTGATGAAATAGTAAGCGACACTAAAGAAGTAAAAAGCATTGTAGAACTTACGCCATCAAAAGAATATATTGGAGTATCTGAATATCTTTGCAATGGTCAAGTAATGGATGCAGAAAAAGATGATATTGAAGAAGAGGGAGCAATCTTTGACTATATCAATGATGCGCATCAAAGGATGGTTGACAATGATGAAGCCGGTGTGATAATAATTCGCACACGTAAGTTTAATGTTATCGAAGCAGACCCGTATATAAAGAAAGATTTTGATATATTTGAAATGTATTCCTCAGGTAGTAATATAGAGTACGATAAGTTCAATGAAATGGCTAAAGACCTTATTGATAAAAACGAATACAATAAAAAAATATCAAAAATGAAGTCTTCGTCCGCTATCATTGGTGGTATGCCAAAGATGTACGTAAAGCCGCTTATTGTGTTAATTAAGGGCGCATTTAGGGCAGGTATCACGCTTGATTCAAGATTAAAGGATTACATATATATGATATATGATTTTTCTCTTAAAGCAGATACTACCGCCCAGGCATTACTTGGACGTTTGTGTGGGTATCGTGATAAAAAGGCAAATATCAACAATACATATATCTATGTAAACAAAAAGTTCGCTGATATGTATTCAGCTTGGGAAAATGATTTTCAAAACAGAACTATTGTTCCTTGTAGTAAAACGACCTTTCAGTGGATTCCAAACGATGTGGTAAATCCAATGGCTCAGATTGGAACTAAGTCTAGGGGAAATATAGCAATTGACCTTACTGACAAAGAAATAAGAGAAATATATCAATACAGTTCTCAATTAAAAAACAGGGTAGGCTACATGAAAATGGCTCTTCCTGATTTGCTAAAAAGACACAATGTGTCCATTGATTATGATTATATTGGCGAGGCTGTATTAAGTGGCAAGAATAACTATACAAGAGCCAGCCAAGTGAAGCGATTTGAGTCGTTTACATCTGATTCTCTAGTCTATCAGTTCAGACCTTATAAAATTAAAGATTTCGTTCTTGAAACAAATCGTGATTATCTCACGTATGATGACCTTGGCAAATCTGCTGTATTCGTTGTACTAGATGCAACTATAGACGATAATGGACTTGATATTGGTGGCAATAAAAGGCTTTTGATTTACAATGTAGAAGTGGGGCAGAAAATAACCATTCCTAACACTCGTTCTTTGTACAAAGCCCATAAAGACACTGATATTTAATCATTTAACTTTAATTAACTTAATATATTTCTGTTATCGACAATTTATTTGTATATTTGCTTCAAAGTGTTAATATAGTAATGTAATAAACGTAATATATGTTTCTATTAATATCGTTTGTGGCTGCGTTGATTTCGCTTTATTATCTTGGTGTAATGGCTGATACCTATAACGCAGATACTACATATCTAACCCCATTGATGGTTTTGCTGATTTACTCAGTTTTATCTATTTTTAGGCAACTAAAAAATGGAGTACTATCATTTCTTGCAGATGATTATAACTATAACGATTCAACTTATTACAGGAGTTATCCAACGAACAATTCATACAATAATTCCTATAATAACGCATATAGACAAAGGGAAGAAGTGGAGTATTTCACAGTTGACGATAAAAAAGAAAAAAATAACGTACAAGAATTAATTCATTACCCGTCCAATAAAGAAATTAGGGAAAAAATAAAAGAACTAGAAGACAGCCGTTGGTTCAGATTTAAAAGAGGCTTTGCTGCAATATTCGGCATAGATATTACTACGAAATATTACGAAAAGTTTAAAAAACCTTATAAGGTTACAACTAAGTGTACTTCAAGTAATGTTAACAAAGAAGACAACAATCGTTTTAAGCCAAACAATAACTTTTGGGCAGCAAAAGAAATAACAGAATATAATTCTGTAACAAAGCTAATGAGTGGCAGAAGTTGTGAAATTGCTATTGCCAATGATAATGAAGATACCAATAACAATTCAAATGATGAATAATAAAAACGAAGAATTCATACTTCCTTCTAGCATTATTAATGTGAAATCTAACCCTCATAAAAGTGCTACAGTTAAAAAGCATACCGTATCAGTAGGGTATTATCATGAAACATATTATTAACGTATGAAAATTTTCAAACTAAATGATAATGAAAAAGAAAATGCTAAAGCCTTTGTAAATGAACATAGTGAGTGCGTAAAGAAAATGCCTGTGGCAACAGATGGCGTTTATGCCTTTACATATTCATTCACTCCTGGCGGAATTGGCGTGATAGCCAAAATAAAGTGTAATTGTTGTGGAAAAGAATTAAATATTACAGACTATAAAAACTGGTAAAATAATGGAAAATAAAGAAGAATTAAAAAATGGTTCAACAACTACAACTATGGTTGGAGAGAAAGTTGGCACTCAGGAAAACGCAACATCTGAGGATAAGAAAGAAACAACTAGTTATGAAGGAGATTTGAAAAGCTTGATTGGCGATGGCAAATACAACATTTCAGCCCCTCTTTTCTTGATGTTTGCTGAGTATCTTGGCTATGTTGGTAAAACGCTTCCTTGGGTTGACTCTTGGTGTGTTGACAAGAAGAAACCTGAAGACTACAAGGTTAAGTTTATCGAAGTTGAGGCTATTACAGTTCTTCGTGAAGCCAAAACTAAGTTTACAGAGCAGAAACTTCGTGAACTCTATGATAGCCTTTATGAGGTGATTTTGTTCATCTATGATGATAACCTCAAAGAGTTGGATAAAGAAAGCAAAGAAAAAGCTGACAGAGTAACAACATAAACATTTGAAAGAAGATTAACATTATTTAACGTGGAATATTTGCTTATTCCACGTTTTTTTATTACCTTTGCACACAGAAAGTAATAAACAATTATCTATGATTATATTATATATCATAATTTCTTTAACAAATGTATTCTTACACATTGTGAGAAGCATTTTGGTTATTAAATCAAGCAAATTAATTGCTTCTCTTGCAAACTGCATCTGCTACACATTTTCTGCTGTCGTGATTAAATTCATTGCAGAAGTCGATTTATGGATTGCAATTGCTGTTCAGGCATCTACAAACTTTATAGGGTGTTATATAGCAATGATGTTTTGTGATTACATACTAAATAAAAATAAACGTTATGAACCAGTTAATTGAATTTAAAGAATCAATAAATGTAAAAATCGAAGGAAGATTTGCATACTTTACAAAGAAAATTGTTAAAGTGTTTGTTCTGCGTAGTGGAAAGCCGTCATACGTAATTGACGAAGATGGTAGCAAATACGATTTCGAATACGTAGAAGATAAAGATTTAGTATATCGTACAATTGTTAGAAATTTAATGTTTAAAGAATTAATTTAATATGAAAGAATATAGATTAACCGGCGGTTCTGCTACCGTTTATGATAATAAAGAAGAAATAGAATCTGTTATTAAAAAATTCGTAAAAAATAAAGAATACTTAAAAGGTATTTTAAGCCAATGGTGCTTATCTAATGGCTATAACAGTGATTTGTGTATATTGTTTAAAAGTGACAAAACAAATAAATATCTCGCAATATTTAGAACATATTTGGGTGGCGCAGAAGCAATTTATACATTAACATATGGGTATGATATAGTAATATATGTCGAGCCAAATTCAAAACTTGTTTTTATTAATTTAATAAATGAATTTTTCGAAAAAAATGAGGAATTCATATTGCCTTATCAAAAAGAAATATTAAATAGGACAAAAACATTTGATAGAATTTTTATACCGTTATTAAGTAAAAATGTTGATTTAATAAATGCAAAAATTTCAAAAAAATATTTCTGGCTATACGGTCAAGAACTTGTACAATTTATGGAAGTTGATGGCGGAAAAACGTATATACCATTTTTCAATGAAGTAAGCAAAGAATACTTTATATGTTTAGAAGGTAAAAGCCAAGAAGTACAGATATTTTTTGATAAAGCACAAGCAACAAATTACGCTTTAAATATATTAACAAACAGGTTAAATAGTAAAATAAGCCAAGTAGAAGATTTGAAAAAAAGAATAAATAATTTAAAAAATATAGATTAATATGAAGTCATTAGAAGAAATTAAAAATATAGTGCTGGAAAACGCCAAAAAAGGTGTTCTATTGCCAACAGGTATATAGTTCCCAGTAATTAATATATACCGTATAAAAATGCAATCAGTAATGATTGCATTTTTTTGTTGCCAAATGATATTTATATACAAAAACATTGTATATAAATAAAATATGAAAAATATAATAACAGAAGATATAATTAGAAACGCATTAAATGAATCCATTGATGAATTCATTATTGAAGAAGAATTTGGTAAAGGATTAAAATCATGGTGGAATAAACCATATATGCAAACCGCAAGGAATTATGTTGGAAAAGCATATAACGGCTTAAAAAATGCTGCTGCCGAATATATGAATTTAAGGACAAACGGGCAATGGAATCAAAAATACGGAATCAATCCTATTTACAACGTTAGTCAATTTAGCGAACTCAGATATTTAACGCAATGGTTTTATATACAAAAAAACACATTACAAAATATATTAAATCCGCGAAGTCCTTCACAGATTTCTACTGATAGAACTAAAATAAATCAATATGAAGATAGACCTAATGATTTTATTGCAAAAGAATGTACTTATCAAAACTTTACTAAGTGGGCAGGACAATATATAAGAAATTATAAAGGACTTAAATTCATTGATACATACATATATAACTACATAACGAAAAATTATCAAGACCCACAAAAAGCAATGCAAGCAATGGATTTAAATGTTTTTTTAAAAACATCTATTGGAAATGAAACATATAAAGAAGCCGCTATTGATAACAATAACAGAGAAACAACGACAAATATACAAGAATTACAAAAAGAAGTTGTAGATATTTCTAATTTTTTTGAAAATTTAAAAAAATTAATTGAAAAAGTAATAAATAATAATGTTGAAGATTTACCTAATTTTTTTGAATATAATGTTAATAATTATTTCAACCAATATTTTAAATTATATTTATTATCAAATGACAAATCTACCATTCAAAGGTTAAATCTAGTAAAAAAATATTTATTTAATCAATGGAGTTCGTGGAAAAGAACAATAGAAAACGACCCATCAAAAGCGAAAATGTTTAAAGATTGGATTGATTATAATAATTTTTTCAATAATAAAGAAGGAAAGCAATATTGGTATTTGCAAAGGCAAACAGGAGCATATGGAAATGAACATAAATATTAACAATATTTAACGTGAGATATTTGTTTATCTCACGTTTTTTTTATATATTTGTTTATATCTTTAATTGACTATTAGTTATGGCAAAGAAAGAGTATAAAGACTACAATGTTCACAAAAAATATTTTTTAAGGTATTTAAAAGAACGTGGCGCATATACTGCATATTTAAGAAACATACGCAGTACAAAATGCCCCAATTTTTATAAACAACGTTATCCTTCTTGTACATTTGAAAGTGCGGCAAAACATAATGGAATGCAATCAATGATTTCATTGTTGTTTGTTTGGGAAAAAACGCCTGAAGGCCATAAATTTTGGAGCGATATAAATAAAAGTTACTGCAAAGATTTCTTAAAAAAATTCCCCGATTATACACGTTATTTCGATAGTTATTTTATCGCTAGATATGAATAAAAACGATATTAAACACCTCCCCAGAAAAAAACCACAAGAACCTAAATGGTATCAGAAAGTAATAACTCCTGACCAATTTGATATAAAACAAAATAGCATAGGGCTTTTTTTCGCGCATCATCACGCTTGGAAAAAAACTGTATGGATTGGGCCTTATGAAACGGAAGAAGAAATTTCAAAAGTTATTGCATCTTATGCAACAGTTACAAAAAAACCATTCGGTAAAAGAAAAGAATTGAAAAGCGTACATTCGATTATAATTGAAGAAAAGGATTGGTAATATAAAAAGGGAACTATAAAAAAGTATGTGAATATAAACAGATACAAAAAATGCAGACATTAATGTCTGCATTTTTATGACTTGATATTAACATGTACATAATTCACTCCTTTTATTATTGTTCTACCTTTGTCCAACTATACTTTCCTAAGTAATAGTTTCCTGTTCCCATCCATACATTATAACCACTACTACCTACAGGAACATATAACTTACCATTTCTTCCAACTAAATAAAATGTGCGACTTTGTATTGTAGGCGCAGTTACAGCATTTGATGTTATACTTCTAAGACTAGTAGCAGTATCGAATGCACTACCACCAATACTTGTTACACCACTACCTATTGTACAACTTGTAAGGCCTCTACAGTCAGCGAAAGCACTGCCACCAATACTTCTTACACTATCAGGTATAACTATACTTGTAAGGCCACTACATTCTCTGAAAGCACTAGTTCCAATACTTGTAACGCCACTACCTATCATACAACTTGTAAGACTAGTGCAAGCACTGAAAACATTATTACCAATACTTGTTACACCATCACCTATTGTGCAACTTGTAAGACTACTACAATGAGTAAATGCACTATTACCAATACTTGTAACACTATCAGGTATATCTATATTTGTGAGGCCACTACAACACCAAAAAGTATTATCACCAATACTTGTAACACCACTTGGAATATCTATACTTGTAAGACCGCTACAATTGTAGAAAGCATAACCGCCAATACTTGTTACACCACTTCCAATGGTACAACTTGTAAGACCAATACAACCATTGAATACACTAACATCCATACTTGTTACACTATTTGGTATAACTATACTTGTAAGGCTAGTAGCACTATAGAATGCACTATTACCAATACTTGTAACACTATCTGGTATTGTTACACTTGTAAGACTAGTACATCTAGAAAAAGCATTATTACCAATACTTGTAACACTATTAGGTATATCTATACTTATAAGATTAGTAGCACCATAGAATGCACTATCACCAATACTAGTCACGGTATTTGGAATAACCGTGTTTTTGCATCCTAATATTAATACATTTGTAGATGTTTCAATAATAGCATTACAGTTATTACGTGAATCATATGCAGTGTTATTATTATAAACTGTTATACTACTAAGGCCACTACAACCTCTGAAAGCATAATTTCCAATACTTATTACGCTATCAGGTATATCTATACTTGTAAGACTACTACAATCTCTGAAAGCATAATCTCCAATACTTATTACGCTATCTGGTATAGTTACACTTGTAAGACTACTACAATCTCTTAAAGCATTCCATCCTATAATTGTTGGGTCTTTTAATGTGTATTTAATTGTATGCTCACCTGTTGTGTCAAATGTATAACCAGATGATACTGATGGTTGTTCAACACCATCTATCTCAATTGAACTGAAACTGCTTGTACCACTTGCAATTTTTGTTGGACTACTTGTATCTGTTACATTGAACTTAGCCGTTACCTTTGCCTCAAATTTGCTCTGAGTAACACTATACTCAATCTCATTTCCATAATAATCAACTGTACCACTTACAGTTCTTGCATCGCTTGTGCTAGGATTTTCTCCGCAATTAACTGTTACAGTATCTGTACCTGTAGTAACAATCTGCTGACACTTTTTATTAATGTCAGTTCTTCTATAATCAAGTGTAATATCAAATGATTGGCTAGCCCCGTCTATCGAAGCAGGGTATGATGGGTTGCCTATAATTTCGCACACTGTAGATTCTGGGCATATTTTGCTTTGTACAACTTCATATTCAATATTAATATCATTCCATACTACTGTGCCACTAACGGTTCTACTATCAGATGTGCTGGTATTTTCACCGCAATTAACAGTTACAGTATCTGCGCTGTTTATGATTTCAAGCTCTTGGCATTCTTTGTTAATATAAGTTCTTTTATAATTGAAACTAATGTCAAATGATGAAACATCACCGTATATAGTAGCCGGGTAAGATGGAGTTCCTACAATCTCATATACATAGCCCTCTTCACAGGAAATATATGGATTATAATGCACTTCCATAGGCGTATCAAGGCAAAATGATACATTTGGCAAAATTAAACTACTTTTAGCTTCTTCATAATCAATATGTTCGTTAAATAATTTTATATATCTTCCCATTTCTTTTACAATTTATATATAAATATTTATTTAACTTTATTTAACTCAAATAATTTCCTTTTTTTGCCGTTTTATTGTATATTTGCAGTATGATTACTATAAACAATGAAATAAACAGAAATCTCAAAGGAATCATATATCATAAGGAAACGCCAATAGGCGAATGCAATAGTGTTGAAACCTTTTTAGATATTCTTTGCCAAGTTAAAAAGGAACAGAGCGAAGATTATTCAATGAAAGTTGAAGTGGAGGTGTCTAAAGATACCAAGAGAATTTATGTTTATCATTTCACCAAAGAGGGTAAAGTAATTCCCTCTTCATATCCTGGGGTTTATCTTTGGACAGATATGATGAACAAGGATTTATTGTATTTATACAACTTTTCAATCAGTCATAGTTTTGATTAATAAAACATCTATAATATAATGAAATCAAATTTAAAGTTTAAAAGGGGCGAGTTTATTACTCAAAATACTTGCCCTGATTCATTTGCAATATTCGGAGGTGATGCATACGAGCCTATTGTTGAAGGCGAAGGAGTTGATTATTCGTTAATATGCTATCATAACCCTTCTCATTATGCTCAAAATAGCGAAGGCAAATGGGTTCGTGAAGATGTATTCGAATATGACCTTGATAATGAGGAAACTTGTGAATATACCATAAATGCTTGCGATATGGAATACTGGCGCGCTTGCACTCAAGAAGAGATTGATACCGCGCTTAGGTTCCTAGCCAATAAACATATTGGTTGGAATGATTCAACACATAAACTAAGAAAACTTGGAATGAATGAGCAAATAAGGTTTGGACAACCTGCTTGCACTGGAGTTCCCGGTGGTAATGTCAATAGGACAAGCCCAATATACAATACCCCAGGGATTGTAAATCCTAACGCTCGTGGCTCTGCTGTTTCTGTTAGGACTACAATAACAAGGATTGTTAATGATAATTGGGAGCAGAAAGAGCCTATTAGTGCTATGGATGATAAACGTAGAGTGTTTGTTGTTGAACAATGCAATAAACTTAAATGGGCGTTTGATACATGCGGTAATAGTGTTGTTATATATCCCAGCAATGGAAGCCAAGTACCCCGTAGATATGATTATAATGAAGACGTTATGGGACATGGTATAAACGCACTAATGAGAGGCTGTGATGACTGGGGATTTTATGAATGCGAATAAATATGAAAATAGGTTTTTTTATGGGGTCATTTGACCCAATACATATAGGGCACGTTAATTTAATAAGAGAAGCATTAAATTTCCTCGATAAAGTTATTGTTGTTCCTTCAGGTCATAATCCTTGGAAAAAAGATATAACGCCGGCTCCATTTGAGTTGAGGATGAATATGATTTCTGAATCAATAAAGCATTTCGGCGATAAAGTGGAAGTGTCAGGAATTGAATCAACTTTCGAGCCTCCTTATTATGCTAATAAGCCGTTGAATTATTTCAAAAATATTTACAAAGATGATGAACTGTATATTATTTGTGGAACAGACACAGTAGAAAAAATACCTTACTGGAAAAATGCTGTTATAGATATTTTGCCTTTTTATAGATTGCTATGCCTAGAGAGGGATGAAAATATTACTCAAAATGGTAATGTTGAAATCACTAAAACAATAAAAGATAAAGAAGGCAAAGAACATGAATATTTATATATTCCAATTCATCCAATATCTATATCTTCAACACACATTAGAGCTCTAGTTAAAAACAACAAAATATTATATCCTCTTGTAGAAGAAGCAGTAGAAAAAATCATTTACAATAATTCTTTATACAGATAACACAAAGTTTACTTGATTTCATATATAATTACCTATAAGGAATAAAAAAGGCAGAAGTTGGTGTTTCTTCTGCCTTTTAATGTTTTTTAACACAAAATATTTGCATACATCAAAAAATATTATTACCTTTGCATCATCAAATAAAAAAACAATAATATATGGATTATTTTTACGCAGCAATTTTATTTATATTCATTATTTTTTCGCCAATAATTTTGCCGTTATTATACTGTTTTATTAAACATTGTAATTACATTAAAATACGTGATAAACAGCATCTTATGTTTTGCCAAATGAAAAAAGGCGATTACATATGGAGAAGTTTTGAAGGTGAGGTTGTAAATCTAGAAATAAAAAAAATAACTTATCATTTTAATGGTAAAAGATTGAGCTCAATTAGATTTATTACCAATAAAAGGATAGATATAGATTTCAGCCCCTTCAAATTTAAATCATATAAATTTGGTAATTATTTCGCATTATATAGCGAAGCTAAAGCTTGCGCGGAAGCATATAATTTTGAACGTGAAAAGCAAATAAATTCTTTAAAAAATGTTTCTGGAAAAGAACTAAATGGGGAAATTGAAAAATTAATAGAAAGATTGAAAACTTATAAATTAAATACAAATGATACAAATTGAAGGAAAACAATGTAAAGATATAAAAATCTTTACAGACAACATAGAAGAAAGTGCATTAGCATTGTTATATGAATTATCCAATTCTCCTATGTTTAAAGGGGCTAAAATTAGAATAATGCCTGACGTTCACCTTGGTGTGGGAATTGTTATAGGTTTCACTTGTCCAATTCCAAAGGAGAACACATTCTTAAGCCCTAATTTTGTAGGAATAGATATAGGCTGCGGCGTAGAGTCTATCTTTTTTGATAAGCCTTTAGAGGAAAAGAAATATCCTTTATTTGAAAGAAGAATTAAAAAAGAAATACCAACCGGCTTTAATATACATAAGACACGTCAATTTGAAATGAAAGAGTTTATTAAATTTATAAACTCTGAAATTCAAAAAGCGTATCAATCATCAGGAGGAATCATTAATTTTGTTGAATTTAAAACAGAAGATGATTTTGAAAATTGGTGTAAAGGGTTCGGTATGAATTTTGGTACTTTTATCAAATCTATTGGTAGTCTTGGAGGTGGTAATCACTACCTTGAATATGACGTAAATGAAGATTTGAAAAAATATGCTTTTACAATTCATACTGGTTCACGCAATCTTGGTAAAGCCGTTTGCCAAAAATGGCTACATGCATCAAAAGGTATTGAGGTCAATATAGAAGAAAGAGAAAAAGAAATTAAAGAGTTTACCGCTAATTTTAAAGGAGACCCTACTGAAATACCTGGAAATATAAAAAATATTCGTGAAAAATATAAGGTGTATGGAAGTGATGGATTTTTAAGCGGCAAAAATCTTGTTGGCTACCTTACTGATATGGTCATTGCTCAGGCATATGCTAAATTTAATAGAATGATTATTCTTAGAAAAGCGGCTGACGTAATGAATAAGATTAATGGGGCAAAAGTTATTGACCACATTGCATCAGTTCACAATTACCTTGATTTTGATGATATGACAATACGCAAAGGCTCTATACGTTCATATAAAGGCGAAAAGATAATTATACCATTCAATATGAAAGATGGTATTGCTATTTGCGAAGGTAAATCAAATGAGGATTGGAACTGTTCAGCACCTCATGGTGCAGGGCGTTCTATGTCAAGGTCACAGGCTAAGAAGAAAATCAGTATTAACAATTTCCAAAAACAAATGAACGACGCCGGTGTATATTCTACATCAGTATGCGAAAGCACTCTTGATGAAGCACCAGACGCTTATAAGCCTATGGAAGAAATAGTTGAACTCATCAAAGACACATGCGATGTCTTATATTTTATGAAGCCAAAAATAAACATAAAAGCCACAGGTGGATAAAATAAATTTTTAAACAAATATTGGAAGCAAAAAATGTTAACAGATAAACAATTAGAATTCGCCCTTGGAGAAATACAGGGTATACAGAAAAAAGTATTGGGCACAGGCGTAGGTCTAACAATTTCAACTGAATGCTGTACCACAGAATTTGATGTTACCGTTATATATGGGCTTGAAGTATTTGAAGACTGTTGCCGTAAATATAATGAAAAGACATTTGAGTTTAAGAAATCTTTAACAGAAGACCAGTGTGTTGATTATTTGCAAGATATTGAAAGCCTTTTAAAGAAATAACTATATGCCATTTAGCATCAATTTTAAATACAAAAAAGGAATTAAAAGCTCACTTTCCAATTTCTGTTGGAAACATAATGAAGAAATATTTATAATTTTTACTTCATTGCTTTTCATTATGTTAGCCTTTAGCGTTATATTTGGTGGAATATATTTGAAAAAAAGAACCGGTATTAAAAAAGACACTTCAAATGTTATTAAAACCGCAATAGTAGTTAAAAAGAAAAATGGTTTAATTAATAAAATAATTGTAAACTCTTATGATTCAATAAAGGTTTATGCTAAAATGGGCAGAAAAGATATTTTGTATATCAGGGAAAATGATGAAAATGGACTTGGAATTCCTATCCACATGAATACTATAGTTGAAAATGTTGATTCTTTTTATATTGAAAAATAAAAAAGCATGTTAGAAAAATATATTGAATTTAGATTTAGAACTAATAATATTCGAAGGTATTATGAAAAATATTATGAAGAATGGATTAAAGGTTTAACTAGCGAACAGTTAATTTATTTTGAACGCGAAATGAGTAATTTAATTAAATCAGGAAAATATGACCCAGAAAGATAATTTAATTCTTATAATCGAAAAAGCCATAGATTCATTAAAACAAAGAATTGAATCGTATAAAAAAGTTGATGCATCTTTATCAGAACTAACCTTGTTTAAAACTGCATCATACCTAAACATGGCAGATGAAGTTCTTGAAAAAGGCTTTGTAAAAGATTCATTAAATGAAGTTAATAACGCTTTACTTGTTAATTGAATAATATGGAAATTTTTAAATTCATACCATCTATTTTTACAGGCATAATTTCAATTGCTTTGTTTTACAATTCAGAAAAAGAAGAAGATTATGTTAATAAAATTTGGGGCTTCATAATAGCATCCATACTAGTATGGTTTACAATCTTCATATTCAAAGAAACAATTGAATATGATAATGATTTTAATGGAACAAACAAAACAGAATATATTTATGACTACATGAATAATAATATACTGGAATAGTTTCCAGTATATTTTATTATATATATATAATTTATATTATAATATATTAAAAATAGTTAAATTATATTAAAATATTTTTTTTTATCATTTTTTTTTGTATATTTGTATTATAGTAATATAAATTGTTTTTATGGAAAGAGAAGAATTAATTAATATTTTTGGAGAGACTGTAAATGTAGTAAACCAAGGCTTTTACACTAATAGCAAAGGAGAAAAGGTAGAGATTCCAAGCGAACACGATGGCCTTTCTGTTGACAATGTTACTTTTTACGATAGTGATATTAAAAAGAAAATCAACTTCGATAAACTAAAAAGATACAAAACAGAAATTACTGTTGTAAACAATGATTGTTTGAAAGAAGCACAAAAGTTGGTTTTGGACGGATACTCGCCTGCTGTTGTTAATTTTGCTTCATTCAAAGTTCCTGGTGGAGGCGTAAGAAAAGGCTCAAGAGCTCAAGAGGAAAATATATGTCGCAGAACAAATCTGTTTGAATCAATTTTCAGATTCATAGATACATTAGCAAAAGAATATGGCTTACCACTTGAGAAAAAACGCTATCCATTGCCAGTTAATCACGGAGCAATATATTCACCTGCAATTACAGTATTTAGAGAAAGCGATGAAGAACGATATGAATTTCTTGATACTCCTTTCAATATAGATGTAATAACAATTGCTGCTCTTAAAAACCCTCCACTTGATTCAAACAAACATCTTAATGATTGGGCTAAAAGCATTACAAAGGAAAAAATAAGAACAATGCTCAATCTTGCAATATATTGGGAAAATGATTCAATTGTATTAGGCGCTTTTGGCTGTGGAGCATTTGGCAATCCTCCTGAAGATGTTGCGCAACTTTTTAAGGAAGTTCTTGAAGAACCTGAATATTGCGACAAACTGGAAAAAATTGTTTTTGCCGTTCTTGATGATGGTAATTCTCATAAGGAACATAACCCACGAGGAAATTACTTACCTTTTGCCGAAGTGTTTAATAAATAAAATAATATGGAAGTGGCTTTTACATTTTTGTTTGCTATATACATAGCAATTGTTGTAACAGCAGGTTTAAAAGTAATAACTTGTTATAATGTCAGACAATTAGTTAAAGCTAATTTTTGGGTAAATGTTGCAATATTTGCATTATTAGCTTTATTAACATTAGTAGTTTTAATTGAATTTTATAGTGGTCACTAATCTGTTAAAAATATATGATACTTAAAAGAGCCAATTATATATATACAAGAACTCAAGTAAAAAAAGATAAAGAAAGAATGTATATATTCACAGATAATTGTGATAGAACGTCTGGCAGCCATAAAATAAAAGACGAAAGCGAATATTCCACTAGGTTTGGTAAAAAAGACCTTAAATACCCATCAGTAACATCAGCTTTGTTTAGAGGCCTGGATAATGCTTATCCAATAACCACCCAAAAAGGATATGAAAAAGGAAAAGACCCGTCATTAAGAAATTGGAATGATGAAGATTTTGATGAATTTAAAAGGGTTATTGACGATGATTTTGAACATATTAAAAAGGCGTGTATTGAGAAAGGGTATAAAGAAATTATATTTCCTGTTAATGGGGTGCTTAATAGTAGCATATCTAGAATTACGGCAAATAGGACTCCTAAACTATTTTTTTATATAATTGAAAAAGAACTAGAACTTAAAAATTTTAATCCAAATGAACATAACTAAAACTCATATTTTATTTTGGGGAGAATGGCCAAGCAATTGGTATCCAGCAGAATTTGATGCAGAAATGATGATTAAGGGAGAGAAGAAAACCCTTCATTTCTTTAATACAGAACAGTATTTTATGTATGTTAAAGCCATTGTGTTTGGCGATTATGATACAGCAGATAAAATACTGAAAACAAAAGACCCCAAAAAAGCAAAAACCCTAGGAAGGGAAGTTAAAAACTACGACGATAAAGTTTGGAATGAAATGAGATATAAAGTGATGGTAGATGCCAATAAACTTAAATATTCTCAAAACGAAGAACTGAAAAAAAATATCACAAATACTGATTTGAAAGACAAAGGCTTCGTTGAAGCAAGTCCAATAGATGGCATATGGGGCATTAAACTTGGCGAAAATGACCCATTAGCTGATGATGAAACAAAGTGGAAAGGACAAAATTTATTAGGAAAAGCATTAAATGAAGTCAGAGAATGGCTTATAAATCAAAGCAAATGAAATTGTATGGATAATAAACTCAGTACTTTTGAAAGGGTTAAATCTTCTTTAATTAGGATATTAAGAACAGATTATAACAATATTAAAGAAGATTCAAGTTTAAAGAATGATTTGGGATGCGATAGCCTAGATATTGTTGAATTTGCTTTTGTTATGAGCAATGAGTTTCCTGATATTGTAGATGAAGAGTGGACTGAATTTTTCAAAAAAACAGATAAAATATCTGATATTGTAAAATTCATAGAAAGTAAGCAAAAATGATTGAAATAGTAAGAAAAGATGGCTCAAAAAGAAACATAGAAATAATGTTTGATAAAGCATCGAATAAATATTGCTATGTTAATTTAACATCAAATCATGTTTGCCAAAAAAGATATGATACTTACAATGATGCAATAAAAAGTATTTATGATGAAGAGTTTGTTAGTAGCTGGTCATACGTAGAGCCAAAAAAAGAAAAACATAATTTAAATGGATTATTTCACTATCTTGGAATAATGATAAAAAGCATTTTTGGAATTAAATCAATATGACAAAAAAGAGCAACCGATTAATGGCTGCTCTTTTTTTATTAATAATATAAGATATTTACTGTTCTACTTTTGTCCAACCGTAATATCCTAAGTAATACTCTCCTGTTCTCATCCATACATCATAGCCAGTACTACCTATTGGAACATATAAAGTACCATTGCTTCTAATGTATCGGAATGTATAACTTTGTATTGTAGGAGCTGTTGTTGCATTACAAGTTATACTTGAAAGACTATTACAATTATAGAAAGCATTACTACTAATATATGTAACACTATCTGGTATAGTTATACTTGAAAGACTAGCACAATAATAGAAAGTTTGGGAACCAATACTTGTCACGCCACTACCTATGGTACAGCTTGTAAGACTTCTACATTCATCGAAAGCATAATTACCAAGACTTGTAACACTATCAGGTATATCTATACTTGTAAGACTAGTACAATGCCAGAAAGCTCCACCTCCAATACTTGTAACACTATCTGGTATAACTATACTTGTAATGCCACTACAATTAGCGAAAGCACTATCACCAATACTTGTAACGCCACTACCTATTGTACAACTTGTAAGACTAGTGCAACCACTACACATGCCACTAACTATTGTTATTACACTATCAGGAATATCTATACTTGGAAGGCCACTACAGCCAGCAAAAGCAATTACACCAATACTTGTTACACCACTACCGATTGTACAACTTGTAAGACTAGTACAATTAGTGAAAGCACTATTTCCAATACTTGTTACATTATCAGGTATATCTATACTTGTAAGGCTACTACAATTTTGGAAAGCACTACGGTCAATAGATGTTACATTATCTGGTATAACTATACTTGTAAGGCTACTACAATTTTGGAAAGCAACTCCACCAATACTTGTTACACCACTTGGAATATCTATATTTGTAAGGCTACTACAACCTCTGAAAGCGTACTCGCCAATACTTGTAACACTATTAGGTATATCTATACTTGTAAGGCCACTACAAAACATGAAAGCACTATCACCAATACTTGTTACACTATCTGGTATATCTATACTTGTAAGACTACTACATCCATAGAAAGCACTCGTACCAATACTTGTTGATTTAAGAGTATATTTAACTGTATGCTCACCAAGAGTACTAAATGTATATGCACTAACTACTGATGGTTGTTCAATACCATCTATCTCAATTGAAGATACATTTTGCGCGGAATATGCTATTCTTGTTGAACTACTTGTATCTGTTACATTGAACTTAGCAACAACCTTTGCTTCAAATTTACTTTGAGTGACACTATACTCAATCTCATTACCGTAATAATCAACAATACCCGTTACAGTCCTCGTATTACTTGTACTTGGATTTGCACCAATCTCAACTGTTACAGTATCTGTACCTGTAGTAACAATCTGCTGACACTTTTTATTAATGTCAGTTTTTCTATAATCAAGTGTAATATCAAATGATTGGCTAGTCCCGTCTATTGAAGAAGGGTATGATGGGTTGCCTATAATTTCGCACACTGTAGATTCTGGGCATATTTTGCTTTGTACAACGTCATATTCAATATTAATATCATTCCATACTACGGTGCCGCTAACAGTTCTACTATCAGATGTGCTGGTATTTTCACCACAATTAACAGTTACGGTATCTGCACTGTTTATTATTTCAACCTCTTGGCATTCTTTGTTGATATAAGTTCTTTTATAATTGAAGTTAATATCAAATGATGAAACATCACCGTATATAGTAGCCGGGTAAGATGGAGTTCCTACAATCTCATATACATAGCCCTCTTCGCACTCATATGGATTGTAATGTACCTCATCTTGCACATTTTCACAGAATGATACATTTGGTAAAACAAATGCTGTTGAAGCAGTATATGCTTTGTATTCAGCATGTGTTTTAAATAATTTTATATATGCTCCCATATATTATTTTTTACATTTATGTTATTTTTTGAAATTAAAATTCGTCATATGTATATTCAGGATAATAATAAACATCAGATGTATCATCATAAGTATTCTTATCCAAATCACCTCTTGGAACAGCATTTAACGGCTCTCCTGTAACAACTCCAGGTTCTCCTGTTTCTTCGTTAACAATATAAGGTTTTGTCGTGTTTTCAAGTATTGGTGTACCCTCGACACCAACAGTATCAACGTTTGCAAAGAAATAAGAGCCACCGCTTACTTCTTGAAGTAATTGATAGTCATTTAATGGGTCAAAAATTTTTTTATTTTCCATTGTTTAAAATATGTTAATATGCTTATTTCTTAATAAATATTCGCTTGTTAACATTATTTAACCAAAAATATTTGTATGCAACAAAAAAAATGAGTACCTTTGCAGCAGAATTAAAAAAATAAGCAAAATGGAGAAAGAAAAATTAAACTTAAGCAAGTTCAAAGAAATGGACAATTATATTGGTAAAAGAAATGGTTTTATCAAAGACCCATCACCAATTTACGATTCAGAATCATTAATATCTTCCATATTGACATTTTTTACTGGTACAAGTAAAAAAGTTTATGATGGTAGCATCATGGAATTGTTAGGCAAAAATGCCATTGATATTTTTGAAAATTATCAAACATGGAAAAAGTATGATAACTATTATATATCTAATGGAGGATTTGATGGCATTTCGTTTAGTTGGGATAATGATTTTACTATAAATGAAATTTGGTATGGCAGAATCCTTGAAGGAAATGACTTGATTAAAAAAGCTAAAGATTTTGCTAGAATAAATAAATTTGGCTTAAAAATTGAAAGGCATGGAAATATGCGTGGGATTTATTACAGTGTTAAACTAATCGACAAATTTATTGAAACCCCTTATATTGGCATAGAAAGTAGTAGTACTTTTAGAAATGGAGAACCTAATAGAAATCTTATATTCGTCTAAATAAATGTACAAAATATTAACTTCAAAAGAAAATGAACATGAGATAGCCACTGTGCTGTTGCATAATGAAGAAGATTATTTATCATATATAAAAGATAATAATTTCATAGAAAAAGAAGATTTTAAAGATATTCTATTTGGAAAGCCAAATCATTATCCGGCAATTTTGGTTACTCATTTTGATATTTCAATGTGCGGCTTTATTAATCATAAAGTTTATGGCGAATACATATATGTTTCTTCATTTGAATAAAATAACAAAACTAAAACCAAATGGGAAAGAATTTTTGTAAGATAGAAAACAAGTGGTGTAAGTTTTTACGCAAAGGCATTTGTGGTGTTTCCAAAAATGAATTGGAGCATATTGGAAAATGCCCTCGTATTGCTGAAATAGAAACCACCACATTATATACTCTTGTTAGAGAGGTAGATTTTGAAGATGTGTTTTCAATAATATGTCATTATTACGAAGATGAAATAAAAAACAGAGTAGGATATGAGGAAGCATTCAAAGAATTAAAGCTTAAAAGGCAAAAGAAGCATAACCTTAATGATTTGTTCATAGAAGTTGAGATTGGAAAAGAAAACGAAATTGAATATCTGGATGTATATGGAGTAAAAACCAATTCAGATATTAGATTTGGCTTAGAATTCTGCAAATGGGACTATTGGGTAACTATGTTCATTACAAAAGACACCCTTACCAATTTAAGCAAAGAACAAATTGTTGCAGGCTGTTTGTATGAAATGACATTCTTTGGGTTTTCAGAAGAAAAAATAAAAGAATTCCATGATGAAATGGAAAAAGATATAGAAGAAGCTAAATCAAATAACAAATAAAAAAGGAGGGAAGTATATACCTGTTGGCAATAAACTCCCTTCCTGAATAAATATACAAGGTGTATTTCACAATCATAAGGTGGTATAATAAAAGTAGTAACTACTACTGTAATCACTCCTTATATTACTTACTACTGTTATTGTTCAACCTTTGTCCAACTATACTTTCCTAAGTAATAGTTTCCTGTTCCCATCCATACATTATAACCACTACTACCTACAGGAACATATAACTTACCACCGGTTTTAACTTCTTGGAATGTGCTACTTTGTATTGTTGGGGCAATTACTGCATTTGATGCTATATTTGTAAGGCCACTACATTTACAGAAAGCATAATGGTCAATGCTTGTAACTCCACTACCTATTGTCACGCTTGTAAGACTAGTACAGCCACTACACATTCCGCTACCAATAGTTGTTACACTATCTGGTATATCTATACTTGTAAGGCTACTACATTTACAGAAAGCATTTTCACCAATATATGTAACACTATCTGGTATTATTATACTTGTAAGGCCACTACAGAAACTGAAAGCACCATTGCCAATACTTGCAACGTCACTTGGAATTTCTACTGAAGCTCCGCTTCCAACAGGCCCCACACTTGTAAGACTTCTACAATTGCTGAAAACACTACTATTAATAATTGTTATACCACTACCTATTGTACAACTTGTAAGGCTGACACAGACGCCGAAAGCCTCAATACCAATACTTGTAACATTATCAGGTATAACTATACTTGTAAGGCTACTACAATTATTGAACGCACCATTACCAATACTTGTAACACCACTACCTATTGTACAACTTGTAAGACTACTACAACTATGGAAAGCATGATAGCCAATACTTGTAACACTATCTGGTATATCTATACTTGTAAGGCCACTACAATTAATGAAAGCCTTATCACCAATACTTGTAACACCATTACCTATTGTACAACTTGTAAGACTAGTACAATATTGGAAAACATAATCGCCAAAACTTGTTACACCGCTACCTATTGTACAACTTGTAAGACTATAACAATAAGAGAAAGCACTACTACTAATACTTGTTACACTATTAGGTATGTCTATACTTGTAAGGCCACTACAATTTTTGAAAGCACTAGTTCCAATAGTCGTAACGCCTCTTGGTATATTGCACTCCCCAGCGGTATCACTGTTTACGTTTGTTAATCTGGTACACCCACTAAAAGCATAAGTACCAATACTTGTAACTGTGTTTGGAATCTCTACGCTTGTAAGTTTACTACAATAAGTGAAAGCACTATCACCAATACTTGTTGTGTCTGCTAATGCATATTTAACAATATGTTCGCCTGTTGTGTCAAATGTATAACCAGTTGATACTGATGGTTGTTCAACACCATCTATCTCAATTGAACTGAAATTGCCTATTGAATTTGTTATCTTTGTTGGGCTACTTGTGGTTGTTACATTGTATTTGGCAGTTACCTTTGCTTCAAATTTGCTTTGAGTAACACTATACTCAATCTCATTTCCATAATAATCAACAGTACCAGTTACAGTCCTCGTATTACTTGAACTTGGATTTGCACCAATCTCAACTGTTACAGCATCTGTTCCTTCTGTAACCGTATCTGTACAAGCTGTATCTGTGTCAGTCCTTCTATAGTTAACTGTAATGTCAAATGATGAGTCAGCACCATCTACTGTAGCTGGATATGATGGAGTGCCTACAACTTCATATACAAATGTTTCTTCACAAACAATATATGGATTATAATGTACTTCATTTGGTGTATCAATACAAAATGATACGTTTGGTAGGATTAAACTACTCTGAGCTGCTTCATAATCAGTATGAGCACTAAATAATTTTAAATATTTTGCCATAATTTTTATAATATCTTTCTTTATAAATATCTAAGACAACAAAAAAATGCAACCGGTAATGGCTGCATTTTTATACTGTATAAATATTTATAAATGGGGCTTATTGCCAACAGGTATATAGTTCCCAATATTTTTGTATTTATAAATAAAAAAGAATCATGAATTTTTTATTGGAAGCTTTTAATACTGTAAATAAAGGGGATGAATTTTACACCAGATATAATGATATTGCAAAAGAACTTAGCAATTATAATTTATCTGATATGATTGTTTATTGCAATTGTGATAATCCGGAAACGTCTAATTTTGTAAAATATTTTAAAAACAATTTTAAAGCACTTGGTTTAAAAGAGTTATTGGTGACGTTTAATACTTCTGAGCCAAATCTTTATATATACAATGGAGTAGAAACAAAAATCAATAGAATTGAATCAGGAAGATTTCAAGATAATTATGATATAATATCAATGTGCGATGCTGTTATAACAAACCCACCTTTTTCAAATGGTATGGCAATTGAAATGCTTAATGCTTTATTAAATAGTGGAAAGAAATTCATAATTGTTGTTCCTATTACTATAATATTAAAAAAAGGAATAATAAATTATTTTAATAACGGAATTTTAAAAACAGGATATACGCCAATTGGAAGATTTGACTCCCCTGAAAGAAAAACAATTGATTCTGCAACAATGTGGGTGACTAATTTTGATGTTAATAAAAACAGCCCAATTGGAGTTGAATATAACGAGGCTCATTATGCTAAATATGATAATTTTGATGCAATAGATTGCAGTAAATCAAATATGCTGCCTATTAATTATGATGGATATATAGGCGTGCCACTATCGTTTATAACAAAGTTTAATCCAAATGAATATTATATAGTTGGAGTTTTAAATAAACCTATTTTAGCAGGAAAATCAATGATGTCAAGGCTGATAATTAAAAGAAAAAGTAGCAGGGAATGAAAATTCTCTGCTTTTTTATTTTCTTTTTTAACATTTTTTTTGTATATTTGAATAAAAGTTAAAAAAATGAAAAAGAAATATTTTGATGAATATAATAACGAATGTATAGTACTAAAAAAAAATTATACTGGTGTTAAAGGTTTGTGCCTTATTGAATATACTAATAAAAATAAAGGTAATAGATACGTTTCTTATATTAATAATTTAAAATTAAATTAATAATCAATGAGACCATTAATAAAATATACAGGTGGGAAATATAGAGAATATTCTAATATAAAAAGTTATTTTCCTAAAGAAATAAACAATTATTATGAGCCTTTCTTTGGTGGAGGGGGAGTCTTTTTTAGGCTTAAAGAAGAGGATAAAATACAAGGAAATACTTTTGCTTCTGACTTTTCAGAGGATTTAATTGATTTCTACAAATGCGTTGGAAATAAAGATTTTGAAAGTGAAGTAAAAAAGATAGAGTTCGCTTGGAATGACATTCATAAAATAAGCAAAATGTTTTGCGAAAAATATGATGACTTATTTTTTAATGTAATAACAGGTAAAAAAAGTGTAAATGATTTTATAAACACAAAATTAATAAAAGAAATAAATGAAATAGTTTCAAAAACTGATAGTTTTAATAAAATTAATTTTCACGGCTTTAATCTATCAAAAAGAATTTTTGAATCCATTCATGATAAAACAAAGAAGTTTATTAAAAAGGAAATAAAGGAAGACGATAAAGGGGTCTCTTGCAAATCGTTAGAAACTGCTATACATCACGGATTTTATTTCATAATAAGAGATATGTACAATGATTGGCTCACAGGAAAAAAAGAAAATTATACCATATTTGAGAGAGCCGCCCAATGGTATTACATAAGAGAGTTTTGTTTTGGCGCAATGTTTAGATTTGATAGTAATGGCAAATTTAACATACCATATGGCGGTGCAGTGTATAACGATAAAGATTTTGGTATAAAGGTGAAAAAGTTGCTTTCCAAAGAAACAAAATCTATTATAAGTTCAGCAGAATTCAAATCATGTGATTTTGAAGAAGCATTGAAAGCAGATTTTAAAGAGAATGATTTCATTTTCCTAGACCCTCCATATGATAGCATATTCTCTGAATATGATAACAACTCTTTTACAAGAGAAGACCATAAGCGGTTACATGATGCTCTTTCAAAGATTAAATGTAAATGGCTAATGGCAATCGGTAAGACCGATTTTATAGACAAACTCTATGATGGGTTTGAAAAGGTTGAATATAACAAGACTTATGCGTATCAGGCCAGAGGAACATATGATAGCAAACACACAAGTCATTTAATTATAAAAAATTATAAATAAATATGGGAAAAGAAATGTCAATCACAAAAGACATTCTACAAAATGTTCTAACTAAAAAGTGTCAATATTGTTATTTTATTGAAAGCCAATATCAAAGGCCATTTGTATGGACTTTAAGTATCATATTAAACGATTTTATTAATGTTGTTTATGCTTTTCTTCTGAGAAGAAAAGAAGATGAATATTATGAGTATAAATTTGGTACTATAGGAACTTCTTACATAGAAGAAGTTAATAAAAAATATATTAATCCTGTTGAATTTTCTGATTATGTTAAATCTATACTTGATGGAGGCCATAGAATAAGACTATTTATGTGTTTATACATAACATTATTAGTACTCAAATACAGAAAAGAAAATAAAGAATATTTAAATCTTGATGATTTCATTAAAGTAAAAAATGGTGAATATAAACTAGATGGTATAGGCTCACTAAAAGATGATTTTAAAGGATTTTATTCGTTTATAAATAAAACAAAAATAAACGATATTTTAAAAACTAAAAATAAGGAATTTAAACCAGAAAGGATTAAAAAACTTTTTAATAAAGAATCTGATTGCTGCGAAAAAAGTATGAAAGAAGTATTTTATTTCATATTATATTCATTGCAAGGCTTATATTCCGATGAGGGCATAGATTCTTTACCTGAAGAGGTGGATTATGATTTTTCAATTGACGCAATTTTGAATGGAATAACTTTATACAACGAATCTGTTCCATATGACGAAAAATGGTACTATTTCAAAAACAGAAATGGAAGAGGTATATCAGTTGCAGACAAATATCTTTATTCAAGACAATTAATTAACACCGTTCAAAATGATGCATTAAGGGAAAAAGTTAATTCATTATTTATTGAATTTGATAAAAAGTGCAAAACATTAGAAAAAGAGAAAGAATATTTGAAAGAATATAAAGATTTGGTGACATTTATAATGTCAGAGGTGTTTAAACTTGTGTTGTATGAAAACAACATTGTTAAGTACACAGATAAAAAACTCAATATTTTTTCAGACGCAAAAATAGGTTTAAATATTTCACAATGCAAGCATAAAATTTTAAATGATGGAAAAGATATAGAAAAATATTTTGTTCTCTGCAATGAATATGCAGATTTCCTGTCAAATCCATTAGGTAATTGCGATAGTTATTTACACAAAACAAATTATTTATTTTACGATTTTTCAAGAAAAACAAATGTTGTAATATGGTCTTTAATTGCTACATCAGTATTTTTGATGAGGAAATATTATTCTGATGGAGAAAACGAAAAAACAATATTTGACTACGTGCTTCATTTAATGCTATTTTATTATCTGTCTACTTATTTGTTACCAGGTCATAATGTTTCATGGTTTCATAATGAAATAAGTAAATTCAATAAAATTTTATTTAGCATGAGAAATTGTGATTTTGAAAAAACAAATAATGAACTATACAAAATAGTAAATTATAATTTTGGCGGAACAGATAAATCACAGTTTATACAACAATTAACGTCTTCTTGTAAATTCTTACAAAAATTAACTCCCGATTCAAATGGAAAATATAAAGATGGCAGAGGTGGCTATCCAACTGCAATAAAACTCATAACATTATATTTTGAGGCATGTGTGGTTGATATTGTTGGCATCAAAGCAAATAGAGGACTAAGAGATTATTTTGTTAAAATTTGCAATGAAGGTAGAAACATATTTGATATTGACCATATATTTCCTAAAATAAAATATAATGAAGAATTGGAAAAAGCAAATGACATAAATTTCATTAAAGATTCTGATAATTCTAAAATAGGTAATTTTGTTATGCTTGAAAATGGGCTTAATAGAAGTAAAGGCGATGACGAAAATAAAAATTATGTATATACCCAAAGTACATTTTATACAACTAGTTTAATTAATTCTAATAATAAATCAGATTTAACAAATGAACAAATAAGCAAATTACCATTTAAAAGATATAATGAGGAAATATTAAATAATCCAACACTATCTTTTATTGATAACAGAAGCAATGAAATTGCATATACTTTTGTTAATTGGGTTTATTCTGTAATTGAAAAATATAAACCAATTAAATTGGAAAATGTTGAAACTTCCTTTACAACAGAAGTTGTCTATTCTGCATAAAAAAATCCTAGGTGCTATTACCTAGGATTTTTTTCGTTTTATTATTTGTCACATCCACATATTCTTGTACAATATCAAATCCAATATATTTAATTAACTTTTTTAATAAATTATTAAAATTATATGTTTTTTTCTGCCATATTCACATATGTTTGGAATTTTTCAAATCCAATATAATCACAATTATATTTTATTGCTGATTTTGCTGTTGTGCCTGACCCCATGAATGGGTCAAGAACCAATAATCTTTCCTTATCATCAGCAATGCAATGCAATATATTATCCGGCAATTTTTGAGGGAATGGAGCAGGATGTTCTGTGTTTATTTCAAATGGAAAACTCCACACTTCCTTTTTCATTGGAGTATCAATCTTCCTATCAAATCTCACTTGCTTAGACTTTGTTAACCAGAATATAAGTTCTGTACAAGGAAGGTATCTTTGTCTAGCTACGTTATTAGTGCTACCCCTATCCCATATTATTTCTTGCCTTATTTTAAATGGCGTTTGATATAACCATTTGTATGGAGATATTATTTCTCCATGACCAGTCCATATTCTATTTTTATGGTTATAAAACATTGACCCATTTTTCTTTAATACCCTGTAACATTCTTTTAATATATCAATTTGCCATTTTTCATACTCTTCCTCATCCATGTTATCATTTTCCGGGTCTCCATTATAATTAATTGTTGATACCCATTTTGATTTTGGATTGTTTTTGCCCTTATTTATACCTTTATTATATGGTGGTGATGTTATGATTATATCAACTGATTCGTCATCCAGTTGTTTTAATCCTTCCAAAACATCAATACAATAAATTTTATTTTTTTCTAGCATTCCAATATATTTTTAAATCCATTATTAAGGTATTCTATTATTTCTTCCGCCATGTTATTATTTCCTTCCTCAGAATCATTTATAACGTACATTTTATGCTTAACATCGCATATAAGAGTGTATAGCATTTTCCATTTAACTTCATTTGTCATAATCATCTGCTTTTATATATAAAATATAGTTTTTTTGCTCATTTAACATAGTTTAACGCAAAATATTTGCATATTAAAAAAAATATTATTACCTTTGCAACAAAATTAATTTAAGCGAAAATATGAATAATTTTACAAAAAAAGACATTCGTGCCGTAAGAGACTGTGAATCCACAAGATATAAAGAGTATTGGGTGCATATTGAATTGTTTATTGATGGAGATTGGTTTGAACCATATTTTATAAATGAGGAACTTCCTTTTGATTCGCTTCGCCCAAATTGGTATCGGCCAAGAAAAGAAATGTATCCTTCAGTAGAAAAAATGCAAGAATTTATTAAAGAAGCATTAGAGCGCATAAACAAATTGTTAGGAGAAGGGTGGAAATTAGTTAGTTACGATGAATTTAAACAGGTAGTTTCTAGACACATCTGTCCTTTAGATTATACTCCAAAAGTAGTAACTTTAATATAAACTATATTATGAACATTGAAAAAGTAAAAACATCCATAAAAACGCGAATTTCTACCACTAAAGCAGAATACAAAAGGCAAAGTGATTTGCATCAAAAAGATAACAAATATGCTGCGCCAGATTATGGGTGGTTTGATGGAAGAGTTGGAGCCTTTAATGAAGCACTGGAACTGTTAGGAATGATTGATAAATCAAACAAATAAAAAAATTATGAATAGTATGTTAGCAGCAATGATTGCTGTCAATAATGCACGAAAAAATCATAGAAATGACAATCAGCGTTATGAAGTAAATAACGTTAAATGCGACATTTCTGAAGAAAAAATTGTTAATGTTAACAAAAGTAGTCAGCAATTCAAGAAAATATTGTTTTACATAATATTGTTTATTGATATTATAGTTTTAATAATATTTTCATTAAATTGCCATTAATTCATAATATGGGGAAAAAGAGCACATAATTATGAAGCCAAAACATAGGGTAATGTGTCCTGAATGCTTCAGGCAAAAAATGTTGTTTGAAACACAGAAGCAAGCAGATAACTTCATCAAATGGAACGGTGAAAGCATTGATACTCATGGTGGAGAACTTAGAGCATATTATTGTCAGTCTTGCGGAGGATGGCATATAAGTAGTAAACCATTTAAAAAGTCATATGAGCATAATACTGAGAATTTGATTAGAAGGTTTAAAGAGACTGTTAAATTTGACTCCTTTAATGCTAAATTTGTAAAATTAAAAGACCCGGTGGTGATATATAACGAAATACCAGAAGATGTTATAAAACAAGGCAAAAAAGCCATCAGGAAATACCTTACAGAATATTTTGAATTAAAAGGTATAGAAGATAAATCTGGTGCTTTAAGAAGCAAAATATATAAAATTTATGATGAAAGAAAATAGCCAAACTTATTAACAAAAAGATATAATAAACTAATTGAAAATTACGATAAAATGAATGCACAAAGTAAATGAAAAATAATTATGGCGGCAATTAAAAAGATTAAAGATACAACCATTATGAAATGTGTTGGGTGTGGAAAGGAAATACCATCATATTGGTATTATAAGGAAAAAGGAAGGTGTGGTGATTATTCTTACATAGGTTATTGTGATGTATGTGAAGATTTTGCAAGATACACTGGAAATTTATAAATTAAATCATATTGTAGAATGATGAAAGAAGAATTTGATACTCCAAACTGGAGTCATTATAGGATACAAGCAGCAATATCTGCTATGCAAGGTATGTTAGCAAATAGTGGTCTGTATCTTAGAGAAGGAGATACCTTTCCTAACCTTGCTGTAAGATATGCCGATGCATTAATTGAAGAACTTAAAAAGAAATAACTATAGCTAATTAAACTAAAAGAATTATGACACAAGAAGAAAAAGAATTATTAATAGACCTTAGTGAAAGACTACTGTTTGGTGTCAAAATAAAGATAGGCGAACATTCCGATTATAAGCTTATAGGTATTGTTATAACTGATGAACACCCAATCAAAGTGGAAGTCATAGAAAACGGAATACCCTATAAAATAGAAGTATCACCAGATATAATTAAACCATATCTCCGTCCAATATCAAGTATGACTGATGAAGAATATAAAGAGTATTCAAAATTATGGGATTTGCAAGATGAGTTTCCTACGGATGCTGATATTAGGTTTAAGACAGATGTATTTAATTGGCTTAATGCGCATCATTTTGATTTTCGTGGGCTGATTGAAAAGGGTCTTGCTTTAGAAGCACCTAAAGGAATGTATGATTAAACAAGAAATAACTATGACACCAGGAGAATTTTTAGCATATTGTTTTGGATTTGCATTAGTGTGCGCAGGAATATCATTATTAGTAATGAGTTTTAAAAGCTAAATAACTATGGAAACAATTACAGAAGATTACGTTAATTTTGAAATAGCAAAACTGTTGAAAGAGAAGGGATTTCCTATTTCATCTATCAATTTTAAAGATTGTGTATTTTGTATGTATGATGAAAATGGTAGTTCCGTATTTGAAAAAGACCTTATAGAACAAGCCCCTGCTGATAAAGTTGAGCCAAAGTTTAAGGTTGGTGATTGGATTATCAACAATGATAAAAGAATTGCAGTCCCTACACAGATATTAGAATTAGAAAAGTATGGCTATGTTACTTCAAGGGGATACATATCGTTTGACAAAGTAAAAACAGACTATCATCTATGGACTATCCAAGATGCAAAGGATGGTGATGTGCTTGCAAACGACCATCATATCCTTATTTTAAGAGAATTGGGTTATAGTTGGGCAGCTAACGGAAGTCCTGATAGTTTATATGCTTATTGTGGTATCAAACCGAACGAAAATTTTGAATTGGAACAGAAGGGATATTGCTTCTGTGGTCCGTTACATACACATCCTGCAACCAAAGAACAGCGTGACCTCTTATTTCAAAAGATGAAAGAAGCAGGATATGAATGGGATTTTGAAAAGAATAAATTAAAGAAAATTGAGCAGGAACCCTATCCAAAAACGCTTAGTAAAGCTATTGAATTGTATTATTATTCTTATGGTAATGGTAAGGGAGGATTTGATAATTTATCATTAGAGAAGTTCAAAGATATTGTAAAAACATTTGTTGATGATTACGGCATACAGAAGCCTGCTTGGAGTGAAGAGGATGAAAGAAGGTACAGAGGATTACATAATTTAATTTATTCTACACAGTATTGTGATTCAAGAAAAGAACTTTCTGATTGGCTCAAATCCCTCAAAGATAGAGTACAACCTCAACTTAAGCAAGAGTGGAGTGAAGAGGATGAAAGAATATATAAGTCTATCACATATTCTTTTGCTCACAATTGTCCATTAACAGTTCAGCAACAAGAATTTGTAAAATCCCTCAGGCCTCAGAACAAGTGGAAGCCGAGTGATGAGCAGATGAATGACCTTAAAAAAGCAATAGATTCTTTTACTTTTGAAACAGATTATCTTCAAGAACTTTATAATGATTTAAAGAAACTTAATGGAGAATAATAATTATGAACGAACAAGGTATAACAATTCTTGAGTATTCAATACTACTATGTAGTATGCTAGGTTGGTTGTTATAAAAAACAAGAAAATGATATGACGCAAGAAGAATTAATAAAATTCCTTAAAGATAATTTAAGAATTGAGCTTGATATAAATGAGTGTTGGGAAACCAGAGAATTATGCGTTAGACTTTGCTTAGGTGACAAAATAATATCAAATGAATTTATATCTATTTAAAAAAATTAAAAATGTTATGGAACAGTATATTAAGAAATCCGCTTTAGTAGCGGAGATAGAGAAGCTGAAAGGGCAACTACTAAGAGGTGCTTGCTCTTCCCAAATATCTATGCAAACACATTGCAAGGAAGAATCTTATGATGAAGTACTTTCTTTCATCGACACCCTTGAAGTGAAAGAGGAAATTTTGGATAAGGAAGGTAAAACCAAACTTATGCAAAAATGTGTTCATAAAGCATATAAAAGAGGCTATGATATGGGTGTACTTCAAACAACAAACAAAATAAATCACAATATGAAATAGGTGGACTTGGGCTACATAAAATAATGTATGAACATCACGAAAGAAACAACAGATTGGGGTATAGTTTACCATTACAAGAATGATTGCTGTAGATTTGCTCTATATGCTTATAACGATGATAATAATACTATGTATCTATCAAACGTAAAGGTAGAGCAATCAGCAAGAAACCGTGGACTTGGCAACAAAATACTTGAACTCGCTGATAAAGAAGCTAAGAAGTACAACTATACTGTAATCTGTCTGAAGGTTCTAAAATCATCCTGGGTACACAACTGGTATGCTAATCACGGATATAGTGATTTCTGTTACGATGGTGAAGATGCTGATTACGTATGGATGAGACATATTTTATAACGAATAACCAAACTTATTAACTTTATTTAACTAAATTTATTTTGATGCTAAAGAAAAAATATGTATCTTTGCATTTGACTTTTAATTGATAAAGATTAATGAACGATTTCATCATAAAAATAACTGATTTATTGCCTTTGGGCGGCATATATTTATGCATTGTTTTAATACTTACACTACTTTTTTTAACGATGTTCGTAGCAGCTGAATGGGATGAACCTGATAAAAATGCAGAAAAGATTGTAGGCACTTTTTTAATTTTTCAGTTTTTTATAATAATATGGCCGTTAAGCTTATGTTTCGCAGGAGCTATTTACATTTTTAATGTTTGCCAAGAGATTATAAAAAAGAATAAAGAACTGCATAAAATTAAGATATAAAAATGAATTTTATTGAATTTTGTGTATCTAAAGGATATAAACCATTTAGAAAAGTGTTTAATGCGTCTTTGAAAAAATGGGAATACATAGAATCAGATACGAACGAATATTGTTCATCGTCTTCTCCTGGGTTTATGGATATACGTTTGCTGAAAGAAGGGAAAAAAGAAATCGTATGGGGCATACCAGGTATATTCAAAGTTAAAGACGGTAACGAATTTAAAACACATTTCCCAACACTAATATATCCTAATCCGTTTGGAGATATTTATGAAGTTGATAGGGCATTTGAAAAAATGACATTTGATGAAATACTTAATGAAATAGAAAAAGTCAAATGAACTACAAAATATTAACATCATTTAACGTGAGGTATTTATTTATCTCACGCTTTTTTTGTATATTTGTATAGTAAACTATAAAAACCATAACAAATGAAAAAAATACTATTTTACAGCCTTTTATTTTGTTTTGCTCTAATAAACATATTCGGCTCTTGTGAAGAAGACATTGAAGAGAGAAATAAACGTTTCAAAGCATCTAAAAATTACTTTGAGAAGTGTTCAATATATGAAAATGTAGATTCATCTTATACACATATATCTGTTTATACAGGCGAAATAAAAGGCCATAAATACAGATACCATTTGTTTGAAGGAAAGAACAAAAGTCAAATGGAAGTAGAACACTTAATTGATGAATGTAAAGCATGCAAAAAAACGAAATAAACACATTGCCTGAAGAAAAACAAAATATTTTATTTAAACTTTTGGTCAGGTGGCATAAAGAACACGGAAGTTTAAATGTTTTTATGGAAAAAAGAATTACAAAAAAAGAAGCGTTTAAAAACTTAAGTGAAATAGACATATATAATAGATTAATAACGTTAATGTGGGAGCCGTATAAAAATACACTATATGCTTCGAAAATTGTACATAATAATGGATTGCATGAGGATGAAGAACTGTTGGCATCTATTGCTTTCATCACTTTTGTTGACTTGCTTTTCGACACTAATGACGTTGATTTTGAACATATAGCTAAAATTATAATCAAAAACGAATTTGACTATATTAACGGTATAATATTAGATTATGAAAGCGATGGCTATGTTTTAGGAAAAAACATTATAAATGAAATAAATTCTTCGTGGTATAAATATGGAGGGAAAATAGAGACAAGATATAAATATTTGCCGTTTGTATAAACGTTTAAAAATAAATTATAGTATGGGAAACGATTTTCTTTTATCAGACGAAGAAAAAAATTTTTTATTTAAAAAAATATTAAGATGGCATAAAGAACATGGAACTTTAGAAAATTTTAAAAAGCAAAAATATTCTAAAGAAATAATATTTAAAAGTTCTTCACTATCAATTATTAGCGACCGTTTAATTGAAGTAATGTGGGGATTATATAATAACAAAATATTATGTATTGATAAACTGTATCCAGGAATAAGGTCTTCAATTGCTTATTTGGATTTTATAGATTACATTGAAAAGGCTAACAGTGTAAACATTGAATGTATAGTAAAACGTATTATAGAAGGAGAATTTGCTTATATCAACAATACTATATCTGCTAGTTGCCCCCAATTAAAAATAGACGATGAAACCATAAATAAAATAAATGAAGTGTGGAATAAATATTCAAAAAAATACAAAATAGCTCCAACTTACAAAAATGTTCCTTATTTAAAAAAATAAAATATGTGTGAGTTCTGTGAAAAAATAAACAAAGAATCTATTATATTTGAAACAGCTGAATGGATTGCATTTTTTGATTCTTATCCTGTTTCAGAAGGGCATACATTATTAGTGCCAAAAAAACATTATGAAACTTATTTTGATTTACCTGACACCTTAAAAGACTCTTTGAAATTTAGGATAAAAGATGTTGTAGAATTCCTCAACAAAAACTTTAATCCTGATGGGTATAATATAGGTTGTAATTGTGGCGAAGCAGCCGGCCAAAGTATTATGCATTTTCATCTTCATATAATACCAAGATATAAAGGTGATGTGGACAATCCAAGAGGCGGAGTAAGGGGTGTAATTCCAGCAAAGCAAAACTATGGATAATAAAAATAAAAAGGACTTTGAAAAACTAACAATTGTTGACGTAATAGCATTCGCTATATTAGCATTCTTTTATGCTCTAGCATACTTAACAGGTTTTTTAAAAATAAATTAATTATGAAAAAAGACGTACCATTAATTTCTCAACTATTAAAAGCTATTATTCTTGAAGACTATGCTTCTGCAATAGAAATAATAACAAACGTTAATTTTGACCCAAATGAAACCAATTCGTCTTGGAATGCACCTGTATTAACAGCCATAATTAATATAGTATCAAATTCTGAGAAGATTAACGATATTACCAATTTCAAAGAAATACTTAAAGAGATTGTAAAGAACGATAAGTTCGACCCTAATGTCATAGACATAGAAGGAGAAACTGTTCTTATGCACATAGCAAGGCATCCTGATTTTAATTGGTTAGTTCCATTCATAATTAACACAGGTAAAGTAAACTTATCAATTAAGAATTTCATGCACAATGATGTTATTGACATCGCTGAAAAAGCCGGCAATTCAATAATGGCAGATATTCTTATTCCAATAAAGGCAAACAATAATTTTAAAGGTATGCCTAAAAAAAGGAAAGGGATAAAGAAAATAGTAAAAGAAACAACTGTTACTGTATCCGGTAAAAATGGATATAATATATTAGATAGAATAGAGCTTGCATTCGAGCCTCATCAAAAGAAAAACCCTGTATCTCTTTATAATTTACTTGTCAGTTTTTTCAAAGGAGAATATGATACTTGCATACAAATAGTAAGGGATGCAAATTTTAACCCTAATGAATGCGATAAATGGGAAGAACCTGCATTGTCATCTTTAATGTACTATTCACAAGATGTTAATGTGGAATATGATGTAAAGATGTTTAAAAACATAGCATCAATAATAATTGAAAATAAAAGATTCAATGTTAACGCATTAGATTCAGATTGTAATACCGTTCTTATGGTTGCAATGGGATTCCCTAAACTCAAATGGTTAGCAGAAATGCTTTTTAACTTAGAATCAGCAAGACTAGACGTCATCAATGATAGCAGAGAAACCATTAGACAAATTGCTGAAAACTGTGGAAATGGAGATTTTTATAACCGTTTGGTTATGAAAACGTATGAAGAAGCTGTTGTTGTAGAATAGCAAATTAATATATTCAAAAATATGTCAGTTCAAAATGAATTTACTACGCTAATAGTAATGATATTTTTTTTAGGCGCAGTAGTTGGTTTTCTACTTGTATGCTTTGATTACTTAAGCAATAAAATGCACGAGTATAATACAATGAAAGCTAATGAACTAAAGGCTAAAAACAAATCAAAAGAAATAAATAGAGAAATAATAAATCAAGCCAGAAAACATTCCATCGAATATTCTGAAGAAATTGTCAGGCAAATGAAAGAAAAAAATAAAAAAGATTTGGAAACTGACATTGACTTCAAAATAAACTTTGGCGGCTCAATAGTTAAAACTGAAGTGGTTTACGCAGAATAATGAAAAAACAATATATAGGAAGAATTAGGCTATCAAAAGAAGATAGCGAAGAATGGTACGGTAAGCCACCATTTATGTATGTGACAAACGATAAAGAAAATACAGATAGGTCTAATATAAATAAAGCGGCTTTTTTTGATGATAAAAATGTATGCAAAGCCGCCCTCAAAAAAAATTTTAAATCCTATAGGCACCTTCCATCCAGTAAAATGGAAATTATGACTATTACAATTAAAGTTGATAATATAGAAGAAATATAAGATATGTCATTTCTAAAATCTCCAAAAGAGCTTGAAGCATTAATACCTGAGCCTAACACAAAAGTGTATGAATGTATGGTAACTAAAACGCCGGAAAAGACTTTGTTGCTTAGCTCAATATTTGCAGTAACAATTAATGAAAAAGAAAACAAAATAGTTTCAATAAACAGAGCTTCATTTACTTTATTTTCTTCCCCTAACTCTGCATATTTGTTTATCAACAAACCAACAGAAAAAATAGATTCAAATACTCCATATGTTAGAGCGAGGGTTAAAGAAGGAAAAAGGCCAACAATAAACGATTGGGGCTTTGAAGTTGATGAACTTGGCCTTTACATTAAAACAGGAATGTTTAAAAACAGAAAAATATATTTTGTAACAAGCATATTTGACGTTAAAAAATTTAACGAAATAATGAAGAAGAAAGTAGAAGAAAAAACATTGGTGGCAGAAACTGTTTATGTTTAACATTATTTAACTCAAAATATTTGCATATCGCAAAAAAAAGCATTACCTTTGCACAATAAAAAGCAAAAAGATGGTAAAGTTATTATTAGGATATATCTATATATTAATTTTATTGTTAGTAATTATAACTAACATTATTTATTATGTTGTCTTTCCAATTTTATTAAAAAGAAAATATAATAAAGCAGCAAAACTATCTCTTCCAAACGTAAAAATTGGTGAGCCATTTTTGTATAAAGGAAGAGTTGTGTGTATTGAAACTTGTGATAAATCATATGAACGTTTTAATTTAATTAAACGGAAAAAGATTAAAAATCTTGTAATTTACAAAGCATTTAGAATGCTAGAAAATAGAACTTACTTACACAGAAGTTTTAACCGCAGGCTGTTGCCAAATACATTACTTTCAATATACAATAAACTTAATGCATTTTCAAATTTACCAGAAAATAAAGGAAGATGCATTGTTCACAATAAAATTAGTGACGCTTTATTTGTACCAGCGATTTATTTAATCCATACAGAGAAAAAATTGAACTTTTATTTAGCAACACTTTAAAAAAATAAAATAATATGAAGCGTAAGGCAATTTTGGCAGTTATCAATGGTAATATTCACATTGACCCAAGCGATGTTGGAACAGTGAATATTGAGGTAATAAAGTCTCAAATATTTAAAGCCACCGGCAAAACTGTAGGAGTTAAGATAGAGCCAATAAAAAAATGGATGCCTGCATCAGGCACTGAGGCTCTTATGAAAGAAGCTATTAAAGATATGAATTTGCATAAAAAATGAAATTCGACGAGTTAAAAAAATACCTCACAGAACATAATGTGTTCGGCATGACAGCTTCTAAAAGAAAAAACGTTATCATATATTCGTTTTTAAGGTATTTCAATAAAAGATGGCTGTCACTAAAAATAAAGGTCGATAGGAAAACTAAAAATGTCATTTCAGCCATTAATAAAGGAAAAGTTTATGAAAACTTCGATGAAATTAAGAGGCTGGTTGAAGTATGAATAAATATTATCAAAAAAGATTAAAACGCTTTTTAAAAGAAATTGGACTATTCAAATATTTTTTAAAAAAAGTAGAAGAAGAAAAAGAATTTAATAAAAACAAAAACATTAATGAATTTTTAGAAAAAGATAGTCCTCTTGATATATTTACTCACGCATTTTACTGGGGAGGAACAATTCAGGGTACAATTTTTTGGTATATAGTTTCAAGTCACTGGAATAAAACTTTTGGGGAAATAACATCAGATTTTTTGAAATATTTAAAAGAAAATAATTTGAGCAATCCTTAAATTGGTTTGCTCATTTTTATGCTTTTTAATGAAACGTTAAAAACTGTTAATTATTTTTATTTTTATTTATTTTTTTGTATATTTGTAATACATTAAATAATATCTTTTTATGATAACACTTGTACGAAATAAGTTAAAAGTAATACCTAACGCATACTCAGAAGAAGAGTATAGTAAACAGTTAAACGATGTTGCTGCGTATTGTTCAGCGAAAGAGGATGGCATATTGAAAAACATATCATTCACTAAAATATCACCAAAGCCTGTTACTTTTGAATCAGGTTCAAAAGAAGAGGATGATTGGATGTTAAGAAATTGGGGAACTAGATTTAAAGCCCTAAATTCTTGCTGGATTAATGACGAAGAAATGATATATGATACTTTTTGGAATCCTTCGTTACCAATCATTTTAAAACTAATAAATAAATTTCCGCAAATAGATTTTGAATTTAAATTCGCAAGCAAAAGAGCCGGTACAAAATGTGGAGAAATAAACGCTTCAAAAGGAAAAGTAATATCATTCAAGAGATTCGAAAACTTTTCAAAAGAAGCATATGAAACAGCATTTGAACTAATGCCGCACTTAAGAATGCTGTATACTCTTTGCCAAAGTACAGGAACTTATATATATGATACATCAGATTTTAGAGCACAAATAGAACAAAATGGATTCTATAAAGAAGAAGACGGAACAGTATTAATAGGATGCGATGACAAGAAAAAACCACTGTTTAATGGCTTAAATGACCTACCTTTTTAAAAAAATAATACACCGGTGGTAAATATGTACTAATTGTAAGTGATTGATTAATAACATATTATAATTAATTGAAAAACAAACAGTTATATAACCGGTGAAAGAAGGAAAAAATGCTTATTTTTAAGCGTATCGTTTAAGAAAAATATAAAAATTGCTTATGGATTCAAAACTTATAAGAAAAGAAGAAGATAAAATAGTATTTAAAGCCATATTAAGATGTATGAAAGAAGAAAAAAATATGTTATGGCCAAAACATAATGTTAAAGACCCAGGTAATTTTAGCGAAATTATAAGACGTTGTTATCATTCCCGTGATACTCACAAAGGAGAAACCTTTTCGCACAATATATATTATTGGCCCGATGACTGTGGAGGGTTATTTAATAACAGCTTTACAAAATTTTTATATATGGCTATATTGGTAAATAATTTAACTGATAGTGGTTCAATAAAATCACATTTAATTAGTTATATTAAAACTTTATTTGTAAATAATGCAGATGATTTAGTGACAAACAACGCCAGTTCAATTATATCATATGGCACAATAATTTCAAATGCACTAATAAAATGTGGCTTAACAGAAGAACAGTCTAAAATTTTCACCAATAACCTTGGGCTATTTTGCGAAGCAAAAAATAATGATTTGCCATTTTAAAAAAATGACTGAAAAAGAATTTAATTTATTTTTTAAAAGGTATTTAAAAGAAAAAGGCAGATATGACTTAATTAAATATTTTTTGCCTAAAGGAAAAAGAACAAAAAAAGATTTATTTAATAGCTTTAAAGAAACAGGATTCTGCCCTGCCAACATATTCAGCAGCACTGCTTTATTAGGCCCTTCTTACAAAAAATATGGTTTTAGCCATTGGCTAAAGAATTTAGACCCACTTCGTCAAGAATGGGAAAGTAGATATGATTTAAATTATTACAAATATAATTTTGATGATTTTAATGTTTTTTAACTATCTATTTTTTTGTTTTCTGTTTTTTTATTGTATATTTGTAACGTTAAACATTAATATATAAAAATAATATGGCATCATTTATTGTAAAAGACACAAACCCTCAATATGGAGGTCAGTGCTATTTTGTAGGCAATCGTAAAATCAAAGACCCACATGGAAGAGATTGCGAAGCCGCTGATTTTGGAGAAATGAATAACGCTAAAAGATTTTCTTCAGAAAGTAGTGCAAAAGAATTTGCGCAAGTTCTTAATAAGATGGCAGGCAGAAACCAGTTTGTAGTAGAAGAGGTTTCTATTTACAAACAGCAATACGGCCAGCGTAGAACTAATGGTTTCTCAGGCTATGGAGTACTGCCTAGCGAAAGAGTCAGTCAGCCTGCTACTCACGGTGGCTTCCATTGGGATGATGGTGATGGCTATAATGGGTTTTAAAGAAAATTAACGTGAGATATTTTTTTATCTCGCGTTTTTTTTGTATATTTGTTATAAACAAATAATTTTTATGAAACCCCCTGAAAAAACATTATTAGAATCAGAACAAGATTATCTTAATTGGATAAACTATAAAATCAAAGAAAACAATTATGATGTAGCATTCACAGATGACCCAGAAACATTTCCATGCGTAGCAATACTAATGGTAGACGAAAATGATTATGAGCCATCAAGTTCTGGCGTAGCATATAGTACATTTATATACGAAGAAGACTTTAAAAACGAATAATATATGAATAAGAAACATTTTTTAACTTCAAATTATAATTGGAGTTTCTCTGGTCTAGAGAAATGTATTACAGATAATAAACTCAAAAGTAGAATATTGATTGGAGATAATAACGGAGCAATAGTGCATGTAACATCATATAATGACTCAGTTATTCTGGGGGCAGAAAGCGACTGGTGCATATCACAACATAAATGTTCGTGGGAACAATATGTTACTAAGCCAAATGGCGTTCAGCTATTTTTCTTTTGCTTTAATGAATACCCACACGGCAAAAAAAGTTTATATGGAGCAACATTTGTAATAGAAAAAGGCGATGTTAAAACTTCTTGCTGCTTTACAAGAGATAATAACCCAATATCAAAAGTAGAAGGCTTCAAAACTGACGGTGAAGCATTGTTTAACGTAGTAATTAATCCTATATTTGGCAATATAAAGGAAGAACTAAAAAGAACAATATTTGCCCTGGCAAAAAAAGAAGTATCTTTCATCCCAGAAACTGCTAAAAAGAAAGAAGATGAAAATTACTGTTTTACTCCTTCTTTTTTATCACAACCTAAAGTAGACCATTCTTATTATCAATATGACGATTACGAAAATTATAATAGCTGTTTTTGGCAGCCTGAACTTTTTACTTCAACAGAAAGCCTATATGACTATTGGAGAGAATGTATGTGATAGCAAAATGAGAATACTATTCCCAATGTTAGGGTTAGCAATACTTTCAGTTATAAGTTTAATCGTAGGAACAATATACGCTGACAATGAAAGACGAAAAAATTTATTATAAAATATCACAACCAACTTATGTAATGATTTTCTACCATGATTTAGAAAATGATAGGTTGGATGGAATTATAGAAGAAACCAAAACGGAAAATAAATTCACCGTACAAAAACACCTTTCCGTATCTTGCTATGATAATGTGGTTGGTAACACACTAGCCCAATCAATGATTAAAAAAGCAAAAATCATAGATGAAACAGAATATGAAATTGCCAAAACAGTTGCTAGTTCATTTATGTCTTCTCCTGATTGGCTTATAGCAGATAATGATTACCAAAAAGAACAAAAAGAAGTAGTAACCGAAACAATATATGTATGATTTTCAAAGACATTAAAAAAGGTGATACTATATATCACATTGAAATAAAAGATTCTGAAATAGTAGGCGGAGAAATACAAACTAAAATAGTTGAAGATGCTTCACAATATGGGTATACAAATTCTAGAGAGATACATTTTACAGATGACACAATGATTATACCCGATGAAGGTAAAGAATTCGTTATAAGAGGTTTGGGAGTAATATCAAACGCATTACAGCCAGTTAATCTAACAATATATGCAACATCATATGAAAGTTGCTATAATGCCATAAAAAAAGTAGTTTCTGAAAAAATAATACAACTAGGCGACGAATATAAAGCGTTTAATATGCAAATGGCAAAGTTATGTTTAATGGATTCTATCATTAGAGATTTAGGAGTTAAAGCATGCGTGGTAGTTGACACAGTTTACGCAGATTGAACAAATATAAAATTTTAGGGTATAAAGATGGCTAAAACCAATTACTTTATACCCCTTTAACGTTTTTTAACTCAAAATATTTGCATATAGCAAAAAAAATGCTTACCTTTGCAGAAAAATAAAAAATATGTTTGAAATAAAATTTAAGAGAATAAAATTAGGCTTCACCGACATGCTGTTTTTTATGGGGATAGCTTTATTTATACTGTTATGCTCAGTCTTTGTTCATTCTATTGTTACTTCCCCTCCAAGTGATGAAATAGTTGATGAACATTATAAGGGAAATAGAATACTCGTAAAAGAATATAAAAGAGAAAAAATTAAAGAAGCTGGCACCACAAAATATGCATATATATTAAAATCTTATCCTAGGCCAAAAGAATATAAACTAAAAGTTATTAAAATTAACGATTGGTCAATTGATGTTAAGTTTGAAAACAACGAAACATATCGTGCATCAGTAAATGACCCATATAAATATAAAAAAGGGCAAACGATAACTGCAACCAAAGTATATTACCCTAAAAAAATAACAACCATTAAAGGAGAAGAAAACACAGTATGGGTGAGATTAAATCAATGAACAAATATATAGTTGTAAAATATTACAAAGGTAAAATTTTTGGCGATAAACATTTTGGGCCATATGAAACAGAAGATAAGGCAAATGATGTTTGCAGTAAGATGAATAATTCTATTGGAAAAATCAGTAAATTTGTAAGTTTCAAAGTTAAAACAATATGATTAGGGAACTATAATTATACAAAAAGCATCTAAAAAACTAGAAAGTTGGTATGAAAAATAAATTAAATTTCAATTTCATAATTGCAATAGCAGGAATAATATATGTCATGTTTTCCATACTGCCATTATTCAAATCACTATTCAAAAAAAGTGATATTTCTTCAACAAATAAAGAAGGCTGGGTAGATTATCCATTATTAATAGAAAAATAATATGATACTGAAAAATTTTTTATTCTTTTCAATGGCAATTATTGCCATATTACTACAATTTATAGGAGTAACAATAACCAATTATAAAGCAATTAAAGAAAGCGGCACATATTCTAGTTATACAGATTACGCTAAATTAGTATTGGCTGTAAAAACCTCAATTAAGCCAACGCTCTTTTTTTCAAAATATGTAATACCAATTTCATTATGGATAGATATTATAATTCTTTGCGTAAAGCATATACAATAATAGTACTGCTAAAAAACATTATCTTTAGAAAAAAATACTACAAACTAAAGTTTGTGGCAAAGTATGACGATAATGGAGTAAAACGTTGGTACTATGATTTCAAACATTGGGGCTTCTCCCATAATAACCTTGAAATGGTAGCAGGAGCAGATTACTTATGCGAATACTATGCGGAAGGAAAAGATGAAGTTACTATTGATGTAATAGCTTCTAAGTATGCTGATGTAAAAGCAGCAGCAAAATATGATTTCTACGAAGGAATCAAACAAAAAGGAAAGCCAATTGATAGGCTGTTGGAAGGAAGAACATATCAATTCTTAGAACATGATGAAAACAATAATATAACAATTAATTATTTTTGGATTTGCCCCGTGACATTATTTGTGCTTGGTAGATACCCAAATTGTCTTTATATTAAAAAACAATGCCAGATAATAAACATCAAGAGTTTAAAAAAATAACACTAAGATTTTTAAAAGAAGCAGGGCTTTACAGACCTTTCCTAAATTATATAATGTCATTAAATGGAAATAATTGGTACGATATTAGCCTTTATAATTGGTTCGAAAAAAAACTAATAGACCAAACATTAGGCCAAACAAATTTTACTGAGCATCTGGCCATAAAAAAACATTTTTATATTAAAGGAAGACTAACTGCTTTATTTAAAGAGTACTTAACAAAAAAATACCCAAATAAATTCCAGTTCGCTGTGAAAAAATGGTATGTTGATGAAAATACTATTATAGATATAGAAAAAGATTTAATAAAATTAAAAATTTATGAAGCACCAAGGGACTTTTAAAGAAAATTTTTACGTGGTAAATTTTTTCGCCACACCACTGCCTGACTATTCACAAATCATCAATCAGCAGGCAAGTAAAGAAACGCCAAACGGTATGTACATCCCAGAATAATTGCATTATGAAAGCATTTCACGATGAAGTACATGATGTTTACGACATCCTTAATATGTCGTATGAGGACTTAGAGGAACTAAGTAAAGCACTTGACTTTTGTCAATTACCCCAAAAAAGGAAGTTCTATAGCCTTAAAAAGGATATAGATAAATTCATTAACAGTAAAAAATTACCAAAAAAAAGGCATAATGGCTAATATCATAATAGAAATACCTGATACCTTGCAAGAGGATTTTATTTCAGCCGCCAATATTATACAAGATAGATATTTTTCTAGACAGGTGGTGGCAAAAACGCCAGAAGAAAAACAGAAAGCATTGGAAGCGTTCACACAAATTAGTGACATAATAGAAAAACTAGAAACAAGTTAATTAAACAAATAAAAAAACAATATGAAAAGAACATTATTTGTCTTATGCCTCATATTGACTTCAATAAATTGTATGGGGCAGATTAATAAACCATTTGATATAAGTAAATTCGAATTGGTTGATTCTCTTCCAATAGAAAGAGTAATGATGCACTTCAAAGAAGAAGTTGATGATAGTACTTATATATCGCTAGGGGATGGCGATTATATGATACCTGTACCTCATAAAGATAATATGATTATCAAAACCACAGCAGATAAAACAAAAGCAATCGTTATACATAATAGCTATGCTTTTGGAAGACGATTCATAGAATTTAATATTAAAGAAAATGAACGTAGAATTGAATTGTGGTTTGAAAGTAAAAGACTTTATTGTGGCTACATATACGATAAGCAATATAAAGTTTGTAAGTATTTTGAATCAAGAAAAGAACACATGAGATTTATTAAAAAGCCTCCTTTCGTGTTAAATACAAAAATGTAATGAATGAAGAAGAAATAAAAGCATATAAAAGACTGTTTAAAGAACTAGGCGTTTATAATGCGTTCATGCATAATAGAAATATAAACGTAAAAAAATGCAGAATTAAACGGAATAAATTTTGGGACTTACCGAGGAAATTGAACGACCTACTTTATAATTCTTTCGTTTGGTTTGACAGTGGCACACCAAAATTATGGGATGATTTTTCAAAATCAATAGCAGGAGATTATACAGCTGTAGAAATACTTTACGGTGAAGGAAATGACTTACTTATAAAAGAGTTAAAAAAAATACGTAATGAAAATTTAACATAAATTAACGTGAAATATTTGTGTATTTCACGTTTTTTTATTACCTTTGCAGCATAAATAAATTACATATAAAGTTATGATGAATATTGAGCATTTAGCAAGTAAAATGGAGTTCTTAATGAGAGACGAAAACGGCTATATCGTCTCAAGTGCGATAACAGATGTAGACTATTACCCTCCAATATATTTGGACAAAATTATCTGTAAAGAAACTAATCAAAGTAAAAATAAAAAAATAGTTTATTTGCATTGCTTCGGAACAGAGCCACATTGCCGACGAAAAGGCTATGGAAGAAAACTAATTCAAGATGTAAAACAATATTATAAAGGATGCTTGGTTTATCTTAGAGTGTGCAGCATCGGAGAAATGACAAACGAACAATTAATCGACTTCTATAAGTCAGAAGGATTTAATTTAGTAGAAGATACAAAAAAATACGTCCCTCAACCGGTCATGTATGTAGAACTTTAAAAAAAAATAGCTATGACACAAGAAGAAATACAATTATTATTAAAAGAACTTTGTTCAAGGTTGCCGTATGGAGTAAAGGTAGATAATGGCGGAATTGGAAAAACAGTAGACAGTATAACTATTAAGCCTGATTATATCGAAATAGTAATAGAAGGAAAGTATGCATATAGCCACTTTATTAACAAAGATACAGGAGAGTGGGATAATTATGATGATTTAGCTCGGTGCAAACCATATCTCCGTCCAATATCAGAGATAGCAAATCTAATAAGTGCAAAGGAATTTACACAGCTTAGTGGCATAGACCTTATAGACTGGTATCATGCCAATCACATAGATTATCGTAAAGATGACGAAGGTAAAACAATGATTGAAAAGGGCCTTGCATTGAAAGCACCTGATGGAATGTATAATATAAAGGAAAAATAACTATGGCAACAATTAAAGCATACACAGACATACCTCAGTCAGAGAAGTTGGCAGAGATACTTCCGCTTGATAGTGCGGATATGTGTTATCTTACAGATATAACATTTAGTGGTAAATGTAGACTTTTACCGAAAGATGATTTTGCATGTGTAGATTCTTTGTCTAATTTACCTTGCTGGAGTCTTGCAGCATTGCTTAATCTTCTAAAAGGCTATACTCTGCAAACTAACACAGATGGAACAGTATTTGTGGTCTGTGAAAGCAAGAAGCCTATGATTTCAAACGCATATGGCAATCCTGTTGATGCTTGCTATGAAATGATTATTAAATTAAAAGAAAGGAATTTAATATGATTATATGTAAATCTTGTAGGCTAAGAAATTTTCCAAATGACCACATAATGACAGACGAAGTTTATTAAAAAATTACTACGGTTATGACTAATATTAAAATTGTAAGAAGATTTGCAAGAGGACAATATGAAGAAGGAACTGAACCAGAGGTATATGATATATACTTTGATGCAGGTTTATTTAGTCCGCTGATAAAAAAGTGGAAGATTGACAAATCTGCGCTAACAAGGGAAGAGGCCATTAAGCATATTACACCCTGGCTTTTAGATACAGCGCACAATAAAATTTATGTGGCTACTGAACATTAAATTCTGTAATTATGAAATATCCTGAAATTAGTGAAGCAAATAAAAAATTAAATTATCTAAAATTTAAATTTAGATACATTCAATGTAATACTGAAATAATTAAGAAACGAGTATATAACCCTTGTGAGACTGATTTAGATAAGTATCAATGGGAAATGCATAATCAACAAGAAATATGGATTAATAGAAGTGCTCTAAAAAATCTAGAAAAAGAAATTAAAGAACTTCGTAAAGCCATTAAGAAAATGAATAGAAAGCAAAATTTATTAGTGATTTGAGAAAAGCAATGGAAAAATAATTATGAGTAAGATTTGTACCTCGATAGACCAATCCAAGAAATTAATAGAACTTGGAATTGATGTGAACACTGCGGATTTGTGGTGGAATGTTGATGACAGAGACTATCCGTCTTTGGATTATAACATTGGTTTTCACAAAGAACATAAAGACGATATTCCAGCTTGGAGCATCGCTGCCTTAAATAAAATTCTTAAAAAACACTTACATAGTTATAAATTATCCTATTGCAGTGGTGTGAAAAATTCTACTATAGCCATTGCTCTAAAAATTTATGATACAACTCACGTCATAAATGGAAATGATGAATTTGAAGTTGTATATGAAGGAGTTTGTTGGTTATTAAAATAATAAATAAATTTAATTATGGAAAATTGCGAAGAACTTAATAAAGAACTTATTGAAAGAATAAAAAATGAGTATGAAAAGGCAGATGGTATCACCAGAGAATCATTGGAACGTATTTTGCCAGAGTTAAAAAAGCCTGATGATAATGAAATAAGGGAAGAAATACTTGAATGTATTAAATACCTTGAAAAAAATATCTGTCATCCAGCTAGGTATACAAGAAAACAATATGAGTCTTGGATTGCTTGGGTTGAAAAACAAGGAGAGCAGAAAGTTCCTTTTGATGATTTCAAAGCAAAGGATTGGTATGTAAATAAAGTAGACGGTAAAATTCGTAACATATATCACTCAGTCAATAAGGTTGAACCAAAGTTTAAGGCTGGTGACTGGATTATTTTTAATGGATTAATCTTGCATATTGATGAAGTCGTAAATGGCTATTATAGAACAATATCAATTGGCGGTATTCCTAATAGCTATGATTGGGATATAGACAATGTAGCAAGATTATGGACTATGCAAGATGCAAAGCCTGGGGATATACTTAGTGATGAAACTACTATTTTTATATTCAAAGACTTACTATCAGATGGTTCAGTGACGCAATATTGTGACTATGATACAGATAGTGGTGAGAGCGATGCTTTCTGTCCTTTACCGGTGAATTTGATGCATTCAAAAATTACTCCAGCTACCAAAGAACAACATGACCTCTTATTCCAAAAAATTAAAGAAGCCGGTTATGTGTGGGACTATGAAAATTTAGTACTAAAAAAGATTAGACAAAGGTCTGTCATTAAAATGAAAGCCCCAGAGGAAAGTCTTGGTGAATGCATCTATGGCGATGATAAGTCTACTTGGAGTAAGGAAGATGATAAAATCCTTAATGCTGCTATTTTGCATATAAAAAATGAAACTTATAATTATTACAGGGGATATTCATCGGAATATATTATGCAATGGCTCAAATCCCTCAAAGACAGAGTACAACCTAAACAAGAATGCAATAAATAATTAAAAATTTATATAAATGAAAATCTGTACATCAATACCACAATCCAAAGAACTTATAAATTTAGGATTGGATGCATCAACAGCAAACATGGCATGGGATTTACTAGATGGTGATGAACCAGATGAAAAAATACCATTCTGTTATCCATCTAGATTCATGATAGAAGATAATGAATTCATCCCAGCATGGGATGCCACAGCATTGTCAAATCTATTGCCAAGCGATTTCACGTTGGAAGGAAAAATTAAAACTACAACATATGAAATACATATTCGTAAATATAGACTTACAGCAGATGTAGATGTGTACCAAATCGCCTATGGAAACTATTCAACCAGCGGAACATGGAGCGATATGATAAACACACCAGAATGCGAAAATCTTGTTGACGCTATGTTTGAAATGATTAAATGGCTTCTAAAAAATAAAATACAACTTAACATATAACAAACTATCATGAATCTAGCATGGTTTTTTATTTTAATTTTAACCACAGTAATATCTATACTTACAGTATATTACAAAATGACTAGTGAAAGTAACTTAAAAGGATAAGGTAAATTTAAAAACCTTATCCTTTATTTTTTTTGCCATAAATAATATTTATAAATAAAACAAAATATGGCAAAATGGACAGTAACACCAGTAAATCCTAATGACCCACCAGCACATAATGATGGAAACGGAAACTTTACATTCGATACAAATGACGAAGACCACGATATTGTATATAATGTAACATATACAGATGATAACGAATGCACACAAACAATACAAATAACACAAGAAAAAGCAACCATTAATATAAGATATTCTATTACAGGTAATTGCTTCTGCGATGGCATAGATTATGAAACAATATTATATTACCCATATGACCCATCACATAAAATAGCATCAACAAGAGATAAAGTAAAATGGGAAGAAAATGATACAAAAGACTGGTTCAATAAAAATGAAGGGAAAATTACAGCAGTAACAAAACACGAATCAATAACATATCAAGGAGAAACATATGAAATAGATGTCCCGTTAACATCAGTATGCGCAGTAAGAAGCGTTTTAGTAGAACTTAAATGCGACGAAAAATCAGCAAATTCAATCAATCTGACAAACTTGGGAGAAGGTACTATACCAGCACAAGTTGATAACGTATCATTCGATATTGCTCTCGATAATAGCCTACAAGATATTACAAACGATGGACAAACAATAGAATGGCCAACAACAGATAAGGTTACGTACTGCGACAAAAATAATAATGGTACACTACCACCAGCAAGCGTAACATTACCAAATGGATTCGAAGCAGTAATCAATGGTAATAGATACGAGTTCATAAAAAATAACTCAGGACTCTATGCTGCACAAACTATGTCAGATTATATCGCATTTAAAGTTGAATATGAAATCAGACAAAATAAAGCACTTTACATAACTATAAAGTTTAAAGAAGGAAATAATATAAGACCATACTAAAAAAAACAAAATAATAAAACGCCATGAAAAAACAAATTATAAAACTTACAGAACAAGACATACATAACATGGTTAAAAATACCATAAATAAAATTATAAAAGAAAATAATTATAAATCAAAAATACATAAAATTAACGCAGCATTACACGCAGCAGGAAAAGGACACGAAGCAAACGATACAATAAATAACATGCTAGCAAAACAACAAGCAATAAACGATATTAATAAAGATATACAAACAAGACAAAATAGAGTACCAAAAAAACAATGGGATGGAATGACAGACCTCGATAGATATAGAGACTGGATTGATTATCACGTTGATTCAAATAATAAATTCGTTAATGGCGTTAATTATAATGACCTAAATATCACACCAGAATACGGAGAAGATATGCTAACAGTAGATTATTAAACAATATATGGGTGAACCAATTAAGGCTCACCCATTTTTTTATACAAACAAATATATAATGATTAAATTCTTAAACAACCATGACTTCCATCACCTTCACCCATTATAAAGTAATTCTGACCATCATATTTAAATTTAATATTGTTTATCATTAAATATGAACCAGCAACAGTGTATTTATTGTAACTGGCACACTGAACAGGATTCTGAAAATACAAAGTAGTACTCAAAGGAGATACCTCCATATATTTAGATTCAACACTATCTGTAGTTGTAGAAACATAACCAGTACAATCACCTTCACCAGTCTCATGACCACCAACATCTATCAATTCGTTCCAATTAACAGTGTTTACAAACGTACCTTCAATTGTACGATACTCTATATACCACTCAACATCAGTACACTCATTGGTTATATCAATACCACCCTTCTTAATAACTAAACTGTTAATAAATGTGGTAACACTAACAGGAATGTTACTTCCAGGAGGACGTGTACCCTCTTCTTCCTTCCAATTGGTCTCGTAACAAATATCTTCACAAGCCCTGTAAGTCCACTCTATATCACAAGCATCAAATAAATCACCATCTAAAGAACAAGTGTAAGTAGTAGCCACACCAATGTTATCAACAGGATTGGGACTTATATTAAAACTCTGCTCAATATCCTCATAATGCCAAAAGTCAATTAAAGTGTCATCAGACTTCTTACGAAGCTCAACATCTAACCTTATACCACCATCACGACAACCTATATCAAAGTCAGTAACCATAAAGTAATTCGGAAGAGTACTACAATCATCCTGACTTAAACTAAAAGTAGAACAATCTTCACCATCAACAACAAGAGTTATAGAACCAGACCTGCTCGACTCAGTACTGTTAACCCTAGCCTTGAAAGTAACATTACCACCACCAGAAGACATAGAAATCCAATTAGGAACACCACCCCTAGTCGTTACAATACAATCACCCTTCGTGGCAGCAGTAATAGTACCACCGGATGCAGGAAAATTAATAGAAGATGAACTAATTATATCTAAACAATCACAATTGCTACTACTGCTGCAAGAAACAACCCTGTACTCTAATTCATCACTAACACAACCATTAGAATCAGTATACACTACACTGTATACATCATCACTATCACCACCATTACTACCTATATTAATAGTGTATTCCAAAGATACATCAGAAGTGGACGAAAATGAAACACCATTCTTCTTTATTAACCATCCAGCCATATTCAATAAACTAAATTTATATTATGTTATATTATTTACTATTTCTTTATTTTTTTTTAATATAAATATAAAAAGAAAATAATATACAAAAATATTTATTATAAAAATATATAAACCATGAATAAATTAACAGAAACAGACTTACATAATATCGTAAAAGAAACAGTAAATAAAATCTTAAAAGAAACTACAATTAATGAGAAAAATCAAATAAGAAACGCTAACGCTAATAATGTACTACCTAACGTGGAAAAAACACAAAACCATATAAAAGCAGCAATGAACTGCTTTAAAAAAGTAGGACAATTCGATGACATAAAAGGAAAACATAATTCATACTATGCACAAATAATGAAACTGCTAACAACAGCAAATAAATATCTAGATAGATACTACTGGGAAACAATAGAAGGATATGAATACGAAATAAATAATAACTAAATAAATAATTTATAACAATGAATAATAAAGTAATTAGATTAACAGAAACAGATTTACATAATATCGTAAAAGAAACAGTAAATAAAATACTTAACGAAAGTAGATATGATGATGATTATGATGAAGAAGCAAATAATTTAAAATTGCAAAGAAAAATAAAAATGCTGAGAAAACAAAGAAAAAATAATAACAATAAAACAAATAATAAAAATATACAAAATAATAAAAATGATGATATGGATATAGATGTTGATTTAGAAGCATTGAAAAAAAGAATATATTCAGACCGTGCAAAATAAATGGCAAAACATAATATCAATTCTCTCTGCAAAAATAGGGATATATTTCGATAATAAAAAATATACATGGGTGAACCAATTAAGGAACACCCATTTTTTTTGTTTATGTTGATATTTATTATAAAAATAACGAATTAATACGTATTATAATATGAATAAGAAACTTATAAGACTAACAGAAGCAGACTTGCACAGAATTGTGAAGGAGTCAGTAAACAAAGTACTGACAGAACTTGATTGGAAAACATATGCTAACTATGCCAAAGGGAGATTAAATCAAGGAAATAGGGAAGAGTATGCTAAAGGTCGTGAAATGGTTAATAAGGCTTTCAATGACAAATATTTTGATGGCGAAGATGTTCCTCACGATATGAGAGAAAAGGGTGTTCATATGAGAGAACCGTTTGGTGGCGATAGAACTTATGTTAAACAAACTTGGAGAGACCATAATGGCGGTTGGCAAAAAGGTTTAACGGATGATGAAGCAAGAACACTTGTTTCAAAAGATGATAAATATGGTAAGTTTGCTGATTCATTTATAGATGCAGCACACGATTATGGGGATTATTATGGCGGGAAATCAAAATATATCAAAGGTAAGGGATGGCAGTAATTAAGCCGCCTTACACAGCCTTAATTCATCCCAAGTAACAATCAGTCCAATGGACTTATTGAACATATCCTCAAAGCGTTCCGATTGGGACGCTTTTCTTATATTATAACTACAACAAGGTCAAACCCTATATAATTGCCAAAAAGCATACGAGATATTAACAAAAAAACATATAAAATATTAGAAAAAATATAGCAAAAAAACAGTTCTTCATCTATTTTAATCAAAATTTTCATGATTTCCAGTAAAATTAATTATTTTTTATCCGGAAATCATTTTTTTGTAAAAATTTTTCAAAATCAGAATAAAAAAATCCGTATATGAAAAATTTTTATTGTTTTGCTCTAACTATCTCATTTACAGCATTTTATATATTTTTAACTAATTTATATTTTGTAAAGATTTTTCATGATTTTAATATAATTTAACTATATTTATTTGTTTTTTTTAATTTTTTTATGTATATTTGCTTGGAAAAAAAGTTATTAATTATTAAAATGTAAAGATGTCTAATAAGAGAGGTAAGCGTGGCGGAGATAAATCTGAGTTTGCTGTTCAATTAAAGGTTCGTAACAAGGAGCAGTTGCAGCGTACTTTAGATTTGTGTAATGTCAGTGGTATAAAACCTGTTATCAATAATGTAATTGGTAGCATTATCAATCGTTTGGAGGATGAGAGGCAAAAAGAAATGTTTGCTTTGGCTCGTAAGTGGCGTAATGGTTGGCCTTCCAATCTTATGTCTTATGAGTGTATGGGTGAAGATTATCCTTCTGATGATGATTATGGTTATAATATATTTGACGACATTATAGGTTGTGGTTCTCGCCGGTTAAAATATTTGAATAAGAAGTTATTCAAGGGTAAGAAGTCTAAGGGCAAGAAGAAGAATCGTGGTAGTGAGGAAGATGATTATTGGAACAATCGTCATACGATGTATAAAAATGGTGAGTGGAGTGATGATGATTTAGACGATGAAGATTATCATGAGGACTCTTACAAATGTATTAAATTTTATCCTGACATTGAGAATGAAATGAGTGTTCGTGAATTTTATTCTTTGAAGGAGTTCAATGATTTTTGTTCTGAGAATGGTTATTTATTGAGCACCACTGATTATAACAATTTGGTTAATTGGTCTGTTGTTCATTGTTGTTTAGACCCGATAAGTGAGGAATATGGTGAGCATGAGTTAATCACTGATAACAGTTATGGTGGTTTATATTGGACTGTATCTGAAGATATAACCAAGGAAGAGCAGAATGCATTAAGTGGGAAAGGTGTTACTAATTAAAGCAAAAAAACAAATATACCTATGGAATCTGATATATTTATAATAAGGAGTAATATTACTCCCATGATACATCGTTTGGAGCAATTAGCCAAGGAGAAAGAAGAGAAGGAGAAGGAAGAGCGTGAAGAACGTTGGAAGCGTGAGCGTGAAGAGCGTGAATTGAAGGAATCTGAGTGGAAGAAGGAGCATCCTATATTGGATAAATTTACTTACATTTCGAGCTACAATTTTAACTCTTACAGTTGGATGGGTGATTATATTAAAGTTAATTTTTACGAATGGAGTGATATAAATCGTTCTCCTAGATATTTCCCTTATTCTACTGAGTTTTATAGGTTTCTTGATTCTTCTAAATTGAATTTAACGAACGAACAAAATGCTTTAATAAAATCTTGTAGTGGTTGTTATATTACTTGTGCTCCTGGCAGTCACGACCTTATAGTTGGTTCTAGTTATGAAGATTTAAAAGGCAAGTTTAATTTAACAAATATTCTTTCTACTGTGCCTGATGGTTCGTCACAAAGTTCTTAATATATATATACTTATTTAAGTACCTATAATCGAAAGGTTATAGGTATTTTTTGTAGGTATATATTATAATATCATGTATAAAAATAAAGGCACATCAATTAAGATATGCCTTTATGGTGTGGTATTACATATGTATTATATTGTTGTATATAAATACTTAATTAAGTACCTATTATGTTATTTAATTAGTGTAATTTCTTTTTCGTTCAATGCATACGGTATATGTTCACAGGAGTTTCCTTTTTCGCAGACGAGTTTGCCATACCATTTTCCTTTTTCGTCTATTGATACGATTAGGTCATATCCCCATTTATTATGAACTATATTTCCTTTGTGTAATATATTACCTTTTGAATCTTTCATATTATACTGTATTATAATACTTAATTAAGTACCTACCGGTATACATTTGTCTATTAGATAAAATCTTCTTAGGTTTTCTATTGAATTATCGAAACCTGAGCATCCATTACCTGTCATGCAATCCATGTTTTCTTCTCCAATATATTCAACGCATTCGTCGTATGAACTACAGTATTTACATATACCTGCATCTGTAACTGTATTGAAGAATTCTTCAAAAGAGATTTTTTGTGATTCTCTGAATCTTATTATTTTTTCCATTGTTGCCTGGTGTTAAAGATATAAAGGGGCAACAATTGCATATACTATGACGCAAGATTTGTGCAGCATACTATTAGTACTTAAATAAGTACCTGAATTTGATACCAATACGGTATACTGCTGAAGCATATTTTATTGCCCCAAACTACTTTATAATCTTGTGCAAATATACACAAAAAAAGGGAAAAAACAAAGGAAAGAAGGGAGTTTTTTAGTATCTCCCCTTAAATTCTCTTTCCCAAGCGATAAGTGTTTTATTTTTGTCTACAAAGTCTTGAATTCTTTTCAAATCGTCCAATTTCTTATGATTGGCAATTACAACGATATTATCTCCCCAATCATCTTTGCAGACTACTGTTATTGTGCCGTTTTCAGCCTTTGTGAAGCGATTTCGCGGCAACAGCGTAGAAGTGAAACAGTCGTTAGGTAACGTGCCTTCACGAAGTTTTTTCATCTTAATTACGTGGTCTCTTGTAATCTTTACTTCATTTCCTCCTTGCTTAATAACCAACAGTCTTGTTTTAGGCTCAATAGACAGTTGTACAGGGTTTAAATCAATGTTTTTTAAATTCGCCATATTTTATTAGTTGTTTAATTAACGATGCAAAGGTAGTAAAAAAATCTGATATATGCAAGTTAATTAACACTTTTATATTATTTCTAAAAATTTGTTAAAATTCATTAAATGGGGTACTTAATTAAGTACCCCCATTTGTTACGCATACCATTCAACTAATTCGTTATTGTCTGATATAACAAAATCATCGTTTGGCTCGATATAGTTCCCTTGCTTGTCGTAGTTGGCAGCTGTTTTATGATAGTGCAACGCTACAATATGTTGTTTGGGGTCTAAGTAACGCATATCAAACAAGTTTCCATCACACACTGGATATCCCATAAACTTCATAGGAATCATTTCTTGATTAGCAAACACAACTGCAACGTTTCCGCCCATTTGTAAGAATTGCTTACAAGCGTCCATATTATGGCCGTCATAACTAAACGTCAGTTGGTAGTTATCATATTTAGAAAGTAGATTAACCCTATTAAAAACCTTTGTGTAATCGTAGAATTGAACGTCAGGGAAGATTTCAAGAATATTTTTCCCTTCATAAACAAAGGCCTCTGGTGATAAATCACTTGTCCCATTAAGACGTACTGAAAACTCCATATTATGATTTTTGGCATAATTGGATGCTTTTTTGATTTCATGAATAAGGAGTTGCATAAAAAGTGGCTTATTTTCGTAGAAAAGTCTTGTACGCTTAATACGTCCCTTGTTTATCCTACTTGCTTCAACACCTCTATAAATAATGTCGGATTTATTGTGCCCACTACCATTAAGGCAGAATTTGTGGCAGTGTAAACCACCGGGGCAAACCTGATACCCTGACAAGTTCCAAGGGGCTAAATACAGACAATAAGTAATAGTGCCGTTTGAAGTAGATAAACGCATTTTTGCGCTTTGAGAGTGATTACCTAAGTAAGCAATACCCAGTTCTTTAATTGTTTTAGTGTAATTTAATTTTTTTTCTTCCATATATAATACCTTTTTAATTATTAAATCGTGTGCAAAGGTAATAATATTTTTTTGATTATGCAAGAAAAAAAATAGATTTTAACATTTTTTTAACAAAAAAAAATTTTGTGTTAAAAGTGTTAATTCCCTTGCGTATTAATGTAAAAATAATTACCTTTGCAGTGGGAATTACTGTAAATTGCTGTAAAGCCACATCCGTAATATATAACTAATTGATTATCAATTAAAAAGGGTTCCTGTTTGTTTCCTGTTCATATATTTTCCTTCAATTATTGATTGTATTAATATTATATCAATGTTTGATAGTTAAATAAAAGTTAAAATTGAAAAAACATTTGCATATATAATATATAATGTGTACCTTTGCATCGTTAAACAATTAAAGATTAAAGATTATGAGTAGTTTTTGGCTAACTAAAGAAATGCTTTTGGAAGCCCTTAAATTATCTGAGGGTGCTCCACAGAATGCCTTTGTATGCTTTCACGGAAAGAGTGAAGTAAAAAAAGGCAAAGAATATACCATTATGGAAATAGTGTATGGTGATAAGAAAAAAACGATTAAACAAGAGTTCAAAAAGATTGCACTATGATTATTACTATCCCTGAAATAGAGGCTCAATTTAACAAGTGGAACGAAATTATTTTTAATAATTCGTTACCAAAGCCCGCCTTTGAATTGATGCAAACTAAGAGCCTTTTGGGCCAATTTAAATGGCGTAGAATAGGCTTTGATAAGATAGGGTACACTATTCGTATCAGTGTGTATTATGACCGCCCCATTGATGGCTATATTGATACTATTGTGCATGAAATGTTGCACTATTATATTAAATATAATAATATAAAAGATTCTTCTTCTCATGGCAAAACGTGGAAAAAAATGGCAAAAGAAATAAGCCAAAAGCACAATCTTAATATAGCCAGAACAAATCCTGCCGGAGGTGGGGCGACAGAAGCCGTAATAGAAAAAAAGCGTAAAAAGGAAATTTCAAAATTTGAATGCGTTGCAGTATGTAAATCAAAAGATAAAAAATTTTATGCCGCCGTTATTCCTTTCAGTAAGATAAATAAATATGCCCCAAAGTATAGAGCATGGAATTTAGTTAAAGACTTGAAATTTGTTAGAGCTCCCTGGTCACAAACATACAAATTAAGACACGTAAGAACTGCCGTAGGCTTAAGGGGAATTTCATTTGACACTTATAATGACTTATTGAAGAATGAAATTTTAGACTTTTAATAGATAGTTTGTTAACAATATTTAACGTGAGATATTTGCATATCTCGCGTTTTTTTTGTATATTTGCCATATACCTTTAAAAATTTTTAATTAAATTAATATAATGGAAAGAATTAGTAAAGAAGTATTAGAACTGCTATTCGGCAAAATGATAGCAGAAAAAGAGTTTACCATTCTTGGCTTCAAGAATAAACTCAAATTTGAGATTTATGATGGCTTTGCTTATTGCCCTAATTATCGTGGAAGTGAGTATTGCATGATATTTCCAAAGATTGAATTTGTAAATAAGTCTAGCGAAATGCAAGACGAAATACGTGCATACATGAAGCTTGAGGAAAAAGACGATATTACAATCTTTGAGATTATGCAGTCTTTTAACGAAATGACCCGTGATGGGGTTAGAATAGAATACGATGATAAAGTTAAGCACTATAAGAACAAAGAGGTTTGGAAATGGTGCGGTAGCGTTTAATTAATCTTATAACCAAAGAAACGAATTATGTCGAGATATACTATTAGGTTAAATTATAACGCCTCATATACTACCACAGTTGAAGGCGATTTCAGAAACGAAGGTGATGCGCTGGACGCCGCAAGAAAACAGGCAGAAGACGCTGACATGAGCGAGTTTGTTATAGGGGAAGAGGGTGTTTCAAATATCCTTGAAGTAAGATAGGCTAATCTTCTTTCATATTATACTGAAAAGGGTTGAAGGCTTAATAGTCTTTAGCCCTTTTTTCATGTTAGAATTTCTCTTCAGTTCATGCTGTTAATTCCCACTGCAAAGGTAACACTATTTTCTGATATAAGCAAGCAAATTAACATTTTTAACATTAAAAAAAAATCTATATTCAATTTAATTTTTTTAACTAAAAATATTTGTATATATTAATTATTATTCGTATCTTTGCAGTGGGAAAAATATAGGATACAGCATGCCCACAGTAAGTGGCATGATAAAAATTAAGCGGTAAGCATTGGGAACGTACCCTTTGCAAACCGCTTAAGAAAGGAGGTATTAAATATGGTTTTAGTTGTAGGAGTGAGATTCGAACTCACGAAGGCTAATAAAGCCACCTTACTTACCGTAAGGCCCATTTGTCCAGACTTGCGTCATTTTCTTTGGTATCCTACAAATAAGTTGAAGCGAGGGGATTCGAACCCCTGAAGGCCTGTTAGACCACCTCGTTCACCACGAGGCCCATTTGTCCAGACTTGCGTCATTTTCTTTGGTACACTTCAAATAAGTTGTGAGAGTAGGATTCGAACCTACGAAGGCTAATAAAGCCACCTTACTTACCGTAAGGCCCATTTGTCCAGACTTGCGTCATCTTCTTTGGTATCTCACAAATAAGCCGCTGCGAATAGATTTGAACTATTTGTTACAACTTCACAATCGCTTGTTCTGTCGCGTCATTACCAATATTTGACTTCTCAGCGTTATTCCTTATCGTTTTTCAACAATGCAAATATACAAGAAAAAAACGAGAAAAGGAAGCCAAATCTCGTTTTTAACATTTAATTAACATTTACTTCTTTTGAGAGCGTCTGTCTTCGTAAGCCCAATTGTGCAGTTTGATAAGAAACTTTGTAGATTTTAGTTGGCTTTGACAAGCACGAATATCCTCACGCGCCTCTTGTAGCAATAAGGCGTTTGTGGTCACTACATTGTCTTTAGATTCATCATCCCACGCATGAGTGATATTGGAACGAAGCTTCGAAGCATACAATTCGTGCGTTGCAAGCCGTCCTTTTAATATTGCTTGCTTTACCCTTAGTTGGCGCATCCTAATTAAATCCTTATCCATAATCAATATATTTTTAATAAACGTTAATCACCATAAAAATCATTTAGCAGTTCAGAAATGTTATCATCCAAGATTTTAAGGTCGTTGGATATTTTTTCAAGCGCATCTAAAATGTCGCCATTCACTTCCCTACACTGAGCCTTACGAGCCAAAGCATCCACGGACGCATAAAGGTCGATTACTTCTTCTCTCGTTAATTCAAGCCCTGCGATACCTGCCCTTGTTAATTTTTCCATAGTTCAATCATTGATTAAATTCCAAACATATAAACACAAGTCAATAACATTCCTATCACTAATAGAATCAATAGGATAGCATTCACAATCATCAATGTCAAGGTAAATCTTACCTTTTCTAATAAAGATAGAATTTACCTCTGAAAAGCAATTTGAGGCATATTCAGGGTGCCTACCGCCATCGTAAGGGACTGTGAAACAGTTATCGTCAACTTGAAACCCTTGTTCGTCGTATTCGTGCAACTCAATTTTGTTTTTGTTGAGTTTCAGAGCTTCTTTCAAGAATCCCATACATTCACTCAAAGCCTTTGCTTCAAGTTCATTAATGGCAACCATCAATGAATCAGCATATTTGATACAAGAGGTCGCAGAATCATTTGTTTTAATCTCCATAATTAATACCTGTTTTATTGTTTAACGATGCAAAGGTAATGATAAAATATGATATATCAAAATTTTATTTCAACTTTAACATTTAATTAACATTATATCATTTTAAAATAATAAGATGACATGGACACGAGTGCCACAGTTTTCCCACTGCAAAGGTAACAATAATCCACGACATAAACAAATATTTGAAGTTAAAAAATGTTAAATGAAAAAAGGAAATAAAAAACGTTGCAAACGCTCTTCCACCATACGTTTGCAACGCCATTTAAAAAAGGTTTTGTCCTTACCAGCAAACAACAGATAGTATCTACTATCTGAACCACTTGCTTGCTTTTGTGGGCCCGGAGGGGCTTGAACCCACGACCTCCAGATTATGAGTCTGTTGCTCTGACCAACTGAGCTACGAGCCCGGGAACCTGCTTTAGTACAGGTTCGGAGCGGATTAGTGTCAAATATCTTATTTTAAGACTTATGTAACTAAACTCTCACTCTCTTTGTTTCACAATGCAAAGGTACAAAAAATAATTGAGAAAACCAAATTTTTTATGTTATTTTTTGTTAATATTCAATTTTAAACGAATTTACAAGCCATCCGGTTTCATCTGAAAGATAGTCGGCTATTTCTTCTTCGTCAACGCTATTAGGGATTTCCATTTCGTTTGGGAGTTCAACATCTTCTCCATCAGTTTCCCAGATAATATTAGTTACTTTCATATTTTTTTTAAGCTTTTTTATTACAATATTCTTGGTAGTTCTTAATGGCTTTAAGCAGCCCATTTAACACAGAGTAATTGAGCATAGAAAGAGAATAATTACAAACCCTTCTTTCTTTTGAACCAGTGTAATATTTAAAGCCATACATTACTTTGTCGCTTACCATTGTACACTTGTATTTAAGCCCATCGAATTTAAACGTAGGCTTCCTAAAACCATGCTCAAAAGCCACCATACCATTGTCGCCAATGTATTCTTTGAGTTCTTTTAAAATGCTTGTTGTATCTTTTTTATTCCCCATAATATATACTTATTTAAGTACCTAATTTGTTTTTATTATCTAAAAGTATAAATAGCAGAAAATGAATCATCGCCATTACTTTCATCAGTGATAACTCGTTTGAATAGAATATAGCCTGCTTCTTTCATGACATTTTTAAGGGCTAAATGGTCATGCTTCCAATCGCCATCTGTTACAGTGATTTCGATAAATCCGGTTGAATTAATATCATAATCATAGTACATGTTGTTAGCAGACAAAAGCCTTTGTATTTTTTGCGCTTCCTGTTTTAAAATGGCTTTGCCGTTCGCTCTCATTTCTTCGTTATTCATTTCCACTTATTGTTGAGGCCTTAAAATAATTCATCGCTTCATCCAACGTCATAGGACGTGGGGATTTAACATTAAGATGATATTTTCCATCGAAATAATTAAAACTCGAAAACTTTTTTACGAAAGTTCCTTCTTCACAAAATCTGCTGTTTTTTCCCATAATTTTAAATGATTTTAGCGCAAAGCGTAAGACATGAATTTGAAAATTTAACGTAAATGTGTGCCTTTTTGTCGCCAACTTGTATCTTTACACCAAAAGGTTTTGAAGTTGCCCCTAAAAGGGTCACATTGCATTCAGGGAGATTGTTATTGATTATTTTAACAATAGTAATGGCATAAGTTTTTATATTCTCATGCCCCATTTCGTCACACCATCTATCATATAAATTATAGAAAGCGTTACCAATAGCATCACAATTAATAATCTTTTCAATTTCTTCCATATTTGTCGTTCATTTTAATCGTTTAACGCTGCAAAATTAATAATAATATTTGAAATAACAAAATAAAAAAAACCATTTAACATTTAATTAACGTAAGTGTTAAACAACTGTTAAACGTGCAAAAACCTTTGCATATATGGTAGAAAATGATTACCTTTGCAGTGGGGAACAGCAAAGGCTGAAGAGAAACTCGAACATGAAAAAAGTACGCCATTCTCACGAACGACGTACTTTATAAAATAAAATGAAAAATACAAATAGTTGTGGCTCCGATGGGATTCGAACCCACACGCCCATTTCTGAGCAAGGGATTTTAAGTCCCTCGTGTCTACCAATTCCACCACGAAGCCATATTAGTTTGTTGCAAATATACAAATAAATATCAAGAAAACCAAATTTTTTGTAGACTTTTTTATAGACCGAATTATAGACTCAAGTACTGCTCTGCGCTGTTTTCCCACTGCAAAGGTACGCATAATCCACGAGATATGCAAGCGAATTAACACTTTTAACACAAAAAAAAATGCTACCCATAAGGGCAGCACTTTTAGCAGTCGATAACTTTTAGTACCCAACGTATTGTTGGTTTATCACTTGTTTTCTTTTTTTCAACAACGACCATTGTATCAGGTCCGCCTACTTCCCACCATTTTTTAGGCTTATTTACAACCTTTGGCACTTCAATTTCTTTTGGTTCTTCTACCTTTTTATCAAAGATTAAAGTTATATCAGTGCCAAAAACACAAAGCCTATAGCATTTAGAAAGTTCTTCCCCATTTTCGTTAATAATCGTGTCTAATAGTTCAAATTTAACTTTGTCAATAGACGTGTGCAAATGCTTTGATACTTCACCTTTTATAAACTCAGGATTCGTAAATACACAGTGTAAAAACAACGTGCTTAATCTTTCGCAAATGCTTTCAGCAAAAAGGTTTTTTACTTCCGGTTTTTCTTGCATTTTTGATAGCCTTTTAGTTTGGTTCTTTTAGGGCAAAATTCAGGACCACTGTTTATAAAACAATCCCTTAATGTATAAAGATAGGGGCCAATGGCCCCCAAATAATGCAGCATCATAGCCTTAGAAAAGATAACGGTGGAAACGAACGTCAACACCTTTGCGCTCTGCTATGGTCTGTTTGCCACTGCGATTCGTTATGGTAACGTCAGCCTTTGCGCCCTTTGTGCCCTTGACTGAAACAACGTTAACCATATAAGATTTGCCATTGTCGGCGTTATAAAGAGCCTTATAGGAAAAATCCTTGGCAGGGGTTTTCACACACTTTTTGGGGTTGATTTCAATACGGCGGTTCTTACCCTCAAAGCACACCAAAATTGATATTGTTTTTGTATTATTTTCCATAATTATATTCGTTATTTTAATGTTAATACTAAAGCAAGGGCAGGTAGCCTAACCTACCCCTGCAAGTTGTGGCTATGCCTCAGTAGTTTCAGCCACTGCCACACTCTCTGCCTTGGAAGCCGGAGCCTCAGTCACCACACTCTCAGCCTTGGGCTTTTCTGCCTTGGGCTTGGCTTCTGCCTTGGGCTTGGCTTCTGCCTTTGCAGTAGCCTTTGCCTTGGGCTTCTCTGCCTTGGGCTTCTCAGCCTTGGCCTCTGCCTTTGCCTTGGGCTTCTCAGCCTTGGTAGCAGCCTTTGCCTTGGCTTCTGCCTTGGGCTTCTCAGCCTTGGTAGCAGCCTTTGCCTTGGCTTCTGCCTTGGGCTTCTCTGCCTTGGCAGCAGCCTTTGCCTTGGCTTTCTCCTTGGCTTTAGCCTCTTTTTCCTTGGCGGCCTTGGCAGCAGCCTTGGCTTTCTCCTTGGCTTTAGCCTCTTTTTCCTTGGCGGCCTTGGCTTCTGCCTTTGCCTTAGCTTTGGCGGCTTTTTCAGCCTTTTCTGCCTTGGCGGTTGCTACCTTGGCATCTGCTACTGCCTTGGCTTCTGCAAGGACGTTAGAGCCATCGAACAGGGCTTTGTAAGCCTTAGTGCCCTTTTTGGGAGCGTGAAGAATGTGACCCCAATTCTTCTTCTTGTCGAATGAGATACCCATTTCAGACAGCTTGGCTTCGGTCTCTTTGTGGACGCCGGCGAGATAGACGGTGGTCTCACTCTTGCCATTGAAAGCGATTGCGTTGCGAAGTGCTGCAAGCATAAACTTCAACTCTGCCTTAACTAACTCCTTGTTGGTTGTCATGTTCTTTGCCATAATTTTTTTCTCCTTTTTAATTTTAATTGTTTAACTTGAATGAATTGTTTGTTTTATTTTTCTGCTGCAAAGGTAATCATTATTTTTGAACCTCGCAAATGTTTTTTCAATTTTAACTTTTCATTAACATTTCTCTTTTTTATTTTCAATTTTCAACTTTCACCTCTTCTATATATACGTGCGAATGGTTGTCAATGTATTCGCCATCAATATAGGCTTCATAATCAGTATCGGTGTCAGTTTCAACTTCAAAACCATTTTCTTCATCAGTAGGCTTGCTTTCAGAGACAGCATCATTAAATGCCTTTTTAGCGCCTTCCATTGTCTTGAATGCATTAACTTTAAACTCGGTGTTCAAGTCAACCGCATAATCTTGAATTAATATAAAAACCTTTTCCATATCTTTGTTGTTTTTTGATTTCGTGTGCAAAGGTAATTGTTTTTTTTGAAACTCACAAATGTTTTTTCAATTTTAACTTTTCATTAACATTTCACCTGTTTTATACCTTATTATATTATATAATGTACTTATTTAAGTACCTATTTAACAACGCACTTGGTAATTTTGCCCACGGCGTGAGAATCAAAATAATAGCCAGGCTCTCCAAACTCAACAAATGTAATACCGTCGCCCTCACGTTTCCACGAAGGTCTTGTTGTAGCCACCCAACTTTTTACTTCTTCGTCAAATGCTGACAATTCTTTCTGTGCGTCTTCTTCTTTCTCAAAAGTATCTACGCCCTGACGGATTGTTGAGCAATCATCAATCCAATCTGTTGTCAAAACAAAAATTTCTTTTCCTACCATAATTTATTTTGTTTTTATGTCAATGAATGTTTTTACATCTTTTATATTAAGTGATGAAGCTTTTTTGATTTTATAAAATCTGCTGCCTTTTTTTTCGCATGGATAAAATACTCCATATACGCCGTTGCCAATAATTTCGTATTCTTGAATTATGCGGTACCCTTTGTAGATACCGCATATATGTTTTTTCTTAGCCATATTATTTATCAGATTTATACAGCTTCATTATCATATTATACACTGCGTTGTGCTGCCCGTCAGAGTAATAATCTGCAATTTGTTGGGCGTAAGGCAGAATCAGTCCAGATGCAAGGGCTATTTGATTCTTGTTGTTACGCTTCAATTCTTTTAACAGAATCTTATAACCGCTCTCATGTTGTTTACCAGTTATACTGTGACTAACTATGCCGTTTTCACAAGTACATGGCGTAAGATAAATGTAAATGCCGCGTTCATTAATACCACCAGTAAACCAGTTATGGCCGCCTAATTCGTAGCCAACCTCAACCATCAGTTTGTCATGCTTACCGATAGGGGTTTTAAGTTCTACAAAAACTAAATTTTCCATAATTACCTGTTATTTAATTGTTTAACACTGCAAAATTAATAATAAAAATTGAAATATGCAAATGTTATTTCAATTTTAACATTTAATTAACATATTACTGTTTCTGAAAAAATACCTGACTCAAGCCCTGTACCGGGCTGTTTTCCCACTGCAAAGGTACAACAAAAAAACAACATGAGCAAACAAAATTACGTCATTAACATTCAATTAACATAAGTGTTAAACAACTGTTAAACGTGTAAAAACCTTTGCGTATATGGAGAAAATTGACTACCTTTGCAGTGGGGATACAGCGAAGGCGAGCTGAAGAGTAATCAGTGTTGTCAGAGCATGAAAAAAAGGAGTAGCAAATGCTACCCCTGACGTTAAACAATCAAAAACTAACAAATTATGAACGCAAATATTGCTTGTTTGGTGGATTCGAACCACCACTCTCTACCTAAAATTAAAGGCAGTGTTTTTACATTAAACTAAAACAAAAACTGGGAGCCGCTTCAGGATTGCGTGTTACGTTGACAAGCAATCAAGCCAAAGCAGGCTCCCACAGGTGTCCGGACACCTATTAAATAAATGAAGGGGATTGTATTGCCGGTGCTATGATTACGACGGCTCAAAGCGGCGGCCCATTCGTGGGAATCCCCAAGGGCTTATTGTGGCGACCATTATACGGCAATCCTATATGAATTCTGCGGCGTTCCAAATGGCAGGCAAAGCCCTATTTTTTTGTGCAACCTCAGTTCCTTTGTTGCACCCATCCGGCGATTGTTCGAGGACGGCCGCGGCATATCATCGGCCTTATAAAATTTTAATCTCGCGGATGCTATTTAATACTATCTATGTGGTTTGTAATATTTAAGCCTTTTAGGGCTGTCCTCTACATGTTACTCTCATACTTATTGCGGTTTAACTTGCTAAATTTATAATTATACTCACTAAAATACTATACCTCAAAGGGCGGGGGACGTTCCATTAATCTCTCTGCTTTAATAGGTTCGACAATTAATTGCTTATTCTCTCTCTTTTGTTGCTACCCAATCTTAATGATATTATAGAGTGTCTTGATAACTTCGCCCTTAGAGTTTTTAACCTCTCTGCTAGGGATAGCCATCACACGCGCAAGACGGGTTGCTTTTTTAAAACTTTTCTTACTCATAACTTTTAGTACTTAATTGTTTTTACGATGCAAAGGTACAAAAAATATATTTAATAAGCAAGGAAATTAACACTTTTAACACATCTTTTTTAACTTGATGCGATAATCAATCCGTGCAAGCGTCCACGCTCTGCCTCCTTGACAAACTTCTCATAAGTGGCTTTGTAGCCATCAGGGGCACGGAACAGGGGGACTTTCTCGCCAGTCTCATACATCTTACCACTTTTACTCATGACCTTTTCAGGTACCTCACCAATTCTCTTTAAACCTTTTATTCTCATAATCTTTTATTATTTAATTGTTTGACGTTGCAAAGGTAATCATTTTATTTTATATATGCAAGAGTTTTCTCATATTTAACATTTAATTAACATTTAAATGAAATTGTATGGGTCAGTGATTCTGTCCATTACCTTTTGCGTGTCGAGTTCTTCTTCAATGGCATCATCGAGTTCATTTGCATCAATGATTTCATCTTTTGAAAAATCCTCAAATGTTTTGCCTGCAAGTTCGCATACATAGCAATCATCGCAGTAAACATCAATGCCACCGATTACTTCAATGGCTAAATAGCCGTTAGGGGTTTCAATCTGTCTCATACCTCAAAAAAATTATCTATTTCGTACTTCTTAATTGACACATTCTCACTACCCTCTGATACTTTAATATCAAGGTTAGATACCACATCATAGACACTATTAAGGTCAGTATCTACTAACGTGCTTAATACAATATTAATTTTCTTTATTGCCATAATTGTTTTCTTTATTTGTTTAACGCTGCAAAATTAATAATAATATTTTATATAAAAGAAGAAAATTACATCATTAACATTTCATTAACATTTGCTCACATTCAATTAACGTTTGATAATTTTGCTTCTTTCACTGCTGTCCACACGAGCATCTTCTTGTTTCCCACTGCAAAGGTACGCATAATCCACGAGATATGCAAGTAAATTAACACTTTTAACACAAAAAAAATGCGCGACCCTCACGGGCAGCGCACTTACTATTCATTTAATCTTTACTTATGGAAAACAGAATGACAGCTATATATGTACTTATTTAAGTACCTACTTGGTACTTACAAACATCTTATTGATGTTTTCGAGGTTGAACATTGGTTTAGTCCCAAAGCGAGGATTGATGTAAATATCATCACCCTGTGCAAGGAACACCACGTTTTCAATCTTAGGCTGCTTAACTTCCACGATGTTGGCAATGCCTAACGCCTCTTGTTTTGCACTCTCTTTCTTGGCGGGAACATAACGCAAAATGTCAGCCATTAACTCACTGTCTTCAGGGACGATTGAATAGTTGTAAATGGTGAAATAAACAACCTTGGTAGGCTTGCGACCTTTGTACAAGCGAAGATACTCTTGGTCTCTCTCATTGTGCTTCAGGATGATGTTGGCGAGCGCATCTTCTGTTGCCTCACAATATGTGCCCTCCTTGGGGAATGCAATAGCAAACTCTTCGTCGGTGAAGTCGATTCCCTCTCTTTTGCACTCCGCTTTTACTACGTTATAGTAGTTTACACCCGTGCAAGCGTTTTGGTACACTGACAAAGTAAATACTTTGCCCAAATAGGGATTTTCAGGCGTTACCTTACGTTGTGCAGGAGTTGTGCCATTGGGGAACTTGTTCATCTTCTTTTCTGTGAACGTCGCAGCGTACATACCAAATGTTCCACGCTTAATTTTTCTTGCGAAGTCCTTAATGTCTGTAATCTGATTGTTGTACATAATCTTATTGCTTTAATTGTTTAACGCTGCAAAGGTAATAATAAAATATGATATATGCAAGAGTTTTCTCATATTTAACATATCTTTAACATATTACTGCTTCTGAAGCCCAACTGCCCCCTTTCTGGCGTCGTACTGTTTTCCCACTGCAAAGGTACAACAAATTATTGATATACGCAAGAGAATTAACATTTTTAACAAAACAAAAAAATTTATCCAGTTAACACTTATTAACTCAAAATATTTGTATATGTCGAGGAAAATGATTACCTTTGCAGTGGGGAACAGCGAAGGCGAACTGAAGAGTAATCATTGTAGTTCAAGGCATGAAAAAACGTGCGACCCTCACGGGCAGCACGTTCGATGAGACAAGACAAACTTAAAAAGTGAATACAAAACCGAAAACCATTTGTGACCCGTAAGGGATTCGAACCCTTGACCCTCACATTAAAAGTGTGATGCTCTACCTACTGAGCTAACGAGTCTTTATTTTGATATGTCGATTAGCCTTTCACGACCGTAGATGGAAGTGCTCTCAACTCCCTTATGGCGACTATGTGCTGCCCTCTATTATTACGATACTATCTCTGCACTTTGAGGATAGGTAGGACTATAAGATACCTTGTGGGTCTTATTACTTTTATTGCGCCTACGGGCTATTACTTCTTTATATTACTTCATATTTTATAACTAATGTTTAATTGTTATTACTTATTGTTTGACGATGCAAAGGTAATCATTTTATTTTATATATGCAAGGAAAAAAACGTTTTTAACTTTTCATTAACATTTTAAGTTCACGTTTCTTTGCTCTAAGATATTTAAGCCGTTCTTTTGATTCAACGTTTCCCCACGCAGCCAAAGGCTTGTGCTTTTTAATTGCAGCATCTATTTTAGCCATTTGCTCTACAATATCATTTTTCATACTGATTGATTTTTTTCTTTATTTGTTTAACAACGCAAAGGTACATATAATAATTAATATATACAAGGGTTTTCGCATCTTTAACATTTAATTAACATTTACACTGTTCCTGTGTTATACAGCCCCCTTCCTAGCATCTTCCTGTTTTCCCACCACAAAGGTACACATAATCCACGAGATAAACAAAGAAAAATACTTTATTAACATTTAATTAACACCAGTGTTAACAAAGTGTTAAACGTGTAAAAACCTTTGCGTATGTGGGAAAAATTGACTACCTTTGCAGTGGGGGAACAGCGAAGGATGTTCGCCACTATTAATGGCACATGAAAAAGCGCGCCACCCTCACGGGCAACGCGCTCCAAACAAAGGAATATAAGAATTATGAAAGCAGAATCTTTTTCAGTTCCTCGACAAGTGGGTGCTTGAAATATGGCGCATCTTTTTGCCTTCCACTAAACCATTTGCCTTTTATTAACTCACCGTTATCATCATATAATAGTATGCTTTGAACATATACATTTTCAATGGCTTGCCAATCTTTATTTAAAAGGGCTTCAAATGGTAGGTACAATGTTTCAGTATTTCTTCCAAAGTTTAAATAAACCATAGGAGGCCTGCCATAAGTTTCGCTATAAACTTTTAAGCACGATTTTTCTACAAAAGAATCTTTATAGGATTTATCAGTGTAAAGTTTAATCAGGTCTTTTATCCTAATATCGTTGCTAAAACACAAACTGTAATCAATATCGCCTAATTTTGCATAAACACTTGTTGGAAGATTAGCAATATCATCATTAAAACGTTTTACCATTTTAGTAAACGGCTTTTCATTTAAAAAAGGAAAACGTGTTTTAACAATATGCTCCGCAACGATATTTAGCGACAAATTAGCAAAACTGTTTGAATCTAAATATAAATCATAATAAACGGTTTTTAAATAATAGCCATAGGTGTATTTGACAGGCTCTTTAACCTTTCTATACAAACCTTTTTCGCAGACAAGATAGTTTGTTTTATTTGTCGTATAATCAAACAAATTTTTGTCTTGAATGCCGTACATATCAATAGCAGCCATCAGTTCATCAATGGTGCAGTGAAATCTCTCCATAAAGTCAGTAAACACTTTCATTTCACTCAATAATTGCCTGCGAGTGAAATTTGTTTCTTTAAGATTAACGAAATAAACATTAATCTTAGTATTCTTTTCAAATCCTTTTATATCCATATTCTTTAAACCTTTTTATTACCAACAAATGCTTTCTTGATACATGTGTGGCAAAAGTATTGAATTATCAAATTCAAATCTATAGTACCCACCACAAGCATATCTACTGCCATTTCCATCTTTATAGTCTATAAGATATATAATTATTCCATAAATAGGAGTATTATCTCCATCTACAAATATACGAATTTTATCAGGTCTTAATGTATTCTTATCATAAAGTTTGCCAAAAGTATCTTTATGAGATATTTCGGCTTCTTGCAGAATCATTTTGATGTCACGCTTAATTGCAAATTGACAATCATAATGTTTGCCTAAATATTCAAATTCGTTATTTTTTATTGTATATTCTTCTTTCTTAATTGTTGCCATAGTTATTCCTTTTATTTGTTTTTACGATGCAAAGATAATAATAATATTTGATTAATACAAACAATTTTCTATATTTAACATTTAATTAACATTTTACAATTTAGCCTTAAATACATTAATTCAAGCCACAGTTCACACGCAGTGGCACGAGTCGTTCCTGTTTTCCCACCACAAAGGTACAACAAAAAAACAACATGAGCAAACAAAATTACATCATTAACATTTAATTAACACTGGTGTTAACGAAAAGTTAAAATCGTAAAAACCTTTGCGTATGTGGCGAAAATTGACTACCTTTGCAGTGGGGGAACAGCGAAGGAGAGCTTAATGGTCATCAGTGTTGTCAGAGCATGAAAAAACGTGCGACCCTCGCGGGCAGCACGTTCAAGTATTTATGCCTAACTTAAAAAATAATCAATTACCAACCATATACTTTAGCCACGTAAGGGCGAAGTGATTTAGTAGCCTTTCTGAACTGTTCTTCTGTCATACCATGATATGCAATCTGTTCTACCAAGTATTTAGCAAATTCTCTGTTCTTTGCAACCCGATAAAGGGCATGGTTTTCCCCGTCATGATGTATGGTGTCACACCTTACGTTGTACAAATCACAATACCAAGTAGCATAATCATCTGACGTATAGAGAATTTCCTTAACATTATTGCCTATTGTTTTCGCGCCATTTCTTCTGCCATTCCAAAGACCAAGGTCAGCAAACGCTACGATACAACCGTCAACCTCAATATCCAAGTTTTCCCTTTCATCAGAAAGGTCAATATTTCTACAATCATAGTAGTACTCCGGCGTAATTTCTTCATCTGTTATTTCATCAGCCATAGCTTCTGCCCATTCTTCGTAATCATCATTAGTCCAAATGATACGCTTGCTTCTGTTGATGCCAATAATGTAGCGGCCGTTCTTTTTTACGAAAGGTAACTCACAAAAGCTTGTAAAACCAAAATACTCACGAACTCTTTGCAAGTCCATATCACCGTCCTTTTCGAAAAAGTCAGCCGAACTTATTCGCTTATTATCGACGTAAAGTTCACCACGGTATTTGTGGCTGCTTTCCCAAATCTTTAAACGTCTGTTGCCGGACGTTAAAACTTTCATTAGCTTTCTCATAATCTTTACTCTTTAATTGTTTGACGTTGCAAAGGTACGAATTTTTTCTGAATCTACCAAAAAAAATCGCAAAAAAATAACCTCAGTTGTTGAGATTTAACATCTGTTAACAACTGAAGCCGAAATAGGGCAAAACTACTCTGACTCTGTGCCATTGTTTATCTTATCTATCACCTATTACTAGGGAATTGCCCTATATTTATACGCTTTTAGGCTGTCTAATATACAAATGTGTAAACTGCCACCTCAACATCAAGACCATTCTCATTGACATAATCATCAACGACACTCATGGAGATTTCATCGTATTCCCCCAAAAAGTTCTTTTCAAACTTGTCAAATAGCCAATGTTTCACGTCATAAATATCATCACGAACAAGACCACATTCATGATTACCTTTTACTCGCACAACCAACTTAACTTTCTTTTCTCCGTATTCATTGGTTAACGTTGTCTTAGATACCTTTTTGGCTTCAACTGAGCCATAGCCAGCGTAATGTTTAATTCTCATATTCTTTAATTGTTTTGTGGTGCAAAGGTAATCATTTTATCTCATATATGCAAGAGTTTTCTCTTATTTAACATATCTTTAACATATTACTGCTTCTGAAGCCCAACTGCCTCCTTCCTGGCGTCGTACTGTTTTCCCACTGCAAAGGTACGCATAATCCACGAGATATGCAAGCGAATTAACACTTTTAACACAAAAAAAAACGTGCTACCCTCACGGGCAACACGTTTCACAAATGGCTCATTAAATGAATAAGTATTTATAAGATAATATGTACTTAATTAAGTACCTATATATTGACGTTGCATTGCTTTACGTTATCACGTATGTACGACCTTTTCTTTTCATCGTCTGTCAATACACCAAACCATTCTTTAGCTTCCCTAAGAGTTTTGCAATTAATTCTATCGAATTTGCGCAACTCATTAGCAAAATCAGCGAAAGTAGGCTTTACAACTAATGTATATCTTTCTTTCATACCATTAACTCATTATTTAATAATCGAAACAATCGTCAAAGTAATCATCATAGTCAATACCCAAATCATCTTCCCATAACGGGCCGATGTAATTGTTATCTTCCATATCTATTCGCATGGCTGCCTCTAAATCATCATCCATTTCAATGCCGCCACACTCAAGCATTTCATTTATTTCTTCACTTAGCATATAGCCTATTCCTCCACATTTTTCATTTCTTCAATCCATTCACCCATGTTGATATACTTGCGGCGTTTGTCTTCAATTATAATAAATGCGACAACAACAAAAATAAACTCTAAAATCATAACTTTATCTCCTTATTTGTTTTAAATTATTATTACTCTGCAAAGGTATAAATAAAAATTAATATATACAAGGATTTTCTCATATTTAACATTTAATTAACATTTACACTGTTCCTGTGTTATACAGCCCCCTTCCTGGCGTCGTACTGTTTTCCCACTGCAAAGGTACAACAAAAAAACAACATAAGCAAAGAAAAATGCCTTGTTAACATTTAATTAACACCAGTGTTAACAAAGTGTTAAACGTGTAAAAACCTTTGCATATATGGTAGAAAATGACTACCTTTGCAGTGGGAATTACAGGATGCAACATCCTCGACGCCGGTGCTATAGGAACCAATAAGTGTATGTAAAAGAAAAACGTGCGACCCTCACGGGCAGCACGTCACACAAAGTCTAACCAAAAAATCGAATTATGAATGAAACAGAAACGTCTATTTAACCATTTCCCTCAACTCTTTTTTAACTCTCCTTGCAGCCTCTCCTTTCCAACTGCTTGCGTTTGCGAGAAAGTAATTAACGATAGTTCGTGCATCATCACACATATACCTATCGTCTATCGAATTGAGCGTAAGCATTGCCCCTAAATAAGGCTTTGCTCCAAAGTAAATTTTGCTTCCCCAATCATTGCGTATTTCCTTTGCAATTTCATATAGTGGGCGAAATTCTTTTTTCTTTTCCATATTAATATAATCTTTAATTGTTTAACGATGCAAAGGTAATAATAAAAACTGATATACACAAGTACTTTTTCATATTTAACATTTAATTAACATTTGATATTTTATAGCCAAATGTGCTATTATCCACTGCTGTCCACACGAGCATCTTCCTGTTTTCCCACCACAAAGGTACAAAGAATTTACGACATACACAAAGAAAAATGCGTCATTAACATTTCGTTAACACCAGTGTTAATGAAAAGTTAAAACTGAGAAAATACTTTGGTATGTGGAGGAAAATGATTACCTTTGCAGTGGGGAACAGCGAAGGAGAGCTGAAGAGTCATCAGTATGGTCAGAACACAAAAAAAACACGCGACCATCACTGGCAGCGTGTTCCAAAACGATACAGAAACAACAACTAAAACCTATCTATTCTCTTGCTATTTAATAATCTTCTTATATTCTTCTTCTACGAATGTAAGATAATCTACGAACTCCTTGGGGAGAATCACGTTATCCATATCGAGGCAAGGTCTGAACAACTCAGCAACCTCATTGATTTTGAAGCCTGCGATACCACAACCAATCTTTGTTACGTAAAACGTCTTGTTGCCAATATTCTTTGCATCACTGATAAAGGCATCCACAAAAGGCTTAATCTGATTTACGTTATCAAATGGTTTGGTTACTCTAAACTTTTTAATTGACCCATCCCAAACTCTTATACAAGTTGGAATCGCATAGGTCTTGCAAGCAAAGTCACAGAAGCCAAAGCCACAACCCATTTCAGCACCTAATACCTTATTAGCAAAGGCTGCTGCGCCACCAACGTGTTCACCTTGTATATTTGAACCAAACACAAACACTTCGTTTACATTTAATTCTTCAATCTTTTCAGGCGTGAATTTTTTTCTGCTCATATTCTTTAATTCTTTTATTTATTTTTACGCTGCAAAATTAATAATAAAAATTGAAATAACAAAACAAAATTACAACATTAACATATTATTAACATTAAGTATATAATACTTAGTTAAGTACCTATTTCTGAAGCCGTCAAACTCAGGGATGTGCCTTCACTGTTTTCCCACTGCAAAGGTACAACAAATTATTGATATATGCAAGGCAATTAACATTTTTAACACAAAAAAAAAATGCGCCACCTTTTCAAGTGACGCACTTATTAATAGCAACCTATTTATGAACCCATCAAACTCAGGGATATGCCTTCACTGTATGGCTTTTTGTCTGACAGGTATATGTTCATATACTGTCCTTCGATTTCCCCTTCTTCCCCTTCTTCGCCTTCTAAGACTTCGATGTAGTCGCTGCCAATGCCATAACGTGAGCAAAGAGATTTAGCATCTGAAAGGATGGATTCTGAAACCTCGCTATTCGCTACGAAGATGTAAGCGTAATCGCCCAAATCCTCATCGTTAAATACTTCCCATACGTGGATGCCATACTTGCCACCACAGAGTTTTTTCAACTGATGCACAAAACGTGCGTTTAACTTTCTCCTTGTGTGAGGGAGAGAACTGATGTACTGATAGGAATGTGTCATAATGTATCTCCTATTTTTATTATCCTCAGACTATCTTTGGATTTCTGAGTGCAAAGGTACAAAGAATTTTTTAAATAAAAGAAGAAAAATACACCTTTAACATTTCATTAACATTGCCACTAATTCTGAAGAAATACCTGACTCAAGCCCTGTACCGGGCTGTTTTCCCACTGCAAAGGTACAAAGAATTTACGACATACACAAAGAAAAATACACCTTTAACATTTTATTAACACTAGTGTTAACGAAAAGTTAAAACTGCAAAAACCTTTGCATATATGGTAGAAAATGACTACCTTTGCAGTGGGGATACAGTGAAGGCGAGCTGAAGAGTAATATGGCTACTTAATTAACGCACAAAAAAAGGTGGCTCTTTCGAACCACCTTTTATATAGGTACTTAATTAAGTATTCATTCTTGGCACATTTCGAACACCTTAATTGCGTCAGCCTTATTCGTGCCCACATAGGCTACATTGCCTATTTCGTACTGAACAACGCTTGTCTGCTGCTTGATGTCTGTGACACCTACTGCTGCTTGAGTGTTGCTGATGTAGCGTGTTTCCTGCTTGATGTACTTCTGAACGTCTGCCTTGCTGACGACTGCACCATCCAAAAAGTACACCTCGTCATAGGTATTCTTGTCGCAGTCTCTGAAGTTGATAGTGAGATATTCGATACCACTCTTGATAGCCTTCTTGAAGTAGGGATATTGCGTCCACACGAAACCCTTTGGTGCTTGCGGCACAAACGTCTCGTCAGCCTTGCCGTTGACTGAGCCACCATAGGAAATAAGTGGTCTATCAGTCCACATAGCCAACTTGTAGATACGTCCATCCATAACGCCCTTATAGGCTTTTTCAAGTTTCTTGTCCATAGAGACGAAAGCAACAACGCAAACGCCCCTTTGACCTTTTACGAGCGCGTTAACTGCGCTCTTCACATTCTGTTCGCCAAAAGCAATTTTTTTCATAATTCATTACTTTTTAAATTAGACATCTTGTTTATTAACACGCTGCAAAGGTACAAAGAATAATTGAAATAAAAGAAGAAAATTACATCTTTAACATATTTTTATACCTGTGTTTACAAAATGTTAAAACAGCCCAAACTGCCTCCTTTCTGGCGTCGTACTGTTTCCCCACTGCAAAGGTACAAAGAATAATTGATATACGCAAAGATTTTTAGCTAATAAATCTTAAATGAAAAATTAAATTTCAAGTTTTAAAAAGGCTATTTTAAGGCTATCTAAAGCCTTTTTATAGGTATGGTGATAAAGTTATAACGGAAGTAATAGAAACACGCTCAGAAGGCTTTAAAATAAGCGATATGGCACCCCTGCCCCCACCCCCTCTATATAACCCCTCCCTTATTTTATGTTTTTTAGGGTATTTAATCGCGGGACAGTTTTGTAAATAATTCCGGGCCGGATTTTCATTTTTTTAAGGGGGTGTATAAATAAAAAAATTCCGGAAAAAAATTTTTCCGGAATTTTAATATGGGTATTTGTTTATGAATTCGAGCCATTTTTTTCTTAGTGTATTTAGTCCTGGGTCATTATATTCTTCGTAATTATTTCCTACTAGGAATGCGAATGTGAAGTAATGGTGCCATGTTAATGCTGGATTCCTTTCATACGCACATTTAAGTATTTGTTTATATTTTGGATTTTTTTCTGCTGAAATTTTCACAAAGTCGTTATATCTATTTATTTCTTTAAAGAATCTTTTAAGCAATTTAAATCCTTTTTCGAATTTTTGTTCAGTCATTATATTGTTCGTTAATATATTCTATATAGTATGTTGTCCATTTAAGGTTTATTTTCCTCCAGAATTCTCTTGGTTCTATTTTTGTTATTAATGTTGTTGGTATATGTGAATCTTCCCATAGGAATGCGTACATTATGAATCCTGTTGGTGGTAGATTATTATATATTAATTGTTCTTTTGATTTTGATGCGAAAAAATCTTTATCTGCCACAGTTTTTCTTAAAAAAAATTCGTCTACGTTTTCGAAGAATATATTTTTTATTTTTTCTTTTTCCAGGAATTTTTCAAAGAGTTTTATATTTTCTTCCATGTGTTTTTTATGGTGGTATAGTAGGAATGGTGTATATGTATTGTCTACTATTTCTATTCTAATTTGTGAAAGTAGGAAGAGTGGTGTTTTAATTATTTTAATAAGTTCTGTTTCGTTTAATTCTTTTATATTGTAACGAGGTATTATATCTTGTATAAAATTTTTAAATGCTTTTAGGAATGTTTTATATTCTCCTTTTTCTTTTTGGTATCTTATTATTTCTTTAAAGATTTTATTTTTATATTTCATGTTATTTTATTGTTTTATTTTTTAGACAATATTTTTTCAATTTTTTTCAATTCTTCTTGCCATTTTTTGTTAAGTTCTATCCAGAACGATTCATTTTTAATTGTGTCTGTGTTATCGAATGCTTTTATGATGAATTCGTTTGGGTACAATTCTTCCCATGTATTTATATATTTATGTTTTAGATTTGTATTGAATACTACTTTAAACATTTGGTTAATTCTTGCGTTATATAATATATTTGCGTTAAAATTAACGTAATATGGTGAGAAGCATGTTTGGTATAGGTTTAATATTCCTCTTTTTTTGAGGAAGGTTTTAAATTTTTCTATATAGATTTTTTTATTTTTATTATATTTGTAGTAGTTATTCCATTCTATATTATATAAATCGAACAATGTGGCTAAATAATGTGTTGATATTTTATATTTTTCTGTTTGTTGTTTATTTATTAGTTTTGGTGAGAAATACTCTATTATTTGTTTATTTTTCAGGGTATTTTCTATTCCGTATTTTGTTTGTGTAAATTTGACATATGGTATATAGAAATTATTTTCTTTTAAGAATCTTTTAAACATTTTTATTGTTGGTACAGTTTCCATGTTTTTTATTATTTTTTTGCAAATATACACAAAAATTTTTTTTTAATATTAATATTGTATATTAATTTATGTTAAAAGTGTATATGTTTATTTATATTTATTATTAATTAAATATTGTTAAAAAATATGGGTTTAATAAAATATTTAGGTTCATTAATAAAAAATGACACAGGTAACAGTAGTAGGAGTTTCACATTAGTATTATCTGCGTTAATATCTTTTGTTGCTGGTTTGGTTATGTGTTCTGTTATTGCTTATGATGGTTTTAAGGATGGTATTATTGATACTGACCTTGAGCGTGCTGGTATATTTATGTTATGTATGGGTGGTTATATGGCCGGGTCTAGTGTAAGTAAGATATTTGGTGACAGGTCTTATTCTAAAAACAGGTTTATTGAAGATTACAATTCTGATGATTCTGGTTTTGTTGCTAGGCGTCGTGTTAGGAAAGAAAATAATTTAAATTCTGAAAATGAAGAAGGTGTTTATGATGAGTCTTAAGGAAGATTTAGGTTCTTATATTATTGGTTTATTGGTTGAGGGTATTGAGAGCAAGAATATGAAGTTGGCCAAGCATTTTTTGTATGAGCGTTTGGGTTATGATGAGAATCAGGCTATGCAATTGATTGGTTCTATTAAATCTGACATTCCCAATGTTCGTTTGGCTAAATGTAAATTTATTCTTGCGGTTGTTAGGATGTTTGTCAATAAAGAGTTGAAAGATGGTGATGTGATAATGTCTTTGAACAGGTGTCTTAAATATGCTGCATCTGATGCTCATGTTAATGAATACGACAATGATTTAAATGGAATGTCTGCTAATGATTTTATTGGCAGGTTTTCTGGTTTGGCTAATGATGATTTGGAGCGTGATATGTCTGATATTTCTTCTCAGGAATATTCTTTGAATAGAGATTATGAGATTGTTAAGATAAATTCTTTTCAGGAGTCTGAGGAATATGGTGATTATGTTGATTGGTGTGTGACTTATGACCAAAATATGTATCGTTCTTACACTAATGGCGGGAACGGTGTATTTTATTTTTGCCTTAAGAATGGTTTTGAGGATATTGAGCCAGTTGAAGGTGAGAATTGTCCTTTGGATGAGTATGGTTTATCTATGATTGCTGTATCTATTAATTCTGATGGTTCTTGCAACACTATTACTTGTAGGTGGAATCATGCCAATGGTGGTAATGACAGTATAATGTCCACCAAGGAATTATCTAATTTATTAGGTGTTAATTTTTACGAAGTATTCAAGCCATTGACCCCTCAGGAAATAGAGAGAAATATGAAACAAGCTTTATATGAGATAGAGGAAGAGGTAACTCAATTTATGGGTTATTATGATAGTCCAAAAGATATTAGTTGTGATGTAAGGGAATATGACCCTGATTATGGTGATACTGACGAAAAGGATGTATTTATTTATTTTAGTGAATATGGTGATACTAATGAAGGATGTGTTTTGATTGATTATAATTTTAATGTTTTAACTGACCGGGTATATGATGCCATTAAATATCGTTGTGGCGATTGTATGGAAGTTGAATTGGGTGACAAACATAACTTTATAAATACTGATGGAGAGTTGTTAAGCCAGGAATGGTTTGATAATGTTAATAATGAGTTTGAGTATGGTGTTGGCATAGTTTGTCGCAATAGGCTATGGAATGCTATTAGGAAGGATGGTTCATTTGTTTTTGATGAATGGTATATAGGCATTAGTATTCAAGGTAGGTATAATGACACTCGTATTTTTGAATTAATGAAGAAAGATGATAAAACCGGAGAGATACTAACTAATTTTGTTGATTTTGACGGTAATTTTTTATTGCCAAAATGGATAGAAAAGACATTTAGAATTGATGAGAACAATTATTTATTTAAATACGATGGGTATTATCATTTGCATTACGGTGTTAAAATGCGGCACAAGTTAAAAGCGCCGTATAAGATAGTTGAATTACATGGTAGTGTTACTCCTAAAATGAATAATGGTAAATTTATTGGGTTTTACTATAAAATTACGCTTAATGATGGTAATGATTATCTATTAAACGCAAAAGGAGATTTATTAGACATTAATACTGAACAAATAATTTATAAAAATAAATAGCGTGAAAAAATTGATAAGATTAACAGAATCGGATTTACGAATGATTGTAAAAGAATCTGTAGAAAAAATAGTAAATGAAATAGATAGACATAGGGAAGGTTATTGGAAAGAGCGTTGGGCTAAACAGAAAGCAGCTAAAGAAAATAATTTAAATTCTGAAAATTAAGAAATTGAAAAGTCATGATATTTATAAATAAAATAACGAAATAATACGTATTATAATATGAATAAGAAGCTTATAAGACTAACAGAAAGTGATTTAAAACAAATTATAAAAGAATCCGTCAATAGGGTACTTAATGAAAAGAGCTTTGGTATTGATAGAGTTCACGATAGTGCTGAAAGAAGATGGCGCACATATGAGAAGTTAATTATGCAAATAGATGATGCAGCACAAGAACTAAAGAAGATAACAGGGTATCAAAATGTGAACGTACCTAACTATAATCAAATAGAAGAACCTATGTATAATCTCGCAGATGCAGTTTTGAATGCATTAGATGAATATGGATATGGGGAAAATAGTCTAAATGGTGGGGGATTTGACCCTACTTATTATCAAGATTGGTAAATAATAGAACAAATACTATAATAAAATGAATAGCAAACTTATAAGACTTACAGAAAGTTACCTTCATAGAATTGTGAAAGAGTCAGTTAGGAAGGTAATGAGAGAAGCATCTATTTATCCTGGTTATGATAGTACAACAACAGAAGATATTGCTGACAATGGTGGTGATAATATAATTACTTGTTACGGAAGTCCTGGTATTATTAATGGTAAATATCAGGGTAGTGGAGCCGGCACTATTTTAGGCCCTGGTGTCATTTATTTAAGTTGTAATCCTCCTACTAGGGAAATGACACGTATGTATGGCCAACTTGTACCGGTTAAGGTTGATGTTTCTAATTTCTATAGGGCTAAAGATGCTTTGGAGGCTAAGAAAATGGTTGGTTTAGTTGGATTTAAGGATGAATATTCTGGTATATTATATCATGGCAATAGAGATGGTGATGTTTGTGCCGTATTTGATAGAAATTGCATTATAGGATAAATAAAATTTAAGGGCAATCAGCAATGGTTGCTCTTTTTTGTTGGGGAAAATTCCTACAGCCGATATAGTTTTCCCTAAAAATGCTTGGAAATCCCCTAAATATGGGGTTTTGGTTTGTTTATATGGATTTTTTCGTGTATATTTGTGATAGTTATTGAAAAAGAAAAGAAGCAAAAGAAAAAGTATATCATATAATACATGATATAATATATTATATATAATATAAATAATTAATTTAAATATATATAAATTATGAAAAAAATTTTTAATTTTATTATTTTATTTGTAATGTGTTTATCATTTACATCATGTATTACCACAGCTGAAGCTCAGACTGATGGTGTTTATGTTTCATATGATGGTGTTGACTTTGATGTTGTAATAACATATGGCACTCCTACTTACACTGCTGATGGCTTATTGATGTATTATTTTTACAGGGGCTTGTATTATTATCCTTATTATCAAGGAAATAGGTGGTATTTCAGGCATTATAGCAGTCCTTTAAGGTATTATAGACCAATCCACAGAGATTTTTATCATCACAGACAACCGATTGTACGTCATCATAATGATGTAAGACCTAGAATTAATAATCGTCCAAACATTGATAATAGAAAGCCAAATACAGGAGTTAATAGACCACAGCAGCCAATGAGAAGCAGTACAAGGATAAATTCACAACCAAGAGTAATAAATCGTGGAGGAAGTTCAAGGCCTTCAAATGGGGGGCATTTTGGTTCAAGGCATTAATTTTTGTTGTTCTATATATATAATATGGTAAAAATGTTAAAATATAGTTAAAAGTACAAAAAAGTCGGAGAAAATTTTTTTTCTTCGATTTTTTTATGTATATTTGCATCGTAACGAAATCGAAAGAAGTACGTTATAACGAGAAAAATAAGTTTTAATTATTAACCAAAAAAAGAATTCTGAATTATGGGAAAATGTTTTGTAGACCCTAATGCACTGCTTGCAGTTGCAGGAATGTTGGCAGCAATGGCAAATGGCGATAGCATTTGCGTAGGTGAGAGCAAGCCAACTCGTGTTAAAAAGCCTTGTGGTTGTGGAGTTTCTATTCCTCGTGATGCACAGGGCCGTTTCGTAGGACGCATCGGTCGTCCAGTATTTCCGATGCCTGCTCCTGTGCCCGAGCCTCGTTGGGGTATTTGCGAGTGCCCTCCGCGTGAGGACAAAAATAAGGTTTTCGGCATTAACGTTCGTGTAGACGAGCCGAAGGCAAGTGATTACGCAAGCCGTTGGGCATTTGAGCGTGACCACGCTAAGTTTGACCGTCTTGTTGACGCAGCAGAGGCTTGCACTTGGGCAAACAAGAGCAATACTGCTCCCCTTCACAAGGTGAATGCTATTCGTAAGCGCATTCAGGATGGCCCTGTATTTGGCATCAATCTTGTTGGAGAGACAGATTGGTTTTAATCCAATTTGTTGAAGATAAAATGCGTAGCTTGTGAAAGTTACGCATTTTTTATTTAACTAAAGTTTTAATGATATGAAAAATGATGATATATATATTTGGTCTGTAAATAAAAGAATATCTATGAGGGATTTTAAAAGCAAATATTACAAGATTGGGCATGCTTATATGCTTAATAGTGGCTACATGCATAAATGTGTAGGATATGATGGCTATTATCCAATTGTAGAAATAATTTGCATTCTAGACATGGTTAATGAAGGAGACATTCAAATAATATATTATCCTCCTAGTAAATCTCATGCTTTGCCTTCAATGGATTTTGTTAATGGGATAATGTCCGGTAAATATAAGGAAATTGACTCAAAGAAATATGATAGTATTTTAAATAAAATAAGAAATTTTTCATCAGAAATTTCATTGCAAGCAAAAGAAGCATATGGCAAATAAAAGAGATAGTTTAGGTGATAGAATGAAATCTTTTTATGAGAATCGTTCAAAGACTTATTTAACAAGAAGGACTCCAGTCATTATTAGACTTGATGGCTGTCATTTTCACACATTTACACGCGGATTTGTTAAGCCATTCGATAAGAGGCTTATTGAAACTATGCAAGAGACGGCATTAGCACTTTGCAATGAGATACAAGGTTGCGTACTAGGTTATACTCAGTCAGATGAGATTACCCTTGTGCTTGTTGATTATAAGTCACTTGATAGCGATGCATGGTTTGATTATAGTGTTCAGAAGATTTGTTCAGTTGCAGCATCAAAGGCAACAAAGCATTTTAACAGAATCTTTGCTGAAAAGACAACTGGAATAATGAACAGATATTATAATGATTTTCTTCCAAATAAGGAAAAGTATAATTATCTGATTGATGATGTTAAGAAACTTGTTGGCTCATATGAAAGGGCGTTAAAACAAGGCGCAGAGTTTGATGCTAGGTGCTTTAATATCCCGATGGAAGAGGTTTTGAATTGTGTATTATGGAGAATTAAAGATTGCAACAGGAATAGTATTAATAGTCTTGGCCAAGCCCATTTTAGTCACGAAGAACTTCAAGGTAAGAATACCAGTGAGGTTCAAGATATGTTAATGGAGAAATTTAAGATAAATTGGAATGATTTATCGAATTTCGAGAAGATTGGTACATTAATTGTTCAAGGCGAACATGGGTTTGAAATAAATGACGTTTGTATTAAGTCTTATGCTGACTTGGAAAATTTCTGCGAAGAAAATGGATTAGATGAGTTCTTTTAACAAACTTTAACGCGGAAAATTTGTTTTTTCCGCGTTTTTTTATTACCTTTGCATAAAAAAAGACATAGTTGTATAATATGAGAGATTTTTTTGAACTTGTAAATGAATATCCTTGGACTACATTTTTTTTAGTATGTGGCATTTGCTGTATGTTAACGGCATTAGGGAGTGCTATTCATGGCCATGAGAAAACCATAGTCATAAATCCTGATTGTTCAGAAAAGGTAGAAATATGATTAAAGTAGAGTTTAAAAGCACGTTTGATAGTTCTGCAAGTTTTAACATTATATGTAAAAAACTTGGAATAAGTTATAGAAAAGACCCTGATTATAAGCAGCATTTTTTCGGGTGCAGTGCTCCTGATACTGGTTATATAGTAGATACTGATGATTTCCAATCAGTCAAAAAGTTAGCAACTAGAGAATTGTTTGTTGAAGGCTTAAAAACATATTGAGTATGTGCGAATTTACGTGTCTAGAATGTAAGAACTACAAGCCAAAAGAAACTAAAGTTGTAGGCAGAAGGCTTGAGTGCAACGGGATGATTTCAGTGCCTGTGTATGGAGAAGTTCCTGAGCATTGTGATAAACACCCACGTTACTTTAAAAAATGGTGGAAAGAAAATGGGGCAAAAAAGAGAGAGTGTTGTGCCACTCCAAAATGCCTTGATTTGTATGACCATTTAAAAACGTTAGGTGAAATGATTAGTTTGTCTAAAGAAATATTGGAACATATGGATAAAAAATGAATAAACAATGCATAGAGCTGCTTGAAAAGTGGAAAAACTTTTCAAAGGTGTATGATGCCATACATGAAGCATATTCATTAGGTTATAGTGAAGGCGTAAAAGATGGTAGATACAGTGAAAGGATGTCTCAAGCTGAAATGATGAGTATTAATAATAGACCTATTGCGTAATATATTATGACATTTGAAGAAATAAAAAATAGTAGCAGATTATTATATCATTATATTGCTGGTAGTACTCTTTACCATTGCAATGAGCCTGATTCTGATATTGATTCTAAAGGATTGTTTATTGCCACACCGGATGAATTACTTGGTTTGGGATTTGATAAACAGTTTAGGGATAAGTATAAAGATGTATTGAATCTATATTCAACTCAGATTGATGATGATAAAAATGATAACGTAGTGTATGAAATAGGAAAGTATATGAGTATGCTTTTATCATCAAACGCTAATGTTCTTGAATCATTGTTTGTCCCAGAGGATATGATGCTTATAAAGCCTCATAAGTGTCTTGATGGCTTATTTGCAAATCGTGACAAGTTTATAACGAAAGCTTGTTTTCATCCTTTTGTACAATATGCTATTGAACAAATTAAAAAAGCCAGAGGATTAAATAAAAAAATTATAAATCCTGTTACTGAGAGGCTTACTTCGTTTGATTTTGCTTATACTTTTTATGGGCAAGGCAGCACAAAGATTAGGAATTGGCTTGAAAATAGGCATCTAGATAAAGATTTTTGTGGACTTGTGCATATTCCTAATATGCATGATGTATATGGAGTATATTACGATTGGGGGGCACACTTTGAAAAGTATGGTATAAAGTCTGTTGAGGATTTGAAAAGGTCAAACATATTCGATTTTGTAGTTGGCTTTTATAATCTTTTAGATGAATATGATGGCCTCCCCAGTTTAATTAAGGTTTCTTCTTGGTTCAACAAGAACAAGGAAATTTTGCATTACAGAGGTATGTGCTTAGATAATGCTACTGATATGCGAGGTTCTTCTGTTTCAAAGGGTGAAAATCCATTATGTTGGATGACGTATAATGAGAGTGGATTTAAATCTCATTGCAAGTTATACAAGGAATATCAAGATTGGGTAAAGGAGCGTAATCCTAAGCGTTATGAAAGTAATTTAAATAAGAATTACGATTCTAAAAATATGTATCACTGTGTGAGACTTATGAGGATGGGTAAGGAAATTGCAAATGGCGATGGAATTATTCTTGATAGAAGAGAAGCCGGCGATAGGGATTTACTTATGGATATTAGGCATCATAAGTTTGAATATGATGAAATTATGGCATTGGTTACAAAAGAGGAAGTTGAACTTAATGAAGCCATTGCTAATTCAAAATTACCAGATGAAATTGATGCTAGTATGGTAAATGATTTATTGATTGACATTAGAAAAAAATACTACGGGAATTTTTAAGATGTTAATAACATTATAAACAATAAAGCGAAAGAAATATGCAAATATTAACATTCTTTAACTAAAAGAATTTCTTTATCATATATTTTTTATGTATATTTGCGTTGTGAGTTTGAAAATAGATTATTAATTTTTTAATAAAAAAGAAAATGGTAAAAAACAGAGAAGAATTGCTGCAAGTGGCACAGAGTAATGCCAATCAGTTGAAAGGGCATCTTCGTAATGCTATTATGTCATTTCTGAAGCTTCAGAAGGTCACAGCAAAAGAGCTTGCTTACGTTCTAGGCATTACAAACGAGGAAATGAGTCAGATTCTTGAGGGTAATGGAAACATTACAGTTGACGCTCTTAGTAAGTTGCTTGTTGCAACCGATATGGCAGTTGAGATTAAGCCTGTTCGCAACACACCACTTGGTGGCTATGGCCCTCATATGCCTATGAGTGGAGGTTTCCCTGGCCCCAACGGTATTCCAGTAGATGAGAATGGCCGTCCTTTGCCTCCGCCTCCCGGTTGGCCTGGTATGCCAGGTATTTGCCCTGCGCCTCGTCCTCGTAAGCGCGAGGAACGTTCCAGTGACCATATGCACGAAGTTCCAATGGAAACGATTGCTACTCCACGCGATGAACATGGACGTTTCGTTAAGAAAGTAAAGAAGCCTGTTCAACGTCCAGCTGTGGCAAGTGCTAATCCTTATCTTAATGTGGGTGACGCAGAGTTGGCTAACATTATCCGTAGCAATATTTGGGACGGAGAGATTGATGTGAACAATGCTACGCATGAGCAGTTGGCTGCTTTTGTTGCAAATAAAGAACGCATTATGCGTGAGAGGACAAATGCTCCAATTCCTCAGACTGAGCAGGTAGAGCATCGTGAAGCAAAGGCAGAGAATACTGTTAACGGTGGTGGTAATTCACTTAATCAGTTCCTTGAAATGCTTGGAAATGTGGCTCGTGAGGCTGAAAAGAACCCAGCACTTTTTGATGCTATTCAGCGATTTATGCCACGAAATTGATTTTAGAAAATAAAAAAAGCATACCTTTTGGGTATGCTTTTTTTATTATTGTTCTACCTTAGTCCAATTATACTTTCCTAAGTAATAGTCTCCTGTTCCCATCCACGTATTATAACCGGTGCTACCTATTGGAACATGTAAAGTACCATCGTTTCCAATGTTTTGGAATGTATTACTTTGTATTGTAGGAGCTGTTGTTGCATTACATGTTATACTTGTAAGGCCACTACAATTATAGAAAGCATAATTACTAATACTTGTTACGCCACTACCTATTGTACAACTTGTAATACCTTTACAATAATAGAAAGCATAACTACTAATACTTTTTACGCTATTAGGAATATCTATACTTGTAAGGCCAGTACAATAATAGAAAGCTTCACTACCAATACTTGCTACACTATATGGTATAACTATACTTGTAAGGCCAGTACAACCTTGGAAAGCATAACTACCAATACTTGTTAAATCTCCATTAAATGTTATTGTTCCTATACCGTTACTGAATGTATGACTTTTAATTGTTGGATTAAACGAATATGTATGTAATCCATCTGCTTTACTATCAGTTGTCTCAAGTAATTTACTTTGTGCGTAATATGTAATTGCTGAATTATTACTAAACTTATTTTGAGTAACACTATATTCAATCTCAATACCATGATAATCAATACTACCACTTACAGTCCTTGCATCACTTGTGCTTGGATTCTGACCGCATTCAATAGTAACAGTATCTGTGCCTTCAGTCACAGTTTCTTGACAATATTGGTCAGTATCAAATAGTCTGTAGTTAATTGTAATATTAAATGATGCTACATCACCATTTATTGTAGACGGATAAGATGGATTTCCTACAAGTTCATATACAGTAGATGGGCGGCAATAATCTTTATAGTGTACTCCTCTTGGACCGCTAACGCAAAATGATACATTAGGTGGCATTAAGCTACTTTTAGCTGCTTCATAATCAGTATGAGCACTAAATTTTTTTAAATAAATTCCCATGTTATTAATTAAAAATTGTTATTTATTTATTTTTCCAATAATCGTAACAAAATTTTTTCATTTCTTCAGTAGTGATACCATATTCACTTAAAGCCTTTGGTATTTTAACCATAGGTTTGTTACAAACATGTTTAATTGTTTCTATGTCTTGATTTATAGATATTTGATAGCCCATATATTCAAATTCTTCAACTTGTGTTTCACAACCAGATGCTACTTTATATCCGTCAATAAGAACATCGTTATTATCACACCTTACTGATTTTAATCCTTTTTTAGTAAAATAATCTACTAATGCATTTGAAAAATTATTTGCAGCAAACATTTTTCCGTCTTTTGGAATCATTTTAAGGTCAATAAAAATATTTCCTTTAACGCCTACAATACATCCACCACTGTGTAGTTTATCTTGGTGAATGTATGGTATGTTGTTATCCTCACACCATTCCACGTTGCATGAATCATCTGCGCCATATACAACTTCTGTTTTATTTAGCACAGCAATAGCAACTTCTTCATTTGGTGATGAAAAAAACTTTTCTTCGTTTTTTACAAAATCTATTTGCGAATTAAATTCTTTTATTTCCATATTATATTTACTTTTATTATAAGTATTTACAATGTGTTTTAAAATTGCTATTTGCATAATTTTTTATTTATTTTTTAACATTTTTATTTCTTTTTTTAACTTATTTTTAGTATATTTGCATTAGTTTAACTAAAAAATACTAAAAATGAGATTATCTAAAAAAGTACTTGAAAAGCGTTTCAAGAAGTTTAATGAAATGTATTTTAATGGCGAATTAGTAGTGCCAAAATTCATTGTTGGAGGCAGTAAATGGACAGCAGGCGAGTTTAAATGTGAGTATTATATTGGCAATGACGAAGATGGAACTGAGTATGCCACTGAATTGATGGATTTGAGGATATATTTTTCAAAACGTCTTATTAAAAGCAGTCGTATACTTGATAATATCATGCTTCATGAAATGATTCATTATTATGGGTATTATATGAACTATGATATTAAAGGATTGCATGAGGATTACTTTTTAAGTATGGCTAAACAAATAAACGAAGACGGAGGATATAATATAAAAAAATTTTATGAGGAAGAATAATGGGTAGGAAGAAGAAAGATGAGAATTATGAACTTAGTAATTATCAATTAGCCATTATTGATTTTATAAAAAATGGAAATGGAAATTTAGTTGTTGAAGCAAACGCTGGTTGTGGAAAAAGTACAACCTTAATAAGGTGTATTAAAGAAATACCTGAAGACAAGAGCATATTATTGACGGCATTTAATAGGGATATTGTTACAGATTTGAAAAAGAGAGTAAAAGGCATACCAAACATAAATGTAACTACTTTACATGGTTTAGGTTTACAAATGCTTCAGCGTAATTTTCCTAATGAAGAGTTAATCCTTGATGAATTTAAATATAAATCATATTTGAATACGAATATAAAATCTTTATCTTCCATAAACACATACAATCTTAGTAAAAGAGATTTTGCTAGATATATGTCAAACATAGAAGCTTTTATAAATTTCGGCAGGTGTTATTTATGTGAAACGGTGAAAGATTTAGAATTTATTGAAGATAGATATGATATAAGCCCAATAGCAGATGAAAAAGAAGTTGCTTTAGATATTCTTGCTTATGGCAAACAGAACCTTTCACAGATTGATTACACAGATATGATATGGCTTCCAAATGTGCTTTTTTGCAAGCCATATGGTATGCTATATGATTGGATATTAACAGATGAAGCTCAAGATTTAAGTACTTGCCAGAGGGAGATAATTCTTAAATGTAGGAAGATAAATACTAGAATGGTATGCGTTGGTGACGAAAACCAATGCATATATGCATTTAGTTCTGCTAATCCTGAATCTTTTAAAAAGTTAAAAGAACTGCCAAACACAATATCATTGCCCTTATCAATATCTTATCGTTGTGCGAAAAATATTGTTGGTTTCGCAAATAAACTTGTTCCAACAATTGAAGCCAATAATGATGGAAGAGAAGGAGAAATAAAATACAACGTACCATTAGAAGAAATACATGATGGGGATATGGTATTGTGCAGGAACAATGCTCCATTAATGCAGGTATATGTTGATTTTATTAAGCAAGGTAAAAAATGTTTCATAAGAGGAAAAGATATTGGTTTGAACCTTAAAAATATGGTTAAAAGGGCAGGTATTGAAGTGCTTAATAAGAATTTGCAAGAAGATGGAGTTTTTGTTAGGCTATATGATATGTTATTTGATATGATAAATGAAGTAGTATGCAAATATAACGTATCATATTCCGATGCAGTTGAATCTGCTTTAATATCAAATAGGCTTGATATGATTAAGGCTTTGGAGATTTTATCAGATGATATAAATACTTCCACTGAGTTAATTGAAAAAATAGATAAAATATTTTCAGACAGAAAATCAGGCGGAATATCTCTTTCAACCATACATAAAGCAAAAGGATTAGAAGCAAATAATGTTTACATAGCTTGTAAACATTTGATGCCAAGTAGTAGGGCTAAGAAGGATTGGGAAATTAAGCAAGAATATAATTTAATGTATGTTGCTTACACTAGAGCGAAAAATATTCTTGGTTTTATTGATGAAAATGAGTTTGAGTCCTTTAATAAAAAAACTTCTGAAACTGTTGGTCATTTAAAAGCAATTGAAAATCAAGTGAATTATGTTCTAAAAAAAGATAAGAGAAAATTTGAAATAAATAATGCTTTTATTGCTAACGATGTTATAAGGCATGCGACTAAAATAGAAAAACCTGTTGCTGAATATAAAGTGATTCCAATGATGAAAAACGAAAATTCTTCTGGAATTGGGTTTAATGATATATTTAAAAGAAGATATATAAAGAAAAAATAAATATGGGAAAAATAATTGCATTTGGCGGGCGTATTGGTAGTGGCAAGTCTGTTTTAGCTTCAATATGCGAAAAATATGGGTTTAAAAAAATATATTTTGCATTACCTTTAAAACAACTAGTTGCTGATTTGATTAAAGTTAAATTGGAAGAAATAAATGATTTAAAAAATGTTGAAAAGAACTATAATTTTAACAAAATAGATTATTTCTTTTTAAGCAAAGAAACAGGTATTTCTGCTAAAATAATTGAAGAAGAAATGTCAAAAGTAGAATTTAAAACTGTAAGGCAATTGCTTCAATTTATTGGCACTGATTTAATACGTAAATATCAAAAAAACTGGCATGTAAATAAAATAAGAGAGATAATAAAGAAAAATGGCAATGATATTAATTACGTAATTGATGATGTGAGGTTTAAGAATGAAATAGATTTGGTAAAAGAACTGGGTGGCGATTGTTGGTTTATTATACGCCCAAAAATTGATAATGTTTCTAACCATGAATCTGAAGTAAGTATAACGTGGAGAGATTTTGGAAATAAATTAATAATAAATGATTCAAGTTTAGAATTATTTATTTTTAGATGGGAGACGTTTTTTAAAAATTATGAAAAATCTTTCATCGCAAGAGAAAAATCTCTTAAATCTGATTGCATAATTAAATTATATGGAGAAATATCTGAGCCATTATCTGTTTTAGAACTTCTTGAGGCTTCAATTTATCTTTTTAAATATAAAGAGAGAAAGTTTGATTGTGATTTTATTAAATCTGTAAATCAAGAAAAAGATAATAGTGTGAGCATCGAATATAAAGATGGCAGTAGTGAAATAGTTAAAAACCCGATTAATATTGAAGATTTAAAAGTGTGTCTGTAGACTTTAAAAATAAAGAAAACAATTTAACTTTAATTAACTTAAATTCCTTGCAAAATACATTTATTTTTTGTATATTTGCAAGGAATTATAATAATATATAAGTAATATATGGGAAAAGATAATACTAATTACGATTTTAAAATAGATGATGCGTCCGAGGTGTTTTTCACCTCGGACACCTAGACTCACTTCAATCATTTTAATATAATAGGGTCTTGTGGCAGGCCATTTAAAGATGAAAACGAAATGAATGAGTCTTTAATAAAAAACTGGAATGCAGTTGTTAATGATGAGTCTGTAGTTTTCCATCTTGGCGATTTTGCATGGGGTGGATTTAATAGATGGAAAGATATTCGTAAACAATTAAAGGGTCATATTGTACTCATAAAAGGCAATCATGACATGAAAAATGGCCCTAATTCTCCAGAAAAAGAAAAAGAATTATTTGATTATACAACTCAGCAGATGTATTTAAGAATAGAGGGTAGGTGTGTATATCTTAACCATTTCCCATTTTTATGCTATGGCGGAGTTTACCGTGACCCAAAAGATGTAGTATATCAATTATATGGCCACGTTCATTCAGGCCAATTTTCTAACAGTGGAAGAGATTTGCCACGATTAGAGTATTTATTTCCAACTCAATATGATGTAGGAGTTGACAATAATAATTTCACCCCAATATCATGGAAAGAAGTCGATGAAAAAATTCAAAAGCAAATAGAAAGCTATGAGGTGGCAAGAAAAGAATCGTAAAAGAAAAACACAAACAAAAAAATACATTAATGTAACAGAATTTAGGAAATCATTTTTCAGGTTTTTAAAAGAATTTGGTTATTACAAATTTTATTTATCTGGAATAAATAAATATCTTTATTCTAATCGTTATGGATATGATATTAATCATAATGTCGTGGTAAAAATTGAAAAAAAGGTTACTATTGATGAGTTTTTTTGCCGTGAGATAATAAGGCCAACGAATTCTTCATTATTTTATCCTTTTTATTTTGTTGGAGAAAGTTGTAGTGAATTGATTAATTTATGGAGAATTTGGGCAAAAGAAAATTTGTTAGTTGATTTTAAAACTATAATAGTTAAAGAAAAAAAATAAAATGAGTAAAATACTTTTAATACCAGATATACATGGTAGACAGTTTTGGGAAGAAGCAGTTGAAAAATATGGAAATGAATGCGATAGAATAATAATGTTAGGCGATGAGGTTGACCCTTATCCCGACGAGGGTTATACTAGGAAGCAAGCAATAAGAACACTTGAAAAAGTTATTGAATTTAAATTAAATAACAGGGGAAAAACAGTATTACTGATTGGAAATCATGCTGCTCATTATTTCATAAAAGGTTTTCCAAGGTCAACTAGATATGATTCTTCAAATGCATATAAGATAAGAGAATTATATTCGCAGAACAAATATTTATTTAAACTAGCGCATGAAGAAATAATAAATGATAAAAGGTATTTATTTACCCATGCCGGCTTAGTAAATTCTTGGGCTGAAAGAAATAAAGATATTATAGGTAATCCAACAGTAGAAAACTTAAATAAATTGTTAGATTCTCCTAAAGGTATTGCAGCATTATCTGAAATATCTAAATACAGAACTTGGATTGGCGAAGAAAGTGGAAGTATATTATGGTCAGACGTAAGGGAAAAAATAGACGATAAAAGCGAGATAGATAATATTATTCCAAATAAAGATTCAATTGTTGAAATGTATGATTATCAAATATTTGGTCATACACAATTGAGTGATAAACCAATAATTACAGATAGATGGGCTTGCCTAGATTGCAGGAAAGCATTCATTTTAGATGAGGAATGTAAACTTATGCAAGTAACAGATGAAAAACAAGAATAATTATGCTGGGAGTTGATAATGGCGAGCCTATAATGGAAGATTTGATAAAATCATAGGCAATTAAGCAAAAAAAAAGTAAACATGAAAAAGTCAAAGCCAACAAAGAGCACGGAACAGTATAAGATACTGAGGATGATAAGCCGTGATGAAGAACTTGAGCGCAATCAGGGCAAATGGGTTTCTATGAATAGGATTTATAGAGATAAAAGCAAGTATAATAGAAATGATAAAAAGAAAGAGCTGAGAAATGACCTCAGCTCTTTTTTAGTTATTAAATTTCGTTAATGTTTACAACTTCTTCGTTTTCCACATAATTTATAGTTGCATTAATTTCTTTTAAAATTGCAGCAAGGAAATATGATGCTCTTTTATAACCGGTTTGCATCATTAAAGAACATATATGGTGAGTTTTGTTACCAAATTCTTTTAATGCTTTTACATATAAATCTAGTTCATGCCTTGCCATATTTTTGTCAAGTCCATGTTCATTGAGTTTAGTTTTAACATTATTTATAGCTTCGTTAACAAGTTCCCTAAGTTCATTTTCTGTTAGAGAATAATAATCTGTGCCATCGGTTACTTCAACTCTATTCTCATTTATTTTGTTTCTAAGGCGTTGTTTTAGGCTTTCCTTTACTGTAAAGTCAACGAGGTATAATTGGCGTTGCATATCGCTTAAAAAAGCCTCTGTATCGCTTCTCATACCTATATAGTTATCCCCTTCTTTTTTCAGTTTCGAATAAAAACCATTTGTCGTACTAATTACATCTTCCACAAATTTTTTGAGAGAAGTTACTTTATACTTTTCCCCTTTAAGGATATTTGTTGGAAATTTACCTGATATTGATTGCTCAACTTCAGCTACTTTATCTTGATAATCTGATATTGTGCTGGCAATATCATCACATAACTGATGCTGAGGTAAAGAATTTGCGCTCCAATGCAATTCTTTTATACCAGTTTTAAATTTCTCAAGGTCACAAATGAAAGTTATTATATATTTTTTCATACTTTTTTTTTAAATATAAATATTTATAAATAAACTAAAAAGTATTATGGCTAAACAAATAATTAGACTAACCGAATCAGATTTACATAAAATTATAAGAGAATCAGTTAAAAGA